TAGCATCAGTTACAGCATCTGCTATTGAATTAAATACATTAGATGGTATTACATCATCAACTGCAGAATTAAATTCATTAACTGGTTCTACTGCAATATCTTCTGATTTTAATAAATTAGCATCAGTTACAGCATCTGCTATTGAATTAAATACATTAGATGGTATTACATCATCAACTGCAGAATTAAATTCATTAACTGGTTCTACTGCAACATCTTCTGATTTTAATAAATTAGCATCAGTGACTTCATCAACTGCAGAATTAAATTCATTATCCAATTCTACAGCAACTTCATCTGATTTTAATAAATTAGCATCAATTACTGCAACTTCAACTGAATTAAATGTATTAGATGGTATTACTGCAACCACATCTGAATTAAATTCACTATCAGGTTCTACAGCAACCTCGTCAGATTTTAATAAATTAGCATCTATTACTGCAACCTCAACTGAATTAAATTCATTAAGTGGTTCGACTGCAACTTCATCTGATTTTAATAAATTAGCATCAGTTACTGCAACTGCATCTGAATTAAATTCATTAAGTGGAATTACTGCAACTGCAACTGAATTAAATTATGTAGATACAACTGCCGGAACTGCAGCTGCCAGTAAAGCATTAATCTTAGATTCTAGTAGAAATATAATAAATATTAATGATTTAACTGCAACTAATTTAACTGGTACTTTACAAACTGTAGCACAGCCTAATATTACATCAGTTGGTATATTAACAAGTTTATCAACTGGAAGTTTAACATTAAATGGAACATTAATTACATCAACAGCTGCCGATATTAATAGCATTTCTGGAATATCTACTACATTAGCACCGATTACTGGGGTTACTGCTGGTACAACTTCTGCAAGTAAAGCATTAATAGTAGATGCTTCTAGAAATATTACAAATATTAATGATTTAACGGCAACTAATTTAACTGGTACTTTACAAACTGCTGCTCAACCAAATATAACATCAGTTGGTACATTAACAAGTTTATCAACTAGTAGTTTGACATTAAATGGAACAGCAATTACTGCAACTGCTGCTGAATTAAATAAATTATCTGGAGTAACAGCAACAACTGCAGAAATAAATTATTTAGATATTACAACTATTGGTACTGGTGAAGCAAGTAAAGCAGTAGTATTAGATTCTTCTAGAAATATAATAAATATTAATGCTTTAACGGCAACTAATTTAACTGGTACTTTACAAACTGCTGCTCAACCAAATATAACATCAGTTGGTACATTAACAAGTTTATCAACTGGTAGTTTAACATTAAATGGCACATTAATTACATCAACAGCTGCCGATATTAATAGCATTTCTGGAATATCTACTACATTAGCACCGATTACTGGGGTTACTGCTGGTACAACTTCTGCAAGTAAAGCATTAATAGTAGATTCTTCTAGAAATATTACAAATATTAATGATTTAACGGCAACTAATTTAACTGGTACTTTACAAACTGCTGCTCAGCCAAATATAACATCAGTTGGTACATTAACAAGTTTATCAACTAGTAGTTTGACATTAAATGGAACATTAATTACATCAACAGCTGCCGATATTAATAGCATTTCTGGAATATCTACTACATTAGCACCGATTACTGGGGTTACTGCTGGTACAACTTCTGCAAGTAAAGCATTAATAGTAGATTCTTCTAGAAATATTACAAATATTAATGATTTAACGGCAATTAATTTAACTGGTACTTTACAAACTGCTGCTCAGCCAAATATAACATCAGTTGGTACATTAACAAGTTTATCAACTGGTAGTTTGACATTAAATGGGACAGCAATTACAGCAACTGCTGCCGATATTAATAGCATTTCTGGAATATCTACTACATTAGCACCGATTACTGGGGTTACTGCTGGTACAACTTCTGCAAGTAAAGCATTAATAGTAGATTCTTCTAGAAATATTACAAATATTAATGATTTAACGGCAATTAATTTAACTGGTACTTTACAAACTGCTGCTCAGCCAAATATAACATCAGTTGGTACATTAACAAGTTTATCAACTGGTAGTTTGACATTAAATGGGACAGCAATTACAGCAACTGCTGCTGAATTAAATAAATTATCTGGAGTAACTGCAACAACTGCAGAAATAAATTATTTAGATATTACAACTATTGGTACTGGTGAAGCAAGTAAAGCAGTAGTATTAGATTCTAGTAGAAATATTACAAATATAAATTCTTTAACTGCAACTAATTTAACTGGTGCTTTACAAACTGCTGCTCAACCAAATATAACATCAGTTGGTACATTAACAAGTTTATCAACTGGTAGTTTGACATTAAATGGAACTGCAATTACTGCAACAGCTGCTGAATTAAATAAATTATCTGGAGTAACTACAACAACTGCAGAAATAAATAAATTATCTGGAGTAACTGCAACAACTGCAGAAATAAATAAATTATCTGGAGTAACTGCAACAACTGCAGAAATAAATTATTTAGATATTACAACTATTGGTACTGGTGAAGCAAGTAAAGCAGTAGTATTAGATTCTTCTAGAAATATAATAAATATTAATTCTTTAACTGCTACTAATTTAACTGGTACTTTACAAACAGCTACTCAAACAAATATTACTTCAGTTGGTACATTAACTGGTATAACATCAAGCGGGGCTGTTTCAATAACTGATGCAACCTCATCAACATCAACAACTACAGGGGCTCTTAAAGTAACTGGCGGAGTTGGTATTGGCGGGGCTACAAATATAGGTGGGGATCTTCGTATTGGATCAACTAGTAATAAATTAATATTAAATTCGAGTTCTGCTTATACTAATGTAACATATGGGACTGCATCAGTATCATTAACTAGTGGAAATGTATATATTAAAACAAATAATACATTTAATGATGGTTCTGCAAATTATGATATGGGGTTATACATGGAATCTAGTAACGCATCGCCTGTTGGATTTGCATTTCAAATACATAATGGTGCTAAAACAACAACAACAAATGCTGCTTTTATGGGTACAGTCACTAATAATGATTATGCAATAATGACTAATAATAGCAGAAGAATTACAGTAAGTTCAACTGGTAATGTAAGTATTAATAATACTAATAATACTTATAGATTAGACGTAACTGGTGATATAAATCTAACAGGTTCATTGCGATTTTCAGGAACAGCAATTACTGCAACAGCTGCTGAAATAAATAAATTATCTGGAGTAACTGCAACAACTGCAGAAATAAATTATTTAGATATTACAACTATTGGTACAGGCGAAGCAAGCAAAGCAGTAGTATTAGATTCTTCTAGAAATATAATAAATATTAATGCTTTAACTGCTACTAATTTAACTGGAACTTTACAAACTGCAGCACAGCCAAATATTACATCAGTTGGTACATTAACAAGTTTATCAACTGGTAGTTTAACATTAAATGGAACAGCAATTACTGCAACCGCTGCAGAAATCAATAAATTATCTGGAGTAACAGCAACAACTGCAGAAATAAATTATTTAGATATTACAACTATTGGTACTGGTGAAGCAAGTAAAGCAGTAGTATTAGATTCTTCTAGAAATATTACAAATATAAATTCTTTAACTGCAACTAATTTAACTGGTGCTTTACAAACTGCTGCTCAACCAAATATAACATCAGTTGGTACATTAACAAGTTTATCAACTGGTAGTTTGACATTAAATGGAACTGCAATTACTGCAACAGCTGCTGAATTAAATAAATTATCTGGAGTAACTACAACAACTGCAGAAATAAATTATTTAGATATTACAACTATTGGTACTGGTGAAGCAAGTAAAGCAGTAGTATTAGATTCTTCTAGAAATATTACAAATATAAATTCTTTAACTGCAACTAATTTAACTGGTGCTTTACAAACTGCAGCACAGCCAAATATAACATCAGTTGGTACATTAACAAGTTTATCAACTGGTAGTTTGACATTAAATGGGACAGCAATTACAGCAACTGCTGCTGAATTAAATAAATTATCTGGAGTAACAGCAACAACTGCAGAAATAAATTATTTAGATATTACAACTATAGGAACTGGTGAAGCAAGTAAAGTAGTAGTATTAGATTCTAGTAGAAATATTACAAATATTAATAATCTAACACTTACAGGTACATTAACAGTTGGTGCAGTTGGCTCGGGTCCTAATAAAATTCATTTTAGTGGTACAACTGATGATGCAACTTCTAATCATACAGTAATTGCTGAAAGAATATATAATAGTACGGAACAATCTGAGTTATTATTATTTAAAGGCAATGATCCAATATCATCAACTGGTCCAGATAGAATACGTATGCGTGCTGCTGAATTTAGGTTTCAAACATATACAGCAGCTGAAGATTATTCAACAGTTGCTGATACTAATAACAGATTATTTATTGCTAATGATGGTAAAATAGGTATAAATACAGTAAGTCCTGGATATACATTAGATGTAAGTGGAAATATAAATTTAACTGGTTCATTACTATTTAGCGGAACAGCGGCTGATTTAACAACTTTAACAGGAGCAACTGCTGGTACTGCTGTTGCTAGCAAAGCCTTAGTATTAGATGCTAATAGAAATATAATAAATATTAATGCTTTAACTGCTACTAATTTAACTGGAACTTTACAAACTGCTGCTCAACCAAATATAACATCAGTTGGTACATTAACAAGTTTATCAACTGGAAGTTTAACATTAAATGGAACAGCAATTACTGCAACCGCTGCTGAATTAAATAAATTATCTGGAGTAATAGCAACAACTGCAGAAATAAATTATTTAGATATTACAACTATAGGAACTGCTCAAGCAAGTAAAGCATTAGTATTAAATGCATCTAAGGAAATTAAAGAAATTACTAAATTACAAATAGGAACAAATACAACTATAGGTGCTGGTGATTTAAATATTATGAATACTGCAGCTAATTCTCGTATACGTTTTGGTAGTTCTGAAACTTCTGGAAATTTAGTATCTATGCAATGGACTTATGTTTCTGCTGATAGTCTTACAAATAAATTTTCATTAGATTTTTACGGTCGTAGTAATCAAATGGCATTTTTTAATTCTGGAAATATGAGTCTTAATAGAGCATCACCTTATGCTATGTTTGATATTGCAGGATCATCTAATTTTGCAGATGGAACTTATAATAAAATGTTAGCTTGTTTTGGTAATAATGCCAGTCCTGTTCAATTTGATATTCAATGTAGTACAGGATCATCTGCAACATCAACAAATGCAGTATGGATTGGTACAATTACAAATAATGATTTAAGAATTGGTACTAATAATTCATCAAGTAGGATAACAATAACAGCGGCAGGATATATAGGTATGGGGACTAATAGTCCTGGGTACCCATTGCATGTAAATAATACAGGTGCCAGTTATACAGGTACTTTTGCGTTTTATGCTTTATTCAATAATACGTCAACTACAACTGGTATAGCCAGTAACGCAAGTGGTGTATGTATTTTTACAAATGGGAGAGTATTAGGTAGTGAATTCAATGCAACGTCAGATTCACGTATTAAAACTAATATAATTGATATAGATGGTGTTTCTGCATTAAATACATTAAGATTAATCCAACCTAAAAAATATAATTATATTGATACTTTAAATCGATCATCTAATCCAGTGTGGGGCTTTATTGCTCAACAAGTACATAGTGTATTAGATTATGCTGTTAATATTGAAACGGATTATATTCCAAATATATTCCAAACAGCAACTAAAACAATAACTGAAAATGGAGATACAATATTAACAGTAACCAATCCAATTACTTTTGATTCTCATAGTACAAATAAACTTAAAATTATTTCAGAAAATGATAAATATAAATATGTTACCATAAAAACAAAAATTAGTAATACTCAAATAAGTATAAATGAAACTTTAGAAGACAATAATTATTTTATTTATGGAGAACAAATAAATAATTTACATGTATTAAATAAAGATGCTATATTTACGATAACAACAGTAGCCGTTCAAAAAATCGATAGAAATGTAACAGAATTAGAAAATAAAGTAGTATTATTAGAGCAAAAAAATAATCAATTAGAACAACAAATTCAAGATATATTAAGTAGATTACATGCTTTAGAAAATCCTTAATTATAAATATTTACTTTTTGTATTTCTTATATTTTTTTGATTATTTACTCTTTTTCTTTTATTGGAATGCTTAGATAAAGAATCAATAAATTCTTGACTATTAAAATCTTCATCATAATATTTATAAATATAATAACAAATTAATTCAAATTCTTGATCAGATTTAAATTCTATAAATTTATCTAATTGATTATCATAAACAAAATGCATTTTTATTTATAAAGTAAGTAAATAAAATATCATATAATATAATATAAGAAAATAAAATTTTAAATTCAAATATAATGATACCAGAAAGATTAATAGATTTTACTACAGTATTTGAAAAAAAAAATAAAAGACATACTATATATACTCATTTAGGATGTGTTTTATTAAGAATTATTTTAGGTTTATTAATTTATTATAAAGTTAGCATATTTAAATCTTATAACTTTGTAAGTATTTTTTACACATTAATTATAATATTATTTGGAAATAAATTATTAATAACACAAAATAAAACATGGAAAGTATATTTACGTACTATATTATTATATACCATTAATTTAATAATTAATACTCTAGATTATAATATATTTAAAATTTATGATAAACAACCTCGTAATATATCAGGATTATTTGTAATATTGGATGCAATTCTAGGATTACAATCTAGACATATTCAAAATAATTTTAATTCGTAATTATTAATTAATTCATAATATTTTTTTGTCAAAAACTATTAATTTAAAATAAATTTTATATTATAGAATTCTCTAAATTATTTTTAAATTTAATATTAAAATATGAGATTAACAATTTATAATAAAGATAAATATTTAACAATAATATCTATAATTTCATCATTTTTAAATAATACATCTTCTAATTATTATAATTTTTTATATAAGTATTTATTACAAATATTAGATAATTATAATGATACTTTACATATTGTAGAAATAAATTGTAAACTAAATAAATATAATTTAAATAATATTGTATATTTAAATTGCGAAAATACAAATATTAATATATTACCTACGCAATTAAAATGTTTAAAAATATTAAATATTATAAATACTAAAATTAGTAAAGTTCCAAAAAATTATAAAGAAATTGTAGAATTATATGCAGAAGGTAGTAACATATATAAATTATCTAAACAATTAAAAAAATTAAAAATTTTATCAATTAATAATACAAAAATAGTAAAATTAAAATATTATGATAATTTAGAATATTTAAAATGTGATAATAATTTATTAACTCATATTGAAAAGTATCCAAAATTAAAATTTTTAATATGTAATAATACTCTAGTTCAATATTTTTATGAAATGTTATATCATAGAAATTTTAATCTATTATATAATAAAAATATTTTTAATAATTTAATACATTTAAATTGTAGTAATACTAATATTCAATCACTACCAATACCTTTAAATAATTTAGTATATTTAGATATTTCAAATACATTAATAACTAGATTATTATATCGTACTTTATTAAATTTAGAAATATTAATAAGTAATGATAATATATTAGAAGAAATTAATACTTCATTAACTAAACTAAAAATATTAAGTATTGATAATAATTCTATAATTACTAAAATCCCATCAGAATTACACAAATTACAATATTTATCAATTAATAATACAAGTAATATTACAAAATTATCTAAAAAATTAAAAAATATAAAATATTTAAGTTGTGAAAATTCTAATTTAAAAGCTATTCCAATTGTTTATTTTAATTTATATTATCTAAATATAATTAATACTAATATTATATATAATAATATTCATAAAGGTCTAATATTTTATTTTTATTAATTTAATATTTTATAAAATAAATATAATTAATAGTATAATAATTAAGATTAATAAGTATTAACTTATAAATAAAAGGATGGATCTTTATAGAGAAAATAAAATTACAAATTTTCAAACAAATATTTATTCAAAAGATAATTTAAGATCATTAGTTAATAATTTAGAAACGATAAATAATAAAAAATTAACTAAAATAGAAATAACTAATTTTATTGAATTTCTAAAAAAATTTAATTATAATAAATTATATAAAGAATTTTTTGATAAAACTAAAAATGATGTTAATATTTCTAATGTCAATGATCATTTAATAAAATTATATATGATAGATATTGGAAAATTAAAATCATCATTTGATATGCATGAATTTTTAAAAAAAGAACTTAATGATAAAGCAATGATAAAAGGTACAACAGATTATAATTTTGGAAATAATAGTAATAAATTTACAAAAGAGGTTAATAGAGATGTTTCAGTATCATCTTATATTCCGCCCCCTAATAGTTTACCTGGATTAACATCAAGGGCTGAACAAATTGAATTTACTAAAATTTTAAATTATCAATCATTATGGCGAGATTCCAATATCTTAATTGATTCAAGATATCAAAATATTGCAAATACAGATCGTTCTAGAGTAGTATTTACTATTGTTAATAATACAAAAGTAAAAACTCCTGGGTCTGGTGTTATTACATCTATTAGTAATATGAGAGATATTGTTGAAATTGAGATTTATCCTTTTAGTATTCCTTATATGTCTGCTGCTGATAATTATTATCAAAAAATTACTTTATCAATTTTAGAATTATCTGCAATTAGTATTGATGCATATGAAGATAGTCAATTTCATTTTATATTTCAAGGAAAAATAAATGGAAATTTAATTGATTTAACACCAATAAATAAAACATTTAGATTTTTTAAACCAATTACTCGTATTAATGAATTTAGTTTACGTTTTGGCTCACCTCTTAGCCCAATTCAATTTGATAAAGATCGATTATATACTTCATCAATTAATTATACATCAAATCCTGGTATTTTAACATTTTCAGAAGCGCATAATTTAATAACTGGTGATTTAGTATATATTGAAAAGTTTGATACATTAACACCTGCTCAAGATTTAAATATTATTGAAGAAATTAATAATTCTCAGGGTCATATTTGTACTCGTATTAATAATACATCAATTAGTATTAATGTTGATTTAACACAAATTGCACTCGCTAGTCAAATTCCTGGTTTATCAGTTTTAGTATATTTTGGAAGCAAACGTATATTATTACCATTAAAATTTAGATATTTAATTGGTAAAGATGAATAATATAGTTTTAGATAAATATAAATTATAATTAATTTGTAATTATAGATAATATTAATATATATAGAAGTAGTTTTAATTAATATTTTTTATTAAAAATATTTATATATGATTCAAAATATTTTAATCAATCTTAATATCTTATCGAAAATTAAACCATATGATAAAATTTATATTAATAAGGATAATTTAATTACAATTGAATATAATTCAATATTACAAGGATTTTACCGATTTTTTTATAATAATAATCGAGAAAAAAATTTAACAAATTTGGTTATTTTTTATCAAACCGTGTATTGTACTATTGATGATTTACTAAATTCACAATATTTAAATATAGACAATATTTTAAATTATATCAAAGAAGATAATGATGAATATAATAAAGTATTTAGTAATTTATCTAAATTAAAACATTATTTATCAATATCAATTAATGGAATTAATAATTTAAAAAAAACATATCATGGAGATATTGTAACAGATTCTAAATTAGATATTATAATAAATAATTGTGAATTATATATTGATAAAATTGGAAAAAAATTATCAATTGTTTGCAATAAAGCAAATGAAGATTTAACAAAAAAAATAAAATAATATTTTTCTAATTCATTATATTTTTTTTCTAATTCATTATATTTTTTATTTTTCTAATTCATTATATTTTTTTTCTAATTCATTATATTTTTTTTCTAATTCATTATATTTTTGATTCATATGTTGTAAACTACCTATTATATAACCAACTAACTCTTTAGTACTAATACTGTGGAAATCATCTAAATTTTCATTTTCATTGATATGAACAGCACTTGGAATAATTTTATTAACTTCTTGTGCAATTACACCTCTATGTACACGTTTATTTGTATCATGAATAAAATTAAAATTAACTAAATGTAATGCCATAATTTTCTCATAAGAATCTTTAATATCAGCAGATACTATATTTTCTTTAACTCGGCGATCTGAAGTTTCCACCACTTCTTCAACTAGTAAAGATTCTTTAGTTAATGTTAAAGCAGTTGAATTTACACCTCCTGTAAGTAAATTAATTTTCAATTTGCCATCTTCACTATTATCTGTAATATCATCTGCACTAACTTCAATAGATCCATATGCAGAACTTTGATTATTAGAATTTTCAATATAAAATGCAATGCCACATCCTAATCCATTTGCTGGTGTTGATGAAGTTGTACTATTAATAGTAACTGGATATGATACTGAATTACCAGTTCCATCAACTATAGTTGCATTTAAAATGGTTGCATATAAGTTATTAATATTATTAATATTTCTAGATGAATCTAATACAAGTGCTTTACTTGCTTCTGCAGTGCCTTGTGTAGTATCTACATAATTTAATTCAGTAGCTGTTGCAGTTACAAGAGTTCCGCCTAATGTTAAACCAACTGTAGAACCATCATGATCGACCAAATTTACATTTCCTGAAGTATCAATAGTTAATCGTTCTACATTATTAGTAGTTAATGCTAATGGATGATTACTGGTAGTACCAAAATCCAATCCTACATTACTCATTTGTAAAGCTGTTACCATATCAGTTGCTAAATTATTAGTCCAAGTTTGATAATTAATATTTGAAGTATTATCATTAGCAATTACAGTAGATAAAAGTCCAGTAGTTGCAAATTCATTAATATTAGTAATATTTCTAGAAGCATCTAATACTAATGCTTTGCTAGCTTCAGCAGCACCTACTGTGGTATCAACATAATTTATTTCAGTGGCGGTTGCTGTTACAAGAGTTCCACCTAATGTTAAACCTACTGTAGAGCCATCATGGTAAATTAAATCTATGTTACCATATGTATCAAGAGATACTCTTTCGATATTATTAGTGGTTAATGCTAATGGGTGATTACTAGTTGTACCAAAATCCAATCCTACATTATTCATTTGTAAAGCAGTTACTATATCAGTTGCTAAATCATTAGTCCAAGTTTGATAATTAATATTTGAAGCATTATCATTAGCAATTACAGTAGATAAAAGTCCAGTAGTTGCAAATTCATTAATATTAGTAATATTTCTAGAAGCATCTAATACTAATGCTTTGCTAGCTTCAGCAGCACCTACTGTTGTATCAACATAATTTATTTCAGTTGCCGTTGCAGTTACAAGCGTACCGCCTAATGTTAAACCAACTGAAGACCCATTATGATTAATTAAATCTACATTGCCAGATGTATCAATAGTTAATCGTTCTACATTATTAGTAGTTAATGCTAATGGATGATTACTGGTAGTACCAAAATCCAATCCTACATTATTCATTTGTAAAGAAGTTATTATATCAGTTGCTAAATCATTAGTCCAAGTTTGATAATTAATATTTGAAGCATTGTCATTTGCAATTACAGTAGATAAAAGTCCGGTAGTTGCAAATTCATTAATATTAGTAATATTTCTAGAAGCATCTAATACTAATGCTTTACTGGCTTCAGCCGCGCCTACTGTCGTATCGACATAATTTAATTCAGTAGCCATTGCTGTTACAAGCGTACCGCCTAATTTTAAACCTACTGATGATCCATCATGATTAATTAAATCGACATTACCAGATGTATCAATAGATACTCTTTCTACATTATTAGTAGTTAATGCTAGAGGATGATTACTAGTGGTACCAAAATCTAATCCTATATTATTCATTTGTAAAGCCGTTACCATATCAGTTGCTAAATCATTGGTCCAAGTTTGATAATTAATATTTGAAGCATTGTCATTTGCAATTAATGTAGATACTAATCCAGTAGTTGCTAATTGGTTAATATTAGTTATATCTCTATTGGAATCTACAACTAATGCTTTACTCGCTTCAGCTACACCAATACTTGCAACATCAACATAATTTAATTCTATAGCTGATGAAGTTACTAATGTTCCATTAACAGTTAAATTATCAGTTTCAATATTATGAATACCAACAATTTCTAAGTTTTCATCTAATACTAATGCTTTACTAGCCTGTGCAACACCAATCGTTGTAACATCAACATAATTTAATTCTACTGCAGATGAAGTTACTAATGTTCCATTAACAGTTAAATTATCAGTTTCAATATTATGAATTCCAACAATATCTAAATTAGAATCTAATACTAAAGCCTTACTTGCTTCGGCTGTACCGGGGGTTGTATCTAAATAATTTAATTCAGTAGCAGTCGAGGTTACTAATGAACCACCTAATTTTAATCCAACTGAAGAACCATCATGACTAGCAATATCTAAAGAATTAGAAGCATCGATAGATACTAAAGAACCGGATGATTTTATTAATGTATTACCAGATGAATCTACTAAAAATTCACTTTTATTAGAAGATGATGAGTTAGAAGTTGTATTATATAAGGTTAATTGATTTGCTACGGAATATGGTGTTCTATTTACCATACGTCCTGTAAAAGTACCTTCCATTTTTGAAGCAGGTATTGTTTGATAAGATCGACTATTTGATTGCCATTTGAGTACAAAAGTATTATTAGAAGAAGTTGAAAGATCACCAGATGCTATCTGGGCATAAAATGATACTTTTTTACCAGCAGTCCCATTAAAAGTAGTAGTTGGTGATGTTGATGCATTAGCTGACCAATCTTGTGCTACTAATTTACCATCTAACCAAATTCTAAATTTAGTATAAGTGGATACAAATGTAAATGTATATGTTTCAGTATAATCCGTAGTAATAAATCCTTCGAGCTCAAAACATCCAGATGTAACTTGTGCTAATGAAGAAAAATCACCATTTCCAAATTCAGCACAATAATTATCTGGTTGAGAAAATGTATTAGAACTTATTCCTGTATTACTATATCTTACATACATTAAAGAATTTGAAGAATATACTCTCCATTGTCTACCAAAAATACTTGCATAATTAAATCGAGTATTACCAAAATCATTATATGTTCCTGTTGCTAAATTATTAATACCACCATTAATAGTAATATTATTAACATTAGTAATATTACCACCATTACTACCAGTTGGTGTTAATGTAAATGATGTAGTATCACTACCATCATAACGATTAATAAAATCTAATTTTGCTAAATTATTAGTTGATTGATAAGTAGCTCTTAAACGAAGCCAAGTTGAACTATTACCTTCAATTGCTAAATCACCATATGACCCATCGCCACCTGAACCAATCGAAAAAGAATGAATAGTACCACTAGATGATCGTATTGTATTGCATCCTCCAGATGCTAGTAAAGAAAATGAATTAAAATAAGAACCACTTAATGTATTATAAAATCTTATACCTGTAGTTTCACTACTAGCTGTATTAGTAAGTCCATATGGTAATATACCACTTGCATTAAAATAATTACCAGCTGAATTTTTATATTTAAATAATAATCCGGCAGATACATTAGTTCCAGCAGTATTATTATTTTGTATAATAAAACCATAATCACTTGAACTTGTATAAGGACTAGTTAGGGTAGAATGGCTCATTGTTATTCTTGCATTTGCATCAATTCCAAAACTTGCAGTATTATATTCAGATGTTCTAAATCGTATAATTTCACCAGCTGATGGGATCTGGATGTCTAATTTAGCCTGAGGTATTGTTCTACCAATTGCTAAACCATCTGTATCTAAAGCCATTAATAAATTTTGACCATTTTGTTGACTATCAACTAATGAATTATACCATCTATGTCCACTATTAAATCCTGATGTATAAATTAAATGTGTATCCATTTTTATTGATGTTCGATTATCTCTAGAATATGCATAATTTCTTCCTATATTTAAATTAGTATAAGAAAGTGTTTTAGACATAATAATATTCTGATTAACTCCTGTACTACCAATACGCCCTATAACTACCATTTCTAAATCTGGAGAATAACCTAGTTTCCAATTATAATAACCTCCATTTTGTAATGATCTTTGTAAAGTATTCCATGTTGTACCATTTGTTGACCAATTATCATATGATACAAAATAACCAGAAGTTCCTATAAATGCACGAACTCTAGGAATCCACATAATATCTACAAATGGTGGTATATTAGTTGTTGTCCAAGTAATACCATCAGTAGATGATGCACCCCATGCAGAATTTGATGTATGTGATGCAACATATAAACCGACTGTAGGTGAATATTCAACTGATGAAAATTGTTGAGTTGCTGTTGATGTATTATATAAATTCCATGTTATACCATTAGATGATACTGCAAATTGACCATAACCACATGCTACAAATTGATTTAATGTAGGATTCCAAATAATTTTTCTAAAATTAGAATTTGTTTGGGTTGTTGATGGAATTGTTGCTAAAGTCCAAGATGTACCATTACTAGAATACATAATACCTCCAGTTTGAGAACCGACACTAGCACATGCTACTAATAAATTTAATGTTGGCGACCAAGTAATAGATGTCCAATTAGTTCCAGATGTTGAAGGACCATTTTGAGCAGACCAACTAATACCATTAGCTGATGTTGCGATCATCCCCGTATTAGAACCAGTATCATTTGCAATTGCAACAAATAAACCTAATTTATCAGCCCAGCAAATACCATCCCATGTTCTGTTTAAAGCAGTTGATGCAGTTGACCATGCTAACCCATCTGAAGAATATAAAAATATACCATTAGAACCAGTTGTACATACAAATAATTTTAATTGAGGAGACCATGCAAAATTATTAATTGTACGAGCTGGGACAGTACCACCTGTAATACCATAAGTTGTACTTAATTCATCGACATTATAAAATGCATTGCCTAAAGTTGCATATAAATATGAATCTTGAATATTTAATGAAGCAGGATACATTGTATCTCCAGTATATATTCTACCTTGAACACCCATTCCTCCAAAAACAACTAATTGACCTGTATTATATGCAGTTGAATTAACAAAAGCACTATTACCAATTTTAACAGGATGATCCATCGTAATAGAAGTAGTAAAATTTGCAGAATGAGTTGTTGTTAAATTGCCAGATGTATCTAAAGAAAAATCATATGCATAAGTTCCATTACTTGAACGTAATCGTAATACTTTATTATTATTTAATGTAACTGGTTTAATATCTAAAGCAGCAGTTGAAGATTGTGGGCTATTAATACTTAAACCAGTAGTGGATAATCGCATAATTTCATTAGATAATGTTGTGGATGTCGGCATATTCATCCAACGAAAACTACCTGCTAACCCAGCATTTAAATTTACAAATGCACCACCCGTAATTGATGATTTTAAATTTGAATTTTGCGGATTTTTAATAAATGTTATATTTGTAGAAGAAAGCATTGAAGAAGAAGAAATTGTATATGTAGAACCTGAAACTGATGAAACCAAGAAAAATGATGAAAGTTCAGGTACCCATTTAATATCAGATAATGTTGTTAAACTACCTGAGTAAGTAACTAATGACCAATTAATACCATTGGTAGATTTCATTATTTTTGGAGTTGAATCACTAGATATAGAAACAAATAAACCTACTTCGGCAGCCCAAATAATTTTAAACCATGATCCTGCATCTGCAGCATTTCCATATGTCCACGTTGATAAATTTGTTGAATAAGCAATTGATTGCACTGCTGATGATATATCAGTAGCCACAGCTACTATTATACCAAGTTCTGGTGAATTAGCTACATTTTTATAAGCTTTAACGGTGAGTGATGTTGGTAAATTACCCCATGATCTATCGGTAAATTCTTGCCAAGTATTCCAACTACTACCAAATTCAAACCATAGCGTATCTGCAGTTGTACTAGTATTACCATCACGCATAGTTAGATATTTAGACAATTGTGCAACATATATTACAGGAGCATTAGTATATGTAAAAGTATTTTTTGATACTGTCCATGAACTAGTAAATATATTACTACGATATGAAAAGTCAGTAGTAGAATCTGAAGATGATGCTAAAAATAAACGTTGATATTTATTATATATAATATTTATAAAATTTCTATTAGCCGGGGCACTAACACCAGTCCATGTAGTACCATTTGCAGAATATGCAAATGAACTTCCTGTATTTGATGTTGCATTAGAAACAGCAACAAACCAACTAAAATCTTCAACCCAAATAACATCATTCCATGATCGAGCAGCCGGAGCAGTACGGGTAGTCCATGTTAAACCATCTGGAGAGGATGCAAATGAAGATGTATTAGCACTATTATTAGAAATTGCTACATATATATCAAGAGATGGTGAATAAGCAAATGCTTTCCAAGTATTATTTGCAATACTTGTCTGTGGAGTCCATGATGTTAATATTTCAGAATAAGTAGAGCCATCAGTTGTAAGTTTAGTTGTATTAAAATTATTAATATTAGTAATATTTCGAGATGAGTCTAATACTAATGCTTTACTTGCTTCTGCAGTACCCGGAGTTGTATCTAAATAATTTAATTCTGTGGCTGTTGATGTTACTAATGTACTACCAAGTACTAATCCAGTAGTTGCACCATCATGATTACTAATAGTTAAATTTCCAGTTACATTAGCAGTATTAAATGAACTTGTACCAGAACCAGATACAATGTCATTTAATTGCGCCGCTGTCGCTGTTAATAACACACCGCCTAATTTTAAACCTTGAGTAGTACCATTATGAGTTGTAATATCTAAATCATTTCCAGATGGTGTGATACTTAAATCACCACTACTTGATACTAACAAATCAACATAGTTAGAAGCAGAACCATTTGCATCATTATAAGTTAAACGTAAACAATCACCACTTGAACTATTAATTTCTACTTTTTTATCTGGGTTTGTTGTTCCTATACCTAAAGTTCCAGTAGCCGTTAATCTCATATTTTCATTACCATTATTAAAAAATCTTAAATTATCATCATTAGTACCCGCGCCATCTTCTGCTAAAATTTTAGTATCTTGATTAACATCATTAACACCACCTAACGATCCCCAGGCATTACCCGCTCCAAATCCTTCAAACTGACTCGTTTGTGAATTATACCGAATATAACCAACAGCAGGAGTTGCCGGGCGACCAGCTGTATTCCCAGTGGGAATAGCTAAGATTGGACCAGTAACTGTTAAATTTCTTCCAATAGTTACATCATCATCTAAATTAGACAAAACAAACTTTTTAAACACAGTGTTATTATTAATAACTGGGTGATTAATAGTTGAATCATATAAAAGTTCTCCACTTCTATTAGATAAAGAACTAATTGAATTTGTTGGTAAATTTTTAACTACAACCATTTTTTAATGGATAAAGAATATTTATTAATTAAATCTGTAATATACTATAAAAAATAAAAAAAATTAAATTTAAATAATAATTTATTATTCATATATAAAAAATTATAACATTTAAATACTAATAGTTTTATTTATAAATGATATTTATCTTTTCTTGTGAGAATGTATATAGTATATTTATTTCATCATGAATATTAATTAATAATTTATGTAAATCTAAACTAAATTTACCAAAATTTACTGAGATATAGTTATTAAATAATATATAAATAATAACATTAATATAAAGATATAAAAATGATAATATTATTATATAAATTAAAGCTGTATGTGATAAATAATTTATATAATAAATTATAGTTAAAATAATACTAACAAATATTAAAAAATCATTTAAAATATTTATTATTTTAATAAGTACATTTTTTTGATTATAAATACCTAAAAATAAATTATCATTTTCTAATTGAGTATCTAAATATAAATATATAAATCTTATATTATTATTTATTTTATGAAGTAATTTTTTACAATGTTGATATTCATGAGCTGAAAGAGCTCCAGTGTTATATGATTTAGATAAAAAGGAATTAATATTATATTCAATAATATGTAATTTAAATGAATATGTATTAACATTATAATTATAATATGGATTAATAAATTTATGAGCAAAATAATTATCATAAATCTGAGTATTTAGTAAAAAATTATTAGAATCATTTACATTATTTACCTTAAATATTATAGAAATAAAATAAGAAATATAAAATAATAATAGGTCTTTAAATTCTTGAATTTCTATTTTTTTATAAGCATTATCTGAGTTATGTAAAATTATATTATGTGAATATGAATCGTCAATATCATCTATATCAGAAGAATCAGAATAATAATAGCCTACTAAATATGTAGAAAAAATATCATATGTTAAATTTTGTAATTGATAAAATGATAAATTAATTTGTTTTTTTATTATGTAAATATATCCTAATCTACAAAGTAATAACATTATGGTTAATGTATGAATTAAATATAAAATAAAATCATCAATTAATATTAGATAATTATGATATTTTAATAATCGTAATAAATAATAAATAATAACAATACCTAATAATTTTACACTTATAATAAAATTAATATAGGTAAATAAAAAGTTATAAATTTTTTTACAATAATTTTCAAAATAAATATTATTACTCATTTTTTATATAAAACTTGAAATCTTGTGATGGTTAATTTATAATAATTATATTAATTAAAAAAAATCTTTATATTAATATAATTATTTATCAAATATTTTAAATTATATTAATTTATTATCAAAAAATGTCTCATCAATTAAAAGGAATTTATGGAGTAGCTTATTCATGCAGTAGTAATTCTAATAATTACTGTGATGATTGGTTTACAAAAGAATATCAATCTATTTATAATAACTCATCTAATAATAAATCATTACAAATGGTAAAATCATTAGGTTTTAACAATATCAGAACTTATTATTTAGATCCTAATCGTGATCATTCAGATTTTTTAACATTATGTACTAAATTAAATTTATCAGTTGAAATTGGTATATCTAATAATTTATTAGAAACTCGTGATTCTAATAATATTCAAAAATTAATTAAATCAGTACAATCATACCCATGTGTAAAAATATACACAGTCGGTAATGAATATTTTGGTGATGTTAATAATATTATCTATGGTTTAGAATTAGTATATTCATTAGATTCTAGTAAATATTTAATGCATTCATCAATTTTTGATGAAAATTTTAAAACAGCCAAATTTATTTATACTTTAGTTCCAAATTATATTAAAAATTCTAATAAATATATAGTTGGAATTAATATGTACTTTTATAGTAATCCTGGACATACTCATGGTGATGTGTTACAGAATGTAATTAAACAATATTATACAGATAATATATTAAAAGATTCCTATTTGATTATTTCAGAATATGGAACATATAAAGAAAATGAACAATGGACTTCATTATGGAATTTCTCATGGGGTAATTCTGAATGTTTAAAACAATATCCTAAATATTTAGGTTATGAATTATTTTCATATTCAAATGAAAGTTGGAAAGGTAATCAACATGGAGAAAATAATTATGGTATTATTAAAGAAAATGGAGACATTAAAGAAGCTTTTCATGCTATTCGTGAATTTAAAAATAGTGATGGTTATAAAAATAATATTAAATCAGCATTATTTTAAATTTATAAATATTTTGTCTCCATTTTAATATACTTTTTTTATTATAAAATGGCTACTAAATTTTACACTATTAATTTTATTCTTATTTTACTATTTTTTAATTCTATTTCAATATATAAATAAAGAGTTATATTATATATTTACTTTATTATATTTTACATATGCATTAACAAATTTATATACTAGTAAATGTTTTATAGATTCTTCTTAGTGGGGATAAGTATAAATAGTATTTTATTTTATTCTTATAATAAGTCTAAACCAGTATATATTACGTTAAATGTTACAATTATATCTTACCTATTAACTTATCATTTATTATATTAATGTATTTTTTTTTTGAATAATTATATTCATACTAATATAATTATCATATCTATTTATCACTTTTTATTTTATGTATCACATTTATTTAATCATATGTTTATTTAATTATTTAATTCACTTAAGTTATCAAACTAATTATCAAGGATATGCTACTATGTATGGGGGTTCTCGAATGGGAGGATCGTGTGGATTTAAAAATATTACTCCACCATATCCATATGGAGTTGCTATTAATTCTCATCAATATAATAATTCATTATCATGTGGTTCTTGTATAAACGTACAATATAATGATAAAAATCTAGATGTTATTGTCACAGATATATGTCCAGAATGTGCATTTGGAGATTTAGATTTATTTCAAGAATCATATCAAGCTTTAATATCAAATAGTCCAAGCAGAGAAAAAATTCAATGGGAATTTATAAATTGTCCAAATAATATAATTTCAGATCATGTTCAATTATCAATTAATGAAATTAATTATTACTGGGTTTCTGTTCAGCCAATTAATTTTAAATGTGAAATATTTGAAATGTATATTTTACAAAATAATATATGGGTATTAATGGAACGAGATGATTTAAAAATGATGGGATTGTTTTTTATTTATAATCAAAAATTATTATTACCTTTTAAATTTAAAATCATAAATAAATATTTAGAAGAAATTATCACGCCTTCATATAATTCATTAGAAAATTTATATACTTTAGATACACAATTTAAATGTTTAAAAGAAGATTTAAATAATTTTGATTGTGTATAATTATTTTTTTTATTTTTTATATAAATTATTATATAATTATTATATAATTATTATTTACGATAATTTAATAATGCCTTTCGAAAATACAAAATCTATTATTATTGACAAATGTGGTCCTAAAGATTATTCAGTATTTTGGGATACATTATATATTTGGTTTATTCCTGGTTTAATAACATCTTTAATTTTAGTATTAGCTATGATTTTAATTGGATTAATTGATAATCCATTATTAAACTTTGTTGGTTATATACTTGTACTTATATCATCTATGTATATACCATATTTAATAATGTCAAAGCGAATATCTAAGATTAAACAAAATTGCTATGATTTTGGTCAAACACAGGAAATACCATATGCTATTCCAGTAACTGATACTAAATCAGTTAAATAACCTAGTTAAAAAAATATTTTACATATTATAGAATTTATTTTATTAATATAATGAAAGATACTAAAATAGATTATTTAATTTCTAAAAATGGTGATAAACTATTACCATGGCAATTTTATAATACATTTAATTATATATCTATTCCAATGATTGACAAAAAAGTTTTAATACCTAATTGGCAAAATAAAAAAGAAACAGTTATACCCCATTATCTATCACCAAATATAGGAATTTTAACAGGAAAAAAAAATAATTTATTAGTATTAGATATAGATATAAAAGATAATGGTATGAAATTATGGAATTATATAAGTAAAGAACATCCAGACTTTATAACTCCAACTGTTAAATCTCCAGGAGGGAGTCTTCATTTTTATTTTAAATATACTTCGAAAATTCCCAATATGAATCGAATTTTAGTAAATGGTGAAAGAATTGGATGGGATATTAAATCTGATGGATCTATAATAACATCACCTCCGAGTTTATATCCAAATAGTAATAAAAGATATAAATGGAAAATTAGTTTAAATGATTGTAAACCAATTAATATACCTAAATGGTTAGAAAATTTTATTTTAGGACATTTAAAAGAATCTACTAAAAAACGAATAACTCTTAATTTATAATATAATCTAATTTTTTACCATTTGATGTTTTAATCCAGCTATTAATTGTAATATTATTTTTATGTACTTCTAAATGATGAAATTTACATAAATTTACTAAATTCGATTCTTGATTTTTTTTAATATGGGATTTTGAAGTAATATTACATTTATTATTTTCAAAGTCATTTTGAAAAATAATATGATGAGTTTCTAAAATATTTAGATCATGATCTTGTATATTTAAATCATTACAAATATAACAATTAGATAATAATACTTTTTTATTATATTTTGACTTTTTAATACCATTTTCTAAATCTGATGATTTAGAAATAATTTTATTTTTAGTAGGATTTAATATTGTATTTTGTATATCTAATGAATTATTAATAATATATTCATTATTTAATAATGATTTTGCAACAATTAATCCATAATTTTGCATAGGCATACCTTCAAACATTTTTCTATTGTAAATAAATGTTTTAGTATCTGGATTATAATCCATTTTAAGATGACTAATATTTAATTTGTTTAATAATCTTTGATTAATATGATCAGGTATTTGGTGTAAATGACTAGCAAATATAAATGATATATTTTTTTCTAAAAAGAAATTAATAGATGCACTAATTATTGAAATTGCTGAAATATTTTCAGTGCTATTTAAAATTTCATCTCCCAATACTAAAGAATATTCATCTGAATAATTTAAAATAGTTTTTAATTCTAAAATTTCAGATTCAAATGATGATAATCCTTTAAATAAATTATCAGAATGATCAATACGAGTAAATAAATTTGAATAAGGATAATATTTAAATTCAGATGCCGAAACATAACATCCGATTTGTGCCAAAATAATATTTAAACCTACTGCTTTCATTAAAGTAGATTTACCAACCCCATTTGATCCATATAATAAACAACCTATTTTATTATCATTTAATGAGATATCATTAGTAACATAATTATATTCTTTATGTAATTGTTCTGATATAGGATGTCTAATTTCTTTACATGCAATAAATGACTTTTCTAAGTCTATAATTTCTGGTTTATTATAATTATTTAAAATCGAACATTTTGTAAATGATTTAATTAAATCAATATAACTAATATAATAATTAATATAATTTAATATTGTAGAATATTTATTAAATAATGACATACTAATATCTAAATATTTATTTTTCATTATTGTTTGAATTTTTATATTATTATTAACAATATTATCTGATAGTTGTTTAATATTTTTAGAAGTTATATATGTGTTTGATTGAGTTTTATTAGAGAATTGAATTCCTTCTAATTCTTGATCATTTATTTCTTGTGATTCTAATATTTTTTTTAATTTATTTGCTCTTATTTTTGTTAATGATAAAAAATATCCATCTCTATCTGTATATTTTAATTCTATTTTATCATTATTAATTAATTGAGATAATTTATTGGTAATGTTATTTAAGTTATCTATATAATTATTACAAAGATTATATAAGGTATCTAATTCGGTGACTACTCCATCATTAAAAATATTATTAAATAAATTGGATTGAAAATTTGTATAATTATATAATTCTAAATTTGAAATATTAAAATAATGTAAATATTCATTATAATATTCTGTAAAAGTATTTAAAATATTATAATCAAATAATGTAAAATGTTTTTTAGATAATTTAATTAAATTAATAATTGCTTTGTAAGATGTGTTTAATTTTCCATATTGGTATGGTATTAATTTTTGAACTCCCAGTTTTTTATGGTATTTTTCAATATCTAAAATATTATTTAACTCATTTTCATATTTAATATAAATATTTTGATTATATAATTTATCAATTAAATTATAACGATTATTTAATTCTTCAATATCTAATAAAGGATATGTTAAATTATATTTTAAATATCGTCTACCTAATGATGTAGATGTTTTATTTATAATATCAAATAAACTATTATATTTATAATTATTTGAATGTGATAAAATATTTAATTGATATAATGCATTATTATGTAAATTTAAATATTTTGAATTTGATATAATTATTGGTTTATTTAGATTATTAATAATCATATGATCATGATTGTATGAAAATTTTAATAAAGTAATTAAAGAAATTCTAATATATGTTAATTTTTCTAAATCTAATACTTCAATGGGTGTTAAATAAGTTTCATTTGGTAAAATATTTTGAAAAATAGTTTTAAAAAATTCATTTTGATAAATTAGATTTTCATAATCTTTATCTATGTGATTATTATGTAATATACAATTTTTATTTTTAAAAAATGATAATAGTTCATGATAATGTTTTGAATTATATAAATTAGAATTATATGTAAATATAATTTCTTTAGGATTATAAATTATAAGTTCTTTATTTAAATCTTCTATTAATTTAGTATAATCATTATTATATATTTCAAGAACTTTAATAGACCCCGTTGATAAATCAATAATAGATAATCCATTAATAAATGTTTCATTAATACCTAAATTAATTTTAGATTCAGAATATTCAATATAAATGGATAAAATTAAATTATCATTAATTAAATTCTTTTCAGATTCAATATAAGTACCAATGGAATATATTCTATCTAATTTTCTTTTAATTGTTTTTTTGTCTAAATATTGATTGTAAACGATCACAGTATAATTATTATTAATTAGAGTATCTAAATATTTTTCTAATGCACAACATGGAATTCCTGCCATATGTGGATTGGAATGTGAAATTCTAGTAATTGTTTTATTTTTTTTAGATAAAATAATATTTAAAAGTTCACACACTTGTTTTAATTTTGGATCATTTTCAATAGGAGAATATAATTCATAAAATGAACCCACTTGCAATAATACAATTGAATTTTCATATTTTGAATTATATAGCTGGACTAACTCTAAATATTCATTGAGAATATTGTGATTCTTAACCATATTGTATTCGTTTAATAATTTATATATTTTATCTTTAAATATAAAAAAAAATAATAATTTACTTTTAAGTATGCGCTTGCTAACAAGTATAAAAGTAAATGAGAATTTAAATTAAAATATTTGATATAATAACTAGTTAAATAACTAATATATATTTTAATTTAATAAATTTATAATAAACTAAATTATATAATCTCTATTTAGTTATTATAATATTATACATTATATACTTCATACTTTATTTGTAATAAAATTATTATTTTATATTAAATAATCCATTATAATTCATTGGATTTCATATAATGGGTATATTATATAATATATATACATATAATGTATAATTTATTTTTAATATCTAATTAAAAATTGAATTTTTTTAAATCTATATTAAATATATTAGTCTTATAATTAATAAAGAAGATAAAATATAATTTTATTATGAGTAGTAATACAAATAATGATGCTTCATTTAATCAAATGACTTCAAAAATTCAATCTATTTTTCCAGTTAAGAATTATGAAATTTTTGAAATGTATAATAAAGCAAGATCATGCTTTTGGATTGAAAAAGAATTAGATTTAAGTAAGGATAAATATGATTGGGATAATAGACTTAATGATGATGAACGTTTTTTCTTATCTAATATTTTAGCATTCTTTGCACAATCAGATCAAATCGTAAATATTAATTTAGAAGAACGTTTTATGAATGATGTTAAATCACTACCAAATGATATGAAATTATATATTAAATTATTTTATAATTTTCAAAAAATGATGGAAGATATCCATTCTATTACGTATGAAAGTTTATTAGATACATATATCACAGATAATAATCAAAAAATTAAATTCAAAAATGCGATTGATTATATTCCGGCAATTACTAAAAAAGCAAAATGGGCAAGTAAATGGATCGATGATAAAGATTCTAGTTTTGGTACTCGACTAATTGCTTTTGCTGTACTTGAAGGTATTTTCTTCTCAGGTTCATTTTGTGCAATATTTTGGATTAAAGAAAAAAATATCTTATCTGGATTAACTAAATCTAATGAATTTATTAGCAGAGATGAGGGAATTCACAGAGATTTTGCCATTTTATTATATAATCAATTAAAATATAGAAATGATTATAATCTAAATTGTAATAATTATATTATTATTAAAATTGTAAAAGAAGCGGTTTCTATTGAACAAGAATTTATTACTTCTTCTTTTAATTGTCGATTGATCGGTATGAATGCTGAAGAAATGTGTAAATATATTGAATTTGTAGCTGATAATTTATTAATGAATTTAGAAATTGATAAATTATATAATACAAAAAATCCATTTTTATTTATGGAAAATATTGGATTACAAAATAAAACAAACTTCTTTGAACAGAGAGTTACTGAGTATTCAAAAGCAAATGCAACTGCTTCTATTGAAGAAACATCATTATCATTAGATGAAGATTTTTAAATATAGTAGATAATTAAAAAATGATGATTATTTTTTTGTATTGGATATAATAATCTATTTAACATTTTAAGATAAATTAATAGAATATTTCTATTTAAATATTATAAGCATATAGATATATACTATTTATCAAAATTATAAAAATAGGAAATTAATATGACAAAATTAATATTAACTAATAATATTATAAATATTAATAAACCATTATTAACAATAAAAGAATTATTAAATAATTTAAATTATCAATATAATGACATATATTTAGATAAATTTTGGCAAAATATTAAAGATGATATATGGATTTATATTGATGACAATATGTTAAAATATATTGGATATAATAGCAATGAATTATGGAAAGAAAAACAAAATTATTTAAATTTAGTTAAAAGAAATTTTGATGAAGATATTGATTTTAAATATATTAATTCAAAAGAATTTAAAATATTTCTATCTACCCATGAGGTGCCGATAGAAAACAATGAATATAATGAACATAATAAAGTAAAACATTTGATCGTATCACCCGATTGTTTTAAGCAATCACTTATGCTATTACAGACCCCAAAATCAAAAGAAATTAAAAAATATTATATTGAATTAGAACGGATATTTAAATTTTATTTAGAATACCAGAATGAATATAGAAAAGCGGAATTAGAAAATAAAAATAAAGAATTAGAAAATAAAGATTTAGAAAGTAAAAAAAAAGTTGAAATTACATTAAGAGATAGCTTTAATAAAAGATGTATAGTATATTTAATTAAAGTAAAAATAGATGATGGGATTATATATAAATTTGGATATACTGATGATATAGTAACTAGATTGAGAACTCATAAAAATCAAATTAATGATGATATAGAACTTATATATTGCATTGAAAGTAAAGATAATAAAATGTTGGAAAAATTATTAATAGATTACTTAGAACAATATAAGTTTAGAATAAAAAGAACAATTAATGATAAACAACAAACAGAATTATTAAAAGTGAACGATATAGAAATGATTAAAAATAAATTAATAGAATTAAATAACGATGTTGAAAATGAAAAACTTCTAATTATAAAATTAAAAAATAAAATTATAGATTTAGAAAATGAAAATGTAAATCTAAAGAAACAATTATTATTAAAAGATGATGAAATAGTAAATAAACTAAAAAATAAAATAGAAAAATTAGAAAAAGAAATATTAGATTATAAATTAAATGAAACTAAGAATAATAAACCATTTATTGAAACTAAAGATATTGTAACAGATAGAATACATAAAAAACGAGAAGTAGATAAAATAGATCCTACGACATTAAAAATAATAGAAACTTATGAAAGTATAAATTCTATTATAACAGCAAATCCTGAATATGGTTATAATAGTATATATAGAAGTATAAAAAATAATAATGTGTATAAAAATTTTAGATGGAATTATACTGGCGAGCAAATAAATCCAACAAATAAAATAATTTTAGAAGCAAAAAAGATAGAAAGAGTAATTCAATTAGATAAAAATAAACAATTTGTAAAAATATACAAAACAAAATCTGAATTATGCAAATTATTACATATAGGATTTGTAAAATTAAATAAATACATTGAAGAAGAAAAAATATTAAATGAGTTCTATTATGTAAATGAATCATCTTATAATGAAAACATACCAGACAATGAAAAATACGAGATTTTTAGTAATAAAACAATAAGAGAAACAAATATTGAAACAAATGAGATTATTATTTATAAATCTATGAAAGAATTATATGAAAAACGTGGTATAGCTCGTTGTACGCTAAGAAAATATATAAAAAATAATCGCATATGTGATAAATATAAATGGGAATATGTGAATAAAATTTAAAATAAAACAAACTTTTTTGAACAGAGAGTTACTGAGTATTCAAAAGCAAATGCAACTGCTTCTATTGAAGAAACATCATTATCATTAGATGAAGATTTTTAAGTAATTTTATCAACTATAACATAAGCCATATATTCATAGGGATGTTCATATTCAGATGAATTATTTGTATATTCTAAATTATTATTCACAATTTTACATTCTAAAATAAAATTACCTTTATATATAAATGCATCAGTATCTGGATTATCTAAATGATTAATATCTTTTTTTTTAATTTTTTCAAATTCAAAATAGTTTAAAAAGGTATTAATATCATTTGGAAATAATTTTTGATAAATATGTATTCGCTCGTGAATTAAAGTTTTATATAAATCTTTATCATAAATATTTTTATAGTTCAATACAATAATTTTATTTCGAGTATGTGGATATCCTAATTCATAATTTTCTCCAATACTACATCCAATAATCCATGGAAAATTATGAATTTTATTATAATTAAAACCAATAAAATGTTTATTTTTTAATTTGCCATGTGCTTTATAAATAGCATTTGTTATTATTTGTTTTTCTTTTTTATTTACTGTATATAAATGTTTATCTATACATTGTAAATATTTATTTATATCATTTATATTTCTAAATTCTAAATTTGGTTTTGATAAATTTTTATAAAAGTTATCTTCATCCTTTATTAGTATTTTTGATAATTCTTCACTATTTAAATATATTATATTCAATGTTGGTAATGAAATATAATATATTAATAAGAATATTCCGAGTATAAATAATAATAAGGTCATAAATATTTCTATTTTTAATACTATACTATAATATAAAAAAAATAAAATTATTCTTTTATAAATTCACTCCAATTCTCATTCTTATATTTAATTGGCTGGTCAGGCCAAAATATTTTAAATAGTTTAATTTCAGATTCTTGAAGACTTGGATTAATTTCAGATTCTATTATATTTTTTTTAGATTTATTAATTCTATATTTGCGCTTTTGTGTATTAATATTTGCACGATTAAAATTAAACTTTTCCATAGTTAATTAGAATTTATTAGTTATACTTAAACTATTCTATAATTCAATTTTAAAAATTAGAATTAACAATATCTGGCATAAATCCATTATTTAATATACATTCTTCATTACGATATTTTAAATATTCTTGTAGTTTTTCATCAAATGTAAATTTAATTTCGCGATCATGTTTATTTTGTTTTATATTAAAATCTATATACATCTGTGATAGTTTTTTATTAATAATTGGTTGCAATTCTTCAGCGCTATTTTTATTAATAATTAGTTGTGTATTTAAAAATTTAACAAATTCAATATAATTTTTATTTTTAAAACGCTGATTAAGAATTAATAAATGATCTAATATACTAGTTAATATAGTATGATAATCTACAGATTTCCAAGTTATTTTTTTAGTATTTTGGTCAATTTCTAAAATTAAATTCTCATAAACTGATTTTTTTAAAGCTGGAAATACTAATAAAATTTTTAAATTATGATTTTCTTCTATTCCAATATTAAAATGTAATTTTTCTAAAATATTAATTACTTCATTAAATAGTAATAATGTTTTATCATTAATAGTTAAATATTTATTATCTAAAGTATCTAGATATATATTCCCAATGTCATTAATAATCCCGCGGCCAATATATGACATATCTGTATTAACAAAAGAATTAGTATTTAATGTTAAATGAATAATATTTTGAATATTATTATCTCCATTTTGAACATTATTATAATCTCCATTAATATGAATATTATAATTAGTAATATGTTTTTTAGTTTTTTCATGTCTTTGCTGTTCTGCATTACATTTAAAATTAACATTACATAAATCACATTTTAGATCATATTTTTCTTTATCGCAAGGAGTTTTGCGCTGTTGATGTGTTTGTAATTTAGAAGGTGTTGGGAAGGTTTTTGAACATTTATTACATGTATACATTATGCATATATTCTATTTTATATATTAACTTTAAATATGAAAAAATATTTTAATTAGCTGTTCTTCATATTTAAAGTTAATATATTTTTATACTCAAAATATACATTTATATTAAAAAAAACTATCATCTGACTAAATGTATGAAAAATCATTTTTCAGGTTATTGGTTTATAAGTCATTTAACAAGCGTTAAATGTTTTTTATAACTTTAATTATGAAAAAAATCATTTAATTAGATGAGATTTCATATTTAAAGTTTTTATTTTTAAGTATAAATTGTACATTTATACTTAAAAAAGATATTTGTCTGACTAAATGTATGAAAAATCATTTTTCAGGTTATTAGTTTTTAGAATCAAAAAAAATATAATCATTATTTATAAATTATTTATAAAATTAGATATCATATTATCTTTTAAAAAATCACCATAAATAATATTATTTTCATCATATAATTGTAAACTTCCAGTTAATGGCGATAATAAACAAGTAAAATTTTTATTATTCCAAATTGTATTTTTAACATTTATATTATTAGAAAATGATATTTTAAATTTTAAAATGCCATTATCTTTAGTTATATTCTCCTCATCAATATATATATTATATTTATCATTTGAAATAATTTTATTATTAATAATAATAACTAAATCAGCTGAATAAGAATTGAAATCTATATATAATGTCATCTTATCAATTTCAGATTCTTTATTAAAATCATCAATTGAAATCCAATATCCATCAATTGAATTTAATAAATAACTAAATTCATTATTAGTTTTTGTACAAATATTATAGCCATTTGTACATGCATATTGTTCATTAACAAAAATAATATAACTAATTAGTAATAGAATTATTAAAATTAATATAATATTTAGTCCCATATTAATTAATAATTGAATAAAATTTTTTTACTTATTATATAAATATAAATTAAATTAAAATACTATAAATTTTATTTACTATAAATTGTTATAATGGATTCTGATAATATAACAGTTCTCACCCCAAAAGATTTTAATGGTACTACATTACCTAAATATAAAGATAAAATTGTTTTAATAAAATTTTATGCTCCATGGTGTGGTTATTGTAAACGAGCAGAGCCAAATTATAAACAATTAGCAAAAGAATATAAAAATGATCAAAGAGTAGTTATTGCTAAAATTGATTGTGATAAATATGAAGATTTTATTCAAGAATTTAATAAATTTGCCAACGGGCCTAAAGTTCCAGGATATCCAACAATTTTATTATATGTGAAAGGAGTATATAAAGCTACTTATGAAGGTAATCGTGAAGTTGAAGATTATATTGATTTTATTAATCAATATTATTAATTAGAGACCCAATTCATTAATAATATAATTAATATCATCTTTATTGTTTTCAATCAATTGTCTTCCATTAATACTTAAAATTTCTAATGTATTAGTAATAAAACTTAATTGAGGTACTGTTTTTACATTAAATGCATCACATAATAGTACTTTTAAATCTCTTCTTTCATATGGTAATGCTAACCAAGGCATCTGACTATAATATAAATCAAACGATTCTTTATCTTTGTCAGAAGAAATAAATACAATTTCTATACTTTTATTTAAGTTTTTTAATTCAGTATATACTTCAGATAAAATTGGAGTAAATACTTGACAAGGCGGGCAGTATGAACCACTAAAATATAATCCAATAATATTTGAATTATTTAAATCGGTTTTTGGTACATTAACTAATTCACTATTAATTAATTCATCACTTAATAAAGTAAAAGTATCCATAATTATTTATATACTACTGATATATATATATAATCAAAAAAAATATTTATAATGAAATTAATTATTTAAGCAGAACATATTGTACATTCTTCTTCAACAATATTATTTAATAATTCTTGTCTTTTTTTTAATTGTTGTTCTTTTAGAATATTAACATCTACATTAAATTTTACAGCATCTGCTCCTGATTTAGATCGTAAATAATAACATCCTGTTTTTAAACCTTTCTTCCAACAATAAATGTACATAGAAGTTAATTTATTGTTATTAGGATTGCTTATATAACGATTACTACTACTAGATTGGCAGACATATGCCGAACGATCAGCATCCATATCAATTAAATCTTTCTGTTTTAATTCCCAAACTGTCATATAAATTTCTTTAAGTTCTTTTGGAATTTCATCAATATTTTGGACAGAACCATTATTAGCAATAATTTTTTGCTTAAGGTTATCATTCCAAATATTTAATTCTAATAAATCAGTAATTAAATATTTATTAATAATTTGATAAGTTCCGGATAAAGTATTTCTGGTAAACATATTACTTGTAATAGGTTCAAACATTTCATAATTACCCATAATTTGAGAAGTACTTGCAGTGGGCATTAATGCAGTTAATAATGAATTATATAGTCCATATTTAGAAATATTCATTCTTAATTTATCCCAATTCCACATACTACTAGGAGTCACTCCCCATAAATCAAATTGTAGTTGACCATTTGCTGTCATTGATGTAGAATATGTTTTATATGTTCCATATTTTTGTGCTAGTTCACATGATGATTCCACAGAAGCAAAGTAAATTGTTTCAAAAATAAGTTTATTAATTTCTTTAGCTTTGTTAGAAGTAAATGGAATTTTAAACTTAAAGAATACATCAGCAAGACCTTGTACTCCTAATCCTAATGGTCTATTACGACTATCAGAATATTTACCTTCAGAAACAGGATATATATTATTATCAATTACTTGATTTAAGTTTTTAATAATAATTTTAGTAATTTCATATAATTTTTGATAATTATAAATTACAACTCCATTTTTTGTAGTTTCTACAAATTTAGGTAATGAGATACTTGCTAAGTTACAAACACCAATATTATCTTTATCCGTGTAAATGTTTATTTCGGCGCAATTCCCACTAATAATACCATTAAAGATGCCTTTGTGTTCTTTTGGTTCATTAAAACAATAAGTATCATGTAGACCTTCTACTTTTTCAATTGAAGAAATTCTTACAAATTTTCTAGCATCCCTTTGAGGAGGTGTGTTAATATCATTTAATACCCGTTTTGTAGGAATATTTAATTCATTATATAATTTATAAGTATCTAGAACATTAAATAATAATCTATAAGTATCTTTACAATTATATAATTTTAATTTCCCATTGCCTTTATTATCCGGCATCATTTTAAGACCTGCCGGTGTGTTATTTGTTAATTTTGGGGTTAACCCTAAAGTATTACATAATAATTTAACCTTATATAAAAAGTCTTTATGAATAGATGTTATTTGAATACATCTAGCATCTTGATTTTTACAAATTGTACCGTCGGCATCAATAAAGCCTGCAAGCCATAGTAATTTATTATCTAAAGTTGCATTAATAGGTACTTCAAATTTTTTATTAATATCAGAATGTAAAATAATTCTTAATTTATTTTGTCTTTTACTAAATTGATTAGTTCTATTATAATCTAAATATTCTAATAAATTTTGTTTTTCATGGTATAAATCAACAACCGGTGTTTTACGACTACCGTCATTATTTTTGTAATCAGTACCGTCTCCCGAATAGAAACCGTGTGTATAAGGATATTTAAAATCAAATTCTTTATTTCCATCTAAAACTGGAAATTCACATTTAATTAATCTATCATTTGGTTTTAATTCTTGGGCTTCTTTAATAATATGCTTAGTATTTCTAGAACCAGAAACAACATAAAATTTATGATAAGGTGTGCATTTTAATTCACAACCATCATCTGTTGTAATTTTTAATAATTCTTGATTTACATTTGTTTTTCTAACAGGAGAAAGTGAAAATTCAGAACCATTCCAAATTTCAACTTCTTTATTGGCTAAATCCTTAATGGGATAATAGCCATCTTTAGTTAAAATCAATGTATCGCCGTGGACGCATAAATTAGATGATTTAATAGTCCCTAAGTTATTTTGATTACATTTTTGATTAACTTGATCTTTAAACATTAAATATGGGACACCAGATTCCATCTGAATTTCTAAAATCTTTTTCCATAAAACAGTGATATCTACTTGTTTATTATATTTTTTTTCATTTTCATATTTGATATATAATTGTTCAAATTCATCTCCATATTTATCAGCTAATCCTTTTGCAATATTAGGACAAAATAGACTCCAATAAACTACCTGTTTATTATTAATAGCATCTGTTAATCTTTTCATAAATAAATCTGGAATCCACATTGCTAAGAATAAATCTCGAGCACGTAAATATTCATCACCAATTGGTTTTTTTAAGTCTAAGAAATCAAAAATATCTGCATGCCATGGTTCAAGATATACAGCAGTCGAACCTTTTCTTTTACCGCCCCCTTGAGAAACATATAAAGCAGAATCATTATATACCTTTAACATTGGAATAATACCTTCTGATTTTCCATTAGTAGATTTAATTAATGAATTTTTTGCCCGTACTTGACTGCAATGAACACCAATACCGCCACTCCATTTTGAAATTTTAGCAGTATCTGATAATGTTTTGTAGATACCTTCTAAATTGTCACTAATTTCTAATAGGAAACATGATGATAATGATTGTCTAGGAGTACCTCCATTAAATAATGTAGGTGTTGCATGAGTATAGTAATGTTCTGATAGTAATTTATAAGTATTAAAAATATCTTCTAATGTATATTTATCTGTAAAACCATTTTTATCAATTTTATTAAAATGAATACCGATAGACACACGTAAATATAAATGTTGTGGTCTTTCTAAAATTTTTACATTATTATCTGATAAATTATGTTTTAATAAATATGATTTTTTTAATGTTTTAATACCAAAATATGTAAAATTAAAATCTAAATTATAGTTAACTTTGTTTTGAATTAAATCTGAATAATTTTTTGCAAATAAAATTAATTTATCATCAACTAATTGAATTGATTCATCATTTTCATTTTTATAATCATTTAATTCTAAAAGCATTTGATAATAATTTTCATTAGTTTCTTTATGTAAATTACTAATTTCAATTCTTGAAGCTAATGTTCCATAATCTGGATGAACTGTAATCATACTGGCACAAATATTTGCTGAAATATTATCTAATTCTCGAGTTGTAATATTATTAATCATTAATTTAATTGTATTTTGAGCAATTAAACCAACATTAACATGCAAAATAGGTTCCATATTCTTTAAAGAATTTAAACGATTTAAAATACGATTAAAATCTAATGGAACAACTTTATTATGACGATTAATGACATTAAATTCATCTACAATAGTATTGACATTCATTATATTAGCTTAAAATATTTATTTATACTTTACTATAAATAGTTTCAATTTTAATTTTAGAACTAATTAAGATTTATTAAATATATTATATTATCTTTAAATAAAAAAAATAATAGAATGCATTATTTAATGCAAATTATACATTAATTTTAAAAATATTGATATGTATTATCAACATAAATAGAATTAATAATTTTATTTATATAGTTAATAGATTCTTCTAAATTGCTTTCATTAGTTTCTTTATTAAATTTATTATTAATTATAAAATAAGAAGAATTAGTATGGTGTAATGCTAATAAATAATTATTAAAAATTATACCATTTTTAATTTCGTTGTTATGATATCTTTCTTGAATTTCTTCATTTCGTAAATTAATATAATTTCCATTAATTAAAAATACTAAATCTGGTTTTAATAAATTGCTATCATATTGAATAATATTATTAATTGGAATATATTCTAAACTATTATTATATTGAATATTTAGAGACATATCTGTTATAGTATATGCAATATTGCTATATAAATATCTATCACATAATACAATTTTATTTTCATTTAAACTATTTTTAATTAATTCTTCTGATTCTTTTCTATTTTCTGCAAATATCTGAATTTGTTCTTTAATTGATTTAAATTCATATTGATTTTTTAAAAACTTATCAATTATTTTTCCAGTATTTGAGTTTCTATTTGGGAATTTAATATATTGATATTTAATATTCTTATTAGTATAATAGTTAATTAAATTATTAATAATAGTCGTTTTTCCCGAACCATTAATCCCTTCAAATACAACAAATTTACCTCGCATCATATTCATAGTTTCTAAATTATTATTATCCATTTATACAAAATATTCAATTTTAAAAATGTTAACTAATGTATTTAAAATTATGAGTTTACTAGATTATAATAATACAATTTTAAAAGAAAATAATTTATCTAAATATTTATTTAATATTAGTAATTTAAGATTTTTAAATTATTTTAAAAATACTTCTTTAAGTATATATTCTTGTTCATTAAACTCTAATGAAATTATGCTTATTGACAATGAACTAATTTCTATTCTAGAAAATAATTCAGATGCATCATTATCACCAGATAATTCAAGCATATCAAAAGATTCATATTTATCTAATGAATCATTTGAATCTTTTGATTCAAAAATTTCATTTGCATCAGAGTCTAAAGAAGTTTATGTATCTGATATTTCAATTAAATATGATTATGAAGAAGCTAATTCAGATGAATTGTCAGATGAAAATTCAGATAATTTAGATGAATTGTCAGATGAAAATTCAGATAATTTAGATGAATCAATTTTATCTAGAGATTCTAATATATTAGATTATTCTAAAATATCTGAATATTCATATGACTCTGAAAATTCTCTTATATTAGATACTAAAATTTATGAATCTTTTACAAATAAATCGTGTAATCTGGATTATATCGAATACGATTCAGATTCTAAATTTATGGAGTTACAATCTAAAAAATTTCATAATAAACTACCAATAAATAATAATGAATCTAATAATTTAATTTATTATATTTTGAAAGATGATTATGATATCTTTTTTAATTATTTATCTAAATTAGATACAATTAAAATGAGAAATTTACAATTATATAATAAATTAAAAAACAGGGGTTTATATTTAAATTTACATATTATACAAAATGGATTTTTTGAATTATTAGAAATTTATGAAAATAAGTAAATAAACCATTTTAAGTTAAAAAATAAAATTGAATTTTTATTCAAATAATAATTAAAGAATAAGTAATTATTATAATAAGCATATAATAAATATGTCATACAATGATAAAAAGATCGATGAAATTATTATTAAATTAAACCAACTCACCGATGATTTTAATAAATTTAAAAATACTATTGATGATATTATTATTATGAATACTACTTTAGTACAAGAAATTGCTAATCAAATTAATACTAAAATGGATATTTTATGTAATTTAGAAACTAGTTCTACAACTTCATCTAAACCAGCAGCAAAAAAAAATAAAGCTTTATCTAAGCCAGCATTTTTTAAAGATAAAATGAAAGCAAATATTAATGAATTTATCAATGTACTATATACTCAAGAAGAACTTAATGATTTATATAATAATTCAGAAGTAAAAAGTAAAAAAACAGAAACAACTAAAAAAAATAAAATAATTGATTTATTATATTCACTAATTACTAAGGATACTGATAAAAATAAAAAATTAAAAGATTTATTTGATAATTATAAAAAAACTATGGATAACATTTATGATGATGAAGAAACTAAAAATGATGAATAAAATGTTAAAACAATTTATTTTTCTTTTTTGTTACTTCTTGTTTTTCTTGGAATTTTATTAGGTAATACTATTTGATACTTATCAAAAATAAGTTGTAATTTTTCTTTATTTCTAAATATTTCCATATAAAAATTTTTAAATGTTGAAATAGAAATATCAAATTCTTTAGAAATATCTTCTGAAGTAATTGGATAAGCTTTAGATATTCCTAATAAAAATATTAATGATGCAATTTTAGTAGATAATCTTGCATTCGGATTTCCAATTTTTAAGTCATTAATTTTATTTAATAATTCTAATAAGAAAGTTTCATATTTTAAATCTAAATCAATTCTTTTAAGATAAGAATTAATATACTCAATATCAAAATCTTTATTAATAGGTAAATCAATAATTCCTTCCTCTTCTAATTCTCTTAATATTTTATCACCTTTACTTAAATCATTTTCAGAAATGGAATACCATTTTGCTAATTCTTTTGGTTTTCTAATAATTCCTTCTTTTAAACATTCATAATATATTAGTGATCCTAAAATACCTTTTAAAATTTCACCACGATGAATTTTAGAAGTATTTCTTATTTTTTTATATTGATTTAATACATTTGTAATAATATTTTTTGGAATAACAAAATCATTAGATTGATAATTTAATTTATCTAATATTTTTTTTAATGTTGTCTCTTGAATTATACTATATTCAGATGTATTATTTCTTAAAAATTTTTGATATTGAAATGAATTTTTACCTACGTATTTAATTGGAATATGATAATTTTCATTTGTATTATATCCACTCATACTTGGTTCATATTCTAAATTTTCTATAATAACAGTTTTAATAAAACCACAATTTGGACATGTTAATGTATTATTAATATTTGGCTGCATTTGAATATTACAATCTTCACAATTTTTGTATTCATTTTTAGATTCAGTTTCATTTATAATATTATTTTGTAAGATATCAAATAAATTATTAAATTCCTCATCATTGCATAATTCAAAACTATCCATTGTTTATTAATATATAATATCTGAATTCAATTTTTATTTAAATATAAGAATTAACTTTAAATTAAAATAAAATATACAATTAAAATATACCAGAATAATATAATAGATTATTATAAAATAATAATAATATACTATGGTTTTGATAGAATTAGATAATAGTGAGGTGACTGATGAATATATATTATATAATCATAATTCTATGAAACTACAAATTCAAAAAGCTTTAGATGTTATTAAAGAATATATTATTAATAATAATTTATTAATAGTTGGGGGAACTGCAATTGACTATGCTCTAAAAGTTAAAAATGATAATTTATATAATGATCTATATCAAGTGCCAGATTTTGATATTATTTCTCCTAATAATGTAGAACATGCTAATAATATTGGTGAAATTTTATGTAATTTAGAATATAAAGATATAAGTATTGTGCCTGCCGTACATCATACAACTGTAAGAGTTCAATTATTAGCATTTACACTATTTGATTCTACATATATCCCAGATTATATTTATAATAAGATTCCTTATTTAGAATATAAAGAATTTAAATTTATAGATCCATCATTTCAAAAAATAAACCAATATTTATCATTGAGTTTATTATTTAAAATAACTGGCCCATCATATAATATTTTAAATAGATTTACTAAGGATGTACAAAGATTAGATTTATTAAATAATTATTATATAGTATCTCCAATTAATGATCTTATTAATTTGCCAACCTCATCATTTTCTATTAATTATAATTTATCAAACATTGAAAATATTAAAATTTTAGATAATGAAAATAAAGAACATATTTTTAAACATCTATCAGATATAAAATCAAAATTTATAAATAAATATCATATTAATAGTAATATTTCTTATTCTATTCAAACAAATTTTATTTTTCATGGAGTTCTTGCTTATCATTTATTATATTCAGAGTTTGATAGAATTTATTCTAAATTATATTCTATATTACCATTAACTAATGAAGATAAAAATTATATTAAATCTCATTATAATAACATAACTATACACAAAAATTATAATATAAATGGAAATAATATAATTTTTGATTTATATCAAAATACAGATTTATGTTTTATAAATACCAATAATATTGATTCAAATAATAGTATTGATGAATTTTTAAATAAATTAAAATCTATATATTCTAATATTAAATATAAAAAAATGGAAAATATTATAGATTTACGCCCTAAACATGTTGATGGTAATTTTACATTTGATAAACAAGATTTTACGTTTAAAATTTTTGATTTATATGGCGATTTATTAGGTATTAATTTAATTTATATCCACACAATAAACAAATATTTACCAATATCTACATATACATATAATTTAATGTATTTTTTAACAAATTATTATTTAGAAGAAAATGAAATTATAAAAAATATAAATTTACATTATTATGTTTCATTATATTCAATTATCAATATAATACAATATATGTATTATAAATACCCAGATCAATATAATAAATCTGAAAATTTTACACATTCATGTTTTAATTATTCTATAAATATAAGTGAATCTAAAAATTATCCAGATAATTATTATTATTATTTATTAAATTTTAAAAATTTAGTAACTAATAATAAAAATTTAGATTTATTACCACCTAAAAATTATATTGGATATCCTAATTGTAAAATAAAAAATATATTTGACAAAAAAAAATCAAATTATTATAAAGAAACACAACAAGAAATTACAAACTTAGGGGTTTCTAATATTACTTTAAATTATGAAATTGTAAATAATTTTAAGTAGTAGTTTTCTTTTTACGTACATATTTTTTTTTTGGAGCGGCAACAGGTTCAGCAACAGGTTCAGCAACAGGTTCAGCAACAGGCTCAACAATAGGTTCAGCAACTATAGGTTCAGCTACTGGTTCAGCAACTGGTTCAGCTACTGGTTCAGCAACTGGTTTAGCCACTGGTTCAGCGACTGGTTCAACCATAGGTTCAGCTATTGGTTCAGCTACTGGTTCAGCAACTAGTTCATCAACTGATTCGGCCACTGGTTCAGCTACTGGTTCAGCCACTGGTTCGGCAACTGGTTCATCAACTGGTTCAGCGACTGGTTCGGCCACTAGTTCAGCTACTGGTTCAGCAACTGGCTCAGCAACTGGTTCATCGACTGGTTCAGCAACTGGTTCAGCAACTTGTTCAGCTACTGGTTCAGCAACTGGTTCAGCAACTAGTTCAGCAACTGGCTCAGCAACAGGCTCAGCAACAGGCTCAGCAACTTGTTCAGCTACTGGTTCAGCAACAGGCTCAGCAACAGGTTCAGCAACTGGTTTAGCAACTGGTTCAGCTACTGGTTCAGCTACTTGTTCAGTAATAGGTTCGTCACTAATATTAAGTATAGATTGATAAGGATGAATTATTATTAAATCAGGAGTAGTATTTGTAATTATAATAGATATATTATTAATATTTGAATATTCGAGAGAACTATTTAATTCTAATTTATTTACTAATTCATCATCTAATTTAATATAAAATTTTTTGTTTAAATTTTTTTTAAAATAAAATCCATGACAAAATTCATATTTAGAATTTGGTAAAATATTAATTTTATAATTTTTAGATAAATTATATAAATTATTATTTTTAATATTTGGAGTTATTACAGATTGATCATCTAATGGCATATAACTAATCATTTTAATTAATAAAATTTAATATTATTTTTTGTAACAGTAGTTATATTATATTAATTAGAAAATTGTTTTTAAAATCTATTATATTTAGACAAATAAATAAAAAAATAAAAATTTAATAATAGTTAATTAATTTTCTTTATAGATCATTTAATTGATTTGAAATATCAACTAAATTATTAGTAATAAATTCTTCATTAATACAAACTGTATTATAACTACTTCCGTATTTTGGCATTTGTCCAACCATAAGAGGGGCACTTAAGCCAGAAGAGCATGTGGATTCTAATGAATTAATTGCAGCATTCTCTAATCCTTGAATTGGATGACTAAAAGCTAAATTTAATAAAATATTATTAGATTCTCGTTCTTCAATACCTGATTTATCAATTGCTGATATTTGACCAGTGTATGTCATAGAATCTGCATATGTCATATAATGTTTATTATCAGCAGCTGGCATCATATTCATTAATTCAATAATGATTTTATTTCTGGCGGCCTCCACTCCTAATAATTCATAAATTTCTAATACACTATCAGATTGTGATAAATATGGATCAATATAAGAATTTTGAAAAATTTCTTCAAGATTAGTACCATCAGTATAAATAACAAATTCATTATTTTTTTCAATTGAATCATCTTCTTTAATAATAGTTCTTGCTATTTTACTATTAGTATTAGTAGAATAAATATTATCAATACCTCGTAAAATACTAGTTAATAATGAATCATTAATAAATGTTTCTAAATGTTCAAGTGTAATATCCCCACTTTTTTTAAAATATTGATATCTAATATATAATCGAATAAATACATTATCTGCGTTTTCAGCAGTATGTACAATAAATAAGAATGGAAATAATTCTTTTAATTTATAGCATATAGATTCAAATTTCATATTTTTTTCAATCATTTTCTCTTTGTTAAAATCTAATCGAATACACCATTTAATTAAATCATTTGGAAGTTTAACATTTGGATTATGTTTTTCAAATAATTCAATAATTTTTAATTCGTGAAGATAGTTAGGATGAATAATCTGTTTATAATCTTCAAAGAAGATTTGATATCCATTCAAAAATATCTTTAATGGCATCATTTCAATATGATTAGCAATTTCTTGAATTTTAAATTTATTTTGTTTATATTCTTCATTGACATAAAGTAACATACTTGGTGACTTCATTTTAGATGTGTCTTTAGCACCTAATATTTCTTTCATTCTTACTAAAAAGTCAGTTTTTGTTCCAGATGCACCAGTACGATGGTGACTATCTAATACATATTGTGTCATTGGTTCAGAAATAGACTGAGCTGTAATAATACCAATAGGACATCCATAATCAATAAGAGAACGGGTATATGTATTTAAAATTCTGTTAATAATTAAATCTAAAATTGCATAATTTAAATTTAATGAAATAATATTTTTAATATATAAATAAGATCGAATTAAAATTCTAATTAAAGTAAATGAATGTTTAATATGATCAGGAATAATCATTTTTTTAGAATATTGTAACTCATTATAGTGACAATACATGATTTTATTACATAAATCATCAATTTTTTCTAAAATAATTGTAGGATTTAATTTATATTTTTCTTTTTTAATAACATCATTAAAATTATATGTAATATCTTCAATAATTCGATGAATATTGATTGGTAATTTTTTCATATCAGATAATAATTTATTTTTGTTATTTTGTTTTTCAATTTTCAAATAGATCTTTCTGTATAAATTACGATCATCTAATAATTGTTTATATTCATTATCTAAGATTTTTTGAATATTATTATTGTGATATTCAGAAGCAATATCTTTAAACTCACATTTATATTTTTGTTCAAAATCTTTAATTGACATAGTTATTGAATTAAATTTTACATTCTCATTTTTACGAGTATCAATACCATCACTACCATAAATAAATTGAACAATATTTTTATTTTTGACAACCTTTCGAGTATTGTCAATATATAAAGATTCAAGATTTTTAATACTTTTACGGTTTTGTTCACCAGTAATACTTGTTGATAATGCTTTATTAATAATACTATAACGTGCTTCCATAGATTGGAAGATAAACGATAACATATCTACTCCAGATGTGTATGATTCTGTAACAAATCCACGATTTTGTGGACAGTCATCAAATCGTGGATAATATGGACATGTTCTTTCATAATCAAATAATTTATACATACGTTCGCCACCAATTGATGTTTGACCAATAGATGAGCTAATTTGTAATAAATTGGTAAATTTACCTTTTGATCCTGAAGAAATTAATTTAAATAAGTTATTTTCTTCAGTTTTAATATCTTCAAATACGGGTTTCAAGAAATCATCCCCTAAATTAAGTATAGATAATTGTTGTTGTTCATAAAAATCTTTAACTTTCATACCTAATGGTGGAATAATTTTTCCCTGAATTAGATTATTATAAATTTGTTTTGATTCAAATAAGATTGAATCAGTTTGATTATGTACTTTTTCTAATGCTTTTTTGCTAATTGTAATATCATCATAAGTAATAGTACAACCTTTATGCATTAAATAAATAGTAGTCATTTGTTGTAAATTATAAATCATATCAAATGCTATTTCACTACCATATTCATTATGAATAATGTGAAATAATGAACCATCAACACCTTGACCAATTGATTTTTTATCTAAACGACCTTTTTGAAGTTCTCCTCTTGAAATTTCAACTTTAATTTCATTTAAATTATATTTAATAAAATCAGCATAATCTGGATTATAAAATCCAGCTTTTTTGTTAAAATTAATTGGAGGTAATAGTTTACTTACAAGTTCTTTACTATTATATTTATCATTATTAAAGATAAATTTATCGTGATTAATTGTATTTTGACTTAATAGTCGCATAGAATTAAATTTATTAATAAAAATATTTTCTTTAGTAAATTCAAAAATACCAATTAAACCATCATGATATACACCAATAGAAGGTGTTCCATTTTTTAATGAAATTCCCCATCTTTCAACTCCAGATAAATTTTTACATTCATTTCTAGAAAGAATAGTATGTGGAAAGATAATCATCATTGCATCACCGTCAAAATCACCACCATACATAGTATCGGCTACATTAACAGATAACCGCAATGTATCTCCTTTATCCATAATTTTAACTGTATGTCCACTGATAGAACTATATAATAAAGATGGAGCTCGATTCATTGCAACATAATCACCTTCAATAATATCTCGATAAATAATATCACCATCTTCTAAAATAAAATCTTCATTAATTGCGCCAACATAATATTCAGCACTATTTGATTTTTTAATAATTTTAGAACAACCTGGATATTTTTTATCCTTATTCATAAAATAAATCATTAAACGATCTCTGTTATAATATTGAACAGTTTCAGGAATTTGAATATTTTTGGCAATTGAAATCGGAACACCAACCTCATTAATTTTAATACTATTATCACCAGTAATAACTGAACGACCCATATACGTTGTTCGCTTACCTAAAATATTTTTACGAATACGTCCTGATTTTTTTGGAAAACGTGATGAAATTGACATTAATGAACTACCTGTGTTTGTTTGTAATTTATTAATATTACTTGATGGAATATCTTTGATTAAATTATAATAATGCATTTCAATATTATCAAGTTGAATAATGTTTTTAATAATAGATTCTTCATCCAAAACAGATGGAAGTTTATCTAATAAATTAACAATATTTTTTAAAATAGTAGTTAAATCATTATTATTAGATCGGCCACCTTTAATTTTTTTAATATCTGGTCTTATAGTAACTGGCGGAGCCCTGATTACTCTTAATAAAAACTTTTTAGGATGAGATGAAATATCTTTTCCTAAATTAATTACAGTTTGATCAGAAATTTTTGAAAAAATATTTTCAATTTCATTATTATAAATTCGTCGTTCATCTTCATTAGTTCTGATATAAATTTTTAAATGATCTTTTGGATCTTTTTGTACAATTGGATGTTGTGTATTGCAATGGATACATTTAATAATTTTTTGCGTTGATGATCTAGAAAATTTTACATATTCATTAAGTAATTGAGATTTTGGAATATTTAATGCATTCTTAATTTTTAAAATTGGATTACCACATTCAAAACAAATAATTTTTAACCATTTTAATACTTCTTTTTTCAATAAAGGAGATATAACAGGATAAGGTAAATTAATTTTTCCAAAATGTCCACTACATAGCGTCTTATCATGAAAACACGTATGACAGATGTATGAATGATCAGTTGTACCCAATTTTGAATCATATATCCCCTGATTAAATGCTTTGTTATTACGGAATAATTCTTTATTTTTAATTTCTACTACTGATTCAACATCATTTTCTTCTTCATCTAAAATATAGAATTTAACTTTATTTAATTCAGATGTTGGGATAAATTCAGTAGACATTTTCTATTATAATATATAATTTATATTATTTTATTCAATTTTAAATAAATTATATCGTTAGTCAATGTCTTATTTACTAGTAATATATAGTATATTTAATATAAAATTAAATATTTTTATAAATTATTATTTAGACTTTTATAGTATATTCTTATATAAGAAATTCATATAAAAAATGAATTCAATTGTCAACTTCAAATATTCTGATTTAATTAATTCAAATAACCAATTATTAACGATTAAAAAATTATTAACTGCAATTAATTATAATTCAGATAATTTATATATTGATAGATTTTGGAATAGTATTCAGAATAATAAATGGATATATTTAGATAATGAATTAATTTTATGGTTAGAATATAAAGATATAAGACGTGGAAAAGAATTTATAATTCGTTTATTAAAAAGAAATTTTATTGAGAATGATGATTATAAAATACTAGATAATAATGAATTTGATATTAATAATTTTTGCTCCACTGTCATGGTGGAGCAAAATTATGAAGAAGAAAAACGTGGGGCTCATAATAAACAATACATTATAACTTCGCCGGATTGTTTTAAAGAGTTATGTATGCATGTGGGAACTAATAAATCAAAAGAAATTAAAAAATATTATATTGAGTTAGAGAAAGTATTTAAATTTTATTTAGAATACCAGAATGAATATAGAAAATATGAATTAGAAAGTATTATAAATGAACAAAAAGAAATATTAGATTCTACTATTAAAAATACTAAATTAGATAAACATAAAATGCTAATTGAAAAATTTAAAAATAAACAATGTATATATGTAATTGAAGTTAATTTAGAAAATGAATTAAATTTAATTAAAATTGGTTCAACTAAAAATATTTATGATAGCATTTCTGCAATGAATTCATCATATTCATGTGAATGTATTTTATTAGATATTTATGAATGTGAAACTAATTATAGAGATATTGAACAATATATTCTAACAAATAAAGATATAAAAAAAAATTTATATAAAGAAAAAATTAATAATGTAATGCCAAAAGAAATTGTAAAACTTTCAGAATACTTTAACTATGAACAATTAATTAATATTATTAAAGATAGTATTAAAACAAATATTTATTTAACTCCAGTTCAATTATTAGAAAAACAAAAAATGGATTTAGTAAATAGATTATTAGATAACGGTTATAATCCAAATTTATTTGAAAATTTCACAATTAATATTATTACAAAACACGAAGTTGAATTAAAGAATCATAATAATTGTTGTAATCAAAATAAAATTAATACAGATGAAATAATTAATAATTTTTATAAAAATACTATAGAGCCAGTTAATGAACCTGAAATTAAATCAACTAATGAATCAACTAATGAATTAATAAATGAACCAGAAACTGAAAATACAAATAAATTAAGAAATGAATCTGCGACTAAATCAGTAACTGAACCAGAAACTGAAAATAATAATAATTTTTCATTTAAAATAAAAAAGACAAGGGGAAGAAAGATTCAAAAAATTAATCCAAATAATTTAAATGTGGTTGTACAAGTTTATGATAGTATGATACATGTTTTAAGATCTAATGATGGGGTCAAATATTCTAAAGGTTGTATTCAACATGCTATTAAATATAATACATTATATAAAGGTTTTAGATGGTGTTTTGTAGAAAAAAATGAAGACCCAAATATTTCAAAAGCAAAACCGACAGTTAATAAAACAAATAGAATTACAGAACCAATTGTTAAAATGAATGAAAATAAAACAGAAATTATTGATATTTATAATAATCAAGAAGAATGTTTTTTAAATAATGGAATAACTAAAGCTAAATTAAAAGAATTAATTCTAAATAATACATTATTTCATAATATATATTTTTGTAAAATTTCAGACTGTGATTCAGAGATATTACATAAATATAATATTAGTAATACCTTATTTAAAAAACAAACTAAATCAAAATCCATAATTGCTATAAATCCATTAACAAAAGAAGAAATTATATTTAAAACAATTTCAGAAATTCCAATTAAATTAGGTGGTACGAGCTGTTCTATCAATTCAGCAATTAAAAATAAAACTATATATAATGGATATTATTGGAAATTACAAAAATAATTATAATTTATATAAATTATAAATTATATAAATATAAATATAATGTCTTCTTATTATCAACAATCCGGTATAGAATATCAGTCGCAACCATTTCAACAACAAGGAATAGTATATCAAAGACCAGGGCCTAATTATTATCCTGGGTATCAGACAAATTTCAATCAATCACCCAATAATGAAAATTCCTCACAAGGCGGTGGAAATCCATTATTGGGACTTTTAATTTTTGGGGTTCTATGTTTTGTTGTATGGATAACTTTTTTAAAAAAGGATGGTAAATTATCTGATTGGAGTTCATGGTCAGCCTGTACTAAAGACTGTGGGACTGGTAGCCAAACAAGAAAAAGAACTTATATACCACCAGAATATGGGGGTAAAGAAGATCCAAATAAAGATAAATTAACTGAAACACAAGATTGTAATACTCAAGAATGTGTAATCAATGGATCTCTAAGTGACTGGATTCCTACAGGTAATTGTTTACAATCTAGAAATTCAACAGTAGTACAATCATGCGGTTCGGGTGAACAAAAATATACTAGAACATATAATCCACCTAAAAATGGAGGTACTGATGTAAATGCTGCTGAAAAATCAATACTTTCTGTTTGGAAACCGTGTGAAACTGTTCCATGTAATAATCAAGATGGTAAAATGAGTGATTGGGTTCGAGATATGACTGATATAAATTGTTATAAAAAGACTGAAGAAGGTGGGAATAATCAAAATCCAGAAAAAGTATCATGTGGTGAAGGCTATTATAAAGAAACGCGTTATTATAAAGAAAAGACAGGAGCTGGTAAAGAAATAGCCACTGCTGATGATAAATTAAAGGTAACTAGATATAACACAATTAGTTGTGGATTATCAGCATGTCCTCTTCCAATTAATGCAGTTTGTTCAATGTGGAATGATACTTTAACTAAATCTTGTATCGATAACATTTGGAAAAAAAAACAAACAAGAACATATACTCCACCTAAATATGGGGGTAAAGACATAGTAGGTAATTGTAATAATATTACTGAACAATGGATACAGGATGGTGATGGTATTTGTCCATCTGATGGTTCATTTTCTTCAAATTTTGAAGAAAAAACTGAATCAAAATGCACTCCCGAAAAAGGAACTAACCGAACATTTACAACAGTTGCAGAATATAAAATGGCAGTTGGTACAGGTAAAGATAATTCATATATAACTAATAATTTTGCATATAAACTTAATGATATTAAAGCACTTAATATTAATGGAGAACAAACATTTCAAGAATTAACAACAAATATACCGGTTAAATTTACTAGACTTAATGATACAAAACCAGAACTTTATAAATTAACTAAAATAGTTTCATGTGATTATGTGCCTTATTATACAGAAGATGAAATTAAAAATTTCTGGAAAATTTCAACTGGGTGCACTCAAGGAGTAACCTCTGATATACTAAGACAAACCCCACTTGTAACTACCTTTGATACATTAAGAAAAATAGAAAATGCAGAAACAATAAAAAATACATTTAAAGCTAAATATTCTATAGATGTTTTAAAGAATACCGATGATTATGATTTAATTAAACGGTGTTATGGTAATGATGATTATTTAGTAGTAAAAGATAATCGTGATAAAAATAAATTATATATTGGTACTGAAATAAATATTATGAATGGAAATGATAAAGTAGATAGAATGGTATTAAAAAACAATGGATGGAAGTTAATATTTCAAATGGATGGTAATTTAGTAATAAGAGATAATAATAATATCCAAAATTGGGCAAGTAATACATATGGCTGGACTGGTATAAAATTACGAATGCAAAGAGATGGTAATTTAGTGATTTATAATAATTCTGATATAGCAGAATGGAGTTCATCAACTGGTGGATCTGGTGCTAATTATCTTGAATTAAATGATAATGGTTATTTAATGCTAAAAAAAAGTAATGAAGAGATTGTAAAGGTATTGTATCCAGAGTCTTCTTATATATCAAATAGTGGTAAATGGATATATGTTAATGATAATAGTAGAAATAATTGTAAGAGAGATTGGGTCTATTTAAATAAGGATGGATCTCTAAAAGAAAAAACTTTTGCATCAGTTACTACATCTGGAGATTCACATCCATGGTGCCCAACTAATGATAATTCAGTAGGAAATAAAGATAAAAAACCAGCAGAATTAGCAAGTATTCATGGGGTGGATAATATAATACATATAGTAGTTGTAAATTATTTGGCTGAACGTATTTATATTGAACCTCATATATTTAAAAGAATTATAGATGATAATAAGGTAAAAGATAATGATGATCTTTCCGATTTAGGCTGTAATGGAGATGAATATACTGCCGTTAACTCATATGAAGCAAATAATAGATTTAATGAATTAGCAGATTCTAGTGATTATATGGCCAACATATTTAGGAACGAATCTGGTACCAGAGCCCCATATCATTTTTATAGTGATTATGGGGCTTGGCATGATAATGGTAGTAAACTTTATGGCTGTACAAGATTTTATAACTTATATGCAAATGATAGATTCCAATCAGAAAAAGATGCATTAACACAAGATGGATTTAAATCATTTCATAGCGATAACCGAAATCAGAGAAATTGGATAAGAAATAATAGAGGGGGTAGTAAATATGAAACTTATTGGAGAGTATATTATAGAACAGCAAATGATTATGTAGATTATCTAAATAAAAATAAATAGTTGATTATAAAATTGATTTATAAAAATAAAAAAAATAAAGTTAATTAATATAAATTAATACTATTAGTTTTATAAATATGAATAAAATGTCTAATCAAAAATATATTTCATTAGCTGGTATGCGTACCACATTCTGGGGACCTAATGCTTGGAATTTTTTATTTTCATCTATTTTAGGATCTTATCCGGAAAAAATAGATATCAAAAATAAAGAACATTTAAAAATAAAAAAAGAATTTAAAAATTTATTTATGAGTTTAGGTTATGTTATGCCATGTGTATTTTGCAGAGAATCTTATAAAAAATTTATTAAAGATATGCCAATCGATAATAATTTATCAGGGCGTATTAAATTATGTTTTTGGTTATATAAATTAAAAGATAAAGTTAATAAAAAGTTAATAAAACAAGAAACAGAATATTTTAAAAGTGAACATGATAAATTAATTAAAAAATTAAAAGATAAAAAAATTAATAAAACTCAATATAAATGTTTACATGATAAATTAAAAAAAGATATTTTTTATACACAACCATCGCCACCATTTACTGATGTACTAAATCATTATGAACAATTTAGAGCTGGATGTAATAATAAAACTAAAACTTGTAAATAATTTAATTTTGCTTTGGCCATAATGAAGCAGACATATCATTTATATACCACATGCAATTTTTATTATGTTCAAAGGTAAATATTCTTTTATCTTTTATCATATTTGTTTTATTAATAATGGGTTTATTAATATATAAAATTAAACATTCATTATTCTTTATTTTTTCTATTTTAATAGGCAACATATAATATACATCTTTAAATTGACTAATATTATTATAAAAATATTTAATATTGTTTATTTCAGATTCACAATCTAAATTACAATCTAGTTCATTGGTATATAATGAACTATTATTTTTTTGATGTATTAAAGCAATAATATAATTTGTATTGATATTGATAGATTCAATTAAATCTAAAATAAGAATATTAAAAACACATAAATTAAGTAAAATAGCTAATAAAATTATTGATAATGACATTATTATATATTAATAATAATTGATATCTTTTTAAATAATTTTACATTTTAATATTTAATTATTATGTACTTATATAATGCGATGATGAATTACAACCCATTATTAACTCCAATTAATAATGGATTAAATAATACAAATATTTATGAAATTAAATCATTAATTTCACCAGATTGTTTGTTAGACGAATTACCAATTACTCAAAAAGCTTTAGAAAATGTATTATTATATCGAGAGATTATTAAAAATATATTAAATAAAGAAGATCATCGTTTATTAGTTGTGGTTGGCCCATGTTCTATTCATGATACTAAAGCAGCATTAGAATATGCTGTAAAATTAAAAAAATTAAGTATTGAATTACAAGATTCTATTGTGATAGTCATGAGAACTTATTTTGAAAAACCAAGAACTACTATAGGGTGGAAAGGTCTTATTAATGATCCAGATTTAAATGATTCTTTTAATATCAATAAAGGATTAAGAATTGCCAGAAAATTATTAATTGATATTAATGAAATTGGATTACCAACAGCATTAGAATTTTTAGATACTATATCTCCACAATATATATCGGATCTTATTTCATGGGGTGCAATCGGCGCACGTACTACTGAATCACAATTACATAGAGAATTAGTATCAGGATTATCAATGCCTATTGGATTTAAAAATTCGACAACTGGAAATATTAAAATCATTATTGATGCGATTAAATCATCTAGATATTCACATAAATTTTTAGGTATAAATTCAAATGGAATTTCTTCTATTATTAAAACAAGAGGTAATCCATATACACATGCCATATTACGTGGATCGGACCATGGTACTAATTATCATAAAGAATTTATATCTACTTTTTCTCAAATATTAATTGACCATAATATATCTCCTAATATTATGATTGATTGTTCTCATGGAAATTCAAATAAAAGTTATAAAGAACAAATTAAAGTTGTTGATTATTTAATACAATTAATTAATTCAGGTAATAATGATATTATGGGTTTAATGATTGAATCAAATATAAAGGCAGGTAATCAAAAATTAACTAATAATTTAGAATATGGCGTCAGTATTACTGATGAATGTATTGATTGGAGTACAACAGTATTATTATTAAAAAAATTAAAATATGCAGTTCAAAATAATAATGGTAAAAAATATAATTTAATATGGTGGTCTGAAAATTTAAACATTACTTAATAAATTATTAATTTCCTGATTAAAGGATTCTTCATCAGCATCATTTTTTTTCTTAACCTTATTACATAAATTATGTAAAAAATTAGAACCAAATTTAAAATCATCAATATAATCAGCTAAAATATAATATACATTTGGATTTTTATCTTTAATATATACTAACTTTTTATAATTTTTATCTTTTAATTTTAGATCATTAAAAACATAACTAGATAATTTAGTCATTTTATTTTTTTCTTGTTTAGTAAAATTATTTGCAGATCTTTGAAAAAATGCATTACAAACAATTTCAGTTGTAAATATATTGATAAATGCATTTTTCCGCAATCCAGAATCTAATAATTTATCATCTTGAAATGATATCATAAATGTTATTTTATGATGTCTCCCATTCATAAATATTTCTTTAATTTCACTATAGCGACTCCAAATATTTGCATTATATGCACAATCATCAAGAATTAATAAAAAATTTGGATTAATATTAATACATTTAATAATTTTAAATTCAATATCATCAAATCGTTTTTGAGCATCATTATTGGTTATTATTTGAGTTCTATATCTATTAATAACTTTTTTATAAAATTCGGTTAAACTTTTTTTATGAAGATCATCTAATTCTTTTAATTTAATTTTTTTTTCAACTATATTTAAATCATTATTTTGTTGATATTTTGATTTAATATTATAATAACTTTGAACTATTTTATGTTTAATATGTTGATCACTAGTCTGTGCTAATTTATTGTAAATCGCTTCTAATCTTGTAAAATCATTAACCATATTATATAATTTTACAACGGTTTTTTGCCGTTTAAAAATATTTTGTATTAATTCTTCAGTAACATCTGGAAATATTAATTGTGGTGGTATTATATCATCAAATGATCCATTTAAATGATTTGTAGGTGCAATGACTAAAATATTTGGTATGTGGTCTTTTAAAATATATAATATATCTCTCATTATCATTGATTTACCACTTCCACTTGATCCATATAAAATTATACTTTTATTTAAAAAATAAGAATACTCTTTAGAAAATAATGGTATTTCATCACCTTCATCAGTATATAATGAAGTATTTGATGCCATATTAATAAATTTAATACTTTATATTAATTATATGATATTATTTTAAATTATTAATACTTTATTTTTTTATTAATTAAATATTTAATTAATTACTATATATATTATTATTAACTAATGCTTTATAAATTATTTTCTATTGTTTTATTTTTAAATTTTTCTATTATATATGGAAATTCTGATTTAAATCTTATTGTACAAACTGATTTTCATAATAATATTCCAGATGAATTAAATAATGAAGAATTTTTAAATTTTTGGTCTACTTTTTGTAGAAAAGAAATTACAAAAATAAATGATAATTCTTATATTGGAATGAATAATGAGTGTATCTTAACATTAAATGATTTATATTGTTCCGGTTTAAATTCTACAAGACAAAATTGTATTGAATTTTATTATGGACTTACTTCTTATGATAATGATTATGATTTATTAACAGAGTTACAAAGACCAAATAGTAATTCTATTCAAGCATTGCCATTAATTCCATTTGTTTTAGTATTTTATGTTGCACCCGCGGTGATTCAAATAATTGGTGAAATTACATTTAAAATCTTAGAACAAAGAGCATTAGAAAGACAAAATCGAGAATTATATTATTCTAAAATAGTATCTATGAATTATAATAATATTAATATTCAAAGTTCATTAAGAAATAATTTTTGCATTACTAGTGGAGGTTTTAATAGACCAATTTATATGTTAGATTGTAATCAAAATAATGCAAATCAGCTTTTTACATCTGAATTAATTGATTCTAGTAAGTTAATTTATATTATTAAAGATAGAAATGGATTATGCCTAGATGTTGAATATTCAAGAAGATCTAACGGAGCTAATGTATTAACATTTACATGTAATAATAATTCTAATCAATATTGGGTTAAAGATATAGCCAATCGTTTACATCCAATGCATGCATTTGATAAATGTTTAGATATTGCCAGATCATCAATCAATAATAATGCAAATATTATTATTTATAATTGTAATGCGGATGTTAGTAATCAAAAATGGGTATAAGAACAAAAAAATATTTAATTACATTTTTATAATAATGTTAGAATTTTCTGCCAATTTTCTTTATTAATATTTTTTAATTCTAAACCTGAATTTAATATTAAATTTATAGTAGTTTTTAAGATTTTAATTTCTCCTATATTTTTATCATTTTTAGTAATTATAATTTTTTTTTGATCAATAAGTTCTAAATTGTATGATTCACTTAAATCGGATATAATTATATCTAATGTCTCTTTAATATTAGGAGGAAAATTTAAATTATTTGATTGTAGATATAATTGATTATTATTTGATGAATTTAATTCTTTATCTAATCGGTTATATATCTTATTTAGAATATAATTAAAATTATTATCAAAAGTACATAAATTATTATATAATGTTAAAATTGATTTAGTATAACTATCATGAATAGATAAAATTTCTTGTTTAATTTTATTAATAGAGTCTTTTTGATTACTTAAATATTTGATATCATTATAAATTTCAGTATGCTCAATTAACTGTAAATTTGATTTATAATTGGATTTTTTAAATAATAATATTAATGAATAAATAGCTAAATATAAATATTCTTCTTTACATTCTGAAATAAATATTAATATTTCATTATACTCATTAATTTTCCATTCTATTGGATATTTAATATTAACTATTTTAGATTGTAATGAAATAAATATACCCAATTTAATTCCAGTATAATTTAAATCATAATAAAATTTATCAATTTGTTTTTGATCTACTGTATTTTTATAGTTTTTAATTTCAATTAATACATTTTGATTAATTTCTTCTAAGTATAAACACATATCTCCAGAATGCGCTATTCCAGAAGTATCTTCAATATTATAATTTTTTTGTTTAAAGAAGTCATATATTAATTGTTCACCTAATACACCCTTAGTATTATTAGTATTTAGTTGTAATGTTTTATTTTGATGTTCTAATTTAATTTCATTAATTAATAATTTTAAATTATCAAATTTATCATCAAATACATTAATTATAGATTCTTGAATACTTGGTATTTTTTTATTAAACTCATCAAAGCCTAATTTTAATATTTGATTAATAAAAGTATTTTTTTCCATTTCTGGTATATTAACTAAATAATTCAATAATTCGGCATTTGAATCATTAATAATAAAGTTCATTTTACTTATAATTACTTATAATTAGTTATTCAATTTTAAATTAATTTTTTGATATAATCCCCATAACTATTCCATAAATAATAAATAGGAAATTTGAAATCAATATTAATATACAATTATTATATTTAAATAATAAAAAATAACCACTACAGGATAATACTACTATAAGTAGAAATATAATCCATTCTAAATCCATTTTTTAAATAATTTAAATAATAATATCAAATTATTACTATAATATAATAATGAAAAATAATTTAGGAATATTTATATTTAGAAAAGATCTAAGATTATATGATAATCTTGGTTTAATCGAATTATCAAAAAAATGTGAAAAAATTATACCAATTTTTATTTTTGATGATTATCAAATTAATATTACAGAACATAATAAATATTATAGATCTAATAATGCTATTCAATTCATGTGTGAATCATTAATTGATTTAAATAAACAATTAGATAACAAATTAATGTTTTTTAAAGGAGATCCAATAAAAATATTAGAAAAAATTGTTAAAAGTCTTTATAAGGATAATAATATAATTATTGGATTTAATAAAGATTATACAAAATATGCTATTAAAAGAGATAATGATATTATCAAATTACTTAATTATAATAAAATAGAATTAATTACTTGTGAACATGACCATACATTAATTCCATTTGAAAAAATGATTAAATCAGATGGAAGTGCTTATATGGTATATGGATCATTTTATAAAAATGCAATTAAAACTAAAGTAAATAATCCAATTATTAATAAATTTTCAAAATATATTAAACATAATGATTTAGATTTTAATAGAATATCTTTAAATGATTTTAATAAATTATATAAAGAAAACAAACATATAGCACAACATGGTGGGCGTTCATTAGCAATAAAAAAAATGTATAATAATCCAGTTTATAAAAATTATACTCATAAGCGCGATTTATTAGATTTTAATACATATCAAGTATCAGCAGCATTAAATTTTGGATGTATATCAATTAGAGAATTTTATAATATAATTAAAAATAATACAGATATAAAGAAACAATTATATTGGAGAGATTTTTATATATGTATATTGAGATATATACCAAATGCTAATTCTTATTCTTTATTAATTGATAATAGATTTAATAAAGTAAAATGGCCAAATAATTATAAAGAATGGAATTTAATGATGGAATCTAAAACTGGTTATTTAATTATAGATGCAGCAATGCGGGAATTAATAAAAACTGGTTATATAGGAAATAGAATTCGATTAATTTTAGGCACATTTTGGATTAAATATTTATTAATTAATCCATTACATGCAAAATATGGCTCACAGGTAGGATTTAGTAGATATTTAGTAGATTGTAATACAAGTCAAAATAAATTAAATCATCAGTGGTTTACTGATTTAGATTTACCTGGTCGTAGATTTGCTAAACGTGGATGTAATTCATTAACTGGGAGAATGATGAGGATTGATAATGAAGTAATTAAAAAATTTGATCCAGAATGTAATTATATAAAAAAATGGTTACCTGAATTAAAAGATATACCTAATAAAGATTTATATAAATGGAATGAAGTAATTCAAAAAAAATATAAGATTCATATATCTCCAATTTTTGATTGGGAAGCTCGATATCAAGAATATTGTAAATTATTTAAAAATATTAAATAAATATAATTTATAATATAATTATATAATTTAATTTAATAATATACTATCATGGGTTGGGATGGGTCGATGAAGTATTTACTGCAGGATCTAAATCTGCCGATGAATTAGGTTCATATTCTATAAAATTAGCAACTGATTTAGCTCCATATGGTATAAAAAATTTTGATGATTTAGCCAAATTAGGAATTAAAAATTCTAATGAATTATTATCATATATTAAAAATTCTGATATTGGTAAATTAGCATTTAGTAATACACTTAAAAATCCACCAACTTGGTTAAAAAATATAATTCCTCCAAATCTTACGGCAAATTTAACAAAAATGGGTATTAAAAATTTAGATGACGTTGTTCAATTTGGATTTAAAAATGCTGATGATTTAAAAAAACTAGGAGTAAAAATGCTTATGATTTGGTTAAAGTTGGAATTAAAAATGCTGATGATTTAGTTCAACTTGGAGTTAAAAATGCTGATGATTTAGTCAAAGTTGGAATTAAAAATGCTGATGATTTAGCAAAGGTTGGAATTAAAAATGCTGATGATTTTGCTAAATTTGGAATGAAGAGTGCTGATGATTTAACAACAGCTCTTAATAAAGCAAATAGTTTTGGAAAAACTTTAAAAAAAAATTGGAAAACAATACTAGCAGGTGGTGCATTAACAGTTGGAGGTGTTGCATTATTTTCAGAAGGAGGAAGGGAAGCAATTGCAAAACCATTAATTAAAGAAATGGCTAATGTTCTTCAAGAAATATTAGGTACATTATGGGATTCAATACCAGAAGAATTAAAACAATATGCAACATTTTTCTTTTTTATACTAATTGGTTTAATGATAACATCAGTAATTAACTCTATATTTTATGGTAATTTAAAAACTATGATATTAGTCCCAATGTGGTTATTTATATTCTGGACAATAATGTCAGAATGGACATTTAATGAAGATACATAAGATTCATAATTACGTAATTTTGGTTTTATTTTTTTTATAGCATTTATAATATTTATAACCAATATTACAGCATATTAAAAGTATCAAAACTAAAAAGAAATAAAGTAATATTATATAATTATTAGAATCATAAAATTCAAATTTCTTAACGTTAACTGTCGGGTGATTTTCAAAAGGACTACTATTTTCAGGATATATAACTTTTAAAAGACTGCCATCATTATATCTCATCACTAATTTACCATCATTTTGTAAAACTAAAAATGCTTTTTGTTTTGCATTTCCATCAGCAGTCTGTGATGCCCATGTCGGATTATTATTATTATTATAAATAACTAAATTATTATCTGACTGCATTGATAAAAATGCAATATTATTACATGATTGTGCACATTGAGTTAACATAAAATCTGGATTTATAACGCATTCATTATTATTAGCCCAATTAGTACACTCTGATATGGAATATTTATTTATCATAATAGATTTAGTATTTGATGACCATTTTGCATTCGAGCCGTCATATAATACTAAATTATCATCAGTTTGGAAAACTAGTCTCCATAAACCATTATTCGAATATAATGCATGGTTTGTAGAATATAATATGGAACCATTTTCTAAGGTATCGCCAGAATAACATAATTTTCTTGCAAATATATTATTATTTTGTTTTAATTCATTAATAAAATAATTATTATAAAGATTAAAATCTATTGGATCATCTCACTTATTGACATATTGTTTTTCTAGATATGAAAATATTATATGTAGTAAATTTTCATAACAATTATGATCTTTCCATATTTGATTTAATAATTGATATTTGGGATTATTATTAATTATATTACCTCCATTATATAATTTATTACATATATTAGTATGAAAGTTATTAGATCGTTTGGGACACCATGATTTATTATCTCGTAATTTTGTAATATTTGGAATATTTTTTTCAACTATAGAAGTTTTATTTTTTCATATAATGTCCAATTATTCATACATTCTTCATCATAAGGATCCTCAGTATATTTAAATAATTCATTATTTTTTAAATTAAATAGATTATTACTATCACATTTATCTTTTAAAAGATTATTATATAAATTCCAATTAAAACCATAAGTGAAAAAATACTAATATATAAGAAAAAAGAAGTTTTTTTAGGTATTTGAGGGTATGGAATTCTTTGCGGTTTAAGAATTCTTTGTGGAATTTGTTGTGGTTGTTGTATTATAATATTTGGCTGTCGTTGTTGTGATATAGCATTTTGTGGAATTTGTTGTGGTTGTTGTATTAGACCATTTTGCTGTCGTTGTTGTGGTATAGCATTTTGTGGAATTTGTCTAGATTGTAGGGGTGTAACATTTTGTGGAGGTTGCTGTATAGTAAGCTTTTGTAGGGGCGGTTTTTGTGAAACAACATTACCTGATAATAATTGTAGTCTAGGAAATGCATTATACATTATATTATTTATATTTATAAGGTAAAAAAAAATTAAAGTTTTAATAATTTATCTAAATAAAATCTAAATTGAATTGTATTTCTTTTATTATGGAATTGAAAAATACCAATAGTAATATTATTATATCGTAAACAATTACTAGAATTCCAATTATTTAAAGAATTCGATAATGTAAAATTAGTACCAACTAAATAATCTAAATTTTTTTTAGATAATATTTTATAATTTATGACATCATTACCATTACCGGTATCGGTATTTTTTTTAATCCATAATAGATAATCACATGAAAATAAATAAGTATAATAAGTATTAAATAAAAATAATAAATTGTTAGAAATAAAATCTTTTAATTGAGTAAAATCTTGAATAATTATATTTTTCATTTCTTTTATAAATTTGATAAATGTATTAAATGAACATTGACCTAATATTTGTGGACATACTAAATGTCTAGAATTTATATTAGATTTTACAGATAATGTATATTCAATATCATTATTTAATGATTTACATAAAAAATCAACTTTATGATTTGTATTGCCAATATATTGAATACATTTCATATTATAAGTATTTTTAAATTCTTGTTTAATATTATATAATGATTTTGTTAATATATTAATATAAGATGTGTCAATACCATTATGTTTTTGCATATTTAATTTAAAAATTTTACATAATGCATATTCACATGTATTTCCAAAAGCACCATAATTAATTTTATTAATGTTATTTTTATTATAAAAATAACTACTAATTTTATTAACGCTAATTTTTAGGTTATTTGATTTAGTTCTATATAATAATTTATTAATCAATTGTATTTTAGTATTAGATTTATTAATATTATGTTTTGTAATATTTTCATATAAATTAATTAATTCTGATTTAGTAATAGATTTTAATAAGAATCTATTAAGTTTATGAATAATATCTTTTTTTGTAATCTTTTTTTTAATTTTTATATTATGTTTTTTGCATAATTTTTGTAAAATAGAAATTTTTGCTGTTGTTATGTGCCTTGGAATATGCATAATATTTATTTAATTAAATAATTTTTTAATTATAATTTAATTTCTTCTGAATTTTTTAATTCTATTAATTTTTTAAATAATTCAATTGTCGATAATGTGTCGTATTTACAATTATGAAAGTTGTTATCTGAAAACTCATTATTAATATCAAAATAATAACATAATTTAGATAATGATAATGATTGACACTTATTTATTTTTTTTTTAGATTTTAATAATTGAGCTATTTTATATGTATCTAAATAACAAGTATCAAAATATGTATTTATTTCATTTGCCATTAAGATTTTATTATTTATTAACATATCAATATCAAATTTAATATTATGACCAATTATTTGATATTTATTTTCATATTTTTTTAAAAATTTTATAATTTGTGATCTTGCTTCAATTTTAGATATTGCAATTTTATCATGTTCTAATAAATTAATTTTATTTATTTCTAATGCTTTAGTGAATACTAAATAATAATCATGTTTAATTTTTAAATCTAATTCATCTAAGATATTTAATTTCTCATCTAAAATAACAAAATATACGGTTAATACATTACAATTTGGTAATAATCCAGTTGTTTCGCAATCAAATGCTAAATACGACATTATTAAATTAATAATTATTATTAATAGTAATATTAAATTAGAAATTTAAATATATAAATTTAAATATTCTAAATTATCTTTATTTATATCAGTCGAATCTAATAGAATATTTATATGTTTTTTTTGTAGTGTGATGGGTAATTTATTATAATATTTATATAATGTATGATATTTTAATGTAATGATATTATTATCAGGGTCTGATAATAGTAAAGTATTTAATCTAGAAATAATTAAATGAATATTATTTTTAATACTACGCATACCTGAATCATTGGATAAATTTACAATTTCTTCAATTATTTCTTTAGATATAATAATATCATTATTAGTTAAATTAAATTCTTTAAGAATAGTATTAATTAAATGTTTTGTAGTTATATGAATTTTTTCTTGCTTAGTATAATTATTAATTTTAATTTTATATAATCGATCAGCTAAAATAGAATCAACTAATTCCGGATTATTATATGTAAATATAAATAAAGCACGTGACAAATCTAATTCAATTCCTGAAAAGTATTCATCCCCATTAAATTTATTATTGGTTGTTAAATCAATTAAATGAATTAAAAATCCAGTAATATCAGAACCATGATAACTTTGAGAAATTTTATCAATTTCATCAAAGAAAATAATTGGATTCATTACCTTACTCTCAATTAACCCATCGATTATTTTACCTTGTTTACTACCTATATATGTAAAATTATGGCCCTTTAATGATTGAACATCTGTATTTCCACCTAATGAAATTCTAATTAATGGTCTATCTAATGCTTCTGAAATTGATTCTACAAAATGTGTTTTCCCGATTCCTTTATTTCCATATAAGCCAATTGCATTAATTTGAGAATTAGGATTTCTTATTAATTGAGCAATTATATTAATAATTTGATCCTTTGGATAATCTAAGAATGATAAATTTTTGTCTAATAATTGTCTAATATGAATCAAGTAATCTTTAATTTCCGATAAATTTGAATTATTTGTAATTTGATTAGTATGATATTTATTAAATGGAATTGTTAATAATGTATTTAACCATGTTTTATATTTAGATAATTCTTCAGAGGATTGGTCATTATAACTTTCAATAATTCTCATATATTTATATGCAATAACTTTATTATTAAAATTCATTTCTGATTTTAAAATTCGATTTTTATATGATAAAGATAAAATCTCAGAATTATCTTTATCTAATACATTACTTATTTTATTATCTAAACTTAATAATTCATCAGAATTACTATAATATAATAATTCTTTTAATTCCTTAATATAAAAGTTATAATCATTAGTTAATACATCAGAATTCATTATTAGATATATTTTTTCTAAAATTTTTAATTTAATATTGTTAGGAATATCTTTTTGTAATATATTATCAATTTCAATGTCATTTAAAATATAATTTGATCGTAAAAAATCTAATTTTTCATTTAAAGTTTCAATAGTTTTAATACTATATTTAGATTTAATCGATTTAAGATTATAGTTATCGGGGTATAAATTAAAAAAGTTTCCATTTAATATTGAACTAATATTATTATCAAAATTTTTTAAAATGGTATCGTTAGGATTTAAAATATTAGATTCTGATTTAACTACTTCAGAACCACTTATTTCAGATTCCAATTCTGACTCAGAATCTGATTCTATACTTGATTCTGTATTAGATTCAGGGTCGGAATCTGATTCGAAGTCAGAACTAGACTCAGAATTAGACTCTGATATAGACTCTGAATCAACTTCTGATTCAGAATGGGATTCCTTAATACCAGAATCTTCATACTTAGAACTAAAATTATTTGAATTATGTTTGTTTAAATCATTTAAATTAGGGATTTTATTGGCTCTAATTTCTTTTTTAATGTTACGGTACTCATCATGAGTATTTAATATTTCTAATAATTTTCTTTTTTGATTTCGTGTTAACATTGCTTGAAATTAAATATATTTATTTATAATATCGTATAATTTTTAAATGATAATATAATTTTTAGTTTTTTTTAAATCCTGATTTTAATTGATTTTGATAATCAACTGACCATTTATTCTTTCCTAATTTAAATATATATATATTGTTAAAAAATCCATAACCCAATCGTTGCTAGGAACATATTGTACATTATTTAAAAAATTAATAATTTTATCATCTGGATATGCTTTAAATATATTATTATCATTATTAAAAATTACTAAAAATCCAGAAGGAATTAATTGTACTTTAGGGATATATGTAAATTTCCCACCTGTATCTGATGACCATTGAACTGGATTATATCGACCCTTTTCATTATCTTGGTGCAATCCTTCTCTCCATAATACTAAATTACCATCTTTTGTTTTTAATTGTAAATTAGGGTTGGGATTGGGAGCTAGGGCATATGCATCATTACTACGTGTCCACCATATTGCTTTTCTAGTTGGAGTATAATATAATACAAAATTTCCATCACTCTGAACTATTAATGCATAATCACCATTAATCCAACTAAATTCTTGAGTATATATCATGCCAGGAATAATATATGTACTAGGAGAACATAGTTCATGACCACCATATAAAATAAATCCATAACCACTTGCATAACTTTTATATGCATCTAAATTAGTAGTATCTAAATATATAGGATTTAAACATTTAATAATTTGATCATCAGATGCTTTAATAACAAAAAATCCTTGATTTATTAATTCACCATATGCGCCAGGATTTCCAGAAGTTCCACTTTCCCATAATTGATTATTATTACTATCATAAATTATTAAATTACCATCTGGTTTCATATAAACTTTATTTGTGTTATTATTACCATTACTATAATTCCAATATGGAGTATTCTGATATTTTGATTCGCTATTATAATTTTCATAAATTGCTAAAGTAAAATTATTTTTATATATTTCCATTCTACATACTCCCCTAGGTGTTCTCATATAATATTCATTAGTATATGTAATCCCAGGATAAAGAATATTTAGTTTATAATTAGGATACATACTTTTAGCTGTATAAAATGGAACTTGATCAGATTTATTAACTAATATGTTTTGAACATTTTTATCAAAAGTTATATTTTGATAACAGTCATTAATTGTTTTAATAAATGGATCAAAATCTTTTGTTGTTTGTTTAGTAAAAATTGTTTCCCATTTATATAAATTTAAAATTTCCTTAGCAATATCAAATGATAGTGATTCCAATACTTTTGATAATGTATATTCAGTACCCGTATAATAATCAATAAATTTTTGAGGTAATGGTTTATCAGATTTTATTTCATTTTTTCAATAAGATTCTAAATCTGATTGTGTAAAATTCATAATTAAATTAGTTATACTATATTATTATATAAAAAAATAAAACTCTTATGTTTAATTAATTAATATAAATATATATCATAATATTTAGTTACATTAATATTAAATTTTAGAGTCTGATCATTATTAATAAAATAATTAGTTTTAATTAATTCCAAATTAATTTCAGAATTACTTATAAATTTAGATTGAGTAATGTCTATATTTGATAAATCTTGTGAATTTATAATAATAATAGAATAATTATTTGTTAATATAATTGGAATAATTGGTTTTTTAATAATATACATTTCTAAATTTTCAGATAGTTTACATTTAATATCATAAAATATAATAGATTCATAATTAATAGAATTATTTTTTTGAAATTGTTGGTAAATATCTAACCAATGATTATTATTTTCAAATCCTAATATTTTAACAATCTTATTTTTATTTCTTTTAAATTGATTTTTATTTTTATAATTCATATTTTCAAATTTTTCAATAATATGTTTAATAATAGATGAATCAATAGTATTAATAATTACTAAAATAGAATTACTATTATTAATATTATCTAATTGATTTAATGGCAATTGATTTGATGATAATGAATTTTCATTTTCACCCTTAATATTTACTAATTGTTCCGAACATGTAAAAAATTCTTTAATATTCGATTTTATTATAATTTGATCATTATAATTTTTTTTAATAATTACATATTGATATAAATCTATAAATTCTTTATCTTGTTTAGATAAAGAATTATATATTTTATTATCCTTAAAATTATCTAATAAACAACTAAAGGATTCTGAAATTTCTGTTGTAAATTCATTATCATTAAATACATTAGTAATATATTCTATATTCATTAAATATTCAGTATAATATGTTTGTTTACTAAATGGTAATAATACATCAATTTTTTGACCAGTATTGGTAAGTGATTGTGATGTGTATAATTTTTTAATAGAATATTTTTTATAATCATTTTCATATAAATTCCATTCATTTGATTTTTCTAATAGTTTAAATATTTTTTCTCCATTAAAACATGTAAATATAAATCTTCCATTAGGTTTTAGATAATGATATAATAATTTAATAAGATTCATTAAATTTTCATCATTAGCTATAATATAATGAATAGCAAAATTGCAAATCATTACATCGATAGAATCTTTATTAATATTAAATTTATCTAATTTTTTGATAATATCTTTATAATTTGTTATTAAATTAATTTCTTGAGTAAATATTTTCATATTTTTTTGTTGATTAGTTCGTAAATTATATTTACGATTAATTAATTCTAATAATGCATTTTTATCATTATCCAAAAATAATCCATTTTTAAATTCTAAATTATTAACACGCGCTAAATCTTGACCTTTTCCAGATGCTAAATCAATTATCCATTCAGTATTATTTTTATCAGATAATTTTGGATTAATAATAGTTTCTAATAAATATGATTTAACATATGAATTATATGATCGAACTGATTTATAAATTTGATTATCATCAATTAAGAAATAATTGGCATTGTCTTGTAGAAGCATATCAAATGTTAGAGGATTTTTAATATTATTCCATATTAATTCCGCAATTTTATAATAATTACCAAAATATTCTCCTCTTTTTAATTCAACTGTTCTGTCAGTTCTTATTTTCTTTAATTGCCATTTATTATCAATATAATTAAATTCCCCAATTAAATTATCTAAATCAGAATCTTTTGATATAAAAATGTAATTAATAGGACTATCACTAGTCGAAAATTGTATAGGAAAATAACTCTTATTATGAAATTCATCAGGAATTATTTTATTATAATTTACTAAATAAGTCATATTTAATTTATCAAATTCTTGTTTAGAAATTCCTGAAAATAAAATATAAATAACTTCATTTGCTTTAATATTTAATGAATTATATGGTATATTTGAATATAAATTTTTAGGTAATTGTTTAATATAAAAGTCAATGGTAACTTCTTCAATAGGTTTCCATTTATATCCAATCATATTATTATAATTAGAATTGATTTTGTATTTATAATTAGAGTTAATAACATCTGATGATGGTGTAAATATTAAGCCATCAATATGATAATTATTACTATTTCGTTTTTTATTATAAAAATTAGTTAATTCTGTTTTATAATTATCAGTTAATTTGATAAAATCTTTACATAATACATTTAATAAATTTTTAATTTTATTAAATCCCTGTTTAATTATTGGTAATCTTTTTTCAAATGGTAATTGAGCAATTGATTTATTATCAAGTGCTATAATATCAAATAAATATAAATATATATCTTTTTGCGAAATACTATCCTGGTCTTTTAATGAATCAGGTATAATAAATTCTGAATCTAAAATAGTAAAATTATTATTTTTAATATGATCATTATATTCTGAGATTTGATATACTTTATTAGTAATTAATTTAATATTTATTAAATCATCATCTTGATTTAATATAATAATACAACGCTGACCATCAATTTTATCAGTAATATAATAAGAAGAAATTTGTGGTTGAATATTTTTTGCATATATCTCTGAATTCATTTCAATTACATTATTTAATAATTTTTTTAATCCTGATTTTTCTTTAAAATTATCTAAATATAATTTATTAGTAATTATAAATTGCGCAATTAAATATATATATTGTTGGTAATTAAAATTTGATGATGATTTATTAGAACCAAATAATGATTCAACAAATGTAATAGTATCTTGAATATCTTGATTTTCTAATTTACTATTTCCATTTGTTAATGTATAATGCTCATTTAAAAATTCAGTTTCTAAAATTAATTCATCAAATAAATCATAATTCAAATCTTCAGTAATATTACTTAACTTAAAAGATTTAAAAATTCTATTTTTTAAATCTTTTAAATTATTTTGTTTTAAATTAACGTTATGTATAAGATCTAAATCTATACGAAAATTAGAATCTTTTAATAAGAAACTTAATCTTAGTTTAATATTAATTAATTTAATATCTGTAAGTTTTAATTTTTTAAATTCTGATTCATTTATAGAAATTTCATTTTTTAATTTTATATTATATTTTTTAATAACTTGGGAATTAATTTTCCCATTGTATGTTTTACTTAATGATTTTTTTTGTAAATATATATCTTTATTTAGATTAATACTATCTTTAAATTGTTTAGTTAATCGAATATTGTTATCATAATAAATATTAATATATTCATGAATTATAATATTAGAACTTAAAGATTTTAATTTATTAAATAAATTAGTATATAAATCTTTATTTTTGACTAAATGGAAAGATATTTCTAATTCAATATTTTCGTTAGAATTAGCTGATAAACCATTATGTTCATTATATTTATTTACAATATTATTTAACACTTCCATGTTTAATACTATTCTTCTTTATTATAAGTATATTATATTTATTATTAAATTCAATTTTAATTACAAATAAATCAATATTTTTTTTAAATTGTTTTAAATGCTAATAAACAGTTTTTTCTATGGGATATAATATCTTTGTCTAATCTATAATCATAACAATTATTACAATCTTTACAGTACAGTTTAAATTTAAGATGACATGTATGACATTTTTCACAATGCTCTATTAAATTTCCATTAATATGTAGCAAATCACAAATAGTGCAATATGTTAATGAATTATGATCATCATCTGGTTTAATATTACTAGTATCTATATTATATAATTGATTAATTTTATTATTTTTTGTTGATTTTAAAAAAAATCTACCAAGCGGTAAAAATAAATTTGATAATTTCATTATTGTAATTACATATATTAAATTAGTTATTTAACATAATATTACAATATTATAATAATTATATTTTTTAAAATTGAATTAAATTTTTTAAAAATATATTAAACGTTTAGAGCCAATATCATGTCCAATTTATTAATTCAATTTCAAGATATTTTTAATCAATTAAAATTTACAATCCCTTTAGATATATATGATAATTCTTTATATAATAAAAATAGACGAGCTATTATATTATTAATTGCTAGTATTTTAGAAAAAAATAAAAAATTTAAATTAAAACATAAAGAGATTCAATCTAATATTATTATTAATATTGAATTATCATGTTATAATCAAACAATTATTAAGGCTGATGAATTATTAATTTATCAATCTTGGGATAATGAAAAATTTACATATTTATATTATTTAAATTGTAATAAAATTACAAAAAATTTAGATATTGAGTCAGAAGTTAATTCATCTTATTTAATTAATAAGATACTTCAAAATAATATAAATATTAATAATATTGCATTTATGAGTTCAGATGAATTATGTCCAGATAAATCACAAAATATTAAAGATACAATAAATTTACGAACAAATCAACAAATTAAAATTAAAACAAGTACATTATATCAATGTAGAAATTGTAAAAAAAGGGAAGTTAAAATTCAAGAATATCAAGGACGTTCACTTGATGAGGGAAGTAATTTGAGTTTAACTTGTCTATTTTGTAATTTTAATTGGGTAATTAGTTAAATTTTATCAAGCTTTTGGCGTTTAACAATTGTATTATCTAATTCATTTTTAAGTTTACGTTTACCATCTTCCTTATGATCATAAGTACAATTATGCTCTTCTGGATATCTATGAATATGACAAAAAATATTATTACATTTGCATTTAAATTCCATCATAATTAATTTTTTTAAACATATAAAACATCTTAAAATCTTTACCTTTTTTTTTTAGAATTCATTAATAATCAATTAAAAATATAATTATTATTAATATTATAAATGATAAAATTTTTAATTGCAAAATATTATAATTTTGTAAATCAATTATTTTATAAAAATGTAGAAGAATCTTATATTGAAAATCCCAATAAATATATAATTGAGATTAATGATTATAAGGCATTAAATAAACAACATAATCAAAATGATTGTATTAAATGGTTGTATGCTGATACTATAATTTAAATATATTTTAAAATAGAAATTTAAGTATTATAGTATATTAGAAGTATAATATTTTAAAATATGATATTACCAACTATTCAATTAGAATTAAGATTTCATCCAAAAGAAAAAAGTAAATTATCTAAAAAAGATTTTTCAGATTCTCTTTTACCTATTGTTTATTTTAGAAGAGATGAAAAATTGTATTTATATTATGGAAAAAAATATGTATCAATAACATATTATATGTGTTATAAAGAAAATTATGCAATTGGGTTAAATAGTTATTTTCCATCTAGTTCATCTTTAGGATATCATCCTAAAGATGTTGAAATAATTAGAATATTATTTGATTATAATACTTTAATACCAAGTTATGTATATTTTAGTGCTCATGCACAAGAAGGAATTTGGGTAAAATTTACAGATTGTGAATTTAATAATAATAAGTTGATAGTATATGTTGCACTTAATAGCCATGCAGTAAAACCACATGCTGGGCTTTCAGTAAGAATATTTGGATTTGCAAATGATCATTATTCACAAAATGGTAGACATATTTCTCCATTATTAATAGAAGATCCTTCATTTCCATATACAACATTACAAAATGATGAAGTTTTTACTTCATTTACTAGACGATTTTTAATGCCATTTTTTGTAAATAAAAAAGATCAATATAAAGAAGAGCAAAAAAAGAAAGAAATGGAAATGAATAAAAATCTTTAAATTTTTGAATTTATAATTGTTGGATTAAATCCATTTTGTAATTTACATTCTTGTCTTCTATAAGTAACATATTCTTTAACCTTTTCTTCGATATCTTCTTTAATATCACGAGTTTCTTTTTTTTGTTTTTCATTAAAATTAATATACATTTCACTTAATTTTGTTTGAATATATGGTTTTAATTCTTTCGCGGTTTCTGGTATATTAATTAAATATCTTCGTAAAAATACTATAAATCTATCATAATTATCATTTTGATATTTATTGTTTAAAGAATATAAATGAAATAATACTTTATCTATAATATTTTCATAAGTTAAAGAATTCCAAATAATTTCTTTAGTTTCTGAATTAATTTCTAATATTAAATATTCATATACTGTTTTTTTAATTCCAGGAAATATTAATAGAATTTTTAAATTATGATTTTCTTCGATATCTAAATTAAAATGTAAATGTTCTAAAATTTTAATTACTCCATTAAATAAGATTTTAACTTTTTCAGTATCTGGTAAATATTTTTTAGCAATTGTTTCTACATACATAAATTCACCTACTTCTTCGATTAAAGCTTTTCTCATATAACTTGTATCAGTATTTTTAAAAGAATTTACATTTAATGTTAATTGGATAATATTATTAAAGGAATTAATATTTGTTGCATTATCACCAACTTGATTTTGATTACCATGAATTGAAATATTATTAATATGTTTTTTAGTTTTTTCATGTCTTTGTTGTTCGGTGGGGCATTTAAAATTAACTTTACATAGTTTACATTTATATTCTTTTTTAGGTGCATTGCATGGTATTTTTCTATTTTCATGTTCTTTTAATTTAGACTCATATATAAATTCTTTATTACATTTATTGCATTTATACATGTTTATAAATTATATGATTTTTCTGTATTATATGAACTTATATTTCATATATATAAGAAGAATAATAATATTTAAATTTAAATATTATATATTATTAATATGATTTTCTTCAAAATATGACGAAATTCATATTTTAGAGAAATTATAAATAGCTAAAAAAAAATATAACTCAATGTGCTAGTTTAATTTAGTTGATAATTTTGAACATAAAATATATTTTTTTTGATAATTTGTTCACATATTTTTATTTTATTGTTAAGATCAGTATTATTTATGTATTTATATTTATTTAATTTAATATCTTTAATAATTTTTTTTAAATTTAAATTGTATTCATAATAAGTATATAAAAATCCAATTATTAATTCTTGATACTTGATTGGATAATTATATAAATAATTATCATTAATAATATAATTATTAGTTTTTAAAATAGTTAATTGTTGTTTAGATTGATTATTCATTGATGCTTATTGTTATATAATAATAAAAAAATAAAATTCAATTTTAAAACTATTCGTAATCCCGAATAGCTATGAATTTAGCACGTAATGGTATACCATCCTTGCTATATTCATCAAATTTAATAGTTGCCAATTTATTTTTATATAAAGTATCAAAATTTTCTAATGCTAACTTATACATTTTTTTTCGATTAATCAAAGTATCATTTGGGACTGATTTAAATTCTTTACCCAATTCTGTTTTCATAGTAAAAATGATAGCACCCATATCTTTTCCATTGGTACCTTGTTCAAATCCAATAATTGGATATTCTGCATCATATCCCTTTTTACGTTTTAAAAATTGATAACTTCTAATTTCTTTATAACTTGAATATTCATATTTAGCATCTAAATTTTTATAAACAATGCCTTCAAATCCAGCTTCAATATAATCTTTATAATATTTATCTGAACTTTTTTCATTATGAATTTTAATAGTATCTGTTAAAATTAAATAATTAAATGTTTTATGTCGGAATAATTCTTTTAATTTGTCATAGCGCTCAGAAAATGTTAAAGAATGATGCTGTAAATCAACACAATCAAAGATATAAAATTTTAATTTTAATTTTTCTTCATTATTTTCATCTTCTGATCTAACAATACCGGATATCTGTTGTAAAGATAAATTATGATTATATAATTCACCATCTAAAATAATATTAGGTTCATTTTCTAATAATAATTTAATTTCTTCTTTGATAAAATTAAAACCAATAAATTCATTTAATCGTCGAGACAATAATTTAACTTCTGAATTTTCAATTTTACTAATTAAACGAATACCATCTAATTTTGGCTGAATATAACATGGATATTTAATATGCTTTTTATGCTTATCATATACTTGTAAAGCCATTGGAAATATATTATCAGTAGTAATATTAGAAACCTTTAAACTATAACCGGTTTTAATTTTTTTTAGATATAAATTTCGCATATGAATTAATGATTGAGTTAAAATAGATGTTTCATTTGATTTACCAATATTTTTACCTTCTGTAATAATAGTAGGTTCTGTAATAGTTATTTTACCATTAACTTGTCCATATTCTGTATAAATATACATTTTAACTTTTGGATAAGTTGATTTTAATTCATTAAATGTTTCTAAATTTGTTAAACCAGGTGTTAAATTTATTTTATCTTTTTTATTTAATAAAAATGCATAAATTTCCCAGAATCGAATTTTATTAGAATTATTTACTTTACTAAATAATTTGGGAAATTTAATTTTATAATTATTATCAATAGTAAATGGAAATTCTTTTGAATCTAAAAAATTTGAATAAGAACGTTTAGTACTCATTTTAATAATAATATAAATATTTATTATTCAATTTTAAATACAAAAAAAAATACAATCAGTCATTCAGATAATCTGAACATTATTAAGATTATCTGATATTAATAATATGTTCATAATCTTCTAGAGTAGGTTCTCTATTATGTGTATATTTAAATGCTAAATATCTAGAAATAATTTCTAATAGGTCAGCATCAGAAATTTTAAATCGATCAATATGGTTTTTATATTCTCTAATATATGATTTAGATGTAATTGTAATGATATCTTCATAATTAAATGAATGTGGCTTATTTAAAATATTTTGAACTTTGCATTTTAAATTTCCATTTAATTTAATATCTTCAATAGAAACCCAGAATGATTCATTTTGAGGAATGCTAGTTACTTTAATAGCGTCTCCTTTATTAATTTGAATATTATTATAAATGTTATAAATCTTAAACTGTTGATTAGCGATCATATTGTTTTAATTATAATTATATAAAAATATAATTCAATTTTTTTACTATAAATAATTGTCCATTAATATCTAATATATTATAGTTTTAGTAAAGATAATTAAAAAAATAAAATAAGAATATTATAAATTAGTAATAATATTTATACTAAGTTCCTTAGATTGAATTCTACCAATGTATTTATAATTATTTAAATTAATTACATAATAAAAATTATTATTATCATATAAAATATTTAAATTTATAGGATTAGGCGAGTAATAATAATCTTTAATAACATGAGAATTTATTTGATTAAATAATTGATCTTTGTCTTTTATATCTTGAATAAATTTTAATGATGATATTGTGATAGTTGATTTCATATAATATTGGTATAATATTATATTAATACAACTAAAAATAATAAAATTTATGAATAATAATTGTAGTTTATTTTTTTAAAATTGAATTATAATATTTTTATTATATAAAAGATGGAGTGTCAATACATTAAAATTAATAATGAAAATTGCAAATATAAAGCAACTCAAGAGTTTTATGATTCAGAGCTTAAAATAAATAAACATTATTGTACTAGACATTATAATAAATATAATAATCAAAAAACAAATACAGAAAATACTAAAGAAGAATCAAAAAAAGAATCAAAAGAGATTTTAGAACAAATTGATACTAATGAAAGTATTATTATATATAAAAATGTTAATAAAAATTTACTTTTAAAATATCAAGATACTAGTAATAATGATAAAAATTTATTACAATATGAATATCAGTTATTAACTCAAGTATTTACTAATCACAAAAATATTATTAAATACGCTGATTATAAAATACAAAAAAATCAAAATGTCATTTTAAAATTAGATTATATACCAATTTCATATGATGAATTAAAAACATATAATTTAACAGATAGTCAAATTAAAAATATAGGTCTTCAATTAATTAATGTTATGAAATATATACATTCTAAAAAATATTTATACATTAATTTAAATCCATCAAATATTAGATTTATTATAGAAAATGAAAAGATAATTGTAAAATTAATAAACTTTGATTCATGTATTAAATTTATTAATAATAATTCTCAATTTATTAATAATTATCAATTATTAGAGAGACAAGGTCATATACATTATAGCTCACGTAATATTAATTTAGGATATCGTGGCGTTAGATTAGATGATATTGAAAGTATTTTATATATATTATTGGATTTACTTAATAATAAAGAATTTGATAAAATTAAAACATTAAAACAAATAGGAAGAATTCTTAATATAAAAAATAAAATTTTAAAAAATAAAACAGATAAAGATTATATAAATAATTTTATAGATTTAATCAATGATTTAATATCAAATGAGGATATAAATAAAGAGTTATCTAATCGTTCTATTAATTACTTAAAATTTACTAAAGTATTTTTATAATTTATTAGCGCAAATATTCAACATTATTGAGTAACTCGCTATTATTATATTTTTTATAATTATTATTAATTAATTTACGTTCACGAAAAGATCCATTATCTGAATTATCTACATTTCTACTGTATAGTCCTTTTTCATAATATGGTATTTTATTATATGATCGTGGATATTGTAAATTTATATTATATTTATCATTATAATTATTAAAAGTTACATAATTATAATCATCTGCTAAAATATCGTCATTTTTTTTTATATTTAATTTATATTCGTAGATATGCTTATATGGGTTATTATCAATTTCATGCTGCATAAAATCTGTAGTTTGAAGTAATTTAAACCGATAATATGATATAAATAAAGAATTAAAATATCTTAATTGTTCATTTAAATCATTAAAATCAATAGTGTTTTTTGAAAATTTATCTAAAGATCCAGAATCTACCCATAATTTTATATATTGTTGAACTTGATTTTTAACTTTATTAAATTTTGTTTGGTTATTAGGTAAATATAATTCTCTATATAATATTCTAGAAATATTATTGATATTTTCTTCAGAAGTAAATAATTCTTTAATAGTTTTAAAATTTATTTCTTTACTATCAACTTCAGTAGTTAAATTTTTTTGAATAAATGAATTAACGATATCCATGGTTCTCTAATCAAACTATTATAAATTTAAACTAAACTTGCAATTAAAAACGTAATTTAAATAGATTATAATATTTCAAATATTAATTTATTAAAATTAAATAATTATAATGATATAAATTACCAAAATTTTATAGTAGTATTAAATTAATACTACTATAAAAATATTAATTTAATACTAGAATTTGATTATTATTGATGAAAAATTTAATAAAGGTTAAGCAAAATTGTATTAATGACATTATTAATATAATAAAAAAATATAATATATCCTTAGATGAGATAATTACTGCATATATTAATAAATATGAAAATCAATTTAATGAAAATGAAAAATATATTAATAAATTTCAATTTTATAATTTTAATCAATATAATAAATTATTAAAAGAATATATAAATGAATCTAATCAAAAAATATTAACTCAATATCAAATTATTGACGATTATATCATACTCTAAATCAAAAAAAATATAAATATGTAAAAATACAAGAAATAGAAGAATAATCATGTAAATGATTAGACATATACTTTTTTATTTTTTTTAATTCTGTTATATTCATTCATAGTATCCATGTAATTCTCTCTGGCTTCTTCATCTGGCATTTCATCAACATGTAGAAATTGGCAATACTTGTATTGACAATCTAAGTTGTGCATGCATCTTTGAATATGGATTTTTCCACATTCTTTAACATCTTTACAAATAGTACCATTAAATGTATGCTCGCAGTGAGAATCAGGATCAATTGTAAAATCAATGTATAGTTTTTGTTTGTCTTTAATACATTGAATAAATTCTTGAACTGTATAGATGACAAAACGTTCATCCTTTTTCTTCAGTTGTTTTTTAGCATTATTTGTTTTAGCAAATGATTGCTTAACAACTTGTGGTTTTTTAACCATATCAGAACGTGTGTTTTTTGATTTTTTAATTACAGAAACCCAAGAAGTTGAATTATCTTCAGGTTTTTCAGCTTCAGTAACTTCTTCTTTGAGAGCTTGTTCTTCAACTTGCTCATTAGTAGAGTTTTCTTCAGCTGTTTGTTGCTGGTTTTCAATAAAATCAAGTTCAACTGCTTCATCTCCCCATTTAGTCTTCTTGTTATAAGAAGCAGGAAGCTTGGCTTTTGGTTGATTATCAATAAATTCAATTAAATCTTCAAGTGAAACTTTATTAAATTTCATAATTTCATAAATTGTCGCAATAATTTGATTGTTGCACATGATGTCTTGACTTGATATTGTGTTGATGTAAATGATTTGTAATATAATAATTAGGGTATAATAAATTCAATTTTTTTTTTTGAAAAATAATAAAATAATAATTTAATAAATTAGTTTATTATTGGTTATAAACTTATCAAATGCTGTATTTGATAATCTTTTTTGAGACTTATTAGTAATAATATTAGATGGATTATTAATATATTTATAAATAACTTGAACATCTTCAATTGGCATTGACATAGCATTTATAATAGGTTTACTATTCTTTAATTTAGTATTTTCTTCTTGTAATTGTATATTTGATTCTTTTAATTTCAATAACTCTGAAGCTGTTGATTTATTACTATTAGATAATATATCTTTTAATAATTTTAATTCATTTTCTAAATTTTTTTTATCTGATTCTAATTGAGATAATTTGGCATTTGAAATATCTAATTCTGATTTTATTTTAGTAATTGATTGATCTGAAGTATCTTTATATTCTTTTAAATCTTTTTTACATGTAGTTAATAATACTTGACAAGAATTTAAATCTTGTTCACATTTATCAAGTTTTTGTTTACAATCAGTAAGTTGTTTTTCATATTTATCTAATTCCTTTTTATTTTTTTTATCTAATTTTTCTGATTGTAATTGAATTCCATCTTTTAATGTTATATTATCATTTTGTAAAATAGAAATTTCTTGATTTAATCTATCAATTTCTGATTGTTTTGTTTGATTATCTATATCGGTCTGTACTTGTAGATTTGTAATTTGTGATTCTAATGCTGTAACTTTTAATTTAAATTCTTCAATTTGAGCTAATAAACTTTGTAATTCATTATTTTTCATTTGTAATAGCTCTTCCAATTTTTTAATCTCCATTTTGCAAAGTCTTAATTCATTTTCTTTTTGAGTAATTGTACCAACTGATTTTAATAAATTTTGTTCATTTGATTGAGATTTAGATTTTAATTGATTTAATTCTATTTCTTTTTTATTAATAAAATCATTTAGTCTTTTAATTTCATCTCTTAATTCTTTTTCTAATCTATCTTTTATCTCTTTATCACTAATTTTAGAAGACTTTAATAAATTAATAGTTCCTTCTAATTTACTTATTTTTTTAGATAAATTTAATTTTTCAAATTCTAATTTAGTATTTAATAATTTTAAATTAGTTATATCATTATTATATTTATCATTTAGTTCATTTAATTTTGTCTTAATTGATTGAAATTCAGATGAATTATTAGTACGTGTAATAAATTTATTTAAATTGTTTATAAATTTAGTTAATTCATCTTGTTTTTGTTGATATTCTGATTTTAATGTTGATAGTTTTGATTCTAAATCTTGTTTATGTTCTTCTCTTAATTCATCTATTTGTAATTCAATACCATCTTTCATAGTCTGATTATCATTATTTAATTCATCAATTTGTTTAGTTAATTCGTCAATTTTAGATTTTAATTCCGTGTATCTAGAATTATAATTTTGTAAATTTTCTTCTATAACCATGTTCAATCTTTCATTTTCAGATTGCAATACACTTAATAATTTTTTTAATCTTTCGATTTCAGAAGTATCTTTAGATTTATCATTTTGATGGTTTTGAATCATTTCTTCTAATTTCATTTGAATATTTTCTTTAAATTGATTACATTCGGTTAATTGACGTTCAGTATTTAATAATTTAATCTCAATATCTTGTTTTGCTTTATTTAAAGTTTCTAATTGTAATTTATGTTTTTGTTGTGATTTAATTATAGCATCCTTATAATTACGTAATTTAGAATCTGTCTGTAGTTGTTGATTATCTAATTGGTTTTGTGATTTAAGAATACTAGAAGTTAATTGTTCAATTTTTCCTTTTAAATCTTCATTTATTATAGTTAATGTATCTTTGTCTCTTGTTAAAGCTTCTTTAGTAGATGTTAAAGTTTCAATAGTTGATTTTAATGTATTGTTTTCTATTTGAATTTTTGCTAATTTACTTGTTAGTTCTGAAATAGCTGTTTCATATTTAGTATTTGATTCCTGGCTTGATAAATTACTTCTTTCTAATGCTTCTTTATCATTAATTAATTTAGTTATTTGTTTTTTAAGAGTACTTTCTAATTCTAATTTTTCTTGTGAGTTTAATTTTTTTAAACGTTCAACTTCTTTTTCTAATGCAATTTGTATAGTTTTTAATTCTTTAATTTCAGTTAATAATGATGATGCCTTGTTAAAATCTTCTAAATTTGAATTTATACGTTTTTGTTTTTTTAATTCTTCAACTTCTACTATTTTGACTTCTAAATCTTTTTTTATTTGTATTAATTGTTTAGCGCATTCAGATTCTTTAGTTGTCATTTCTTCTAAAGATGTTTTTAATCTAGCATTTTCTATTTGAACATTAGTTAATAATTGTGATAGTTCTTCAATCTTCATTTGATATTGTGAATTTGTTTCTTGATTAGATAACTTACCCTTTTCTAATTGTTCCTTATCTTTAATTAATTTAGTAATTTGTTTTTTAAGTGTAATTTCTTGCTGTAATAATTCTTCTGATTTTTGTCTTTTTAAATCTTCTATTTGTTTTTCTAATGCTTGTTGTATAGTTTTTAATTCTTTAATTTCATTTAATAAAGAATCAGTTTTTTTAAATTCTTGTAAATTAGTATTAGTTTGGGTTTGCTTTTTTAATCTATTTAGTTCCGATGTTTTATCATCTAATTCCTTTTGGATTTTAGTAATCTGTTTTTTATGATTAATATCTAATTGTAATAATTCTTCTGATTTTTTATTTTTTAAATCTTCTATTTGTTTTTCTAATGCTTGTTGTATAGTTTTCAACTCTTTAATTTCATTTAATAAAGAATCAGTTTTCTTAAATTCTTGTAAATTAGTTTGTTTTTTTAATTTATCTAATTCTGATATTTTATCATCTAATTCTTTTTGAATTTGAGCATTTTTTTGTTTATGATTAATATCTAATTGTAATAATTCTTCTGATTTTTGTCTTTTTAAATCTTCTATTTGCTTTTCTAATGCTTGTTGTATAGTTTTCAACTCTTTAATTTCATTTAATAAAGAATCAGTTTTTTTAAATTCTTGTAAATTAGTATTAGTTTGGGTTTGCTTTTTGAACTTATCTAATTCTGATGATTTATCATCTAATTCCTTTTGAATTTTGTTAATTTGTTGTTTAAGACTTATTTCTTGCTGTGCTAATTCTTCTGATTTTTGTCTTTTTAAATCTTCTATTTGTTTTTCTAATGCTTGTTGTATAGTTTTCAACTCTTTAATTTCATTTAATAAAGAATCAGTTTTTTTAAATTCTTGTAAATTAGCATTAGTTTGGGTTTGCTTTTTGAACTTATCTAATTCTGATGATTTATCATCTAATTCCTTTTGAATTTTGTTAATTTGTTGTTTAAGATTTATTTCTTGTCGTGCTAATTCTTCTGATTTTTGTCTTTTTAAATCTTCTATTTGTTTTTCTAATGCTTGTTGTATCTTTTTTAACTCTTTAATTTCATTTAATAAAGAATCAGTTTTCTTAAATTCTTGTAAATTCGTTTGTTTTTTTAATTCTTCTAATTCTAATGTTTTATCATCTAATTGTTTTTTAATATTTTTTAATTTATCTAAACATTCGATTGTTTGACTTTCTAATTCTGATTGTTGTTTTGTATTAATTTCTAATAATTGTATCTGCGCAGTTGTTAATGCCTGAATTTGTTTTTTTAATTCTGATATAACTACTTTATCAGATGCATTATTTTGTGCTATAAAATCTTGCATTTTAGATTTTTCAGTTTCAATTGTTGCCTTTATCATTTCTAATTGAGCTTTATTTAATTCTAAATCTTGTTTTAAGTCTTGATTGTTTTTAAGTAATTTCTGATTCATATCTTTAGATTCTTGTAATAATCTTGTATTAGATTTTAATTCTTCTTTAATTTCTTTATTTTCTTTTTGTAATTGATCTATTAATTTATTTAATTTACCATTTTTAAAAGTTAATTGTATAATAATTGCTGACTTTGTTTTGATTAACTCTTGTAGTTTATTAATATTTGTTTCATTCGTAATATTTGCATCGCTTGCTTGTCTTAGTAAATCTTTAGTTTCTTGTTCTAATTGTTTTGTTAGTTCTAGTATTTGACTACTCAAATCTTGATTTCTTGATTCAATTGTTTGATTAACAGTAGTTAAACGTTGAATTTCATCCTTTAATATTAATTTTTCACTCTCAGATATAGTGCTATTATTTTGAAGTTTAGATGATAATTGTTGTATTGTTATATTTTGATTCTTCTTAATTTCTGTTAATTTCTTTATTTCATTATCTTTTTCTAATAATTGCGATTCTAAAGTTTTATTTCCTGCTAACAATGCTATTTGTAATTCTTCTAATTCTTTTATTTTTTGATCTTTAGCAGGCAGAGAAGTTTTAAGTGCTTTAAGTTCTTGTAGTAATAATTCTTTTTCTTTTTGTAATGAACTAACTTTTGTACTAAACTCTTGTTGTGCGGCTTGTAATTGATCTTGTAATGATCTATTATTAATAGATAATTTAGATAATTTATTTTCTTGTTCTTCATACTTTGTTAATTTATCAATTATATTCTTTACTAAATCTTTTAATTGTATTGTTGTGTCTATTTTTAAATAATCTGTTAACTTTTTAACCTCTGTAGTATATTCTTGTATAATTTGACTATTTGTTTCAATAAGAGATAAATTACTTTGTAGAGTAGTTTTTTTTTCTTTTAATTCGGCTTCTAAGTTTTGTAAATTAGCTATTGCTTTATCACGATCTTCTAAAGCAGTGCTAATTGTCCATTGGTTTTGTTTAAGTTTTGATAATTCTATATCATACTCTTGTTTTTTAGCTTCATAATCTTTAATTAGAGGTTCTAATTTTTTTTGAATTAATTGATCTTGATTACTCATTAACTGTTTAATTTGATCTTCTAAATTAGTAATTATAGATTTATATTTTTGTAATTCTTTATTATGTAACTCTTCTTTTTGTTTTACATCGGCTTCTAATGTTTTAATTTTTTCTAAATTACTAGCATTAGCATCAGTTTCTTTTTGTTTTAATTTTTGAATTTCATCATTTATTAATGTATAAATTTTATTAATATAGATATCGGTAGGAATATTTTGTATATCATTATCTAACTTAACAATTGTTTTAAAGTTATTAAATAATAATTGTTTTATATTATTAAGATCTGATGTTAAGCTAGTTATTTTCTCAATAGATGATGCTAATTGGGCTGATAAAGTCTTATTATCTTGTTGGGCTTGAGTTAATTGCTTACTCATTAAATCAATAAATTTAAATATATCTTCTTCTTTATTGCTACTATCTTTTAAGTCTGCATTAATTTTTAAAGTTTCTTTTAATTTAGTTACTATGCGCTCAAGTAATGAAGTAATAATATTATTCTGTTGTTGAGCATCTGATAATTGTTTTGTATTCGTCATTGTTAATTCATTATTTTGATCTTGTAATTGTTGAAGTTGTCGTTTTAATTGGTCTATTTGTTCTTGTAATTGATTAATTTCTGTATCTAAATTATCTGGAATACTTGATTGATCACCCTCATCTGTCTGATTAAATGGATTAGAATTATCTGCAGATTTTTTTAATAAATTTAATGCTTTTATTTTACTTCTAACCGAATCTAATGAATTTTTGAATTTTTGAGCATTTTCCAATCGACCAGATAATAATTCAATAGTAGATTTTAATTTTTTATTTTCTGTATCTAATTCTGTATTTTTTTGTTTTAATATATCGCAATTAGAAACTGATAACTCTAAAATTTTAATTTTTTCAAATAATTCACGATTTTCATTTATTAATTCATTATTTTTTTTATATAATATATCTATAATATTAGAATTAAGATTGAACAAAAATTGTATTAATTCAAGTACATATTTTAATTGAATAGAATTATCAATAATATATTGTGAAGGATTTTCATTTCCTTTGATATAATTTATAAATCTTTGAATAAGTTCATTATTAGATTTTCTAGAAATTAAAGTATTAATATATAATTTTCGAATATTAGCATCTTTTAATATTTGATTATTAATATAGTTAGCTATATTTGTATATAATGTTTTAAATTCACTTTGATTTGATAGATATTCTTGTTCTAATGATTTTTCGCGTTCTATTAATCTTTTAGTTTCTTTAAGATAAGTATCTTCGATATTTTTAAGAGTATTATTAATATTTTGAACAGAATCTTTATTTAATAAAGATGTTTTACTATAAAAATTAATATAATAATTAAATAATGCTAATAAAGATTTAAATTCCGGCTGTTTATTTATTAATGTTATATTTATTATTGGATCGGTACCAAAAATTTTATCATAATTAGGAAATAGATTTTTATAATAACTTAATAGATTTTTATAAGTAATACTTTTTTTATTATCACTATTAAACTCTAAATATTTAAAACTATCAATTTGACTAATTTTAATTTCACTATCTACTAGTAATTCTTTGAATTTATTAGTAGTTGATAATAAATTATGTAATAATGAAAAATTAGTATATAAAGTAATTTGAAAATATATAACTTTAAAATGTGCTTCTAATAATTTATTAATATCATATAGAATATTAGTATTAATATCATTTTTTAGATTACTAATACTTATTAATAATTCATTATCTTTTTCTTCATCTATTCCAAATGACATAAATACATCTTCTTTGTCTGAATAATAATCTTTAATTTTTTTTAATTCTGTAAGTTTATTTTTTATATTTTCATTATTATCATTTTTTGATAAATATTCATTTAACTTTGATATTTCTTTTTTGTAATCATTTTTAAGATTTTCTAAATCTAAATGATTAGTCAATGTTGAATTTAAATAATATTCAATTTGCTCTTGAAATGACTTAATAACTGTATTAAATAATGGATTATATTTTTGATATTCCTGTTCTATTTTTTGTAATCGTAAATTTTCAGTAGATAGTGATTTATTAGTGGCCTCTCGCTTTGCTAATAATGAATCAAATTTTTCTTTTTGTTTTGCTAGTTGCATTTCATTGTCAGCTTTTAATTTAGATAATTTATTATCATAAATAGTTTTATATTCTTTGTCTTTAGAATCTCTTTCATCAAATGTATCTTTATATTCTTTTTTATGTAATTCTTTAAGTTGTAAAATTTCTGTATTAAATGCTGTTTTAATATCTTCAATTTGCTTTGTATTTTCTGCAGCAAGAGTCTCCAAATTTTGTTTATGCTCGGCAACTAGAGATGAAATTTTATCTCTTAATTGTTGTATTTGTAAATCTTTTGATTTTAAAGATTCTTGGGATTTTTCATTTTCTTTTTCAAGAAGTATCTTCTGACTAGTTAAGTTTGATAATTGAGTTTCATAATCTTGTATTAATTTAGAAATATTATCCTCATGTTCTTTTTTTAATTCAGCAATTTTACCACTATGCTCTTTTTTTAATTGGACGATTTTACCTTCATGTTCTTTTGTTAATTGAGCAATTTTATCTTCATGTTCTAAATTTAATTGAGCAATTTTTTCATCATGTTCTAAATTTAATTGAGCAATTTTTTCATCATATTCTTTTGTATTTTTAGTTAAATCTTCTTGATAATATTCTTCTTTTGCTTTATACATGTCAATTTGTTCATTATAATAAGTATTTTGTCGTATTAATTCAGCTATTTGGATTTGAAATTTTTGTAATTCTTTACCAATAATTTCAAAACATTGACTATAATTTTTAATATTATCATTAATTTGAAGATATCTATTATTATTAAAAATAAATAAAACAAAAATATTTTGTAATGATTGATAATAACTTTTATTTTGCTCATGAATTAGATTTAATGCATTTCTAAAGTTATCGCTTGAATTAATAATAGTTTGGTCTTTTAAAAATAAATCACAGTCAGTTAGTTGGTTAACATATTTAATGGCTCTATCTAATTGGCTATTATATATTATATAATAGGTTTCATCATTTTTTGTTATATAATTAGTAGAAAATATTTTCTCAGGTATATTATCTTCACCTCTTCCATTTGGCCGAGTAGGTGATTTCATGTTTCCTTTTGGTTGGGCAAGTGGTATAGATTGTCCTTGTGATTTAGATTGTGCTCTAGCTGGCACTTGTGCTTTAGCTTGTGCTTTAGCTTGTGCTTTAGCTTGTGCTTTAGCCTGTGCTTTAGCTTGTGTTGGTACTTGTGCTTGGTCCGTTACTTGTGATTCTTCTTTTGGTTGTGCTTGAACTGCATAAGTAGCAATATCATTAGAATTAAATATATCAATATTGGAATATGCTTTAGATAAATTAGTTTTATGGGCTGTTAAATATGATAAATCTTTCATTCTTATTGTTGTATTCAAATAATTAATAAAGTCATCTAAATTTTCAGTATTATTTTTAGTATTTTTATTAGTTTTATCAAAAATATTAGGATTTAAAATAATAGGATCTGTTGGTCCACTAGGTTCTAAAAAATATTTTTTATTTGAAAATGCCGTGGATTTTGGTTGTCCTTTTAATATTGTTTCTTTTACTTTAGAAGAAACCATTTTATCAACTACTTCTTTTTTTATAGAAGAAATATAATTAATTAATAAAGATTTATAACATGGAAGAATATTAGATGGTATAGGATACGATTTAATATTTGTATACATAAATTCATTATAAATTTGTTCTATTATGTTATCATTTGAACTATATAAATCATTTATACTAACTTTTTTATTTAAAGTCGGTGATATTTGAGATTCTTTTAATATCTTAAAAATTTCTTTATTTTTGATCAAAATTTGATCTTGTTCTTTTTTTAATTCTGATTTTTGTTGTTCTATTAATGCAGCATTATTTTCATTAATAACACCGCCTAATTTAGAATTATTATTTTTTTTATCTTTACAATAATCATTAGAAAAATATTTACTACTAACTGCTAATAATCCACCTAACCCAATTGTTGAAACAATTGGTATAATTGGTGAATTATCTTCTTCTAAATTAGAAGATAGTAGAATAATGATTAATATACTTAATATAATAATACTATATAAAAAATATAAAAGACAATTATCTATCATTATTAGAATATTTTATTTTAATTCTATTATATTAAATAAATTTTAATTTATTTTAAAAATTCAAAAAAAAAAGATAAAATAATATTTATAAATTCTTATTGTTTTTTAAAAATTCATCAAATGGTGATGGTTTAACATTTTTTACTGATAGTTTACGTGCACTGGTTAATGCTTTTTGAGCATTATAATGTTCAATAATTTTAGGATTTATAGGTTCGCTAATTGGTAATCCTGTTGTCGAAATAGGTTTGGAAATAACAGTCTTACTAATTTCTTCTTCTTCTACTTCTTCTTCTTCTTCTTCTTTTTCTTGTGAGAAGAACCGGTTAAATAGAGATGATAAAAAGGATTCGTCTTTAGCATCTACTTTAGATTTAGCTTCTGCTTCTGCTTTTGCTTTAGCTTTAGCATCTGCTTCTGCTTTAGCATCTGCTTCTGCTTTTGCTTTAGCTTTAGCATCTGCTTCTGCTTTTGCTTTTGCTTTAGCATCTGCTTCTGCTTTTGCTTTAGCTTTAGCATCTGCTTCTGCTTTAGCATCTGCTTCTGCTTCTGCTTTTGCTTTAGCTTTAGCATCTGCTTCTGCTTTTGCTTTAGCATCTGCTTCTGCTTTTGCTTTAGCTTTAGCATCTGCTTCTGCTTTAGCATCTGCTTCTGCTTTTGCTTTAGCTTTAGCATCTGCTTCTGCTTGGGTATCTAATGGATTAATATTAGCCTCTAATAAATTAGTTGCACATAATAATTGTAATGCAGATGCCATATAACATATATTATTAAATTGTTTAAATATAGGAGGTATTCCATTTTTTAGTTTAGTATTTTTCATATTTCTATATAATATGTAACACAAACCTCTATTTACTTCTTCTATAATTGTATTAAATTCTTTATTAATTAGATTTTCAATTATTGCAGAATCGGTTGTTTTGTTATTTAATTTATTATTATAATCTAAACTATCTCTTTTATACCAGCCATTTTCGTATTTAACATATGAAATAAAATGTACATTATTACCAGTAATAAACCCAATTAATTCATATTCTTCACCATTTTTATTTTTAACTGGTTTTAAGAAATTATCTATATTAAACATTTCATTTCGTTTGACATATGCACTCACGTCTTTTGTTTCATAATTATCGGTAAACTCTTCATAATTTTCTTTATTATTTTTAGTTATTTTTAATACCCAGAATAATGGGTCAACGCCTAGAAAACCTCTACCATTTGGTTTGCAATCTACGAACTTAGGATCAATATTTCTTAATAATTGATTTAATTCATTTTCATCTGCATTATTATTAGGAGTTTTTGTAGATGATATTTGTATAAAATTAATTAAATCAGAAATTAATTTTTTTTTTTGTGCAGCGATATCATCAAGATTATTTACACCACCACATTTTTTACATTCACCTTTGCCACCTTTACAATTACATTGTTTTATATACATTATACTTAGTACACTTAAAAATACAGGGATTACGTGTAATAAGTGTAACCATGGCGATAATTCATACTGTAGGATCAAAATAATTAATACTATAGCAAGTATTATTGCTGAAATAATAATACTAAATATTAATGCTTTACTCATAATTAGTAATAAATATTTTATGTAGAATTTATTATATTATATTAATAAAAACTTTTATTAAAAAAAATAATCTAATAAATATTTTTATTAATTATCAAATGGCTCCTCATCTTCAAATTGTATATTTAGATCATTATATCCAAATAAATCATCATCATCTTCATTTTCATATTCTTCATTTTCTTGGTATGTTATATTCATATCAAATTTATCTTCATTAAACATTTGTTTTAATTGAGCATAATTAAAATTAGTAAATAATTCATCAAATTTTAATATTTTAGAGAAAATAAATTGTATAAACATATTAAGCCCAGTTTCCAATTTTGATTGATTAATTATTTCTAAATCTAAGATAAATTGTAATATTAATTTAATTAAAAATTTGGTAATATATTCATCATCATATTGTAATTTTAGTGCAATTAGTAAATTTGAAATATTATATTTAATATCTGGTAAAAATTTTTCTATTTTATTCTTAAGTTGATTATTTTCTTGGATTTTATTAATTAAATTTAAAAAATCTAAATCATGATGGGTTGTTAACTTTTTATTATATTTTAGTAAATTATAATATATTAACATAGTTCTAAAATAAGAAAGTAATTTATTAATTCGTAATAAATTATATGTATTATCAATTTTATTTAATTGTTTTTCATTATATTCATATCCTTCAGTTAATCCTAATTTCTGTAAAAATATAATATTAATTTTTTCATTATTAATATTAGTAAATTGCTTTGAAAAATTAACAAGAATCGTATCATAATTAATATCATTAATTACTTTAATTATATCATTAGATGAAATATTTGAAAGAATATTTAAATTATTTAAATTTGCAATATAAACATTTTTAATATTTGTTTGGTATTGACTATCAAATTTATTTTTTATGTTATATAATTGATTATTAATACTATTTTGTTTTTTAGATTTATAATCTTCATATTCTTTACTATATTTTAAATATATATCATTTTTTTTATCTAAGAGTTCTGTATATTTAATATTACATAGTTCACATGTAATATTTTTATAATCATCATTAGTATAATTAAATTTATGAAATTGCATTTCATCTTGTTGTGTTATTTTATTTTTTAAAGTAATTGGACACATATTAATATATAAATTAAAAAATCCTTCTTTATCATTATTATCATTAATTAATTTTATAATATTATCATTTGATACCTTAGAGGTAATAAGACTATTTTTTTCGTTCTTACATTTAGAACATTTATAATCTAAAAATTGTAATTTTGAAATATTATCAATATTATTATCTAATTGTTTTTTATTAATTTCTATTTTATTTTTTTTTTCATCTATAAATACATAAATAGAAAAATTATGGGGATATCCATCATTAGAACAGAAATAAATATTTAAATGTATATCTTTTTTATAAAAATATCTTGAATTATTTAATTTAATTAAACTAAATGGATATAAGTTATATTGAATATTTTTATTAATTAATTCAATTTCATATAATTTTATCAATTGAGATAATTTAATATATGTATTTAAAGGATCGATAATTTTATCAGATTTTAATTTATCTAAATAAACATTATTTAATATAAATTTTGTATAAGATAAAGAATTATCTTGTTCTAATAATATATTTTCATATATTGGTAAATTATATAATTCATTCTTGATATGAAAATAGAATAAATTAAATGATATAATTTTATATTCATTATAATCATTTATTTTATTATTTTGTAACACTTTATTTATTAATTTTTCATCAATAATAGAAGAAGTAAAATTACTAAATAAATTATCAATTTTATTAGAATTAATATTTGACACATTTAATATTTTATCATAATCATTAATATTAAATTTAGTATTTTCTGAATTATATAGTTTAGAATCAAATGTATTAATTGGCAATGATGATATTGAATCACTAATTGATTTTAATGGATAGATAGATTTAATTAAATAATAATAATTATAAATACTACTATTTTTTAATAAATTAGAATTTGATAATTTTTCTGTTTTTTCACTAAGGGTCATTTGATCATTTTTAGCAACAATACTATATGTTTTAATTAATAATTCTTTAATCTTTTCTTGTTGTTTATTATATTTTAATTTATATAGTAAGATATTATTAGTTGAAATAATAATGTCGTATGCTTCTTTAAACCTTAATTTAATCAAATTTAATAAATCTTTATTTGATTTGATTTCTACTTTTTTTGGTATAATAATATTATTTGGTGATCTACTACCTATTATAATATCACCTTTACCTGAATAAGATGATTTTGAATTTTGTATAAAACTAATAAATGGGTATTTAGTCATTATAAAAATTAAACTAGCATAAATAAAAATAATACTATTAAAGTCTAGTAAATTTTTAATTTCATCATCAGTATATAATTTTGCTTTTCGTAAAGATTTTTCAATAAGATTAATATTTGTTAAAATAGAAGTAAAAATATAATTTATTAAATATTTTTTAGAAATATTAATATTTAATGATGTAAATACAATATAAGAATATACAATATGCATGGTATTATTACGTACCATTTCTAATGTTTCATCAGTATATTCTGAAGTATTTAATTTTACTTTATCTTGATATTCAATATTTTGTTCTAAATCTAACGATTTTCCTAATTCTTCACCACATACTTTACAATAATATATCATATTAATTTTAGCATTTGTCATATATTTATTAATTAAATGTTGACGTATTGAAAAATCATTATCCATTTTAAATTCTTTTTTAGAAAATAATAAATTATAATATTCTAAAATATGCGGACATATTAAATTATATGAACATAATATGCATTTATAGTATTCAGTATTATTGTCTGGATTTCCTTGTATTAATTTATTTAATTCCTGAACGATTGGATATTTATTATTTGTACTATTTAATTCTTTAATTAAATCTTTATGTTTACATTTATTATTTATATTTTGATTTGTATAATTTTGTAATTTTTTATAGTCTATTAAAATAATATCTTTATATTTTTTAGGTAGATCATTTAAATTAAATTGTTTATGTTTATAAAATAAAACTTCTTTACTATTTGGGTTAAATAAATTTGGAAACCTTTTTCTTGTTAAAGTTTCTAACTGAATATATTTTAAATTATAACTATCTATTATTTTTTTATTATTATTATATTCTTTAAGATTTTCTTTCATTAATAATAAGTTATTAATCTTATTTTTAGTTGATTCTTTATCAATAGAATAAACTAAAATTTCTTCATATAAATTTAATAAATCATTTGATTGAAAAGCATAATAACTATGATTATTAAAATAATCATTAATTTTAAAAGATAAAAATTTATTAAAAGCAGTAATATAATTTTTAGAATAATTTACATCGGTTAATTTACTTTGATCTTTATATGATAAGGTATACGTTTCTATATTATCTATTTTACCAATATTAGAATTAATTAATATACTATTATTTAAATTAGATAAGTAAAAATTTAAATAGATCAAATATAATTCTTTTAATGCATTATCATCAACTTTGGAAATATCAAAGGTACTTAAATTGTTATAATTTAAATTAGATATTTTAATTTTAAAATTGTCAATAGAATGAAATAATTTTAAAATTAATTGATGGATATATTTAAAATTATCTAATTTAAATGGTAAATTAGATTTAATATTTTTTGCCGAATTATATACTCCATTCATTAAAAAATAAGTATTAGGTGCAAATCTTTGATTTGTTAAATGCTTTTCTTTAGATAAAATCTTACCATCTATTGGATAATTTAAATTAACAGCAAGTTTATCGACAATACTTGATTTTTTTACATCCACTATATTTTTAATTATAGGATTGAAGAAGATTAATATTTTTTTAAGAATTAACTTTTTTATATTAATTGTTTCAATATTATACAAATCTTTTTCATAATCTAAATAATTATCATTAAAGAGTAAATCATTTAATACTTGATTAAATGGTATTTTATATTTGCTATAATTATTTAATGTATATATATCAAAATCTTGATTTAAAACTTCATAAAATAATTCTTTATCATTTTTTAAAGTTGTTTCACTTAATTCTTCAAAATTAGTATCTAATATTATATTTATTTCTGTCATTATTAATATTCTAACTAAAATTACTTATTAATAATCTAGTTAGTAATTATATATAATATATATAATATTTTTATTTTATTTTTGAGTCATAATGTAATATTATTTAATATAAAATTTTTAAATTCTATTTTTAAATTTAATTTACTAAATTATAATAGAATTAATTTATAATTATTTAGATATAACTAAATAAAAATATTGATAAATAATTATGTCATTAAGAGAAATAAATAAGGCCATACTTCATAAATATTCACAATCAACATTATCTAAATTTGATATTATTGGATCTTATTTTGTTAATTTATATTATAATGAGTTTTATCTAAAGGCCAAAAACTTAAAAAACCAAGGGACTTATAATAATATTACTGAAGCTTATAAAAATTTATTAAGTAGTTATGTAGAATTTTCTAAACAGCAAGATTTTTTTAAGCAAATTGTAAAAGGTATTCATACATATTGTATATCAACTACTCGATATACGACTATGAGCCATAAAGAATGTATTGATTTTATGGTATCTGAATTTGTTCCTGTAAATTTATGGTCTTCATTAAGAGAAAATCAAAAGAATAAATTATTTCATGATTCATTAATTCATTGTATTGAAGAATTTACTGAAAAGATTATTTTAAATCATTTATATATTATTATTGATAACCATGATAAAGATGAAAATATTATTATATTACAAGATTTATTTTTAACAATAATTTTATTAGAAAAAGATAAAATATTTTCTAAATTTATTAACCCAAATAAAAATAGTTTAGATGTTTTTAAAACCAAACTTCAACAAATTATTAATGATAAAAAACAAATACATGATGAAAATTGTAATTTAAAAAAGAAAGTTAATATTTTAGAAGAATTAAATAAAAAGAATGCTAATATTATTTTAGAATTACAAAAAAATAATAAATTATTAGTAAATGATTTATTAAATAAAAAGGAAGAAATTAAACAACTTCAGACAAAAGAACAAATTTTAAATGATAAATTATTACAATATATTAAAGCAGTAGAAATACAGAAATTATCATCTAATAAAACAGAACACAAAAAACATAAAAAAGAAGTTATAAATAAACAAAAGCAAGATAGTATAATTACCAAATCTAAAAATACTAATAAATTAACAAAAAACAATATTTATAAAGAAGATGAAGACGAAAATAAACAAGAAGTAGAAAATGATCAAGTAGTTGATAATGAAGATGCTGATGAAGCTAAAGAAGCTAAATATGAAGTTGATAATAAAGATAGAGTTAATAGCGACGATGATGATAATAAATCAATTGATGAAGAATATGATAATAATTCAGATAATGAAAAATCAGTAGATGAAGAATTTGAAAGTTATTGGAATGCGGCAGGTAGTCCAATCGTTAGAGATTTAGTATTTGAGAAAACAGATGATAATGATTATTATTGATAAATAAAAAAATATTTATCAATAATATAATTTTTTAAAAATCAAATTATTGATAAATATAATGCCGATTTCTATAGTAGATCAAAAAAATAAAATAGAAGAATGTTTATTTGGAAATATTCTAATTAATATGTTATTTGGAAATATCATAATTGTATCAATATTTATAGTATTATTTAATATTGCAGTTTTATATTTAGGTCAGAATGAAAATTCAGGAATTATTAAATTATTTATTTGGATGAGTGCAGGGACTTTATTATGTTTAATTTTACATAATAAAACTATTAAATTAGAATATAAGGAACAATTAAAGACAAAGGGAAGTGAAGAATTTAAAGGAATGATGGAAAATAATACATTAGATTTAATTGGAAGAAATGAAAGTCCATTTATTAATGGAAAAAATAAATTAATTGAAAAAGATATAATTAAATTTTTAGATTAAAAAAATATAAAATAAATTTAATTCTTTATAATCTGATTATATTTGTAAAGGATTAAATCGTGAAATATCATATTCCACAGAAGATAATTTAGTATTATCAATCATATCTTTTAATAATTTTTCATTACTAGAAAGAATATCTTCTTCTAATGAATCTTCTAAAATACGAATATCTTTTAAAATTCGACTACTTAAAGTTTTTTCAATAAATTTTGTTAATTTGGAATTCTCTAATTGTTTTTCAATTTCTGATTTAATTGGAGTTCCTGTCTTATCAACATTAAATTCATACCAACTTTCATATTTATCAATTAATTCTGATAAACATGTTTTATTACCTGGTGAATAAATACATACATCATCAATAAATCTATTAATAATATCTTCTTTATTTCTGTATTTATTTGATTCTTTATCAATAGTGGGTTTCATAATATTTTTTAAAGATCCTCCATGATTTGTATGTAAATCTTTATAATATTCTACTAAAATAGATAAGAATGATTTTTTAATTTCATCATTATATGTAAATTCTTGAGCAAATTTAGTATTTTCTTTTTTTTCATACTTATTATCTGGATTAGGGTTTGGTGTAAATAAAATTTTAAATTCATAAGTTACAATACGTCTCCAAATACCATGATCAGTAGTTTTAATTGCAAAATGATAATTAGTAGTTACCATATGATGACATACAGGTCTAAATTGTGATTGTTCTTCATATAAACCACGCCCAGATAATGTTTCTTGCGAAGTAATTTCTTTTAATTTAGCAGTATTTAATACTTCATGTTTATTAGATTCAGAATAATATGCTAGTCGGGCTGTTTTTAATTCCATTAATGATGGATCAGCACCTGCTGCTTTACTTCTAGAATCTGTTAAGAATGATAATGGCATTTTTTTACCATAATTACCTAAAACTGATTTTACCAGTTCTGCTAAAAAGGATTTACCATTTGACCCATTACCTGTAATAATAAAGATCATACTATCTTTTGGTTTACCATCTAGACATGATGCTAAATAATACATTAAATAATGAAATGCATCTTGTTCATCATGCGGAAATAAATCTTTTAAACCATTAATTAATAATTTTGTATTAGGATTAAGTTTATCATATTTTTCATAATCAATATCTGTAAATAATGTAATTGGATGATCATGAAAATTTCTAATTAATCTTGGATTATTAGATAATTCTAATACTCCATTACCAACTCCCATTACATTTTGATCAGTATTTAAACTATTAATAAAACCTCGTTTTCGAAATAAAACTTCTGCTTCTCTAATAATACCTTTTTTAAATTCAGTAGTATATAATTTTTGAGCAGAAGATCTTAATTTTTGAATACGATTCGTAATATAATCATTTTGTTCTGTTTTTTCAGGGTGTTTTTTAACCTGTTCTTCAGCAGTTTCAATTACTTTATTAATTTTATCAGGTAATTTATTAGAAATATATAAATATAAATTATCAGGTCGAATTTCTCGACGCCATTTATATACCTGTCCTTTTGTATGAGCATCACGATCTAAAACAAATTCATACCATTCAGTATCTTTTTTAGTAACATCACATACAAATTTATGTTTGAATAAATGATAAATATAATATGCAAAATGATATTGATATAATTGACCATTTAACACTCGATTTTCAGAATAAAATACATCATGACTGATAGTATTTTTAATATCCTTACTTAAAAGACTATTATATTTTGTTTTATTATCTTCCATTGCCCACCGAATTAATGATGCAACTGTTAATTTATTTTCAGATTTAAAATTAATTGCTTCATTCCATAATTTTTCAAAACCGGCAGAATCATATTTATCTTGATTTCTTTGACTAAACATTTCTGCAATTGATTTATATTTATGTGGTGCAGATGGATTAATATTTGCTAATGCATAAATAACATCTCTCCATGAAGTATAATTCTCAGCTCTCTTTTCATCTAAAATTTCCATTACTATTGTTCTATAATAATCTAAATTTTCATCCGCATCAGTGCGTTCTGTTTCAAAAGTAGCCTCAACTCGTTGTTTTTCGGCTTCAAATTTATTAAAATGTTGCTGATGTAATAATAATTGTTGATGATATTTATCTTTTAAATCATAATAAATCATTTCAATAAGTTCACCTTGATGGTTTAAACTTAATTCACTAATAATATTATATTTATTTATGATATCTTCTTTACTGCATTGTGCAACAATTAAATCATTTTTATATTTGATAGAATACATATTAAATAAGTCATATGGTTCATTACTATCTTCTTTACAATTATATAAATAATAAACTGGTACAGAATTACTATTTTTATCAAATGTTTCTGTAGTTAATGGACTATTAAAATATTCTGCAAAATATACTTGTAAATCTTTACTTTCTAATAATTTATTATAAAGTAAAATTTTTGCCTGTTTTGTTAATTGTATTCCTGGAATAATAATATGAAAACCATTTTTATATTTTTTCTTAATTTCATTATATACTAATTTTTTTTTAGTAATAATTGCCGCATAAGTATTTAATGGCTCCTTAAAATCAATTACTTCAATAAATATTTTAATAATAATGTAAAATAATTCAATAAATGGTTTTTCATGTAATTCATTTTTATCGCTATCTTGAAATAAATCAAAATCATACATAATTCCTGAACCTTCTTTTTTATCAAAATCACTATGTTGACGTTCACGAAAATGTAATGTTAATTTATCATTAATACAACAATCTTTAAGTTTTTCAAAAAATCTTGTTCTAATATGTGGTTTAATATAATATTTTCCAGTTGGTGCTGTAATATTACTCTCAATCTTAGAATCTTTTTCAAGTTTAAATTCTTTTAAAAAATCCATTAATTGTTTATATTTTTCATTTTGTTCATAATAAATTTTATTTAAAATATTAATATGTTTATTGTAATTATTGATAATTTTATACTCAACCGTATTCTCTTGAATTTCTTCATTTAAATCATTATTTGAAGATGTACAGTTATTGCTCATTATTTAATAAAACTTTTTGACAGAATATTCTAACTTTTGCTAGTCTAGCTGCTATAATATTATATCAAATAAGTTATTATTATATTATTTATTAATAAATCACTTATTTAATATTCAATTTTAAATCTTAATATCTGTATTTTGATTATAATTATATATGTAAAAAAAACAAAAAAAAATAAATGGTACCAGTGGGATTCGAACCCACGCGAACAATGTTCAGTAGATCTTAAGTCTACCCCCTTAGACCAACTCGGGCATAGTACCTTATACATATATATGTATCATATATTTAATATAAAATAATTTTATATTAATCTTATTACATATGTAAAAAAAACAAAAAAATAAATGGTACCAGTGGGATTCGAACCCACGCGAACAATGTTCAATAGATCTTGAGTCTACCCCCTTAGACCAACTCGGGCATAGTACCTTATACATATATATGTATCATATATTTAATATAAAATTATTTGATATTGATTTTATTAAATAAAATTTTTTTATGTTTAATAATATCATAATTATAATATAGATCAACTAATACATATTTATAATCAATATCTTTTTTATATAAAATATACATATATTTATGATTTGGAAATAATTTACTTAAAACTTCTGAATTAATATAATTATTTGATATATAACTAAATATTGCCAATTTATATTGAAACGGATATAATGATAATAATTGAATATTATTATTAAATCCTTTATTTATTAAATTTATTTTAGTTTTTGATACTTTAATATTAAATAAAAAACAATTAACAATAACAATATTATTTTTAGAATTATATCTTTTAGATATTGGACTACTATTTAGTATAGTATCTATAGATTTTATTTTATTTTTTTCTATAGATGAAAGAATATTATAACTATATTTTTCTAATTGAAATAAATGCAATAGAATATCATATTCCCATAATCGTAAATAAGTATTATATTCTTCTAATGTATTATGGTTAATAATATCATTATTAGATTGAATAATATCATCTGAATCAGAATCATCTGATTCATCCGAATCATCAGCATTTTTAGTATAAATATATGGTTTAATTACATACATTAAATGATTATCAGAAACATTTGCAATGATAAATAAAATAAATTTAGAATATATATAGGAAATTATACTAAGAAGTAATGATTGTATTAAAGCTTTGTCAAAAATAAATGATAATTTCATATTAAAAAAATTTGTTTTAATTTTTATATGTCAGATAAAATTTTAAAATTGAATTTATAATAATGTATTAAATATATCTTAAAATATCAATTAAATACTAAAAAGATAATATTATTATTATGAGTGATATTGATATTACCGAAGAATTAGATCAAGAATTAGATCAAGATTTATATTTAGATGAAGATGGTTTAGATACGCTTGAATCAAATAAATCAATTAAATTTTATCCAAATAAAAATAAATCAGATTTAGATAACGATGATAATGAAAATGATTACTTAAATGATGAAGATCTTGATGATAATGATGATCTAGATATCCCAGATGAAGATTATGATAATTATGATTTAGATAATGATGATTTAGAAACTGATGATATGATATCAAATAGTAAAATTACTTTTGTTGATAATGAATTAGATAATGAGTCTAAAATACAATATATTATTAAAAGTGATGATAAAATTACATCTAATATTTTAACAATTTATGAAATGACTGAATTAATTGGAATTCGTGCAACTCAAATTTCACAGGGCGCTCCTGTTTTTGTAGATATTGAATATATATCTGATCCAATTGAAATGGCAAAAAAAGAAATTATTAATAATAGATGCCCATTATATGTTAAACGATATATTGGATTAGATCGTTATGAATTGTGGGATCCAAATATTATGATCAAACCTAAAATTTAATCAATTGAGATTTGAATTTCTTTTTTTAGTTTATCATTATTTCGTGAAATAGATTGTGGGATATAAATAATAAAATCATCAATTGATTTACATTTATATTTATCACCACCTTTATTTTTGGCTTCTTTTTCTAAAACAAATGTTAAATGTTCTGTCATAATTAAAATAATATAAAATGTAGTTAGTATTAATATATATATAGATATTAATTTTAAAATTGAAAATAATATTTAACTAATTAATATATAATACATTATAATGAAATTTTGTGATATTTGTGATAATATTTTAATTATTTCAACAAAAAATGATATTTTAAAATTTATATGTCAAACATGTTTAAAAGAGTATCCTGCTTCTGAAGAAGATACATTAATGAAAAATGTATCTTTTCAAGAATCAGAATCATTATATAAATCAGAAATTTATTTAAATGTTGCTCACAATGATCCATTAGTTCCATTAATTAATAAAAAATGTACTAAATGCGATGAAACAATTATTAAACAAATCTTAATTGGTGAAAATTATCAAGGTGTATTTATATGCCCTAAATGCAAAACTAAATTTGTAGATTAATAATTACTTATGTTTAAACTATTAGTAGTTACATCATAAGTTAGAGTTTCATTGTCTATTTTTTTTACACTTGAAGAAACTAGATGTAAATTACTTTTAATATTATAATATTCTTTATTGATTAATTTTTCAATATTTAATTCATTAGCAGTATTTGGTGAAAAATTTAAAAGATTTTTAAATTCTTGTTGAATATGTTTTTTCTCATTTTCTGAGATAGAATTAGACTTTATATAATCTAAAATAATATTTTGATTATTTTTTTTTAAATCATTATAATTATAATATTCATTAATATTTTGAAGATTGAAATAATGGGTAATATTTTTATTTAGATCTTTAGGAGTTACTTGATTTTTTGGAAAAAATTCTTTTAATAAAGAATAATTTGGAAATTGATGTTTATTTATAAAATTATAATTATCTTCATTTAAAATTTGTTCTAAGTAATAATATGATTTTTTAGAAATAGATGTTAATAAATCTAATATTTTTGGATTTATCTCTATATCATTACTGACTGCAACCTTTTTCATAAAAATTAGTAAATTAGTTATAAATGTAAAAGTATCATATGCAGTAAAATAAATAAATAAAATATTAAAATTTTTATTTTTTAATAAGAACTTTAATTTATGAACATTATTCTTTATATAATTAGGAAAAATTTTATTTAGTTCATTAATGATACGTTTAGTCTCATTCTTTATATATTTCGTTCTAATAGATGATTTAGTAGATTCTATAATAATAGTATCTATTAATTTTAATAATATAAATGAACGACTATAATCAATAATACATGGAAAATAACCTTTATGTTTAAAATGATAACATTCATTAATATTATTTGTTATTTTAGATTCTTCATTAGAAGGTGAACTAGATGTTGTGGAATATATATCATCAATTTCTGTATTTATATTTGGATAATTTTGAATATATTTTATAATATCTAAATTAAATGAATTATTTAAATCATAGAAAACATAACTATCTTCTTCAACTTTTTTTGTTAAGCTTAACGTAATATTATTTAAATGAAGATCTCCATGAATAATTCCTTTTAAATTTAAACAATATAAACTATAAATAATATCAAATATATATTTATTTAATAAATCAAAATCAGTAAATAAATTACCTATTAATGGATGAACTTTCTTATTTAATAATAAGTTTAAATGATGAAAAATTGTTCTCCCAGAGTATTCTGAAAAGAAACATAATGACACATTAGACATTAACATTGACGTTTGAGTATCATTAATAATATTTTGTAATTTTTTTTCTAATTTATAAAGAATTTTATGTTTTTCATTTGAAGTATTTAAATTAAGTAAATTTGTTTTAGCTTGATATAAAGAATTTAATATAGTTTTTAATTGATCGCTATAATATAATTTTTTAAATATTTCTTCATTATTATATACATTTTTATCACTTTTAGTTATTAAAATCCAATCTATAAATAAAGAAAAACATATAGAAATATTATTATGGATTAAATTATTAATAATTTTATTAATTAATAATTCTTTCCACTGAAAATGAATTAAATGATTATATTCTTTAAGTTGAATATAATTAAATGGTAATATTTTTTGGCCTATTTCTAAACGATTTTTTGAATTATAATAAATAATTTCTGGGATTATATCATTTATTTCATCTTTTTTTTTATTAAATAGATTTTTAAAAAATAAAATATCTTTAGGCGAACATAATACATTAAATAAATTCTCATCAATATTAATTAATATTTCATTTTTATTTTTCATATAAATTTCAGTTAACCAAATAATAGTATAATATTTCAATAAGATTACTTTGTTAGATAAGATTGATTTATATTTATTTAATATTTTATTTTCTGTTATATTATAAATGGTAAATTGAAAATCAAATTCTTTATTGATATAATTATTATATAAGAATTCATAAATTTCTTGTAATATTGGATTCTTTAACATATTATCAATTTCATTATAATCAATTAATCTATGTTTATATTCACCATCTTTTGAGATTGTAGATAATGATAAAACAATACAATTATTATGAACTTTATTATCTATAATCTTACCATAAACAAATCCATAATTAACAATTTTATCATTTCTTACTAATTTAAAAATAGTAACAATAGTTTTAGTTTTTGATAATATAAAATTATTAGAAATAATTAAACTATTAATATATTTATTAATATCTAATAATTCATATGTTAAGTTTTTAAATTTATAATATTCTTTCTTTTTATTTTTGTCATTTGAAGATTTTTCATATACCAATGACAAAATATCATTTTTAATATAATTTTGTTCTATGTTTTTAAACAATATATCTTGTTTAAAATCAATATTATTCATACTTTTAAGACAATGTAATAATATTCTTAACTCGTATAATCAAAAAGAATTATAATCTTATATTCAATAAAATTTATTATTTCTAATAAAAATAATAAATTTTAATATTTTAAAAGATAAAATATAATATAATTAATATTAAATAATATAAATTTTAGACACATTTTTAAATAACTAATTATGCCTCCTAAAAAAAAAGAAGTTGAGATAAAAGAATTAACACAAGATGAAATTAATGATTTTTTAAAAAATAGTATATTAATACCTAAAGATCAATGGAATACATTACCAGTTAATTCTTATATTAGTTATTATAAAGAAGATGGAAAATTTGTAAAAGGCGGTTATATTAAATTAATTTTTAGTAAAAAAGATCCTAAAACGGATAGCGATAATGATTATTTAATATATGGTACTAAATTAGATAAATATAATAATGATAAATATTATAAAGAATTTACAATTAATTTATCTAATATTAAAGATATTTATAAAAAAATTGATCCATCAGCAATTATTGAGTATCAAATTATTAAAAATAATGTAACTAAATTAATTAATACTACTAATATAAAATTAGAAGAAGTTATTAATAAAATGTTAAATATAGAAAAAAAAATTTCCAAATTAGAAGAAAATCATTATAAAACACTTAAATTAATTAAAAATTTACATAATATTAAAAATTTAGAAACTTTAAATAAATAAAATTATTCTACTAAACTACTAAATGAAATTGCTTTATTTCCAATCATATTACTATGACGGGTATTTTTATTTTGTAATCTGGATATACGATTTCCGACTAAACTTTCTTGATAAATGTATTGATCATAATCAGAATTGATTTTACTATTTTCAATTGATTTATTAGTATTATCAACTAGATTTTTATTAATGCCATTTAATTTTAATTTAAGATTTTTTTCATCATCATCTTTTTTATTAACATATAATTTATAGGATTCCATTTTTAGAAAGAAATTAAAAAATAATTATTAATTATATTATATTATACAAATAAAAAAAATAATATAAAAATTAATAATAAATTTTTAGTATTTTAATTTTTAGTATTGATGGAAAAAGCTATAATAATAATCTAAAAATGCAATATTATTTAAGTAATCATATACAATATCATATTGTTCATCAACATTTAAATTTAATTTTTTATTTTTAATATCAATATATAAAATAATTAATAGTTTATTTAGTAAATGAAAATTAATTGGAATATCTGATGATAATTCATTAGTTTCTAATGTTAATTGATTTTTTAAAATTTTATCAATATTAGTAATGTTATAATCAAAAATATGATAATTTTTAATTAAATATTTTGTCATATATTTTAACATATAATCATACATTTTCATAATAGGTTTATATTCCGGAAATAAAAGAATAAATAAATTCATATCTTTTTTTGTCAAAAATACTTTTAAACTAATTAAATTCATCATATTATAATAATTTTTATCAATCATCATATTATTAAATTTATCTAATACATTATAGAAATTTAATTTTTTTGTAAATGTATGATTATAAATTAGATTTCGGATTTTTGACATTAGATTACTTTCAATTAAAATATTAGAATAATTTCTAGTATTGCTATAATTTTTAGATCTTAAAATAATACCAAAGATTGGTTCATAGTTAGGATATGTTTTTTCTTTTTTAAAACGAGTAATTTCATTATTTAAACTAGTCATAATATGAGAAAAACTTTCAAATTGATTAATATTATATTGTTGACTAATAGGTAATCCAATATTTTCAGTTTCATTAATTACTAATTTTTTATTATTATTAAATTCGTTCATATTTACTGATTGTAAAAAGATTAATTTATTATTATTCATATGAACATTTTCAATAAATGGATGATATAAATAATATTTCATACATAATGTATAACATTTATCTTTATCTAAATAATCAAATGAAAATTCAGGATAGTATGTTAAAATTTCTAATAAAATATCTTTGTATGTTTTATTATTAATGAAGATTAAATTATTAGCATCATATGCTTTATTAGTAGAGATTTTCCATTCTCCATTATAATAATATAAATTAATAATTGTTCCATCATATACTTTATATAATTTATATTCATTTGCATTATAATGATATTCAATTTCATTTTTGATTAACCTTTGTGAATTAAATAACGGGATTGGAATTACTAAAAATTTATAATTATTAGTCAGTTTATCATGTTCTACAATTAATCCATTACATTCAAAAGACATTGGATTCTCAAAATTAGATTTAAATCTATTAGCAATAAACATAATTCGCGATTTTTCATTTTCTTGAATTGAATTCTCAATTACCGTTTTGATATAATTTTTATAAACATATGATCTAATGTAATTAAATGGTTTATCTGATTTTTCTTGAAGATAGTTATAAGTGTTCATATTATTAATTACACACTAAAGAATATATTTATTAATATATTATCTAATATTTAAATACAATTCAATTAATATTCAATTTTATTTATTCATATAAATGACAACTGTTTGGGATATACCAAATATTAAAGAAATTGGGATTGCCTCTTTTAATGATAAATATTGGCTAATTGACCCAATAGTATTTAATACTGTTATTGCAAATAAAAATATTAATGGTGGAGAGAATAAGGCGCCAAAACAGGATGATTGGTTTCATGATCCTGTATCTGGATATGAAATTAAGCAGGATAACTTAGGTGATTTAAGTCGCGGAATTATAGAATTTGATGGATATAATAATGAATCGATACAAAGATCTGATTGTGCTTGGCATAGTAATACTAATAGTGATATGATATCTGGTAATTTTACTACATGGACAGGATCTACAGTCACTGGTAAATATACTGAATTTTATAAATTATTTTGGAAAGAATGTAACAAATTTACATCAAATGGATTTAAGTGTTTTAATCGTAATTGCACTGGAGGTTTAGAATTCGATGCAAAAAATTGGATATATGTTGATTTAAAGAACACCTATTATACTGGATATTTACGAATTTTTTATAGAACATGGGATGATTTTTATAATACAATTAATTGTAATACAAATAATTTTGAATTATCATCTTATAATAAATATCCCGAATGTAAAAAGTATATTGATAATAATCGTAGTATTTTATATAACAAATGTAATAATCAACAATTACATTGGGATGATAAAGATAATATCGACACATGTACAAATTGGTGTTTACAAAGTAATAATCAGCCTAATTGTAAAGATTCTATTAAATCATTTTGTAATAATAAAAATAATATAACTACTTCATTTTGTAAAGATTGGTGTATAAAAAATTCTCCAGAATGTGATCAGGGAGTTATTAATTATTGTAAAACACATCTAGATGATACAACATTTTGCGGGTGTTTTGATGATAATATGCGTAAAATAGTACCTGATGAATTAGAAACTTTATTATATGGTAATAATAATAGGGCAATTTGTTGGAGCAAAACATGTACAGATGGTGGTTATATGACACAAAGTATGAAAAATTTAGTAGATGCATGTCCTGAATGTTATCAAGTATCTGCAAATAATAAAATATTAATTGAAAATGTCGATCGTTCTAAAATTCAAACAAATCTTATTCAAAGTTGTAATACTTCAAATAATACTCCTTTAAATAATACTCCCTCAAATAATACTCCCCAAAATAACAATCAACAATCAAATAATCGTTCTAGTAAAGAATCATTATTCCATATTGATAATTCATCTATTAAACAATTTGTACGTGATTTAAATATGGAAATTCCGATTGAATTTGGAAATTATTTATTATATGAAGAAGATTTATTTATCTTATTTATATTTTTATTAATTATTAGTATTATTATTATTAAATATTTATTTTTCCAACCTAAAAGACAAAGTAAAATATTTTTTAGATAAAATAATATATTATAATATATACTTATTTTAATTAACTTAATATATAATTATGGGAAGTGGTGGTTCAAAACAAAGCATAAAGCAACAAAATAATATTGTAACTGATATATTAACAGATGTAATAGTTGATATTAGTTCAAAATGCGATACATCATCATTAAATAGACAATCTTTAAATGATAATCAATTTATATTTAGTGGTATTTCGGGTTCTACTTTAGATGTTAAAGCAGTTCAAGATGCTAGATTATCATTAAATGCTATGTGTACATCTGGTAATGAAATACAGGCAAAATTAATACAAGAGTTTGAAAGTAAATTACAATCAGCAGTTGAGCAAAAAATGGATGGCTTGGGTATTGCAAATACTAATGAAATAGATAAAATTAATAATATAGTTTCTAGCATAAAGACAAATATAAATATGAAATCATTAACAGAATGTCTTGCTAATGTTTCAAATGATCAAAATATGTTTAATAATCTTATAAAATTTGAAAATATTGATAATAGTCGTATCTCATTTTCAGTAAGTCAATATGTTGTTAATAAAGTAGTAAATAGTTGTGTTTTATCAAATACTAGTTTATCAACCAGTATAACAGATTTACAAAGTACATTAGAAGATAAAACAACTCAATCAATAACTGGATTTAATTTAAATACTGTAATATCTGATGTAGTTGATGGAATATCAAGTGTAATTAATAATATGATTGATACTTTTGGAATGGTATGGGTATTAATAATAGGAGGAATATTATGTCTATTACTATTTGCACCTAAACTATTATGTATTATACCAGGAAGTCAATATTTACTTGGAGCAATATGTTCATCTAATAATAATCAAAAAGTACAGAATCGACTGCCAATGAATCAACAATAATATTATAAACCAGTATAAATAATTTTTTATTTTTTAAATATATTATTTTTTGATTTAAATCCTGTGTTATCATTAAGTGAATTATCAGACATACTATTTTCATATTGTTTTTCTCTAAATAAATATTTGGAACCGTGTATGCCTAATCTACGATCTTTTTGTCCTGATTCTTTAAATTCGGCATCTGTTTCGAAATCATCTTGGTGTAAAGCATCATTAGATTGATGATTAGGTTTTCTATGTTGGTTATTTTGTTCATTATTAAAATTTTGTAATTTAGTTTCAATACTAGTTTGTACTGAATCGTAATTATTAGTAAACTGCGATGCTATTTTAGAATAATTAATAACCTCATAATTATTATCATTTGTTTGAATATAATTTTTATTAATTTCATTATTATAAAATATAAATTCTGAATTCTTATTGTTAAGTAAATTGATTGTAGACTTTTTATTTTGATATTCCTTGTTATTCCCTTTATTAATAAAATTTTCATTATTCGATTTAATTGATTGTCGTAATAATTCTGATAAAATATCATCTTTAACTTTTTGTTTTTGATTAGATAATTCTTTATTATTTCCTTTATCTAATTCAGATAGTTTATTAGACATTAATGCTTTATGTAAAATTTCACTTAAATTTTCATATTCTTTATTACTAAAAATTTTAGAATTTAATGTATCACTTAATGAACCTTTTTTATCATCTATTTCCGTATTTAATATTTCATTATTTTTAAAATGTTCCTGATTTTTATTAACTGATCGATGTTGATCTACTTTAGATATTTTATAAGTAATATCTTGATTTGAGAAATCACTTAATTTTTTATTTTTATAATTTTCAGTTAATAATATTAGCTGTTTTAATAATTTTTGTTCAGCATCTAAATCTTTTTGTTTATTATCTTTTTCTTGTTCATTTTTATTTTTTAGAATATCAATATCTTTGACACTCATTTGAGATAATAATTTAGTATATTTTGCTATTTTATATTTTTGATCCGGCACAGCATCCCATCCGCTTGGTAATGCACGCAAAGATATTTCATTTACAACATCACGTCGATTACCTAAATCTTTAATTTTACTTAAATCAGGTATTGTATCATCGACATCATGTAAATATACTTTAGACATATCAGATTTTATAGGTTTAAATCCAGGTGTCCATGCATCTGATGATTCATCATAATTCTTAAATCTTTCTTGAAATCCTTTATATGTTTTTTTTTTATTTTTTTGCATTTGGGATTCTGATATTCCTGATGTAGGAACTGAATTATCAGAATCATCTTTAAAAGAATATTTAAAATCATCTTTTCGACTCCATATTTGTTCTTGATATTTTCCCATTAGTGGTCCATTATGAATAGATCTTGGATCTTTATCTGTAAATCCTAAAAATAAATCATTTTGAAATGGTTCTTTATCATTACGACGACCATAATAATGAGTATTTAATTTTCCAACCGAATCATAATTTTTTCGTGCTTCTTCATAAGCAAATGTTGCAGGATCTGGGGAAAAATCTTTTAATGTATTTTTATAATAATCATCTAATATATTTTGGTTTTCTAAAATATTAGTTACTTCAAATTTTCTTTTAAGTTTTTCATTATCAATATATCGATAAGTTCCTAATTTTGACATGTTGGTTAATTAATGATAATATTATAATATAAATATTATAATTATTTAATTAATTTTATTATTATTATAATATAATAATTATTTTTAACTGTATTATTTATATATTTAATCAAATTTCTATTAATCAAAATTTTATTATCAATAATGAATAATAAAGATAATAAACCATCAAATTCTATTAAAGACAAATATATTTATTCTTATATATTAGCGCCTGTAAATTTATCTAAAGAAAAAAAAACTAATCCAACTAATCAAATAAATAAACATGTAAATAAATATAATACTAAAAATAAACATTATTATAATCCTGATCATTCTAATTATCTTACTAATTATACTTATATAACAAATAGTGATGTCTATGTTGAAAAAAAATAGTTCATTTTTTATTACAATTAATATATTTTAAATAATATAATGTATAATAAATAGAATATTATGTTAAATACAATTCAATTTTATTTAAAAAAAGATAAGTTATCAAACAGTCAAACTGATAATAAAGATATAATAAATATATCAAAAACTATTCAATCTAATCTTGATAAAAATATTTTATTACTTTTTCAAAAAGAAGCTTTTAGTAAAATTGATGTAGATAATTATTCTGATTCAGATTCAGTATCCGAAGATACTGAAGATTATTCTTCATTTAAATCAAATAGTATATATTCCGATAGTGAATCTGAAATAGAATCAGATAGTGAATCTGAAATAGAATCAGATAGTGAATCTGAAATAGAATCAGATAGTGAATCTGATTATGATATTAAAATTATTAAAGATATTATTCATGAAAGTAATTCCGAAAAAAAAATTGGAAGTAATAATAAATCATCGATATCATATCAATATGATATTAGTGATTTAGTCAATGCTATTAAATAATCATTTTTTTTCTTCATTTAATTTATATTCAACATAATTATTTAATTTATAAATAATAGTATTATCTAAATCATCTAAATTAATTCGAATACCATCCGAATTTTGTTTAAAAATTTTTAAATCTAAATGTTCTCTTTTTAAAAAATTTAAAATAGATACTAATGTATCTTTATTAAATTGTAAACAACGATGACAAATATTTTGTTTAATATTATCTATTGATTTTTCCATTTCTTAACTTATTTTTTATATTTATTATAAATATTAAAAATTTGACTATTGGATTTAATTAATTTTTCAGAATTATAATTTATACTTAAATCATTAATTAATTTTAAATATAAATAATATTTTTTACATAATTCATAAAATACCATATATGAATTATTTTTAATATATGAATTATGATCATCATAAATGCAAAGTTCGCATGTAGATATATCATATTTATCATCAAAAGTAATGATTTTATCAATATACTTTTCTGAATTATTAATTACTTCTAATAAATTTATCATTTTAGGTTTTGATTTGGAATCAATTGGATTTACATATGGATATACTAAATTTTTAAAATATTCCCAATTATTATTTTCAGTATTTAATAAATCTTTTTTAATTTGTTCTTCATATTCAATATATGGTAAGATAGTTTCTTGTAATAATTCTAATTGTTGTTTATTTAAACTTGTTACTTGATAATATGTAACATTTGATATTATTGGAATAAATGGATATGCATTAATAGTAATTTTATCTGATCCTAAGGAATATTTAACTTTACCAACAATAATTGGAATTATATCATCTTTAGTAAAAATTGATAGATCTTGATTATTTTTAATTAAAGCAATGATAATTTCATTTAATTCAGGTGTTTTTGTATTTTTTAAAATAAGATTATTATTAACTATTTCTTGAATTTTCATATTTAATATTACTTCATTTTTATTAAAAACTAAACACTCTGCTTCAAATTGAATTGAAATACTAAATGAACAATTTAAATCATTTTGATTAAATTCTAATAAAGATCTATTAATAATTTTATTAATTTTTAATATATATGAACTTAAATAACATTTGTATTGATATTTTTTTTCAATTAATAATAATAATTTTTGATTAATGTCTTTTGTAAAGATATCTTTAATATTATTAATATTTAATGTAATATCAAAAATCTTAGTTATTTTCATACTTTAGTTATATTATACAATATTACTTATTTTAAATTCAATTTTAATTATATAATAAATTAGAGAAAGTAAAATATGTAATTAAATTATTACGATAATTTGATTCAATAATCTTATCTATGGATAGGAATAAGATATTATAATTTTGTTTTATAGATTTAAAATTATTTTGAATAAATTGTATTATATTAGATATAATAGATTTATTACAATTATTAATACAATCAATTAATATATATAAATAATTAGATGTTTTATGTTTGAATAAAGAAGATATTTGTTTAGAATCTTTATTTATTTGATTAGATTCTAATAATATTACATTATTATTATAATTAATTACATAATTTTTAATAAAAAGTAAAAAATTTACATTTTTATGATATATCCAAAATATTTGTTTTTTTAAATCATAAAAATAATTATATAAAATTAATTTAAGTTTTTTATTAATTTGCAAAATATTTAAATATTTGCGACTTTTTAAATAATTATATATTTTAATATTATTCAAATTATAAAATGCATAATCAATTAATATATACTTAGATGATAAATTAGTATAATTTAATAAATATAATCTAAAAATTTTATAAATAATTTTATTATATACATAATTATAAATTAATATATTTTTTAAATCTTGTAATTCTCTAATAGAATGGCCAGTATCTAATATAAGATAAATTATATAATAATTTATTGATACTGTGGGTGTAATAATAATGTAAAATTTTGAAATATTAGATAATAATTTTAATACTAAAGAATATGATAAATTTGAATTAAGAATTGCCATTTTATAAAACATAATGAAATAATTTTAATTTTAGAATAAATATAACATAATAAATATTTTATTTAAAATTATAATATAATAACGTATATAATTTTGTATAAAAAAAAGTAATAATGTTAGATTCTACTGAATTTAAAATTATTAAAACTAATTATTCTTTAGAAGATTTAAAAAAAATTGATGATTTTAATAAAAGTCATATTTTATTAGCAAAGCAATTATTACAATTTAATAGAGAAAAAATTTTAAATGATTCTAATTATGCAAATTTAGATATACCAGGTAGAATTAAATTTGTTCAAAATGAAGAACAATTTAAAGTATTTTGTAGAACATATCCAATTGTTAGTAAATATATAGTTGCTTTTGGTTTATTTAGCACAAAAGCATTTACTAAATATTTAAATTGGAAAAGTACAGTTAGGCCAAGTGATTCATATCGAAATGAATTAATTCATAATCAAAGAAAACAAGAATTATGGAAAAATAAATATATTTATAGTATATATGTTAAATATTTATATCAAGAAAAACATCCACACTCTAATTTAACTGATATTAATAAAATGTATCAAGAGTCTATTGAATTATTAAATGCAGAAACTAATGACTTTTTTGATAAATATGAAAAAGAACTTAGCAAAATTGAAGATACTAAAAAAGAATATACAACTGAAAGAAAAAATAAAATTAAAGAACAATTAAAAATTAAATTAGAAAAAAATTTATAATTTAAGACTAAATTAATTATATATAATACTATGTTTTTACATTTTTATTTTGTAAATATAAAAAAGGAAAAGAAAAATTATTTAATGATATATAAATCAGATGATACAATAATAAATTTTAAAGATATTAATAATTTATTATATAATGAATTAAATAATATATCTTGTTTACCAAGTATAATTAGTTCTTCATCAAATAATACTGATAATATTAATTATCATGAATTATTTTATATTAAGCAAGGTTTAAGTATTTCATATAATAAAGATATATGGAATGAATTAATACAAATTTATTTAAATAAAATTGAACTTCAATATCTAATCGATGATAAATATATTAAGAATTTATATTCTTATAATATTTTATTATATTTAATGGATGATTATCAGAAAGATATAAAACAATTTTTGATTAAATATCATGGAGATTTATATAAATAATTTCATTCCTAAATTATTTTATTTTATTTAATATACTTATTATTTAATCAATCTTATCATTTTTTTATCATTAAAAAATATTAATATGAATTTTTATTCAAGACTCTTATTTTTAAAATTATTTATTTCCTTTTTAAATTTAAATGTTTTCGGAAATGATTTATGTAATTATATTTCTCATAATAAATATCAAAGTTTAAGCGATCAATATCCTGAACATAAATCTAAATTTGATATATTAAGCCAAATACCACTTCCTATCTGGGTAACTGATAGAGATTCTAATGCATTAAATAATGTAAAAACAGCATTAGATAATTGTAATGGATTAACTAATACATTAATTTTATATGCATTACCAAATAAAGATTGCGAAGCAGGATTTTCATCATCTGGATCAAATAAAAATGATCAAGATTATAATACTTATGTTCAAAATTTAAAAAATACAGTTGGTGATAATGAGGTTATTTATATTATTGAACCTGATGCAATTGCATTAAGTTTAGATAATAAATGTGGTCAGCAAAATAAATATCCAGAAAATATAAAAAATGCAATTAATATTTTATCTCAAAATCCAAATGCTAAAATATATATTGATATAGGTTATTGGGTTGTTATTTACGGAGAAGATGAAGTCAAAAAAGTTACTAATTTAATTAATCAAATAGACCCTAATCAAAAAATAAAAGGCATATCATTAAATTTATCAAATTATAGAAAAAATGATGAAATGATAAATGCATGTAAACGATTTAAACAATTATCTGGAAAAAATTACAACTGTATTATAGATACAAGTCGTAATTGGAATGGACCAAGTTCTGATAATCAATGGTGTAATTTAATATCTGGCGGAATGGGAGAATTACCAGATATAAATCCACAAGATTCTATTGATTATTTTTTATGGTTAAAACCTCAATCAGAATTAGATGGACCTTGTATGGGATTTAGTAATTCATATCAAATTAATAAAAATGCCGGTGATTTTGATTTAACTTATTTATTAAAATTATGGGATAATGGTAATCCAGAATTAAAATCATGCAGTTAAAAAAATTAAAAATTAGAAAAACATTCTTTTTCAATCTTATCAAATAATGAATTAATTAATTTTTCAATTTCATTTTTATTTTTTATTTTATTTATTATAAATTTAAATTGATATTGTTTTGATGAAATATAAATTATAATATAAATCGAATAACTATTATTTTTTGTATTTTTATATAATCTGGTTTCATAATCTTTTAAATTTTTACTAAGATTCATATTTAATCTTAGTAATATATAATTAATACATTCTTGGAAGTTTGTATAATTCATGAATAGAATAATTATAGAAATTATTAATTTTATTCATTTTTTTTTATTATCAAATTATATATATTAGTCATATTAGTTTCATAAGATTCAAGCATTAATTTTTCAATAGTTTTATGTTGATATCTAAGTGTATCTAATACAATTTTACCTTGTCTTTCATATTCTATTATTATAGTATATTTTTCATTTAATTCATCATATGTGATATTTTCTTTATTAAATTCATCTAATAAATATAATTGCAATTCTTTTTTTTTCTTATCAACTTCTTTTAATGAATAAATCAAAATTGGATGAATTGATAAATATTTAAGAAAATATTCATTTTCATCATATCTTTCGTAAGATCTTTCACACATGTTTTATAATTAAATATATTAGTATTCAATTTTTTTTATAAATTAAAATAAGAAAGATAATTGCATTGTATATTGACTTGTACATGTTATATGTCTTCCTGATAATAATCTTAAATAAAAATTAACAAAATTTGGATTAGTTGATGTAAATTTTTTATTTTTATAACCTAAACTAAATTTAGATGCAGATATATTTATTCGATAGTATGAACTATCAACTGGTCTAAAATGTTTTGCCTGTGATAATGGAACTGCAAAAATAATATTATTACTTTTAATATTGTCTGCGTTACCTATACCAATTACATTTAAATCAGTTGCATTATTTACAATATCAGAACAAACTAAGATATAATCATCTGCAAAAATATTTTCATAACATAATATATCTGTAATTGATATAATGTCAGATAAATCATAATAACTTTTTTGTTCTAATCCTAAAATATAATGCAAAGATCCTGATGTATTTCCAAAACTTGAACCTACACTAACAAATGAATTAATATTACCATCTGCCCATATTACAGAATTCCAATCCATATTAATTGGAGCATTTGCAATACTTGTCCATGTAGTACCATTACTAGAATACATTATTCTATTAATTGTGCCAGATGTTGCAACTGCACAAAATAAACCTAATGCTTGTGACCAAGTTACTGATTTCCAATCATTATCAGCGGCAGCATGTCGTCGGGTCCAAGTTGTTCCATTTGTAGATGTCATTACTCTATGAGTTACTCCCGAAGATGCAACTGCACAAAATATACCTAATGTAGGAGACCATGTAATAGATTGCCAATCATAATTATCTGATGCATTTCTACTAGTCCATGTAATACCATCTGGTGAAGTCATAACACGATTTCCGGTACCTGATGAAGCAACAGCACAAAATAATCCTAATCCTGGAGACCATGTTACTGAATTCCAATAATTATCAGCAGCTGATGTTCTACTAGTCCATGTAATACCATCTGCTGAAGTCATAACTCTATTTCCAGTACCTGTTGATGATACAGCTACAAATTTTTTTTGACCACCCGCCCCTCCCCATGTTACTGATCTCCAATCATTATTAGAAGCAGAAGTTTGTAATGTCCAAGTAATTCCATCTGGTGATGTCATTACTCTATTTGTATTTCCAGAAGATGCTACGGCACAGAATAATGATAAATCTGATGACCAAGTAATTGAAGTCCAATTATTATCAGCAGGTGATGTAACCGTAGTCCAAAAAGTTGTACTATTTGATGCCCGCATAATTCTATCTCCTGTTCCTGATGTTGAAACAGCTACTAAAATATCATTTTCAGATACAATACCATATGCAACTGAACTCCAATCATTATTTGTAATTGAAGGTGTTGCTGACCATGAAGTTCCATTAGATGATGTCATAATTCTATCTTTAGTAATATTACTAAAATCAAAACCAAGACCAAATTTAGCACCTGTCGTGTTTTTTATAGTAATTTTAGTAGTTATATTATCATACGATACTAAAAAATTAGCAACAGGATTGAATTCATTTTTATAATCATTAAGTTGATCTTCTATTAAACTTAAGATTTCTCCAATATTTTCATATTGTTTAGTACCTAATCCAGGATTTAAACTAATTGTAGTATCTTTAGATTTATATTTATTAGGTATAATTAATTTATCAGAATTATATAAAACCATTTTACAATTAACATCATTATAATTAGGAAATGAACCGGCTGGCTCTCCAGCATCTGTAGACCCCGATGCATTAATTACATCAAGATAATTATATGCACTAATACTTTGAGTAGAGGTGCCTGCTATTTCAGTAACTCCTACATAAGTACCATTACCAAATCCTAAAATTGGACCTATTGAATCCTTATGATTAAAATCAATTATACATTTATTAGTACATGTAATTGTATAAGCAGTTGTAAATGATTCTCTTTCTATTTTAAAATTTGTTACAACGTTTTCAATTGCTGATTCTTTAACATCAAATGTTAAATCATTTCCAATATATGGTAAGGATACTGTTGGATCATTAGGATCTTTTGGATTATTTAATGATAATTTTACAGTTTGTGCTAATTGATAATCTGTTTTTAATGCAACTGTATATTCTATGTAAATTAAATGTTTTTGTCCTTTATATTCAATATATAATGAATTATTTGTATTTCCAAATAAATTAATTTCAGCATTTAGATCCATATTTAATAGTTCAATAAATTGCGGGGGTTTAAAAAATAAATTAGTTGGAAAATTTAATGTTATATCATTATTTAAATTATATACATTACTTTTATTAGCATTTGATAGTAAAACATTTTGTCGAATCATGATTTAAATTATTTAATAATTATAATTATTATAATAAAATAATTTATTTTAATAATTAACTAAATCAAATAATTTTTATTTATATATTATATATTTTATAAAATATAATTTTATTGTAATCATTACATTACTTTTAAATAATAAATCATTTTAATTATACAAAGGTAATAAAGTGAATTTAATATGACTATTATTAATCAAATCACAAGTTTTAAAATTTCTGGTTTCAGTTTTAATGGAACTGATACTCAATTAAATTATACTGCTGGTGTAACAGGCGGTACTGCACAACCATCAAAAGCATTAGTTTTAAATGCATCTAGCAATGTGACTAGTGGATTAAATTCATTAACAGCAACTAGTTTGGTATCAACTAATTTAACAGTTAATGGAATCCCATTTACTACATCTATACTTAATAATTTATCCTCTTTAGATAATGCAACTGCTGGGACGGCATTAGCAAGTAAAGCTTTAATTTTAGATTCTTCTAGAAATATTATAAACATTAACAATTTAACTGCATCTAATTTAACTGGTACTTTACAAACAGCAGCCCAACCAAATATAACATCAGTTGGCACATTAACTAGTCTTGTATCTAATGGTAATTTAAATATTGCACAACATAATGGAACTACAACTGGTTTACAATTAAATGGTGCTTTAGTAGTAGCGACTGCTACCGAATTAAATAGATTATCTGGTTTGACTTCTTCTACAGTTGAATTAAATAAATTAACTGGGTTAACTTCTTCTACAGTTGAATTAAATAGATTAACTGGTTTGACTTCTTCTACAGTTGAATTAAATAGATTAACTGGAGTAACTGCAACTGCTAATCAATTAAATTTTGTATCAGGTGTAACTGCTGGTACTGTATCTGCTAATAAATCTATAGTTGTTGATTCTTCTCGAGATATTATTAATATGGGGTCGATAACATCAACTGGTAACTTTACTTTATCAACAGGTCAATTATTTTTAGCAAATACAATAACTGGTCTTTCTCATAAATATACAACAGGAGGAACTTCTGAAATTATTACATCTACAAATGGTATTGATACAAATTATATTGGTACAAGTACTGATAATGATTTTGGATTAGCTGTAAATTCAACAAGATATTTAACAATTAAAAAAACAACAGGAAGAATTGGTATTGGTACTACTTCACCTAATCAAGAATTAGAAGTTAGTGATTTATCAGGTAACTGTTTACGTTTAACAAATAGCGGTGGTAATTCTTATATGGATGTAACGATTAATAATCAAGGCGCTACTACTTTAACATTAAATGGTTCTGCTCCAGTTTTTAATTTTTCACATGCGTTATCTACTATTAGCAATACTGCTTCTACTAATACAACAACTGGTGCTTTAGTTGTATCTGGTGGTGTTGGTATTGGTGGCTCAGTTAATGTTGGTGGTAATATAAATATTACTGGTAATATTACGAATGCAACTACATTATCATTAACTGGAACTAATGATGTTATAACATTAACTAATTTAAATTCTGCAACTCGTACAAATTTAAGATTTATTAATGATTCAATAAGTTGGGAATTAGGTAGCCGTGGATCAACTTTTTCTACTCCAAATGCTTTTTATTTATATGATAATACATCAGGAGCATTCCGATTATTAATTAATTCTTCTGGTAATATTGGTGTTGGAACGACATCACCAACAACTCGTTTAGATGTAGTTGGAACTATTAAATCAAGTAATAATTTATTATACGCACAATCATCTTCTAATTGGTCTGGAACATCATATCAAGGAGTTTCTTCATCTAATGGAATTATAACTATAACTAATACTAGTGTTGCAACTAGTGGAACCATTTCATTAACAACTACAGAACATATTAATCAAATTACATTAGCTGCACAAAACCCCAGTGTTACTACAACTAATGCAACAACTTTATATATTGCAAATGCACCAGCGGCTGGTACTAACATGATAATTACTAATGCATATGCATTAATGATTAATGCGGGAAGAACATTATTAAATGATGGTACTGCATCTACAAATACTACATCAGGTGCTTTAATAGTAACTGGTGGTGTTGGTATTGGGGGTGCTGTTAATATAGGAGGTGCATTAACGGTAACTGGTAATATTACAGGTACTTTATTAACTTCATCCCAACCAAATATTACTACAGTAGGTACACTAACAAGTTTATCAACTAATAGTTTAACAATAAATGGTACAACTATAACAGCGACTGCTTCTGAACTTAATTATTTAGATATTACTTCGGTGGGAACTGCTGAAGCAAGTAAAGCATTAGTATTAGATAGCTCTAGAAATATTACTAATATCAATTCGTTAACTGCAACTAATTTAACTGGTACTTTACAAACTGCAGCACAGCCTAATATCACAAGTACTGGAAATTTGACACTACCAGCTAGTTTAACTATTACTAATGGTTCCACTCCATTTAATATTACAAATACATCTAGTACATCAACTTTCAGATTAACAATCCAAAATACTGGAGGTCATCAGGATATTGGAAGTTTTACTGCGCATGATTTTTCTTTAAATACTAATAATACAAGACGATTAATAGTTTCTTCATCGGGTAATGTTAATATTACTAGTCATAATTTAACAAATACTGGTTTACAATTAAATGGAACATTAGTAACTGCATCAGCATCAGAATTAAATTATGTTGATTTAACAACTGGTGCTGGTACTGCAGAAGCAAATAAGGCTATTGTATTAGATGGTTCACGTAATGTTACAAATCTTAATAATATTACATTAAATAGCACTGGTGATGCTATTACATTATCTAATGCTACTACAACTTCTCGACAAAACATTAAATTTATTAGTGATGTTCGAACTTGGGAATTAGGTACAAGGGGCTCTGGTGCATCAACCCCTGATACATTTTATCTATGGGATAATAATAATTCAGCAATGAGATTTAATGTTTCGTCATCTGGTAATATGGGTATCGGTATTGCTTCTCCGGCATATAAATTAGATGTTAATGGTACAATTAATACAACTGGATTATTACGAACATCGGTTACAGGCCATGGATTTAGTCATAATGATGGTACTATTAATTTAGTTTCTTTTGTAAATAATACTACAAATCCTGGTATTGCATATTTTGGTCCATCAACTAGTCATGCTTTAGTACTTCAAACAAATAATACTGAGCATTTGCGTATTTCTTCAACTGGTTTAATTACAACTGCACGTACATTTTCTACTAGTAATAGTACTGCATCAACATCAACAACAACTGGTGCATTACTAGTTACTGGTGGTGTTGGTATTGGCGGTGCATTAAATGCCGGTGCCAGTTCTACAATTGCTGGCTGTTTAGCATTAACACCGGCAACAAAAACAATTCCAATTACTCCAAATCCAGTTTCAGTTACAAATTTATTATGGCATAGTTCATCTGATCGATATTTTGGCATGAGACAACCAGATGCTAATACTTTTGTAATGTTATGCTATGGAGCGGGTGGAAATTATACTGATTACATTAGTTGGAATCATAACACAGGTAACCCCATTATGGATATTAATGCCCAATTTTTAGATATTAATGGCACTGGTGGTTTACGTATTGGTACTTCCACAGATACTTCCCGGATGATTTCTGCATTAGATAGTTCCCAATCAGTGGGATCTACTAAATGGTTTACATTAGGAAGGGATAATTCACCAGGTAATCAAGCAGAAATTGGTTTTGACTATCAAGGTAGTAACTCAAATTCAAATAGACTAAGTTTAGGATTTCATACAAATGCAGTTATAAATCTATTAAATAGTGGAAATGTTGGTATTGGTACCGCTTCCCCATCTTATAAATTAGACGTTTCTGGAGATTTTAGAGTAAGTACAAATATGAGAGCTGCAAATTATGTATATATTTCGGATATGGGTAATTTTGGTCGTTATATTGGTAATTGGGGAGGGCCAGAGTATTGGGGTATTGGTGCAAGTAATAATGATAGTATTCGTCTTGGTAGATGTGATTCTGTAGGTAATTGGACCGGAATGGCAAATGTTCATTGTGCAAATATAGAAGCAACTGGACGCATTGCTATGACTAATACGGGGTATGGATTAAGTCTGCGCGGGGGTACTGCTGAGTTAATTACATGGTGTGATAATAATACATGTGGGGTTGGGTCTTATAGTAATACAGAATTTAGATTATATCAATCAGATACATGGAGAATGAGAATTGATGGCGCTGGTGCTATATATAGATCAACCAATCAATCTTCATTCAATACTACATCAGATGTAAGATTAAAAAAAGATATAATAAGTGCTAATTTAGATAATTGTTATTCAAATATTAAAAATTTAAGATTAGTTAATTATAAATGGAAAGATAATGAATTGCAAATAACTACTGCTGGGGACTTAACTAAATCATTATTAGGTTGGATAGCACAAGAAGTTGAAACTGTTATGCCAGATGCTATAATGCAATCTAATTCAAATGGGTTAGCTGATTGTAAACAATTAAATATCGATTTAATTAATCAAAATTTATTTGGATGTGTTAAAAAAATAATAGAAAAATTAGAAATTCAAGAAAATAATAATCGAATTTTAAATACAAAAGTAGAAGGACAAAAAATATTAATTCAAAATTTACAAAATGAAAATAATAATTTAAAAAACCAAATAGCAGAAATTTTTGCAAAATTAGAAAAATTATAAAAAAATAATTTAAAAAAATATCAAATATTATTTAATTTTTTTTATTATTTTTTTATTTATTAATAATATAAAATCGTAATTGTTATATATTTGAAAACTCCGAATTTATAAAATGTTAGTAAGCGGCGGAAAACGAAAAAGTCGACGTGCTGGAGTCAAAAAATCAGCTAAAGGAGCTAGCGCTCGTCGCCATTATGCCAAAGGTAAAGGTGTTAGCGGTGGCAAAAAATCTAAAAAGGCTAGCAAATCTAAAAAAGCTAAAAAAGCCCCTAAATCCAAAAAATCTAAAAAATCTCGCCGTTAAATAAAAAATATTAATTATTCTATTTCATTATAATTAATATTTTTTTTATATATATTACATTCTCTTTCTTTATATGCATCCATCCTGCTATATAATTGATTTTTTAAAACATTTTTATTATCAATTATATCGATTATAATTCTTTTAACATGACTATTTTCTTTATTTAATCGAAAAATTCGACCTATAATTTGTTTTGATTTTGATCTACGAGGAGTAGATAAAATAACAGCATTCATTTTATCAATAGAGACACCTGTAGAACTATAGCTATATGTTGTAAAAATAATATTACTTTTAGTTTTAGCTTTCTCTATATCATCATCAGTCGAACCCCCATATAATACTAAATTATTATTAATTTCTAATTCTGGAATTGATAAATTTGAATTATAATTATCTTCTGTATATTTTTCTTCTAATAAATAATTAAATTGATTATATAAATATTCTAAATGAGAACGTCTCTCTGAAAAAACAAAAATATTTAATTTTAACTCAAATAAAGTTAATAATTCATTTAAAATTAATTTATTTCTATATGGATCATTAATTAAATCTTCAATAATTTGCGGGACACAAATCATATTTGTTGTTGGGTTAATATGTAATTTAATATATTCATCTGGTGCATTATATTTAATTAGATGTAAATCTGCTGTAAATTTAATATCACTATGAATAAAATCTGGTAATGTATGAGCATCTAATACTTTTCCAATATTTGCATGTGAAATCAAATCACATTTATTTTGTCTTTCATCTGGTGTTGCTGATAATCCTAACATATAAGATGATTGAAATCTATGATAAATAACCTTAAATATATCTGTACAATATACATGACTTTCATCTAAAATAATAAAACCAAATTGTTTAAAAAATTCTTTATAATTGTATATATATTTAATTTTTTTGTTATGATAATCTTTTAATATAAATGTTTCATTAACTAAACTATTAATTATACTAACTATAATATCTCCATCTTTTTTTGTTTTACCATAATATTCACCAATTGTATTTTCTGGAAAATATTGAGTTAATAATTCTACCCATTGTTTTAATAAATAAGTATTGGGGACAATAATTAATGTCTTTTGGTTAATTTTACTAATTAAATCCATTGCTATAAAACTTTTACCAAAACCGGCAAGAACCTTTAATGTGAGACCGCATTTACCAAGAGATAAATTTTCTTGTGTATAAATATTACCCATGATATAATTTATAATATTAATTTGATTTTGATTTGATTTTCCCACATAATTCATATTAATAGATTCGCCATGTTCTATAGTATTAATTATTTTATTAATAATATTAGATTGATATAAATTAAAACCTAGAAATCTTGGAAAAATAATAATATCATCTTGTATAAAATATAAAACCTTAGAAATATAAAAAGAACCAATTGGACTTTTATATTTTATAATAAATTTATTTTGAATTTTTTTTAAACCATCTTTATTATATTTTTTAATTAATTCTTTTATTTGGACTTCTAAACCTCGTTTAGTAATTATGCCTTTAATTATAGTTGTCATATTGATTTGTTTTATGTGATTACTAAATAATTTTAATTTAATGATAAATAATTATTTATCAAAATTTAAAATATAATATATAATATATTTAATTTACTTTTTAATATGTATTTAATCAAACAATATTTAATCATAAATCGACTAATTAATAAACTAATTAATTATATTAAAACTTCTAAGTATAATGCATCTAAAATAGGTAAAGAGATATCATTATATAATTATCAGATATATAATCAAACTATTTCTAGTGTAATTCAGAATTCAAATTTACAATATTCCATTAAATATAGATCATTTTATTATTTAATAAATCAATTAAATACAGATTGTGATCTTAATATATCCTTAAATAATCTTTCTATAATTAATATTACTCATTTTTTTTATAAATTTAATAAAAAATTATATAAATTAAAAAAAGAATATTTATATTCTTTTTTTAGAGGATATTATATTAATACATTATATTTATATAGTACTAATATGGATACACAAAATATAACTTTATGTAATTCTAAATTATATTTTGTATTATATGATTTTAATACAGAATATTTAGATTATATTTATCATAATGTTTTACAATTAATAAACTTTCCAGCTAAACTTAAATACTTAAAGAATACTCATTCTGATAAATATTCAATTAATGATCTTACAGACACAATACCATATAAATTAGTCTTTTTACATAAAACTAAATATTATCATAATATTATTTTTATTATATTATCATTATTATTTTCTTCAATTGAAGATGAAAGAGATTTAAATGATGATGAATTAAATGTATATACATTATATACACGATTAACTAATATTTAATACATTACTTATTTTTTTATTAATTATTTAAAGAATGCTCACATACTATTATATAATACAATGTTTTATAATTATGGCAAAAATTATTTTTTATCATTAGATTCTTATAATTTGCAAGATTTAAGCACTACTGAAATTTTAGAATTTTTAAGAGGATATATAGAATTACATTCAAATATTATTTTACCTACAAACGTTACAAATTATTTAAAAAATATTAATTCTATATATGACCGATATCCATTATTAATGTTATATTTTAGAAAAACTGAAAATATTGATAATATTTTAATAGATCGTGTATTACGATTATTAACTAGCGAATTACAAATTTCATATGAAATTGAAAGTAAACCAAAAATTTATAATAAAATTAAATATCAATTAGTACTTAAATTAACTAATAATAATGTTTTAAATTTCTTATCACAATTATATCCATCCGATATTGATAAAAATGATATTGATGAATATACTTATTCTATATATTTAAATTTATCTAATTATAGATATATTAATTATGATAATGAAAATGATACTTTACAATATTTTATACCTAAATGTAAGATAAACTTAATTCACCCAGCTGCTAAAAAGCCAATTAAACAACATGCATCAAACATTGGTTATAATATTTCAATAATTAAATTACATAAAATGATATCAAATAAAATAATAATTTATGATACTGGTATACAAATTATTCCACAATTTGGTTATTATTATAAATTAGAACCCACATCTTTATTATCAACCCATGGATATATATTAGGAACTCATGTAGATAGTAATCAAAAAAATAAAACATTATTAATTACTTTAATTAAAATAGATAATGAATTACCAGATATTAAATTACCCTATAATTGTTGTATTTTATTAATGAAAGAACTTAAACATTACGAATTAATTCTTGAATAAATTAATTATTTGTACTACCAAATCCACCACCATTTCTACTTGTTTTTTCTAAAGTATTTGTATTATCCATTTCTTTCATTAATAAAGATATTTGTGGTTTAAATATTAGTTGACAGCATTTAAATGGTAAAACTAAATCTGGCATTTCTTTATCAATTTTTGTTAATGCTACTAATAAATTTCCAGAATATGATTTTTCAATAATACCAATAGAATTTGATAAAATATAACCAGATTTAGATAAAGATGATCTGGGCACAATTTCAATATAATAACCATAATCAACATTTAATTTAATTCCAGTATCATATAAAATAGTAGATGGTGTTAATTGTTTATATTCTTTAATAATAGTTAAATCATAACCAACATCAGATTCATGACCTTTAGATGGTATAAATGCATTGGGATCAATTTTATATACTTTACACGTATCTAAAACTAATTTATTAGATTGGCAAATATTTTTCCAATTAATCAAAGATTTAAATAAATTATAGAAAGATTTATTATATAAACGTTTATTTTTATCTTTATAAATTAATCCTAATAAATCAATACAATTAGTTGAATTATATTCTACAGAAAATAAATTATCTTTTAATTGACAAATAGCATTATTTGGTATATCAATGTAAAATAAAAAATCATTCATAAATTTTTTATTAGTAAATGTAATTATGCATTTAGGAATATTATTAAGAAATGAAATTGTACTTGATTTTTCAATATATCCTCTAATAAATACCCAAAATAAATAATTATTAGATTTTTCTAAATTAATTGGTTGATATAAATTTGGAAATGTATTTAATTCATAAATTAAATTCAAATTACATTTTGATAATAATAATTCGGGATTAATTAAATATAAATAATTTTTACTTACGTAGTTAGATCTAATTATAATTCTGTCTTCGCACAAATTCCAAAAGGATATATCTAATAAATTATTAATTATTTGAATAATCAATTTATTAATAGTATCGCCGGAATTTAATTTGATAACTAAATCATAATTTTCATTATTTTTAGTTTCAATATAAGAAGTATTAATAATATAACCTAATAAATAACATTGAAATTCATCGATTGATGAAATATCAAATAACTCTTGTTCTTTAATATTACTCATTAGATTTATTCTTTTTGATTAATTAATAATTATATTTAATATACTTATAATATTTAAATTCAATTTTTCTTTTATGATTGCTTTACATTGTTTATCATTTATATTAAATACTACATTTATGGGTTATATAATTTATATAAATACTAAATTATATCAAAAATTAGAAGATATCTATAAAAAAGTAAATAATCGTCCAAACTATATGAATTATACAGACCCAATATCAGAAATTGAAATTATTTGTGATGATTCTGATGTTATTATGTCTAATCCAAATTTACATCAAACACAAAAAAAAGATTATATAGTGCTTTAGATATTTAATTCTAGCAATAATGGTAAATGGTCAGAACCATATATATCTTCTAAATATTTTATATTTTTAATCTTTTTAAATATTTTTTTTGTTGTTAATGCAAAATCAATTAAAAGTCCTTTATTAGAAGTTCTACTTGGCCATCTATATGTAAAATAACTATATTGTTTCTTTTTAGGATATAACTCTCTAAATACATTAATAAATCCATTATTTATTAATTTATTAAAATCTGTAATTTCTATATCAGTAACACCAGCTAATTTATTATAATGTTTTTTAAAGTCATAAGAATCAATTTCAGTATGGATCGCATTAAAATCGCCTACTATTATTGTTTCTTTTTTATCTTTTAATTTTTGCATTTTTAAATAAAACTTTTTATTAAATTCATGTTTATCATTTAATCGTTCTAAATTAGGGCCGGCATTAGTTGCATATAAATTTATTAAATAAAATTTTTTAAATTTAACTTTTAAATATCTTCCTAAGATATCATCAAAGTTTATTGAAAATGATTCTGGTTTTATTTTACTTATAATTGCAACGCCTGAATACCCTTTTTTAGTATGTGGAATATTATAATATTTATATGGATATTCAGGCAATATTTCTAATAAAACATTAATTGTATTCTTACATAATTTTATTTCTTGAAGGCATAAAATATCAAAATCATATTTTTTAATAAAATTTTCAAATGTATTCTTTACTAATTTTTTATTTTCAATAATATTATTTTTCTTTAATATTGCCCTTAAGCTTACTATATTCCAACTTAAAATTTTAATCATGGTATTATAATAATATTTATATTTATTATTAAATTGATTAATAATAAAATTTTTAATTTAGTTTAAAATTCTATTTCCCCCGATCCCGATTAAAACGGCCAGATTCGAAGTATATATATATTTTATTTTGAATTTTAAATTCATAGTTATATATACTTCGAATCTCCCGATTTATTATAACGAGTAATCCAGAAATTATATAATTTTAGAAATGGCTTATAAATGTACAAAATGTAATAAAGAGTTTAAATACGAATCTAAATTAAAAGAGCATAAAAATAGAAAAATATCATGTGATTCTCCCAAAAAAGAATATAATTGTAATTTATGTAATGTTAAATTTAAATGGCCTGCAGATCAACTAAGACATGAAAAAACAAAAAAACATATAAATAATGTTCATATTCATGGTAATTATAATCAAAATAATATTAATGGAGATAATATTCAAAATTATAATAATATAATTAATTTAACTTTACAAACTAAAGCATTTAGCGATACTGATTTTAGTTATTTAAGAAAATGGATTATAGATGATGTTGGAGATGATTTATATATTAAGACTATGAAAAAAAAATTTTTATGTCCTCAAGAAAAAATTAAATCATTATTTCGAGGAACATTAGAAATTTTAGAATATTTACATTTTAATTTAAATAATGAAGATAATCATAATTTAAAAATTTTATTAATGTTCCCAGGATTTAAAAAGCCAATCTATGAATATTTAATATTAGAGATTGATCAAAAGACTCATAAAATTACTTGGAATACATTAACATATGATGAATTTATAAAAGAGTTATTAAATCATTTAACTAGAATGAATGATTCAATAAAAAATGAAAACTTTGAAAAGTATATATATTATCTTAAAAAATATTTAATTCATGATGATGAATTAAAAGTAGAAATGAAACCATTTATTGAAGATAAATTAAATGATTTATATGTAAATTTTAATAACAAACAAAAAAAAGAACCTAGACCAGTTCAAGTAAAATTTGAAGATAAAATAAAAGAATTTATAGATTATAGATCTCAAGAAACAAGATTACATAATGGTTATAATCCAGAAATTATAAATTCTAATATTACATAAAACGTAATACATTTAAATTAGAAAGTCTAAAATCCGGAGAAGTATTATTACTACTAGTATTGGATATTAATGTATTATTAGCTAAATTTTTATAATCTTGCTGTAATTTATTATATTGCTGAGTTAATTTTTTAAATTTAATATATAATGAATTATAATTAACTAAATGCCTAATATTGTCTTGATTGCTTTTTATTAAATAAGAATCCATAAAATTATGTATATCATTAGATAATATATCATATTTTTTTTTATATTGATTCTCTAAAAAAATAATATATTTATGCAATAATTCTATTTTAAATTCATATGTAGATAATTTTTTATTATAAACTTTCATATTTTATTATGAGTTCTTATTAATATATTTAAGTAACATAGTTTTAAATATATTTAAATCTTTTAAAATATTATCAATGGCAGTATGACATAGCTTTTTATACTGATTATGTTTAATATTAATAACTATCTTATGGCGTAATGGATGTTCTAATTTATAATTAACTAATTCAATATTTTTATCTAATTCATATATATATTTAGTTAATAAATTACCAATAGTATTATATTCATTAATTATATGAATTTCGTATAATTGATCAGTACTATTTGAATTACTTGATTTAATAATAAATAAATCTGTTAAAATTTTGGAAATATCAGTTGAATGATTTTCTAATTGATATGTATTAATATCATTTTGAATTTTTTTTAATCTTATATATACATTATCATATATAAGATTAACTAAATCATTTAAACTAATATTACTATTAGGAATTAATTCTAATTGAAAATCTGTACAGTTTGTATTTAAAGATAAAGATTTAAAATCAGTATTAATAATTTCATATTTAAATGATCCTAATGAAAATATATTATTATTAAAACCATAATCTTGATTAATTGCAATATTATTAATACTTAAATATTTATTTGGTTTTAATGTACAAATTAAAATATTAGGATTAAAGTCTAATACTTTAGAATTATCAATCGGTTTTAAATCTTTACTATAAATTTTAATAATATCATTAGTATTATTTGTAATTTGTAATTTATATTTTTTATTAATATTAGTATTTTGTAATAATGGAATTGATGCAATTCTTTCAATAATGTTATCAGGTAAAATGTATTTATCATCTGTATTAATATTAAAAATTGATACATCTAAATATTTTACAAATAATTCATCATTAAAAATAACACGAATAGCATTTGCAAAAGCTTCATTTGAATTTATTAGCTGAAATTCTAATCCTAATTTTGTAAAGGTTGGTAATAAATGTTTGTTTTTTTCTAATATATTTTTATATTTAGAATCATTAAATTTAATAGAATAATCATTAATCTTAATGTTTTTTACTTCCATTATAGAATTTAAAATATTAAACTTTTCTTTATACTATAATAATACTAAGTTATATTTAAATTTATAAATAATTCAATTTTTATTTATAATATATATTTAACATAAAAAGGCAATAATATAAATTGAAAACCAAAATAAGCACTAAAAAATTTAGCTACAAATCCATCTAGTTTCTTTTCAAACTTATCATCTGCAAGTAATAATAATACAATACCAATCCCAATAGAAATTAGTGCAAATATAATATATAAAATTATTCTTGAATACATTTTTAAATTCTATTTTAATGTATATTAATATTTAGATAATAATTTACTAAAAAAATTATGGATAATTTAATTACTTTACAAATTATTGTGAAAGATTCACCACAAACACAAAATAAAAATAATAAAAATCTTTTTAAATTTCTTAATTTAAATTATCAGGAGATTATTCAATCTAATTTTTATATTCGCCTAACATTATTAAATAAAAATAATTTTAAATCGATACCCCCAACTATTAAGAATACTCCGGCCTTAATTAATTCAACCGATAATCATATTGAAATTGGTACATATAATATAATTAATTATTTAATTACATTATGTGAGGGATCACCATATAATGAAGAATCTCCTGATGATGAAAATACAGAACCTGAAAAAAAATCAACATTTTTAAATGATTCTAATCTAAACGATATTCATGATTTTTTATTAAATGAAGCATTGGCGGATGATACTATGGAAGAACCGATTGATTTAAATCATGTAAAAGATAAAGAGAATAAATATAAATTAAAACAAGAACAACAAAAAAGTACTAATTTAAAGTTAAAGAATAATATGATTCATACTTTAAAACATAATAATAATAATAAACATACTTCGATAGATAATCTACCAAAAGAGGAAAAAAATATGTTTGATAATAAGGAAATTACACAAACAAGACCAATATCGGATTATATGAGTGATGATAAAGATTTAGAAAAATTTTGGCAAAATATGGATGAAACATCAACAAGTTAATTTTTAGTAGTTAAAAATTTACAATATTCAGAAAGTAATACCTTTAACATACCTTGAATAATTTTTTTTTCTTCTTTAGAATATTTAAACCATACACTTTTAACTATACCTAATAGCATTACAATGTCCTGCTTATCATTTTGATTATCTTTAATATAATCTTGCATTTGATCATGATTCATTACAGTATCTTCTAATTCTAAAAATAATTCTTCAGATTCATTTTTAATAAAATCTCGATATTGAAAAATTTTAGATCCGGCTTCTTCTAATAGAAGTAAAGGATGTGATTTAATAATTAATGAGGTTCTTCTTTTAATAGTATCAAATAAAATATTATCAGAAATAGAATTATTAATAATATTAATTAATTTTTTAATTGTTTTATTAAAAGTAGTAGAAATATCTACTAAATCGTATTTTTTACTCATTATAATATAATTAATATTATATATTTTATAAACTTATAAAGTATTTATTTATATTAAAAATAATGTTATTTATTTAATATATAATTGAAAAATATTTTTAAAAGTATATATTAATTTGATATTATTAACCTTATTATACTTATATAAAAATGGGTCGCGGAAATAATCGAGTTAAAGTTGTAAAACAAAATATTGATCAACAAGGCATGGCAGAAATGTTTAACCAACTGTTGGGTGATGAAAAATCTTTAGATATAAATATTATTAAAGATAAATATCTAAAATTAAAAACTAATGTTGAAAGAATTTACCGATTATTAGAATCTTTCCATAATACTATGTATGTCAAAGTAATTAATACTATTTTTGATACAACAACATATAAAAAAAATATTAAAGGTTTTATTGAAGATTGTAAATTTTTATTTGATGAAGAAATTCCAGATGAAAACCTTGTACGACATTATAAAGTAGTTAAAGAACATAAAATTGTAAAAGATTGTATTCATATTTGTAAAAATTTAATTAGATATAAAAAATATATTGAAGACATTGATAATTTATCTGATTCATTTATAAAATCATCTAAAACTCATGAATTTATAATTTTCCCATTTTGTAATTTTGATATTAAAATGATTTATACTCATGTTAAAATTGATGAAAGCATTAGTAAATACTTATTAATTTTTCTTAATATGCTATACAAAACATCTTATGAAATTTACGAGGTTATTACTAGCCCCGATATTGATATTTCTAAATTTTCTGATATTATTATTCAATCAATTCAACAAGCTAAGAAAATGATTCCTCGGGCAAATCGAGCCTTCCGAAAGATTGAAGAGTCTGTAGAATTATTAAAGAATAATTTTCAAAACTATTATAAAGATTTTGTATCAACCAAAAATCCTACTATTATTTTAGAAAATTTTATTTTAGATTGTTCTAAAGAAAATGGTGATGATGTTGATTTAGACTTAGCTAGACAATTTAAACGTATTGTAATGTTTTATCAAAAGAAATCGCAAGGAAAGATTAAAGATCCTCGTATTAATCAATTATTTGAGATGCTAAATAAGAATTTTGATATGTTAAATGTTAAGGATAGCGATATCAAAGAAGATTTATCAGATGATGAAATTGATGAAGAAATTAATGTAGAATCTAATGTAGAATCTAAAACGGAATAAAAAATCTAATTTATTCTTTTTATATTTTTTTGTATAATAAATATAATTATAAATATAATATAATTTACCAAAATATAATTAATTATTTTTGAATAATGAATCTCGGCCTTATAGATATTTTACTAATCCTATCATTCTTATATTTAATTTGTATAATTATATATAGTAATACAGAGCCAATTCAATCCCCAACTAATGTAATTTTTGATGATGATATTATCTTTATTAACTCAAATAATACCATTTATTCACCAAATGAAAAATCTACTTTTGAAAACAAAATAGATTCCAAAGAACCTGTTAAAGTAGAAAAAAAAGAGTCAACTACTTTACCAATTCTAGAACCTAAAAATATAATTACTAATTTATATTCAAATGTTAAATCATTAGATGACATGGTATTAGATGATTTAATTTCAAAATCAACTGAAAATATAAATATTATTTCTGGAGATAAAACAAGTAATAGATATAATAGAAAATTAAATAATGTCCCAGAAGAAAATGATTTAATGCATATTAGAAATTATGATATAATAAATAATAATGATGATGATAATTATGATAAAACATCTGTAAATAATAATAATATGAAAACTATACAAAAAAATAATGATCTAGATTCTAAAATATTTAATAAATCAAATAAATCGCAGAAATTATTTAAAGATTCTAAAACAATTTCTGGTAGATTTACTAAAAAATCAATTATTGAAGATTATAAAAATGAATTAGATTATTATGAAAAATTACGAACTCCATGGTGGGTATCTGATGCAAAATATGATTAATTTTTATAAGCTTTACAATATGGACATGTTCTAATAGACTCCCTCATAATATATTTATTATAACTATCATTGGTTTTAAATATTTCATATTGTGATTGATAAAACACTAATTCTTTTAATTTTTTACGAAATATTGATGGAATCAGTTTAAGATTTATTTTTTTAATTAATTCATTATAAATTTCATTAAAATCGGTATGTGTATTATTAATTAATTTATAAATAACAAAACATTTTAATTTTCGTGATTTCACAGATGTAATATAGGCGAGCCATTTTTTATGTATTTGTGGATAAGGATTTTTAATAATATTATTTATATCATTATCATACCAATATATATTATGAACACATTTATAGCATAATGTATGAGCACAAGAAAATAATTTTAGAATAACATCATCCGAATTGTCTGATAAACATAAAGGACAAACATTATTATTAACATTATTAATCTCATAATTTATTTTTTTATGTAAAAATAAATAACAAGGTTTGCAATAAATAGAATTTGATTGAGATCTCTTATTTTTACATAATATATGATTTACACATTTATTATCTTGAGTTTCTGATTCATTAGTTTCTGATTCTTGAGTATTTTGATTTCCTTCAGTATTACTTTCTTCAGCATCGCTTTCACCAGCATTACTTTCCTCAGCATTGCTTTCATTTCCACTTTCATCAGAACTACTTTCATTAGTACTACTTTCATGTATAATTTCTTGAAAAGAATAATCTTCATCAATTTGTTCTATATAAATACTTTCTTCATTATTTTCTTCTTCACTTTCTTCATTATTTTCTTCTTCACTTTCCCATTCACTAAAGGTATCATATAAATTTTCACTGTTATTATCTTCAGATAATGCAATTTCATTTTCATAATTCTCAGACATATTGCTATATAAATGATGATAATGAATAATTAGGCGTATATTCATATTATTATTATATATAGAATTAATTTAAAATATTATTTATATTTATATAACCAGATAATACTGATATAGAATTTGCGACATAAAATTGATAATTATTAATTTCAGGATTATTTTTAATAATAGAAGAATCAAATAATATAACTGGTGGTTTATTAATTTCAAATTGTTTACCTGATTCTAAAATTGGTAAATTCTTAGTTAAATATGAATTAGTATTAATTTCAAATGGAGTATTTTTTATAATATATTTATTTAATTCTTTATTATAAATAGCAATATTATATTTAAAACCATCATATAAACATTTTTTAATTTTAATTATAGTTTCAATTGCTTCATAAAAAGTATTAGGTGAATTTAATAAAATAGGCAATTTAATATGATTATTAGTCATGGGATTTAGATTCATATTAAATGCCAAATCTTTAATAATTTCATCTCGTACTTCTATTAATTTCATCAGTTCTGAATATATAATATGGTTATCAATACAAAATTGTTGAATAATATTAATTTTATCAAAATTAATTAGTAATAATTCTTGAAATGAATTAAAGAATAATAAAAAATCTATAAATTCACAACTAATAAATAATCTAGTTTTTAATCGATTATAATTATATTTATCAATATTTTTGATATTAGAATCATTAAATGTAAAATTAAAATTTTTAAATTTAGTAGTAACTAATTTAGATTTTCCAATCGTATTAAATGCAGCTAATGTTATTAAATCCATTATGTTACATCCATAGATATAACCAGATAAAATCATAATTGCATTTTCTAATGATATATTTCTAATTTTATTTACTAATAGGCCGCATTTAGTAGGATATCCATTTGCATATATTAAACCTAAGTTATATAATTTATGTAATCCATTTAAAATAGAAATAAGTGGCGGATTATCTAATAAATCTAATTTCATTATATCAATATTTTTTAAATCTTTAATTTCATCATATTCAGATTCTTCATTTATTATTTGTTCAAATAAATTATCAGAATTTAGACTAATAAATTTTTCAATAGAATCATTATATTTAACAATAATAATATTTAATAGAATGGGTGTTAAATCTTCCGTTAATAGTTCAGGATATTGAATTTCTTGCATAGAATTAAATATTTCTTTAGTATAAATAGGATAAAAGGTACCTGGATGTTTTCTTCCAACGCGTCCTTTTCGTTGTAATGCCATTGATTGAGTTACTGGTTTAATTAATAAACTATAAGTATTATAAATAGGATTATATTCAAGTTGATTAACTAATCCAGTATCTATACAATATTTAAGAGATTCTATAGTAATACCAGTTTCTGCAATATTAGTTGCTATAATAACCTTACGTGATGGAATCACATCATCAATAATTAAATTTTCAATTTTATCAAATAATGCATTATAATCATCACCAGATGCCCGATATCCACCACTATCTAAACCAATTGGATATAATTTTTTATTTAATGTTTTATTTAATTCTAATATTTTTGGTTTTAATTTATTTATATAAGACATACTCGGTATAAAAATAATAATATCTGATTTATCTTTATCATCATTTAAATTATTATTATGTATATCTAAAATAGTTGTAATAATTGAATTATAAATATTTGAACTATCGAATGAAAGATAATTTGTTTCAATTGGATAACTAGTACCTATAATTTCAAAGATAGTTTTTGTATTATAATATTTAGCATATTTTTTTACATTCATTGTTGCACTTGCTATTACTAAAAATGGACATTTAGATATGTCATTTTTAGTATAAATTTGTTTAAGATAATAAAATATTAAATCTAAATTAGTCGAACGTTCATGTGCTTCATCTATAATAATACATCCATATTTATTAAATAAATTTTCTATTGGCATATTTTTTAAAAATTGTAATAATACACCAATAGTACAAAATAATATACCTTTTTCAATAGGTTTTCTTACATATTCTTTAGTTTGATAACCGATATTTTTATATAGTTCTATACCTTGCCCATCTTGTCTATTTTCTTTTTGATATGATGGTTCAGATGCTATTGTTTTAGGTATAGATACGGCAGTTAAAATACGTGGTTGAGTTACTATTACATTTTTTTTCATAATATTATGAAATCGTAAATAAAATTCAGTTGGAAATACAGTAGATTTACCTGAACCAGTTGCCGATTTTAGAATAACAATACGATCAGATATAGATGATACATTATCAATTTTAGATCGAAACCACTGTAAAACAAAATCAATACCAGTTATATTACTAATATCTGATTTAGATTCTCCCATATGGGGTACAATTACATTATGTTTAAGCAAAGTAGGTAGACCCATATTATAATAATTAATCTAATTAAAGTAAATTTATGTTATAATATAATATAAATTTATTTATTTATTTTATATTATACTATATAATTTTTAATTAAAATGAGTATAGAAATAATTGGATCAAATGGTAGCCAATTAAAATTAATAACAAAGGATAAAATAGAAAGTATTTTATCCGAACTTAATATTACCTATAATTTATATAAAAAAAAATATTTAGATTCTGAAAATAATCCTAAATGCAATCTTACTAAAAATCATTTATTAACCCAATTAATTACAACATTTTATAAATATGATCAAACACAAAATTTTGATTATAATTTATATAAATTTCAAGAATATTTACAAAAGGTTTCTAATACAACAAATATACTAGAATATATTAATATTTTTATGACTCAAAATAATCTATTTGATAAATTAAACTTATCTATTATAACAATATTAAAAAAATTATATAAATCAGAATATGATATTGAATTTATAGAATTAAATAATAATTATTATTTAGATTTATTAATACTAAAACATTTATTACAAAATAAAGGATCTGAGCCATTATTAGAATCATTAAGCAATAATATAAATAATTTAGAAAATTATATAACTAATATTTCTATTATAACAATCAATAATAAATATCCGAGTAAAGAAGAAAATAATACATGTTATAATATAGTATATGATTTAGATATATATTTAAGAAATATAAATTCTATAAAAGAAAATATATTAAAAATTGATTCATTAATAAATATAATAGTTGAAAATATCTATAAATTTTATAATTCTATTTAATTACTTATAATATTAATTAAATGACTACTCCCGGTATTTTTAATTTATTAATTACTGATGACACTGAGCAAGATAGTTATTTAATTGCTCAAGGTAAATTATCTGAAAGATTAAAATTAATTAAAGAATCAAAATTAATTGAATATAATAAATTAATTGATGCACTACTTGAAAAAATAAATAATTTAAAATTACAAATTATTCAAACAATAGATACAAATATAATTAAATCATTACAAACTCAATTAAATGATTTGCAAAATAACTTAATAAGATATAGTGAATATAAAAATGATTTAATTAAACCTAATATTAATGATATAAATAAAACTCATTTTTTATTTATTAATAATCAATATAAACCATTTGTTGAATTTGGGTTTAATTATATTAAAACAAGTGTTAATTCACAACCAGCATATGGGAATGAAATTGAATTTACAATACAAGATAATGGAGATTTTATTTCTGATATGCTCATTTTTATAAGATTAGATAAATTATCAGCTCAAGATTCAAATGATCGAGTGCGCTATGCAGATTTTATTGGACATAAAATTTTAAAAAAATGTCAATTTGTAATAAGTAATAATGTTTTAGATGAATATGATCGAGAATTATATAATATTTATTATAATCTACATACACCAGAAGGAAAAAAAATGTCTTGGTTAAAATGTATGGGGCAAGAAATTCCATTCATAGGAACTTTAATTTCTGATCCAGTTAATGATGAACATAAAGAATTGCGTTATATTTCTAATGGTTTTCAAACATTAAAAAAACAACATCCAAAATTAGAATTATTTATTCCATTATTATTTTGGTTTAATAGAGATTATCGTTTAGCCTTTCCAAATCATTTAAAACCATTTGGTCAACTTAAAGTTAGAATTGAATTAGAACAGGCGAGTCATTTAATGAGTTCTGTTGATATAGTAAATGATGTATATAATCAAAATTTTTCGATACCTATAATTGAATCATGTACTTTATATACAAAACATATTTATATGAATTCAGATATTCAAGATATTTTTATTTCAAAATTAGGTTTTAATTTAATAAGAATATATAAAAAAGTTGAAAAACTTTTATTAAGTAATAATGACCGTATATCTATTCAGGAATTAAAATTCCCAATCGAATCATTATATGTCTTATTCCGCCCAAGTATTAATGAAACAGGTATTGATAATTTTCAGACATGGAATATTAATGCAGTTGCTAATTTAACATATATTAAAACACCAATTATTTATGATGTTGGTGGAATTGATACTTTAGGTATTAATAATATTAAATTTTATAATGAAATCCCAATAGTTAATTCATTTAGATTTGAGGGTAATGATTCTGCTACTTATGGTACTCAACCAGTAACATTTTATGATGGATATTTACCCTTTATTAGTGGTAACAATATAATGTCAAATAAAAATAATATTTATTATTTGCCATTTACATTTAATCCTCAAGAAATCCAACCATGTGGTTATCTAAATTTATCAAAAATGAGAGAATTATATTTAGAATATTCTTCTAGTTTAATAGAAAATTATAAACCAGTAAAATTATATATATATGCAACTGCATTAAATTTTCTATTAATAACACAAAATTCTGCAACATTAAAATATATGACATAAGTAAAATAGAAAATTAATTATTAAATATAAGTTTGATATAATAAATATAAGTGTTAAAATTTAATAATTTAATATGAATAAAGGTATAATCGTATCTGCCGAAAAATTAAAAAAAAATTATCCAAAAAAAAAAATTATTGCAGATATTGTAAATGATCTTTCTTATAAAATCAATTCATCAATTGACCTAGCATATAAAAATAATGAACATGAATTAATCTTCAATTTACCAATTACATTTAATATTCCTAATACAATTAATCATAAAGAATTTCAACTAGAAGTATATTATAATATAGTAGATATTTTAGAAAAGAAAGGTTATTTAATTAATATTAAAGTCTTAAAAAATGAAACTTTATTAAAAATTAATTGGTCTTATGAAAATAATGAATCTATTGATAATATGAGAAAAAAAATAAAATCTATTATGTTTTAATAAATTAACTTTCTAGTTCTTCTACTGTAGGTAGTTGTTTATTTTTTTCCTTTTCCTTTTCTTTTTCTACTTCTTGTTCAAGAACTTTATTATAATGTTGATAGACTGCAAAAATTTGTCCAAAACTATCAACTGATGTTGGTACACGTTGTGAACCTTCTCGGAATAATTGAATAACAAATGCTAGTTCATTAATTGAAAGTGGTTCTACTGATGAATTATTCTTTTCATAACCTTCTTTTACTTCAGTAAGTCGCTCAGTAATAGTCGCAACATCCTTATATTCATTTAATTTAAAAACTCCTTTTTTTGAATAAAAATCAACAACTTCTAATACAGCTCCAACTAGGTTTGCATTTAGCGTAACTTCTTCAGTTTCTGACATTAGTTATATATAAATGGTTTTAATATATTATGTGTATATTTATATTTTATATATAATCATATCTTTAATTCAAATTTAAATAATTGCTTATAATAAAATATAAATCTAGATTTATTATTAAAAAATTAAGTATTAAATAAAAGTATTTAAAAACAAGTTAAAATATTATTATATATTAAATACTTAAAATGTCTCTTTTATTACCATCAAAGCCCAGACAATTTTCAAATAATGTATCTACTAATACTATTACTAATTTAGTTACAGATGATTCTGGAGTATATATCATCGATACTAATACTAATAATACTAGTTTAGCATTAAAAACAAATAACCAAATAGGATTATTTATCAATAATGAACAACGTATTGGCATGAATACAGAATCATCGCCAACCAAACGTTTAATTATTAATGATGAATTAGGGCAAACTATGAGATTAATATATGATAAAGATAATAACAATAAACATGTCGATATAGACGTTGATTCTAATGGCTCTTTATTATTAAAAACTAATAATAATCAATATGTTGATTTTATTAATGAATCGAATAATTCAGTCACTAATATTAAATTGAATGGTGATATATTATATGCAACTGCTGAACAATTAAATTATAATACAATTAATAATCTAGGTTCTGCTGAACCAAATAAAGCATTAATTTTAGATAATAATAAATCTATTAGTGGTATTAATTCATTTTCAGTAGATACATTATATACAAATACATTTGGTATTAATAATACTTTAGAATTAAATACAAATTCTAATAATTATTGTTTAGTTTTAGCTAATGAATTTGGAAATTGTTTAAAACTAAAAAATAACACATATTTTTCATTATTTAATTTAGATTCTTCTGGAACTTTAAAAATATATACTAATGAAAATATTATTGAAATTTTAAGCGATAATAATAATGATATCATTTACCCAATGCAATTAACAACTGAAAATTATTTAAATAATACTGGAATTGGAATTAAATTCAATACATATAATAATAATAATATCAAAACAAATATGTCTAGCATTGAAACTATTATTATAAATAATGAAAATAATAGTGAAAATTCTATTATTAAATTTAAAACTATGAATAATGGAATTTTAACTGATTCTGTTACATTTCGAAATGATGGTTATATATTATGTAATACATTAATGGAATTATCAGATGCTAGAACTAAAAAAATTATTAAACGTTCAAATTCTTTAGAATCATTAAATAAGGTTTGCCAAATCGATACTTATGAATTTGTATATAAAAATGATAATAAACAAATAATTCATAAAGGTGTTATTGCGCAGGAGCTATTTAAAATTATTCCATCTGCGATTAATATTGAGGACAAAAATGAATTAAGTCAGTTATATACAGTCTCTAATAAAGAATTAATTGGTTATTTAATTGATTCTATTAAAGAATTAAAATTTCAATTAGATACTATTTGTAATTAATTTTTATTATGCTTTTTTTTCTAAAGCATTATTTTTTATATTCCATTTCATAATATAAATTAATTGATTTAAACTATTGATATTCATTCTTTGGTAAAAAATAAAAACAACCGCAAAGATTAATAAAATATATAAGAACAACGTATGATTATTATAATAATTTAATTCATTATTTTTTTGTTGAATATGCGATATACAATCTTTATATTTTTTATTTAGAAAAGAACAGTATTGATCTTTTTGATCACATAGTCTTTGTAAAATATCTTTCTCTTTATTCAAATCATTATCTAATATAGAATCTATATCATTACTAAAATTTTCTATTTTATCTAAGGGTCTAATTTGTTCAGTATATGATGACTCATCAAAATATACTGATTCATTTGGTGTATAATAATCATAACCAAAACTATTCATTATTATAAACTAAAATGTATATATTTTTTAATTTAAAAATATTCTTGATATATTAAATAATAAGATATAATTTTTAAAAATAATTACCAAATAAAAATTTAATAATGGATTTTAAAGAACCTAATATTTTATTTTTAAAAGGGATTCATATAGATGATATTATGGAAATTGAAGATATTTATCAAAAAGAATTATTAAATAATGCAAAAACAAATAGTTTAGAATTAAATATTATTTATGATAAAATACCAACGCAATTTTTATCATTAGAAAAATGGAAAAAAAATACAAATTTAAGATGTTGGTATTGCACTTTAAAATTTAAAAATACTCCATGGTTTATTATTGAAAATATTCATCAAACAATAAATGGAGTTGTATATGATATATTAGGTAATTTTTGTTCAGTAGGATGTTTACATGGTCACATTAATATTCATTATAATATAAGAGAACATTTTGATATTTATAATTCAATTAAAAAACTATATAAAATTTTTTATAATAAAAATATTAATGAAATCATTTCATCGCCTAATAAATATAATCTAAAAATTTATGGAGGTAATATGGAAATTTTAGATTATCAAAGAGAAATTCAAATAATTAATTCTCAAAATATTGCAAATGGATACTAATAAATATATTTATTATTTTTCTAAAATATAAATATATGCTAACATTTGCATAAAACTATCGGCTATGTCATCATAATTTTTTTTCTTAATATGTTTAATTAAATGTAATAAATTAAATGTTTTTAAGAAATATAAAAAATTTTCTTTAGTATGATTTTTATTAGCTAAATAATTATTTGAATATTTTTTAATAAAATTTGAATATGTTAAATTTTTATTTAATGAAATAGAATTTTTATAAGATGCATTCATAATTTTAATTTGAAATATTGAAGAATTACTAAATTCATAAATAATTTGATTAAATGCAGCTCGCGATTTATCATTAAAGGATGGTTGTAATTCAACTAATACTTGAATTTTAGTAATATTAAATTTATTTATATAAGTATTAAGTTTTTCCTGTAATTTACTTAAATATATTTTTAATGCTAATGCTCTTTCAAGTTGAGATGTATTTCTAACTTTTTTATTTGGTATTAAATCTATTACTTCACAAATATAATATGATATTGAGTCATTTATTTGATTATTAAATTTAATTAAAGATTTAGAAATTTGTGAAATATTATTGCATTCATTTATTGAAAATTTTAAATGTTTTAATTTAATATATTGGGCAAAACTAATTGCTAAAGATTTATTAGCAACATCAATTGATAAATAAAACATTTATTAATTTAAATAATAATTTAAATCTAATTTATTATTTAAATATAGTATTATTTGTTAAAAGAAATTTTAAATTGAAATTAAAATATGGATGAATTAAATAATACTAATGACATTAGTAGTATTATTGGAATGGCAGGATTATTTAATAATGCAGAAATTGACAATTCTATAAAACCAAAACATATAGAAAAAGAATTAATACAAAATACTTTAGAATTGGATACATATGCTAATGATGAGTTATTAAATTATAACCCCATTAATGAATATAATTCAGTATTTGAATCTTTATTAGAAACACCATCTGAAAATAATGAACATTATAATGATAATGATAATGATAATGAAAATGATGATAATACAAAAGACAATTCTGAAAAAAATTATTCAGATGATAATGAATCGAACTCAGACAGTTATGAAATTGATAATCTTATTAGTTATAGTAAGAATAAATATGATTCATCTTCATTTGCATATAAATTGACAGAAGAACAACAAAATCAAAAATTTGTTGATAATGTTTTAAATACAAGTAATCATAATAAAAATGATTATAATTATAATATAGAAGATGAAAATAGAGAAGATTTAAAATTAACCTTATTAGAAAAAATTGATAATTTAACTGAAGAATTAGAAGATGAAGGCATTTCTTTAGATAAAATTCCAAAAGTTGATTATACTAGTAATTTAGAACAAATTGAATATGTTGCTAAATTATTAATGTTAAAAGCAAATAGAAATAGATATGCTAGTTTAGGTGAAGAATTTATTTTAGCATTAGCAAGTGGTTTAGAAATGTTATGTAATGGTGATCGTGAATTTTTAGGTATTCGTCCTGATTTAAATGGATATTCTGATGTTGTAAAAGTTAAACTAAGAAGATTGAGAAATGAAACTTCACAAGTTGTTGGAAATGTAGTTGAAAAATATGAAATATCGCCTATTACTACATTATTAATTGAATTAATTCCAAGTTTATTTTTACATTCTAAACGACGAAAAAATCAATCATATGATAACCTTTATAATGATTTAAGTGATGATATTAATGAAATTAGTAAATTTAATTAATCTATTATTTAAAATTGAATATTATATTCTAATTTAAATAATTAATAGTTAAAGTATAATAATAATGTCTGAAACTTATCTAACTTATTTTAACGATTTAAACTTATCAACAATTACAGTAGAATCAAAAATTTCTAATATCAAATTTAAAGAATGTGATTTAATTCCAAAATTATCATTACCAGATAAAACTCCAGAAATTATTAAAATCGGATGTAATTATGGAGAATATATTTCTGAAAAATTTATTGAGATGACAACAGCAGTAAAAAAATCAAACCGAGGTCGTAAAAAAAAAAATAAGCCAATTTCTAATCGTAAGATTCAAGGCAATGGTAAATATTTTAATAGCCAAATTACATTTACTATTTTAGATCCTATTAATGATAAAAAATTTTATCATCTTAAATTATATACTAATGGAACAATTCAAATTACATATGTATGTTATGAAGATATTAATTTAATTAGACCAATTATCGATTTAGTTATTAATTTAATTAAACCAATTGATTCAATTAAGGTTGATTTAAATGAAGAAATTGAGATTATTTATTTAAAATCAATTATGCGTAATTATAAATTTAATATTATTAAAGAAAATGTTTTTATTGATTTAAATAAATTTAAACTGCTTTTATTAGAATTTAAAAATTATCAATTAGATAATATTAACAATCAAACTGAAATTAAAAAATATTTTCAAAATAATCAAGAATATGATTATGATTTATTGTTACTTTTAGAAATTGGATTAATTAAATGTAATTTTGAAAAATATACAGGTATAATTGTTAAATTTAAAACACCTTTACCTGATAAAGTTAATAAACTTACAACTGTTAAAATCTTTTCATCTGGAAAAATTAATATTGATGGTAGTAATAATTATGAAGAATCATCTTTAATTAAAAAAATTATTTCTAGCTTAATTTATAATAACAAATCAGAAATTTTATATAGTAAGTAATTACATATTTCTATATTATGTTTTTTTTATTAAGGAAATTACATATTTCTATATTATGTTTTTTTTATCCAGGAAATCATAAATAATATAAAACATTGATAATATCATTCCAGATATTACAATTCCCTTTTCTGTAAATTTATCATGAGTATGGTCATAAACACCGCAAAATAACCGAGATAAACCTTTTTCTATAAAAACATCAGTATTTAAAATATAATAAGTAATAAATAATAATAATGCAATTTTAATATTTATTATCTCATAAAATTTACTACTAAGTTGATATAGATCACCAGTATCTTTGGATGGGTCTATTTTCTTATTACATGGTTCAGAAGAAAATATAGGATCATAATCAGTAACTAAAGTTTTAATACATTTATCCATTGTTTAAATATAAATATATATTTTTTCGTTAATGAATTGTTTAAATTGATATATATTATTTAAGTTATAATTTACTAAATTTAATATTAATTTTTGTTTAAATGGATTTGTCAAATCATAATATAGTATATCTAATAATTGATTATATAAAACTTTAGATATTATTAATTTATTATTTTTACAAATATATGATTCATGTATAATATCACATAATTCTAAACTTAATGTTTTTTCTGAATTTGATGAAGGTAAATTAGTATTTATGACAATATCACTAAATATGTTATTTAATTCTTGAATAGCATCTTTCTTTTTTAAATTGAGAATATTATAAATTAAAATATTATCAAATAAAAATATAGAATTATCTAAATTTTCAATCATAATTTTTTTTATTTGAATTAACCATTTAGAAGTAATTGTTTGAGTTAAATGTTTAAGAATTATATTTTTAATAAAATCACTTAAATTATATAAAATTTTAAATTTAAGTGATTCGTCTGATATTATAATATATTTATTAATTATATCTTTTAATTTATCATAGCGATTAGATAATATTAAATTAATATCTTTTTGAGACATATTATTAATTAAATGTTTTAATTTTGATCTTATTAGAACATTTTTTAATTTATATAATTTATTAGTAAAATGAATTAAAAATAAATTATAAAGATTTGTATAATATATTGATTCATTTAATTTTTTAATTCTAGTATCTACTATTAATTTTTTACTATACAGAATATTATTAATTTCATGAGGATTATATAAATAATTAATTTCTGAATAAGTATTAAGTTTAAATTCACGTGTTATTATTTTAACTATTTCTTCTTTTTTTATTTTTTTATTTTCTAATAACTGTTTAATTTCTTTTGATTTATTGGATATTAATTTCTGACCCATACTTTTATCTATAGGTGTGCTAATATACATATTATAATTTTTAGAATTAACTGAAAGTTGAACGCCTATTATTTTTTTATCGCATATTAAAAAATTAGAAATGTAAACATATGAATATAATTTATCAATGATATCATTTGATAATGTTAAAGAATCATTAGTAATACCATTATGAATTGTATTAATAAAAGATTTATAATATAAATCTGTATAATATTCTTTATTTTTAGAATATAAAAATTTATTAAATTTATTAATAAAAATAAGAATATCATTCAATTGTATATTAAATTTCTTTATATTGATATAATCTGATGAATAATTTTTACTTAATTTTCCATTAATATTATAATCATTGTTTAAGATTTTTTGTTGCTTAACATTTAAATAAATATATTCTTTAGAATTATTATTTGTATGTGATATTAAAATACTATATATTTCATATTTATTATTTATAAAATAAGTATCTATATTATATCCATTACTTTCTACTATAAAATGTTCAATAGTTTGTAAATCAAGACTATTAATTGATTTACTTAATTTATTTTTTATAATTTCACTTACTAATTTAATTAATTGATTATCATAAGTAAAAACTTTATTATAAAATGTATTATAATTATAATAATATGAATAATTTGTTTTAATTATTGGATAATATAAACTTTTATTTTTATAGTTTCTTTTTAATAATAATATATATTGAAAAGATTCATTATTAAATATATATTCATTAACATGTCTAATATTAGGTGGTAATATTAAATTTATACTATCATCAACTTTATTCTCTTCAAATATAATACTAATATATCCTAAATATTTACAAATTTCTATAAACAATTCATTCCATTCATTAAATTCAAAATTAATATTTGATAATAATATTTTATCTTGGAATATATTAGTAAAGACTATTAAAAAATCTTTAGTTGATGAAAAATATGTTAATAATTTACCATCATAAATATAATTTATAAATTCTGGATTTTTTATAAATAAATTTTTGATAAATTCAATAGTTTCATTAATAGTTTTATTTAAAATAAATGATATAATATTTAATATTCCAATATATGATATATTTCCAATATTTTGATTTAAACCTAAAATATAATATTTTAGATCATCTGATGAATTTAAATCTTCAAATGTTTTATTAAATAATTTAAATAAAGAATCTGGGATTTGCATTAATCTTAAATTTTCAATAATAGATTTTGATGAATAATTCATTATATATCTCGATTTCTCATCTATTAATTTAATTGTTTTATCATATTTATAAGTAGTTAAACATTCATTATGAATATTAATATATTTTGATTTTACTTTAACATCTTCAATTGCTTTTTTTTTGCAACATGGTATGCAATAATTTTGAGGATGTAGATTAGTTAAAAACTTAACATTTGGAAATTTTTTATTATTACACGTATAATAAATTGGTTCACCTGTTGTAAAATTAATATATTTAATATGGTTTTTAGTTTTCTTTGCTTCACGTTCATAAATTATATCTGGCTGCTGGCTTGCTTGACATTTTCTAGAATATAAATTATTTGTATTTTTTTTATTAATAGCATATAATATCGGATCAATTTCTTTTAATTTTTTTAATTTATTTTTACTTACTACCTTAGAATTAGAATCGATATTATTACTACTTTTATTGGGTTCTAATATTTGATTTAATATATATTTTATTATATATATTACTCCATTTAAATCATCTGGATTTGTATTTAAAATATCAATTTTAATATCTTTAATTCTATTAGAAAATATAATATTTGATGAATATAGAATTTTATTATATTTTTCAATTAAATCATATTTAGTATAAAAATTATAATAATTATTTGATAATAAATTTAAACTAGTGTCAAATATTGGTTGATATTTTATTTTTTTAATATTTAACTCAATAATATTACTTACTTCATCATAGTTAATAATATTATAATAATCTAATAATTCTAAATTTGTTATTAATGAATATAATTTAGTAAATGTATTAATACTAATATTTTGATTAATTATAACTTGTTTATCCAATAATTTTAATTCCATATTTGTTTTAGTAATAATCTTTTTTTTATTAATTATTTTTAGCGAAAATAAATCATTAAATAAATTATTTAATGAATTTAAAATATTATTTTCATACTGATTTAAACTATATTCTACATAAGTATCTGATTCAGTATATTTAGAGAATTCAGATAAATTATAAATAATATAGATATCAAAAAATTCATCAATAATAATATAAATTTCTTTATCTGTATTACTATTCTTATCAAAAATAGTATAAATTAGTAATAATATATTATTTTTTAAATAAATACTATCAACTAATGAATTATAATATTTGTTATTTATATATAGATTTTTATATAAATTATCTTCATCTGGAGATTCATTTAATTTATTAGTATTTGTATAAATATTTTGTTTACTAAAATAAATTAATTTATTTTGAATTTCTAATTGTAATTCTATTTTTTTTAAATTTTTAACTCTTTTTAATTCAATATTATTAAATAATTCTCTTAAATTTATAGTTTTAAATGTATTAAAACTTGGTACATGATATATTAATTTTTTGTAATGTAAAGTTAAAATTTTATCTAATTGTTTAAAATTTTGATGAACTATATTTGATAATTTATCATTCTTAGATATAATATTATCTGATTTAATATTTAAACTAGGATATTCTAATGTTTTATTTTCATTTAATAAATATAAAGAAAATAAATTTGTATCATAATAAGGAAAATATTTTTCAATAAATCCTTTATATATTATAGAAATTAATTCATTATCTTTTTCTATTTCATTATATAAACTAGTTTTATCTAAAATTATATCATCTAAAATAATTAAATCTAAATTTATTAAATTATTATTTAAGATATATTTATTTTTTTCATAAGTATATAATGTATAATTAATTCTATTATTTGTTAAATCTAAATCAATAGGAATATTTTGAAAATATTTGATATTAGGAATATTAATAATATTTTGTATATTTATATCTAGTATTTCATTTGTAATATTATTAGTATAATTATAAAATAATGACGGATTACTATTATCTAACAAATTTTGATTTTCAATTGGTATATTAAGTAAATAATATATTAATAACTTGATATCATACAAACTATTTAAAATACTAAATTTTAATTTAGATATTTTATATAATATGATATCTTTTTTATGTTCTAACCTAATATCATGTTTTTTTATTAATTTTGAATCTATTTCACCTATATTTAGTTTTCTTTCTAAAATTTTTTGCACTGGAGCCGGGGTATCATCTTTTTTAATAATAATATCATCAATATTTATTTCATCAAATATATCACCGCCCTTTAAAGTTTCATCAAGTATATTTATTTCATAGATATAATTAGTATTAAACTTTATAATTTTATTATCATCATAAATCGGTTTTTTAAAATTAATAACTAATTTCATGATCAATTAATTTAATTTATAATCCAAAATTATATTAATTGTGTTGAATTCTATATTTTATAAATAAAAAAATAATATTAAATTAAATTATAATAGTTTATTATTTTTTTATAATTATAAAATTTGTTTGAAGATTTTCAGAATCTCTCGGTGTTAATAATATTTTCTTCTCTTTTTTGATAAATTTTTGTTTTAAATGTTGAATTAGTGTATTTAAAAAATTAAATGCCATTGTGATTAAATAAATATTGATAAATGTATATTAAAAAAAATATAAAATTATTTTAAATTTTATTTTGAATTATAAATACCTAACACAGATCTGCCTGATGGATCGTTTAATGTTGAATTATTATTTAATTTAAGCCATGATAATCCTCGTTTAGTTGAACAAGCAACTGATTCAGAATTATGATCAACTGTAGTAATTGTATATATATCACTATTAAATCTTTCTTCAAATAGTTTTCTATATAACATATGTTCTTTACTTATTGGAGTATTTACTGGATATAATGTTTCTCTATTAATAAATTCAGAATCACTAATTTGTTCTTCTGCATATTGTTTTAATTGATCAATTAAATTATTTTCAGAATTTGAAATACCATCACTAAATTGTTCCTTTTGGCGGTATAAAATACTATCTGGTAAAAATTCATTATTATCAAATGCTTTTCGTAAAATATATTTTTCAATCGGCTGTTCAGAATTAATTAATTTATATTTAGGTGGAATATTCATTACATAATCAACAAAATCAGTATCTAAAAATGGAACCCGGATTTCAATTGTATTAGCCATTCCTGATTTATGAGATCTTAAACAATCATATTTATGTAACTGTAATAACTTATCAGTTAATTCTAATTGCATTTCAATATCTGATGGACATTTATGAAAATATAGATATCCTCCAAATAATTCATCAGATCCTTCACCAGATAATAATACTTTAATATCGGTGTCTTTTTTAATTTTATTAATTAATAAATAATTACAAATAGAAGCTCTTACTGTTGTAATATCATATGTTTCAATATAATAAATAATATTTGACAATTCTTGAATAACTTCATCAAATGTAAAATTATATGTAGTATGTTCTGTTTTTAATAGTTTCGCAACTTCTTCTGCATATTTAATATCATTACCACCTTCTAATCCAATTGTAAATGTTTTAATATTATTATTTATATAATGTTTTTCTTTTAAAAAATTAGCAATTGCCACTACTAAACTACTATCTAAACCACCACTTAATAAAAATCCAATCGGTTGATCAGATAATTTAATATGAGAATGAACACTATTGATTAATTTGTTTTTTAATATATCATAGTTTAATTTATTGTCTGGTAATTTAACTGGATTATTTTGAACGTTAATTAACCAATCTGGTTTATAAAAACTAAAAAATGTATTATTAATAAATAATTGACCAGGTGGAAATACAAATACATTTTTAGATAATTTAACTATAGACTTTAATTCAGAACTAAATATAATCCTATCATTATCAATAGCATAGTATAAAGATGTTATTCCAAAAGGATCTCTGGCTGCTAATAAAAGTTTTTTATCTAAATCATATAATATAAATGAAAACATTCCTTTTAGTTTTTTAACAAATGCAGAACCATACAATAAATATAATGGAATTAAAATTTCTGAATCCGAATTTGATAGAAAGTTATATGATGGTAAACGCAATCTAACTTCTTGATATAACTCAGGATAGTTATAAATTTCCCCATTAACTACTATTTTGATTAAATTATTTAATAGTGGTTGGCTCCCATTTAAAGATAAATCATTAATTGATAATCGATTATGATAAAATAAAATTTTATTATTAGTAATTGTATATTTATCTTTTGTACCACGATGATTCATTAATCGCGCATTTGCAATTAATAATCTAAAATAATCATGAGTATCTAAATTTATTACAGAATTATTAATAATTTGTTCCCCACCATGACACCCATTCTTATGATACGCTACAAAAATACCACACATATCTGTAATTATGCTATATAATATAATATTTATTTGTTTAAATACAATTAGTAAAAATATATTTCATTTATTATATATTCTATAATCTATATTCTACACAATAATTCTTTTATCATGTCAACCATAGTTATTTGTATTAGTTATTCAATAGTAATTGCTTTTTTAATTTTTGGTATTATATATTTAATTAATAAATTACAATACTATATTTATTTTGGAAATATTTCATATTTTAATTATACTATTAATGATAAATCCTATGATGTAATAAAAGACCATGAAAATTATGGAGTCGCAGCCGAAATTTTATATAAGATTGATAATACTCTTTTAGATCTTATTAATAAGATGACTAAAAAATATCATAAAAATGATTCTAATATTTCTCCATTAAAATATAAAATAATAAAAAATATAATTTATAAATTACAAAAAAATTATAAATCACATTCTATTAAAGAAAATTTTCCATCATCACCTGGTAAAGATGTATCCTTTAATGTTAATAAAGGTGAACATATTTCATTATGTTTAAGAGATTTTAAAAACCCACAAAATTTTCATGAATTTAATGATATAATATTTGTTGCCATACATGAGTTAGCACATAGTACAGCTGTATCTTATCAACATACTGATGAATTTTGGTATAATTTTAGAATTTTATTAGAACATGCAATAGAATTTGATTTATATAAATTTAGAGATTATATCAAAGACCCTGTCAATTATTGTAGTATGGAAATAACATATACACCATTAATTGATAATAATTATTTAGATGAAAATTATTTTAAAACTTTATCTAAATAGTTGTTTAATTATTTGTTTAATTTCATATAATACTAATAAATGACCAATTCTACTTTTATAATTTTCAGAATTTCCCATTAATATAACTTTTTTTTTAATTAATGCTTCAATATAACATTCTACACAATAATATTATTAGCAGTTGGATTAAATATATTCCAACTTGATAATATATATTGGCACATATTTATATCCTTTATCTATAATAGATAATGATTCTTTTATTCTTAAATCCCACATTTTTTTAAAATCATTATCACTATATAATAGATATATATTCAAAAAAAAATTTGCTCCTGCAGGGGCTCGAACCCTGGACCTTTGGCTCATAAGACCAATGCTCTACCGACTGAGCTACAGGAGCTTTAATTGACATAGATATCTTTATCTATATACTATATATATATTAATCTTTAAATAAAAATTAAATTATTATATTAAAAAATAATTGAATATTTAGATACTTAAAATAAAAAATACAAGAATGCAAAAGTTTCTTATTTCAAAAACTGCCCCAACCTTTATGGTTAAATATGTTAACAAATATATTTTCAAACTAATTAATAAACTAAATAAGAGACTTAATAGTTCACATTATTCTATGCACATAACTGGTACTAGATTTATTTTACCTGAAATTTTTGAAATGATTATGCATCTATCAATGGATACTTCATTTTCATTTACTATCTGTGAAGTTCAGCAGCGTAAACAAATGGCACGTGGTTTGTATAACCTATTGTCTAAGTATATTTAGTTTTTTTTATTTTAATAAAAAAATTGAATAGTTATAATTTTATTAATAAAAGAAATCATGTCAGTCTGGATTAAGGTTAATAACAATAAAAAACAAAAAATCTCAACTGATGGAAAATTTAACAATTATTCAGCCCAAAATTATATTAATAAAAATTTAAATATGTCTCATGATATTGGTAATATAATTAATACCTTTTTATTTGATGAAGAAGCGGCTAAAAAAGAATGGAAAAATAAAATGGATATTACTTTATCCACTATTAATAAACAATATCATTGGGTTCCTTTATATTATTTTCCAAATAATTATAATGATACACATTCTCAAATGATTCCTTGTACTGATTGTTATATTCATTCGGTTCTTACAAAAACTACTGATCCATTAAATTGTATTACTTGTGAAATCTTTCAAATACAAAATGGAATGTTAGCAGGTCAATGTTTAATGAATATTAATCAATTTAAATATTATGAAAGTCTTTTTTATAATGCTCCAAAAACTGCAAGAATTTTAATAAATAGTGATAAATACATGGCTGAAAATATATTAACTATTGTTTCTGGAATTGTGACTACTCAATTAACTAAGAATGATATTTTATATAAAATTGTATATGAACCACCACAATTAAAAAAAATATAATATTATACTTATAATATCTTTTTATTTTTTATATGTTCTTATTTTTATCATATCCTTTGTAGAATGATATGAGCAAAATGTTTCTTTTGTATTAGGAATATAATAATGTGCTAATTTATTACATTGTGGATTCTTACAGAATTTAGATTTTAAATTAATCATATCTGGTAAAGAATGTTTTTTACAATATTGAATAGTTGAATTCCTATATCCAAATGATGGTTGAATTATACAATTAGGTTCTTTACATAATTTAGATATAACATCATGATATAATATCATTTTATGTAATCTACATGTAATTGGTTTATATTTAATAATTCCATATCTTGCATTCTTATTACAATTTTCATGTTTGCATTTTTTATTTATATATTTTTTTTTTGGTAATTTGACTTTGTTTTTACTTTCTTCTATATTATTTGATGAGAAATCACAATTATTAATATAATCAAGTAATTCAAGGAAATCTTTATTATCTAAAAAGTTAATATTATCCATTATTAGTATTTTTATATAAAAAAATAAAATATTCAATTTTTATTTAAAAGTTACAATATATAAAAAGTTTATATATTCATATGTTTAAAGTCATTCAGATTCATATTTTTATAAATTCTATAAATTTTATTCTGATTCCAAACAGTACCTCTTTTCTTAATATTATAATCATTTAAAATATCAGATAACATTTTACTAGTAATTTTTAATTTTTCATTTGCATTATATGATTGATATTCAAATTGATCATCTTCTAATGTAAATGAAATTTGAACAAATTCTGATGCATCTCTGTCCATAATAGTTAAGAGTCGATATAAATCATGAGTTAAACTAGCACTTGATCTATTTTTACCATAATTATTAACAATAAACTTTATTATAGCCGTCTCTTTAATATTTTTAATTAATTTTCCTTTTTTATATTCATATCCATATGGAGCTTGTCCAATATGAATATTATTAGCCTTTCTATATTTAATACTGTTCTTTACTCTTTCGCTAATTAATTCACTTTCATATTGAGCAGCATTAATATAATTTCTAAAATGATGCTTACCTAAAGCAGTATTTAAATTAATATTTTCTTTAACTGAAATTAAGGTAATATTTTTATTTTTAATTTGTTTGATTAAATCATTTCCAATTTTAATATTTCTAGATAATCTATCAATTGAAAAGATAATTAAATTACAATTTTGATTTTCACTAATTAATTTATACAACTCTGGTTGGCTATTATTTTTAAATGCTGAACATTTTTCACTATAAATTTTTTTAATGTTTAATTTATTTTGAATACAATATTGTTCACATGAAAATTTTTGAGCATCAATATCTTGTTCAGTTGTTGAAACTCGAACATAAATAATTGCTTCAGTACCATTAAATAAATTAACATTTTGTGTTAAATTATTTAATTCAGTTGTATTAACATTATTATTTAATTCAGTTGTATTAACAAAACCATTCATTTCTTCAATTAATTCCATAGGCATTAATCTATGAACATTAAGACAGATAGTAGAACTAACTGTAGTTTTAACTGATTCTATAAAGTTATTAAAGGTAAACATTTTTGATTAATTCTTCTTTGTTATTAAACTAAAAAAAATTAAGATTCAATTTTTTTTATTACTAAAATTAAGTTATTTAAATAAATATTACATCTTATTAATAATAAAAATGAAAACTTATATAGATGTTAAAAATAGTATATTTTATAGTTTCTTTATTAATTATATTTATAATATTTTAATATTATTTTATCCAATTAAGATAGTTAATAAAGAAAATATATATAATGGTGATACTTCATGTATTTATATTAGCAGACATACTACTCATAATTATGAATTATTATTAGGATTATTTAGTATTAATAAATTTAGTAAAAAACCAATTAGGGGACTAGGACATTTTTTAATCTATTTAATGTGTCCTTGGTATTTATTATTAGGAATTGTAGTAGGTACTAGAAAAATAGCAGAACAACTTATTAAAAATAATGAATATTTATTTATTATTCCAGGTGGTGGAGAAGAAATGACATTTGGTTCTGAATCATTTTATAAAACAAATTGGTTTTCAAAATCAAAAAAATATAAAATGGGATTTGCTCAACTTGCATATAATAATAATATACCAGTTATACCAATTCATGGTAAAAATATAGAATATATGGTTTTCTCACCAATTATTTATATTGCTAATTATATTAAGTTCACTAAGTATTATTATATATTAATGAATAGCATTGATAATTTATTTATTTATAAAATTTTATATTATATTAAGATGGTTTTTACTCTAATATTTGGCTCAGTATTTGTTATTCCAATTCCTACTAACATTTATTTAATTATTGGAGATCATATTTATAAAAAAAATACCGAAACTGTAATTGAATTTACACAAAGATGCGAAGTTGAACTAAATAAACTTATTAATATTTAATATATTATTATATTATTATAATAAAAAAAATAAAATGTATATAAAATTAAGTAATTTAAGTTACTTACTTTCTCTTGAATAGATTCTCATCTTCTTGGTAGAATCCATTTTTGAATTTATCTTTTAATTCTTTATATAAAGCATCAATTTCATTAATCCAAATTTCTTTATAAATTCCTGATTTTTGATAATATTTAAGTTGTTTCTGTAATTCTGTTAATTTTTTCTTATTATTTTCATAAGATTGATCATTCATTTTTCTATAACTTAAATTTAATAAATAATCATAACTTTGATTAATATTTAAAATATGATTTTCTAAATCTTCATTACATAATAATCCAGGACTATTAATGATAGAAGTATTTAATTTAATATAACCATTATCTTTTAAGATTGCATTAGCAATCGTATCTGATTTTTTTGAAATATTATATTGTTCATGATTTTCAATAAATCTAATAATATTTTCTAACATCATAATTTTATATTTTAATAAAATCAATTCTCGATCAATTCGTTTAATATAACAATTTTTACGAATATAAAACCAATCCATAATAACAGTTTCATAGTTTTTATATTCTTTTACAGCATTATTAATTTGATATAAATTGATATGATGACTTAGTTTAATATAAAGGTTTAAATTATATTCAACCGCATCTAAATATTCAGAATAGTTTTTATGTTCTTGATATTCAGAAATTAATTTATTTAATTCTCCTTTTTTAAAGTTTACTATAATTCTAACATCATCAATAGTTGATTCATCTAAGACTTCATCAATAAAATCTTTCTTTTCTAAACTATCAATATATTTTTCATTCCACACTTTTGGTGGTAATTCATTAATAATAAGAGTATCTTTGCTATTTTTTGGGATTTCATATAATCCAATAAGAATATTAGTATTTTTATTTTTAACTTCTTTGCCTTTAAATTTATTTTTAAAATACTTCATCTTACTAATTTTTGATTCTTCATTATTAATTAAATTCTTTACATTATTAATAACTTGTTCAATATCTCTTGCATATACTTCAATTTTCCATCCTGTACTTGGTAAAGCAACATCTTCTAATAATACAGTTGGTAAAATTGGAATAAAATACTGTGGTTCTGCTAATTCTCCATCAATAACATTATATTCTAATAAATCATTATCAATCATTGGATATAATAATTCAACTACTGATTTATTTAATTTTGTATTAATATATCGTGCACTTCCTGCATCATCACCACCTTTATATCTTGATCCAAACTGACCAATTGGTAATAATAATGGAATATTTCTTGATCCTGCAAAATTTTGTGCCATATTAATAATTGTTTTATTTAAACTATCTGAGCCATGATGATACATCATATGTTCTGCAATATATCCACCTAATTGAAATACTTTAATAGTATTATTAGATTGTTTAAATTTTTTGATAGCACCTGCTAACACTTTTCGTCTAGCTGGATTTAATCCATCAATAATATGTGGCATTTTTCTTTGAATATTATCTAATTGAAACTCTTTTGTGTTAGTATTCAATTGATAAGAACATGAAATAATCTTATTTTTATATTTTTCCTTATAATCATCTTCTTTATATTCTTCTTGACCTGCTAAAATTACTTTTCGTTTATCGGCATCATTACCAAAATAAATTTCAAAATAATCTGTTGCTTTTTCATCTAATTCAAATTTATAAATATTTTTTTCAAAATCTTTAAACATATATTTAATTTCCATATTTGAATGCCCTGCAAGTCCCTTAATATAATTAATTTTATAATCATTTGTGTTTACTTTTTCTAACCATTCATTATAATCTTCAATATTATAAAATTCTTCAATATATTTATTTTTTTTATTAGGATAAGCCCTAATTAGTGGAGTTGAGAAAATATTAATTACTTTTCTTTCTAATAATTTTGGAAAGAATACATTGAAAAAGTTTAAGATTAGACTACAAATCATACCTAAACCATCTACATCTGCATCAGTTGCAATTAAAACCTTACCATAACGTAATGTTTTATATTCTTCTTCTCCTTTTGGTGATAAATCATAAGTATATGAATAATTTAAATTCATAACCTTAATTAATGAATTAATTCGTTCATTTTCCATTAACTTCTTCTTTTTGTCAATAATATATTCGAGTTTACCATTTTTCTTAATTTCCTTAATATCAATCTCTTTTCTGACATTTAATGGCACACCCTGAATATTAAAAATTCCAAAATATTTATAACCAAGTGATTTATTACTTGTTAATCCATTTCTAACACAGGATTCTGCGGAATCACCTTCGGGCACTACTAAAGTACATTTAGGTGATTCAGAAGTCCCCGCTTTATCAGCAGATCTATATTTTAGAATTCCTCTCATTTTACTAGTTTTTTTAGTAACATTTTCTTTAGAAATCTTATCTAAATAAATTCTATCAAATTCTGTTTCTAATTTAGACCAAATTTGTTTATAAACTTTTTGATCAAATTCATAATCTTTAAATCTGGTTTCTGAAACAGATAATTCAGATTTTGATTGATTTTTATAATCTGGGTTTGTTAAATTACCAGAAAAGAATATAAATAAATAATTAGAAATTAATTTATTAGTAATTTTAACTTTATCTTTTAATTTCTTTTCTAATTTAGTTTTTAAATTTTCTAAGATTAATTTATTAATATATCTAATATGAGTTCCTTGATTAACCATTAATCCATTAATAAATGCAATTGATTCTTGACCATCTTGACAATCATAAATTCCGATATTAATATCAATCGAATTTAATTTTTTATCATTTTTATTAAATAACTTACATTTAATAATATCACTCTCATCTAATAATAATTTTGACAAATCATATAAGGATTTAGTTTTTAATTCTTCATCATTATAATAAATATTAATCTTTGATCCGCAATATACAGAAACATAACTCATACGAGTATATAAAATTTTTTCTAATACATTTGCTAAATCAGAAGTATATCCATTTTTATCAAATAAGTTGTATTCTAATAAAAATGTAATTTGAGTATAAGGATTTTTTTTATCCTTTTCAACTTTTGTTAATTTATTAATAATTGGTGAATTTTTAATTAAATTACCATCTTCAAATTTTTGATAATAATTTAATTTATTTTTTAAATCAGTTGTCTCTACTATAAATTCTTTTGATAATATATTAGTAATTTTAGCACCTGATCCATTCATACCTGCTGAAATTTTAGAATCATCTGAACTAAAATTAGAACCTGACATTTCTTTAGAAAATATCATTTCTGGGATATAATAATCTTGATCTTTAAATTTTTCAACAATAATACCTTCTCCATTATTCCAAACAGAAATAACTCCAGTATCTTTATTAAAATTTAATTTAATAGTATCACATTTATTTTTACCTTTAATTGTTGATGTTCTCTGTATATGATCAATTCCATTAACAATAATTTCATCAATCACATTATACATTGCAATTGAATATTTTAAAACTTGTTTTTCTAATTCATTAGACTCTTTATTAAGAACCCATAATGTATTTTCAGTAGTTTCCTTAGATCCCACATACATTCCTGTACGTAGACGTACATGATCACGATAGCTTAAATTTTCATATTTAGTATTGGTAAATTCTTCAGCCATAGTTAAAATTGAACCAAAACAAGTATTTATTATATATACTTCTTTTATTTAATTCAATTTTAAATAAATATACGGATTAATAATAAACAATGAATAAAACACAAGATTTTATTCAAAAGGCAAATCATATTCATAAAGATAAATATGATTATAGTAAAGTTAAATATTTAAATATAGATTCTAAAGTTATTATTATTTGCAAAATACATGGTGAATTTGAACAAACTCCTTATCATCACATGCATAGAAAACAAGGCTGTAGAAAATGTGGAATAACTAAACGTTCATTATCTCAAAAAATGACAAATAGTACTTTTATTACAAAAGCAAATAAAATACATAATAATAAATTTGATTATAGTAAAATTAATTATTTAAATAATCGAACTAAAATTACTATAATTTGTAAAATTCATGGATCCTTTAATCAAATACCTGCAAATCATTTAAAAGGACATGGATGTATTAATTGTAGAAATAATATTTTATCAAATAAATTTAAAAGTAATGAATCTGATTTTATCAATAGATCTAATAAAATTCATAATTTTAAATATAATTATTTAGGTGTAAAATACATTAATGCAAATACAAATATTAATATAATATGCAATATACATGGAATTTTTCATCAAAGACCAATGGTACATTTATTAGGCTCAGGATGCCCAAAATGCTCTCATGGAATTAAATTTTCCAAAGCTCAAATATATTGGTTGGAATTTTTAGAAAAATATTATAATATTAATATTCAACATATAGGTAATTCAAATCAAGAATATAAAATTAAAAATACTAAATGGAAAGCAGATGGCTATTGTAAAGAAACAAATACTATATTCGAGTATCATGGTTCATTTTGGCATGGAGACCCAAAAATATATAAACCAGATGATATGAATAATGTATCTAAAAGAACTATGGGCACTTTATATAAAAGAACAATAAATAGAGAAAATAAAATAAAAGAGTTAGGATATAATTTAGAAATTATGTGGGAATCTGATTGGAATAAAATTAATAGATCTATTTCTATTTTACAAAAAAAATTTAAATCTATTAATTTAATTAGTTGCTAATTAAATTATATCCCAATATTTTTAGAAATTAATTTATATATACGTTTAAATTCTAAATTTAATTTTTTATTTTTTTGTTTAATCAATGTATAATCATACTCACTCGATTTATCTCTAAAATGCTCATTTATTTTATTTCGATTATTAAATATTTTAACAGCTGTTTTTAATTCATTTTTAAAGTTAATTAGTTGATATTTATCATATTCATCATATTTATCCTGACTAATTCTAGTTATATATTTATAAAAATTTTTTGATGTTGAATTTGTATTATATATCAAATTATTAATATACCATCTTATACTAAATTTATCCAGCATTTCATTTATAATATCAAATCTAGATTTAAACATATTAACTTTTAATTTTAAAATATACGGATCATTCATATATATCATTTGATTTTCTTTTATAATATTATTCTCAATCTTTTGTTTTTTATAATTTTTATATTCTAATAGCATATATTCAATTTCTATTAAGGATGCGTTAGAATAATCATTTAATCAATTTAAATCATTATATGATGTAAACAATTTAATAATTTTAGCAAAAAAATTATATAGAAATTGGTTATTTAATGAAAAGAATATGGGCATAGGAGTATTTTATTCAGATGAACAAAAATTAAATGAAATATATAATCTTTTAAATAAAATACAATTTACAAACCAAAATATAAATGAATATAATAGACTATTACAAGATTATAATATTATACAAAAACAATATACAGATATAGAAAATAAATTTTCAACGGATAATTTAGATAAAAATATTAGAACAATTAATAATAGAAATATATTAATTAATGTACAGAAAATAAATATTAATGATACCTTTTATCAAAATTTAAATAATTATATCTAATTGATTGAAGAAAAAATTGAGAAACAATCCAAAGGTATGTTATCATTTTTTAAAAAAGGAAGGGGCGATGATAAATATAATATTATAAATGTTATATTTATTGGAATATTATTAATATTAATATTTATAATAGAAAAATATAAAGAATATATTCCAAAAAATATTCTAAAATATTTTACAACAATTTCTGCATTTTTAGGATCGTGTATAGTTATTTATGGAATATATAAATTATGGAAAATTAAAAAAAATAATATTGAAGAATTATAAAAGGGCGCAAATGAAAATACCCCCCTCCATTCTATTTTAATTAAAATTGCTTTTTTTAATTTTATAGTTTATATAGCTCTTTTTTAAATAGAATAAATAAAAATTATGTTATTTACATTTAATTAGAAATTCTAATTTATTAAAAAACAATTTTAAATTAATAAACCTAATAAAATAATATTATTAATAATATAACTATTACAATACAATAATATATTATGTGTTATAGTGCCAAAATTTCATTATTTTCTTATTTAGCAGTAATTACTGGTTCAATAGGGTTATATAAAACCAATTTAATACCAGAATCTTTATTTTTTACATGGATTGGTCATATGCAATTATATAATGTTAATTTAATACCTGAATCAATTAATTGCATTTGACTAACCCATCCACAAAATATTGATTCAGGTATTAAATTAACATTATATAATTGAAATGATCCAGCAAGTCCAATTATATAAGTTAATAAAGATAATGTTCATTAAAACACATATTTTAAAATTTAATATTATATTAATAATAAATATTATTATTCATTAAAATAATATACTATGAGTATCTTAATAAGTCAATAAAAAAATAATTGAATTTTTGTACTTAAATAATGCTTACAAAGCGCAGAAAACAGTCCGAAGTTGTTTCTGAGTCAACATGACTCAAGAACGAGTTCAGAATGCTTTTCTGGTGGCTCTGCGTCTTCTGCAAACCACCCTGGCGCTTGCTGTTTCTGGAGGAGATCTCACAGATCGCTTCGGAACAATGTCGATCGAATCGGCGCTCACTGACCTCTGCCAGTGTGCAATCAACAACACGGATAAGCGCGCAAAACGCATCCGCCGCATCTCCTTGCTTGCTGATATCTATCAGCAGTTTGGATATGAGTTCAGCCCAGACCTCTTGGCGACCATCGAAGTGGTGAAACCCTTGCCAGTCCAAGACGAACAGGAACAAACACCAGCTGAAAAGCTTGCCAAGCTACGGCAGGAACTAGCCCATGAAGCCGAAACACGGAATGGAAAGATCTATTTCAGGACTGGTGAGTGGACCCCTCCTATCGTCAAGCACTTTCACGGAATGTGCACCAAAGCTATCAACAAGGATGGCGATGTGTATGATCTGATGATGAAGGTTGCTATCATTGCCTTTGCGAAACTCTTGGCAAACACACAGGCGTATGAAACCGACCAGTGTGCGATCGAACTTCTTTCTCGTGCTCAGTTGATTTTCAAGGGCGGTGCTGCTATTGGGAAATTTCTCTTTGAGAAGAAGCCTTTTTGGCATCGATTGACAAAAGATCAGCAGGACGAGATTCGTTCATCATTCATCTCGGGTGGTGACAACGATACCTCTATCTACTTCATCAACATGAAACAAGTGACGAAGAAGTACACAGAGGAGACGGTCTCAAAAGCGATTGCTGAAATTGCTTCGCGCATGCAGCAAACGCTATGGAGAACCTGTCAGCAGTTCAGGATCGACCAGATGCTTTCAGTGCACTCGGATAATGCAGCTCGGGATCCAATTCCATTTGCAGGACACGAATTTCACTTGGTCACGCGACAGGCTACTGGATTTCAACTTAAAGAGGTTGATGAGTTTGAGATGGTTGGTCACGAAGATTTGAATGACGAGTTTGAGCGGATTGAACAACCAACCATGCTCTGTCTGGCTCCGTACAATGACCATGCTCCATCTCAGGTGTTTACCACCCAGTCAAAGGTCGAGTTCAGCATCAACGACCAGTGTGTGAAGTTTGAGCTTGTGCGAGCAAAGCTTGGCTTTCGGGCGTCTTGTGATGATATGGACGTGAACACTTACTCGGAGCTACTCGACATCTCATTGGAATACCCAGAGAGTGCTGCTCTATTCCCCAAGAAGTGGGCGGCGATTGCTTTGTAGATTTTTCATTTTGGTCATTCAAGACCTTTTATGTTTTCTTTCTTTTTTTTTTAATTATTTTTACATTTATAATGTTTATAACTGGTTATAATACCAGGTACTAATAAAAACAATGTATAACTTATAAATTCAAACCATAAAATACCTTCGTGAGAAGAATGTGGTAAAATATGATTATAATAATCTATTAATAATATAATAATAACTATCCAAATAACTGCAGTAAATATATGATGGTATGTATGTAAAACATGCAATACATTATTGATTTTTGCAAATCGTTTATTACACTCTGAATTTTCGTTTTTAATGTTATGTAGCATTATAACAAATATATTATATTATATTATATTATATTATATTATATAATAAAAAAATGAATATTAATTATTTATAATAAAAAATGAATAACTTATTCCCACAAGAAATAGTTAATAAAATTTTAGATTTTAGTGATGTGAATTCTTATTGGAAATTAAGATTCACTAATGATGTTTTACCAGAAATTGATCAAAAATTTAGATGGATTGGTGTGGATTGTAATAATCATCATGAACTATGTGAATGTCCAGAGAAAATATTATGCCATTTTTGTTATTTATATGATGAGTGTTATCATCACACTCAATATGATTATATTCCATTTAATAAGATTAAAAATAACTGTTATAAATTGATTGAGTATAAATATATGCCAATTGATACATTTTTATATATGTTTGATAAATATGAGAATGCTGGAAGATATATTAATTCAATTAAATCTCAATTAGAATATTATATTATAAATAAAAATAATTGAATTTTTTACATATAATATTTATAAATAAAATAAGAAAAAAATGTTGTATAACTTACCGTATAATATTCAAGAAATAATATTTGATTTTTCTGGCTATAAAATAGATCTTCAAAGTAATTTTAAGGATAATATAGCCCCAAAGATTGATAAAACAATAAAAAAAAATGATTGTGAATTATGCTATATTCAATCTTTTAAAGGAAATGACTTTTGTTTAATTCATAGTATGATAGATTATACTATTATACAACCTAAATATTATTCATTGCATAATTTGCCAAATGGTAAAGCAGGAAAATCATTGGGTAAATTATTTTTAGCAATTAATAATGTTGAATATTTTCAACAGATTATATCAGATATTGGCTATTATAATACTCATAAATTAAGTGAGATTAATAATGAAATACGTCAGTTATCATATATTGAATAATATTTCTAAATAATCATTAATAGAATTTTTATTAATATATTTTTTATAAAATTCTAAAGCATTACTTGCAATAATTTTACATTTATTATCATTTTTTTTGCACCAATCTATTTTATCAACCAAATCAGATAAATCTTTTTTTATAGGTACATAATGTATCCAAGGTTTTAATAATGGTTGATACCATATATAAAAATCACTTTTAACTAATAAAATTACAGAATTATAAGCAAGTTCTAAAGATAATCTAAATGCAGCAATATTACCTTCTATAGATAAAATATATTTATAATTAGAAATCATATTAATACTCATTTTACTAGCAGGTTTTAATTTTAATTTTTTTGGATTTACAAAATGAATATATTCGTCTGAATAATGTTTTTTTACTTTAGAACTAAATTTTGTAATTCGGGCATCTAAATATAATACACCATCATATGAATTATCAATACCATATTTAGGATGTTTGTATAATCTTCTAGTTAAGAAGGCAGCTTTTAATCTTGGATTATTTTTAATAACTGTACCACATCCAGTAGAAGATCCCCTAAATATAGCTGTATTTATTTTAGAATCGAAATTTGTATTAATTTCTTTAGTAATATTATAATACAAATCTCTGCATGCTCCTAAATATATTTTATTAGTACAAATTTCCCAATCATCATTAGTTGGTATAGGCAAATCTGCAAATTTAGTATGACTTCCAATATTTAATATAGGAATAAATGATTTATATTTTTTATTTAATGGTGTAGTTAAATTACCTAGAATATGATAATGTGGATTACTTTGTCCATCTTTAACTAACATATTTTGGTCTTTATAATTTAATATAAATTCAACATCATTTATTTTTTTATTTTGTAATAATTGATTAAGCATATCCAATTGATAAATATAAATCCACCAAGCGGGTGCTTGTAATGCAGGTATAGACCATAAATTAATATAACAATCAGTAAAATAAATAGAATCTTCTTGATTTTTAATTATTTTTAAATTTCTAAAATATTCTTCATTATTTTTTTTAATAAAGTCATCTATGTCATTATATTCAGACTTATCAATTTTTAACTTATCCATTAATCCAGGATATAATTTATAATTTTTTAATACCATAAATGTCTGAATTTTATTATTTAAAATTTGAACAAATACAGATGTATGAAATTCATCAAAAACATAATTTAAAGTATTATAAGTAGATTGCTTATCAGAAGTGTCATAAATAGATAATTTTTTATTAGAAAATAATGTATTAATATCCTTATTAAAAATATTATTATTAGAAACTTTATATTTATTTATTTTTCTTTTTTTATGAAATTCTTCTATTTTAGGATATATATATTTTTCCATATCATCTTTATTTTTAATAATAAAAACAGGACCATCAACATTTAATTTTTGTTGTATATTTTTTTCTTTAATACATTCTGCCTTATTATCAAAAATAATTTTAGCTTGTTGTATTATTTCTAAATGGTTTGACATATTTATATTATAAACTATATTAAAAAAATTAATTCTACTAAGTAATGTTTAATTACTTAGTAGAATTAATTACTAAAAGCAAAACATTTAGTTTTTGCGAATAGCAATCTTAAATGTTTTTTTATTAAGGGTTTTCGAAATAATTTTATGAGCAATTATAAATTTCATAAAATGAGTACGGCAATAAAATACAAAATTGGTACAACGTGTAGGACGCTGAGTGCAATTTTTAATAGTGCAGTGATGTTTATTTTGAGAAACCATTGTTTTTATTATTAAATATAAAAAATTCAATTTTTTTATTTATAATATTATAATCATATTATAATGAATTTATTAGTAACTTTAATTAGAAAAACAAATGGCGATATATTAGGTTTAATGTTATTTATATGTTTAATTATTTATTTTATTTTATTAGACGGTAAAGGAATAATTGAATATCTATTATTAATAGGATGTATTATTGGATTTTTAGTAGATTTCTATATAACATTTAAAACTATTAAAGAAATACATAAATTTGACTAATGTTTAATTAACTAATTTTTTTAATAACTTTACCTTTATAGCTAATTACTAATTCTCCTTTATTATTAAGATAAGCAAACGCTCCAATCTTTCCACTAGTTCCACTTTCCCATAATAATTTTAAGTCTTTATTATATAAAACTAAATTACCATTTATCTGCATTTTTACAAATACATCAATATCATTATTGCCAGTATATATTGATTTAATATAATTTTTACCATATATTATAAAATCTCCATTTTTGTGAATTGTTAATTTATAGTTTTTATTATCAGATAACCAACTAACTTGCATATAACAAGTATTTGGTTTTAAATATTCCATATCCATAATAGTATCTGTGTATAATAAAGAATTATTAAATTCTGAAGGAAATGTTATTTTTTTAGTATTTTCAATATTAGCATGAATTGGTACTAAATTAGAATATTTAAATTTATTAAAATAAGAATTTTGTATACCTTTAACCCCATCAGATGTAAAATTTTGTGATACGGAATTATGATTATAACACCAATAATTTCTAGGATTATAATTACTACTAAAATAAATATTTGCAGGATATATGCGAGTAAATAAATTTTTATTTTTTATTTGAAAACAATTTTCTATGTCTGTCTCAGGATAATTTCTTGATTGATATTCATCATTATTTTCTAAAAAACCATGAATTATATTTTTTGTTATATTATTAAATAAATTCCAATCATTAGGGAATGGACAAATTACTATAATTTTATTTAAAATATTTATAATTGGTACATTTGGCCAAGCATCTGATTTACCACGTGATGTATTATTTAATGTTTGCTCATATAATTGATCACCAAGAATAGTTTGAAAAGAATTAACTAATTTTGTACAAAATCCTTCAGACCCACTTCCTTTAATTTCTAAATTAATAATTAAAGGATCTGAAGTATATTTAAATCCATATTCTTTAATAATGTTTAAATATACTTCTAAATCAACAATATTAGTATATGATCTTTTATCGGGCCCAACATGTGCAATAACTGGAGTATCATCATTAGTTATAGATGATTTTAGATGAGTAAAAGATCCAATAGTTGCTTTAAAAATAGCCATAAGTAAGTTAGTGCTAGAAATTTCTGATTTAATATATTTACGCGGATATACATCTAATTCAACCATTCGTGCTCCATTTTTTAATGCATTAATAAGTCCATATTTTGTATTAGAAGATTCCAGAATTTGTTTACCATTTATATATGAATTATGAGAAGAATTAACATAAAAATCTTTAATAGGTAAATCTAATATATTTAAGTTATTACTCTTATATGCTAAATATTCAATACTTTTATTTTGATTTAATGAATTATATTTACCAAAATTAAAATACTTAGCATTAGTACAATTATATGTAAAAATATAAATTGTTACTACTATTAATAGAATTGTTAAATAACATAATAATCCAGTTATTATGTATGATATGTCAGTGTCTATCATATTAAATTATTATATTATAAATAATATTTAAAATTGAAATTTTATTTTTTTTAAGTTAAATATGTGTATTCTTTGTACAATATCAGAATATGATAATCTACATAATAGATTAGCACATATTGAATTTATTTTATCAATTTCAGATATTGTATGCTGTCCAAATGCTACTATATTTCCAAGATATTTAATTAATTTAAAATCATTAAATTGTGAACAATGTTGCCATTTTATTAAATTACCTGATTCTTATAAACATTTAACATCATTATATTGTCAATCATCATTTTTATATAAATTACCAGATACATTAACTAATTTAGAATATTTAGATTGTTCTTATTCAGAAATCGAATATATACCAGATACATTAACTAATTTAGAATATTTAAATTGTTCTTATACTAGTGTTTATTATATATCAGAATCATTCATTAAATTAGATCATTTAATGTGTAATAATACAGAAATACTTTTAATTCCAAATACTTTAACATTATTAGAATATTTAAATTGTTCTGAAAATGAAGATTTAAATGAACTTCCAAATACTTTAATTAATTTAATTACTTTAGATTGTAATAATACTTCTATTAGTTTTATACCAGAAACATTTATAAATTTAGAATGTTTATATTGTGAAAATACAAATGTTATAGATATTCCAAAACAACTTATTAATTTAACAGAAATACATTCAAATATATTAGACAAAGAATCTATTATAACTAGACAAAAAAAAATTAAAAATGGTTTTATTAAATTATATAAATTATATAGATATTACCGTATTTATAATATATTATGGGATATAGCAGAATATTACACTGCTAAAAAATATTCACCAAAAAATATTTTTAAATATATTGATTTATTATAGATTATTATAACATATTTTATATGAATTTAAAACATTAATAATATCATTTTTAGAATAATGTGTTAATTGTTCTATTAAAGATAAAATATCATTATATGATAAATATTCAATTCTTATATTAAATAAATAATGAATTATTTCATGTATCAATAAATTATTATTTAAACTATTTTTAATTAATAATTTTTGTATTATTGATTTAATCTCAAAAACATCAGTTATTTTATATTTATGTAAATTAAATAAACTCATTATAGAAAATATATATTCTATTTCTTCATTAGATATTTTTTTATTATAAGTTGTGTTGTATATATAATAAATGCAAATACTATTATGATATTCTAAATTTTTTATAGATTGTTCTTTTAAACAATATTTACAAATATTCATAATAATTATAGTATTATATTAATGTGTAAAATATTCAATTTTTATTTAATTAAATAAAAAATATAAATATATAGTTAAAAATCAGTTGATTCTAAGATATGTAAAGTATCAATCGAAGACATAAACTTTTTTACTTTGTTACACATCATTTTATCATGACTTATAATAATTCCCTTTTTGTTACTAAAATATAATAAAATCTTAATCATAATTTGAATTTGGGCATTATCATTTATTTCATTTTTAATATTGGAATCTTTCCATTTTTTAAAAATGTTTAAATAATCTTTTTCTTCAATCATAAGAAGTTTATTATCCATGAGTAAATTTGTTGTTATGATGAAGACATTACACATTTTAAATGGAACCTTTTGAGTTAACAAATCCATATTAAAATTTAATGTATTGTATTTAACACATGGATAATAATTTACAAACTTGTATAAATTTTCTGCTTTTGAAATATGAGAAAATATTAAAATCAAGTTGGATTTTTTTAAATGATGATATTTTAAAAATATTCTTTGTATCATAGTAGGGATTGAAATTCGGCACATAGAACTGGAATCAATATAAATAAAAACATCTTGTTTATTTTCTAGTTTACCCATAATCTTGGCTTCTTTAATTTGATCAGATATTTCTTCCATTAATTCAGAAATTGTTGGCGGTTCAATATTTAAAAATTGTTTTAATTCATCGAGAGTATAGGTTCGTTTAGAGTTAAGATTGCAATAAGTATCTTTTCTCCATTCATAAATCTGACTTTCACTTAATTCAGAGTAGGACTGCGGTTTAATAAAAATTGAGGTTGCCATTTTAAATTGCTTGTTTGGTTATGTTTTACTTGCTTGTTTTATAAAATAAAAATAAAATTCAATTTTTTTAATTTATTTCATTTTATTAAGATAAATATTATAATAAAAAGGTAAAAGATTAAATATTTCTCTATTTTTATATAATTGTTTAATTTCTTGTTCAATTTCTTTAAATAATAAAAGAAGATCATCATTATTATAATATCTATTAATATATTCATGTTCAAAATAATTTACTAAATCATAATTTTTAACTCGTAATAATTCTAATGCTTCTTTAATTGAATATGATAGATAGATTTTTTTAATTGTGTCATTAATTTGTTCTATATCAATATTATCTTGTTTAATTAATAAATTAGATTTTAGTTTATTAACTAAAGAACTATCTTTATTATTTTGAATTAATAGATCTAGATTATAATTAGCATTTATAAATAATTTATTATTATGGGTTTTATTAATAGAAAAATATCTAACTATAGTTCTACGTAAGAACATAATATAAATGTAATATAATAATAACAATAATACAAAATAATCCTAGTTGAAAATGAAATTGTAATCTTTTATTTATACTAATTATATTATCTATTTCTTTATATAAAAAATTATTTTTTTGAGTTAAAATAATATTATCTTTATTTAATTTATTATAATTATAAATTATATGTTCAACTAATTTTGGTAATATTGGATTAGATTTTTCATTCTGCATATTATATTTAGATAATAAATCTAACTCAGAATCTGATAATGTATTATGGATCATATCTTATTAAAGAATAAATCAAACCAATCAATTTCAGTTAATTTCCAATCCTCCCAATTGATTATATTATAATCAATTGTTATAATTTTAATTGAATTGTTATTATCTAAATATAAATCATTTAATTTTTCATTCTTATTAGTTATATAAATTATTTTAAAATTAGTAAAATATTTTTGTAAATTCTTAATTAAACAATTTAAACCATTTTTATCAATAAATGGTTTATGAATAATAAAATAAATATTTTTATTTTTTGCATTTTTAAAATTAATGATTCTATTATTAATTATATCTTTTAAGTTGCTAATATTATAGTTATTAATTTTATATAATTCATGTGCAAATAAGATATTATATGGATTTTTTAATATATATGATCCATTTTCTGAATTTTCTAATGTATGATTATCTGAGAATTTAATTACCTTTAAATCATCAAAATTGTTAAAATTATTATTTAATACTTGATTTAATTGTTTTATTGATATTTTACACCAGTCAAATGGAAAAGAACACGTTCGTAATCCGGTTTCTTTTAATTGATGCGCAATTGCACATGTATTCCCTAAAGAAATATATAATGGAATATCTGATTTATATTGAAACAATGAAACAGTAACAAAATAATTAGTTACTATAAATTGTTTTCTACTTATAATTTTAAAATTAGTTAATAATTTTATTTTTTTCCAAAAATCATTATGATGGCAATTAATAATTATTATATATTTATAAAATCTAGTATTTATAATATTTAATAAATTAATATGTAATTTAGCTAAATTAATAATTAATAAATCACTATTTTTTATATTTTTAAAATTATTATAGTTAATAGTATAATTTTCTAACTTCTTTTTATAAATAGAATTATTAAAAATTACATCATTATATATTGACATAGAATTAGTATAATGTATTACATTATTAAAATTATTACTTAATCCAAATAAATAAGATTCACCACCAATGCATACTATTTGACTTAAATGAGATCTAAATGCATTTTTTTGAACTAATTTATCATATAAATTATAAATAAGAAAGTTAACATATGCCCTAAGTTCTTTTTTTATAATAGAATTTTGTTCAAATGATTTTGGTGATATAAAAAAATAATAATTATTACACATACTTAATCTATTATTTATCATATTTAATATATTATTTATCATATTTATTATATATATACTAGATTACGTTTAAAATCTTATTCCTCACTAAAATGTATACATAATGAACATTTACCATTAGCATAACTATATCCAATTCCACATTTAGTATTTGCTTCCCATACTAAATTAATAAAATTTTGACAGTTTTTATATTTCATATCTGTTTCATCTTCAAAATTATAATATTTTTCTTCTTTATGCCATTTATTAATAATATTTTTGATATTAATCATTTTTTGATTTCTAGCATATCTAACAAATAATAAATTTCTAGATAACTCATTATCTATATTTGATGTATATAGATGTTTTCGTATATTTGTTTTTAATAAATTTATTGCAACATCTCGCGATATAATAGATAATTCTGGTGAATAAGTTATTGGAGGGGCTTCATATTCTTCACGATATGTGTTAATTAAAGTCATAATTTCAGTAATCTCATTTTCTAATAAAATATCTTTATTTAAGGTATTCATATTTAAAAAATTTTAATATTATTATTCTAGTGGTGGTATATTAATTTATCTTTTTATTTTTTAATTAAATAAAATAAATGATGTTTAAATTTTTCCTTATATTCTATAGCATCTTCTTCTATTAATTTAATGCTATATTCTAATTCCTTATATAATTTTTGATAAACTTCTAATTCATTATATGTAATAATTTTATTTTCTATTCTATTTTTTAAATAATTATTAAAATTACGTTTAAGTGCAATATATTTTTTAGCATGTTCTAAATGTATTTTAAAATGATTATGATATTCGTAAAAAAATTCTTGATCTTCGATAGTTTTCATTTTAGAGGTGAAATAATTAGAATCTAATGATACATTCATTTAATAAATATAAAAATAAATTAATACTATATTATTATAATTAATTAATATATACTTTTTTTTTATTTAATAATAATATAGAAATTACTAGTATAATAAAATATGGAATATTCATTTCTTTTACATAATGTATTTATAGAAGTATTATTATTAATATGCGTAGTTGGGCTATATTATATAATACCTAAAAATTATATGGCAGTATGTTTATTAGGTTCCTATATAGCATTAAAAGCTGGACTCAATGCTATCCATTATTTATATCATGTACGTAAACAAAAACAAATAGAACAACAAAAACAAACAACTTCAACATAACCAAAATAAAATGTATTAAAAGTATGTTGAAGTTATAATATAAAATATAATGAATTATAAATTAAATACTTATGAATTATAAATTAAATACTTATGAATTATAAATTAAATACTTATGAATTATAAATTAAATACTTATGAATTATAAATTAAATACTTATGAATTATAAATTAAATACTTATGAATTATAAATTAAATACTTATATAATTTCTTTAACTAAAACTAATAATGATTATGTAGACTATAGTGATTTAAATCCTATTATAGTAAAAGGTGTTGATGGTAAAAAATTAAATAAAAATGTACATACAATAAATTATTCTTATTTTGATAATAAATTTCTTCCAAAATCAGTAATGGGTTGTGCATTAGCCCATATTAAATGCTGGAAAAAACATATATTAAATAATAAGAATTTAACATTAATATTAGAAGATGATTTTTTTATAGAACAAAATGGAATAATTAATAAAAATATACATAAACTAGGCATTAAAAATTTAATTGATATTTATTTGTCTCATACTCCAAAAGATTTTGATATTTTATATTTAGGATGTATGGCTGGATCATTTATAACACAATATTTTAAACTTATTGGTAAAACAAACCAGTTTAAAATAATAAATGATTTTATTGCTAAACCAGAACTTGCATTAGCAATCCATAGTTATATTATTTCAGATAGTGGTATTATTAAATTATTAAATGCAATAGAAAATAAAAAAATAAAATTTCATATAGATACTTATATTCAAGAATTATCTTCAAAAAATATTCTTAAAACTTATATAACAATCCCCAGGCTTGTTTATCAAACTTCTACGTACAAAAATTCATCTTCATTAACTACTTTAATTAAATGTCCATATTTTAATAATATATATTTGGATAAATATGTATCTTTAAATTATTTATTTAATGTATCATTATTTGGTATATTTGACTATGATTTTAGTATTTGGATTATATTTTTACTATTAATATCGATAATTATTATAATAATTATTAAAAAAAAATATGTAAAAATTACATAATTAATTTTATTTTTTTGGTAATTCTGGGGCATGTGCCTTAGTATAAATTTTAGTTGTTGATACTTTATTATCTTTAAGATTAATAGAAGTTACACCAATTTCAATTGCATCTTCTGGAGTTCCATCTTCATCTACCTTAGCTCCAGTTTCAGATACTTCAAATTCTTCAGTTACCACAACTGTATCTTCTTTAATTTCTACTTTGTGAGCATTTACTGAAATTTCAGATGGATGGTCTTTAAGATATTTAGCAACAGCCGGATCTGTTTTACCATATTCTTTAACATTCTTAACTTTCTTCTTACGGATACGTTCATCTAATAGTTTTTTACCCATTTTAGCATCTTCTTCTTGTTGTTTAAGAATATTTTCTAAAACTTGTGTATTTTCATTATAGAATGAAATACGTTCACGATTTTGTTTAAATGGTCCTAATAGATTCCATTTGTAATTAGTTAATGTCATAATATTAGTAATAACTTTATCTTTGTTTTTATTAATATATTCATTACATTCATCTAATGTTGGAAAAGTATCATAAATGTTTAATGCAACTTCAATATCAGGTTTTTCATTATATAAATAAAATACAGCTTCACGTAAATCCTCGTAATTAACATCAAAATAATATTGAAATCTACCATATGTATCATGTGGAGGAGTGTTATTCAAAAATTTAGAATTAGTTGGTTTTTTACGTTCCGGGTCATTAGAATTAGAAATTACAGCACTTGTATGCTCAGCGGGATTATATTTAAAAAACTTATTTAGGAATCTTGAAATAATTTCTTTTTCTGATTCTGATTGTTCTTGAATTAGTTTGTACTTCTTTGCTAAATATTTTTCATTATTAAAATATTTAGTAGGCTGTAAACGAGATTTAATTTCATTATTAACATCATTTTGAATTTCTAATTCGTCATCTTCCGTTAATTTATAATTTTTTTGATAAGTTTCCTCATCTTCTTTAGTTTCTTCTTCTAAAGAAGAATACTTAGAATGTAGAAATTTATATTTACATTCAATATATAATGTCTTATTTAAATTACTCAAAAATTCTTGATTTGATGAATCAGGATGTGGGTGATTTTCATAAAAATCATTTTTGTTTAATTGTTCTAAATATTGTGGTTTAAGATCGGAATCTTCAATTTCATATTCTTTGTTCATTTGATATAAAAATCCAACTAGACCAGTCATAAGTAATCTTTGCATATATTTTTCTTTTAAATTTGTAAATGATACACATGTATATTTTTCATCTCCATAAATAGTAGCGCCATATGGATTTAAATATTTATCAACTTCAATTGCCTGCTCATCAGTCAATTCATTAATTTTATCAGGATTTTCTTCTAAATCTTTAACAATATTTTCAATTTGATTTTTAAAATCATCTAGAGAAATAGAGTCAGTCATTCTTTTTAATTTAACAAGTAAAAATTCAACTATCAAATATTTAAATTATATCATTATATAAATATTAATTTAAAATGTAATTTAAATTAATTTTAGTATAATAAATATAAAATTACATTTTTACTTAGAATTTGTATAACTAATTTAAAATTTTTATGAGTACCTTAGATAATTTAAATGAAAATATTTTGCAAAAAATAGATATTATTGATAAATTAATATTAATATGTGTTAATGATTTAAAATTATCTATTACGGATAATTTTCATCAACCGGATAATAATTATAATAATTTTCCCCTATCCTTTTTGCAAAATTTAAAAATTTTAAATAAAAGATATTTATTATTTATTGAAAAAAAATATTCTTATGAAATTCAATCAATAATCTTTTTAACTGAGTATTATGCATTAGATAATATAAATAAAACTTATAAAATTTCCAATAATATATATAATGATAATATTTTTTTATTATCAAATAATTCTTCAATTCTTACTAATGATGATCTATTATTATTAAAAAATATATATTATAACAATTATTACAAATATAAATATTTTCAATCTGTATCAACTCAAAAGCAAACTTATAATAAATTAATAAGTTCAAAATTATCAAAAAAAATATATAATAATTTTAATATTTTTATATCCAGTGAAGATTTTTATGGAGTATTTGATAATCTAATTGAGTTTATATATGAGTTTGTTTTTAATTTTAAAGAATTAATTAATTCTTATATTTCTAATTCTGAAAAATATTTTAAAAAAATCTTTCAATTAATTAATCAATATAAAAAAACTCAAATTATTTATAATATTGAAGATATTGAATATGATTTATGTTTATGTGGTAATAAGATGATAATTCAATCAAACACAAGTGAGTTATTATGTACTAGTTGTGGATCTATTCATACTCTAATAGGTTCTGTATTTGAAAATAGTCAATTTTATCAACAAGAAGGCAATCGTTATATGCATGGGACTTATGATCCAAATAGACATTGTAAATTTTGGATTGATAGAATTCAAGCTAAAGAAAATACTATGATTGATGATATTTCAATTAATAAAATAAAACAATGTATTAAAAAAGATAAAATAGAAAATTTAAAAAATATATCAATTGATCAATTTAGATTATATTTAAAACAAAGTAAATTATCTAAATTAAATGATCATATTCCATTAATTAAAAAAATGATTACTGGATATATCCCCCCTCAATTAAATCATAAAGAATTACATTTATTATTTAATTATTTTGATAAAGCTACAAAAATTTATAATCAAATAAAGCCAAAGGAAAAATCAAATTCTTTATATTATCCATTTTTAATCTGGAAAATTTTAGATCTTATAATTGAAGATAATCAAAAAAAGAAAGAATTATTATCATGTATTCATTTACAGAGTTATGAAACTTTAATTGATAATGATAAAATTTGGTACCAAATATGTAAACATAATGATAAATTTATTTACAAACCAACAGATAAATCTATTTTGTATTAAAAATATAATAATAATATTATAATGACTAGAAAATCTCCGAATGATCATGCTAAACAGTTCCCAGATTATATTAAATTTGGAAATAATAACAATTTATGGGTTAGTAAGTCCGATATAAATAAAGTATATAAATGGAAAGAATTAAAACCATCATATGATATTTATAAGATATATTCTATAATAAAAAAAGAAAATAAAAATATACAAACAAGATATAAAAATTTGATAATGTTATTAAAACAATTATCTAAAAAAATTAATTTGGAACATACTAAATTTTTTATATCTAATTTAGAAAATTTAGTAGAATCATTTGATAATAAATATAAGTCAAATGATTATTTAGGAGATGATGGATTTTATGGTCGTTATATGGTTGACGACGAATTAAAAAAAATTATTAGTTCTAAAAATATTGATCATTCTTTTATAATAAATGACATAGATTTATATATGTATTTGGAAACTAAAAAGTTATTTTTATTTGGTATATATACAGATAAAACAATTATTAAAGATGTTAAACAAATTATTCTAGATATTTTTAAAACATTTAAAGTTAAATTTATAATTTCCAAACGTTTTAATACTTGTTTAGTAGAAATTATAGATTTATAATTGTGTCAAATAATATTTATCTAAAATATTATAATTTATTGTCATAATATTTGAATATAAATTACTTAAAATAAGATCTATATTATCTAATAATTCTGAATTGTAATTATCATTTAATTCTTTTTTAATTTTATTAATTAAATTATTTATATTTGAATAATATGTTAAATATATTTCTGGAGAAAACTCTATATTATTAGTCTTTTTGATATATTTATATAGTTGATCTATAATAATATTAATTATCTTTTGTATATTTTTTTCTTTTGATTTATTATCAATATTTTTGATTGAAGTTTTTATGGTATTAATTATAAGATTTTTTAATTCTAAATTATCAATAGTTGGTAAATTCTTATAATCGGATATAATCTTAGATTGATATAAATTTAATATATTATTATTTTCTATATTATTAATTATTTTTTCATTTCTAATTAAATTCTGATTTTCTATAAGATATTCTGGTTTATTTTGTAATAATGATTTTATACTATTAAAATTCATATAAATATTATTATTGTTATTATTGGTATTATGTTTCATAATATGAAATTCAAAATTATTAACATCTATAATTAATTTAACTATTAAAATATATTGACTTTCTAATAAAATATCTATATTTTTAGATTTTGGCAATGTATGTTTAAAATTATTAATATTTATCATTTTATCAAAAAATGATAAATACATATCATTTTTATAATCGCTATCTTGATTTTCTAAAATTTTATATTCATTTTCAGTTATAATTGTTTTTGTTTTATTAATATATTTACTATTGATTCCAATATTTTTATTAAGTACAAATTTAGAATTTAATAATGTATTACAATTATAATTAAATTTATCAATAGAAGTTTCTATTAAAGTTATATTTAAATATTGTCGTTCTATTTTATAAAAGTCATCTACAATATTTTTAATAACAGATATAGAATGTTTATTGATATCATTAGATTTAAATTTAAAATTTGAATTTTGTATATCTAAAAATAATTCATGAATAGATTTAAATTGTTTGTAAGATGTAAAATTATTAAATTTACTAACAATATTTTGATTTTTTATAAATTTACTTTCTTTAAATAAATAATTAAAATCATTAATATCATTAATATTGGGTTTTGTAATAGTATTCAATGATGATATATAATCCGTTAAAATTTTATTTTTATCTTGTTGATTATTATATACTATAAATAAACTTAATTTTGAATGTTCATCATATGATAAACTTAAATAGTTTTTAATTATGTCAGTATACAATTTAATAATATTAGGATTTTTTAAATAAAAATCCCGTAATGTTTTGTAAGAATCATATGTAATAATATATTCAGTAATAATAATATTAGTTAATTTATCTAATATTTTTTTATTTTTTTTTTTAATTTTAGAATAAGTATCTAAAATTACAATTTTATTTTGATTAATATTATTTTTAGATGTATCGCTTAACAATGTTTGTTCATCATAAATATTAATGATTTTAATATATGATATTAATTTAGTAATATCGCCAAAAATAATATCTAATATATGATAAATATCTATCAATTGCAAATCATATTTATCGGTATTTAAAAGATCATTTAATTGTTTAGTATTTTTATTTATAATATTTAAAGACAAAATCTTTTTAATTTCTTCTCTTTTATCTTTATTCTCTAAATATTTAATTAATTCTTGAAGATATATATTAATTAATTGAGTAATTCCCAAATAATATTCTCCAAGATTTTTAATTTTAGATTCAGTATTATCTTGTAAATTTAACATAATTAATAGTTAAATAATTGTATTTAAATATAATCTATATATTAAATATATTAAATTCTAATTCAATTTTTATTAAAAGAAATATATTTTTTTATTTTAATAAAAAAATATGTCTGATGAAACTATGTCTGTATTACCTCGAATATTAGATCCGTCTATGAAATTCACAATTAATTCTATTAAACAAATGCCTTCTAAAGAAGAAGTAAATTTTAAAAACAATGATTTGCCTAAAGAAGAAGCTAAGAATATTAAAGAAACTACAACAGAAGATACTACTGAACATTCAAATAAACCAATTCAAGAAAATGGAAGTAGTTTTTATTTATTTTTCTCAAATTATAAATATATAATTTTAACAATTATTATTGTTATTTTAATAATTATTTTAGGATTTTTAATATATAAATATTTTAATTCTAAAAAAAAGAATGCAGAAAAACTTGATAAATGCGGCAAGCAAGAAAATCAAGAAGAGAAAACAGATTTAGATAATAATGTCAAGCAAAAAATTGATAATTATATTTCTGGTTATATCATAGATGATGATAATATTGAAACTAGTTCGGAAACTGGTTCTGAATCAGAACCAGAAAATAATACTATGGAAGTAGAAGAACCTAATACTGTTGAAGAATTAAATACAACTGATATGAATCCAATTTCTAATAATCAATCACAAAATAATAATAAGTTTGGGATTTTAATTCAAGAAACAATTGCAATTGATCCTAATATTCAAATTGATACTAATTTACAATCTAATAGATTTGAAGAAATTGATAATTTAGAAACACATTCATTATCTGATATTTTAGAAGATGATGGTGAATCAGTTGATAATAACTCAGAAACAAATTATTCTGATGGTAATAAATCAGAAACAAATGAATCAATTAATTTAGATGATGATAAATCAGAAACAAATGATTCGGTTGATTTTAATGATATTATTAATGAATTAAATAATACTAAAAAAGAAAAATCTAAAAGTAAAACTACTAAAAAAAAAAAGTCTTTAGACAAAGATATTGATCATTTTAAAGCATATATTAATAAAAATTAATATAATTAATAATATTTTTTTTTATCTAAATATTCTATTTAAGGGGAATTAATGTCTTAATTAATTTGTAATTAAACACAACCAAATATATATAATATAATTAATTAACCACATATAAATTTATTAAACACATTTTAATAATTTAATAACAATGGAAGCCGAACAACCTCAAATACCTAAAAAACGTGTAGTAAAGAAAAAGGTTCAAGCAGAAGTACCTATTCAACCAGAACCTACAGTAGAAACTCCTGTTGAAACCCAAACAGTTAATGTTGAACAAGTAACCGAAGAATCCCCAGGTCAAGATGATCAATCGTCTTATATCCCAAGCTCTCGAATTAAAAATTATATTAGTAAAGAAAAATTAAACAAACATATTGATTCAGTTATTGCTAAACTTAAAGATACCGAAAATTCAGTTGATCTTAATTCTCTTCTTAGTGAAGATCTTCAATCTAAACTCGGAAGTCTAATTAAACAAAAAGAAGAAAAGCAAGAAGAAATTAACATTAATTCTCTTGCTGTTGAACTTTTATCTAAACAAAAATTTAAATTTAGTAATACATCTTTTAAAGTACTATCTGTATTTCTAGATTTAATGGTTGAAGACATTACTTTAAATGTAATGGATGAAATTATCAAAAATAAAAAATCTATTATTAATCTTAAATATGTATTTTCTGGACGTTCTGATTCCCCACTATATGAAATTTATTCCACTCTACCTACATATGTATCTGAATTAAGTGCATTTTCTAAATCCACTACTGAAGTAGAAGAAACTCCAGAAGTTACTGAAGACACTCAAGAAACTTCTGAAGAGGAAGTTGTAGAGGAAACTCCCAGCCATTCTATTAATTTTGAATTTTATGTTCGCAAAATTTGTAATAAACTTAAAAAGAATAAAGATGAATATGCTAAAATTAAAGTCAGCAATAATTATCAAAAGTTCTGTTCTAATCTTATTTTAGAATTCCTTGATCGCGTTGCTCCAATGACTACAATTGTATTAGAAGTAATGACAACTAAAACAATCACTAATCTTGTATTTGAAACAATCATTAAATTACAACTATATAATAACCCACATTGTGCGGATATTCTAAATGAAGTAAAGACTCGTCTAGGTTAACAAAAAATTAATAATACTTATTTTTTTAAAATACCTTTTAATGGTTTTTTATTTTTTGTATGAAATGGTTTAGATAAAATACTAAATTCGGGATTACTAAATTGTATATGTTTCTTTTTTTTAATGGATACAGTCTTATTTATTTTTAAATTAATAAAATTATCAATTATTTTAATAATTTTTTTAATATCCTGTATTTTAGTCATATAAGAAAAATTTATAGCAATTAAACCGTTTAATATATTTTTTGATAGTATATTTGGTAATTTAAAAGTAGTATTAGTAATTATACTATTGGCTTTTAAATAATCTAATAATTGGTTATTAGAAAATTTACTATCTGGAATATAAATAGATAATATAATATTATTTAACAAAAAATTAGTATAATTAATATTATTTAATAAAATGATGGTTGTACTATTTGTAAAATAAATATCTTGGGTTTTTTGAAAATCATTATAATTAATTATTTTATATTCTTTATTTAACAATGTGACAAATTCATTAAACAAAGAAAATACTTTATTATATAGTAAATCATATGTATTATAATAAGATATTACATTAATTAGATATATTATTGATTCATTAGAAATAAAAGGTTTGAATAAATTATCAATTTGATTAATTTTATATTTATGTAAAAAGGTTTTTTTTAATAACAGAATATATATTTTATTTTTTTGTTCATAATAATTAATAGAGATTATATCTTGTAAATTTAAAAAAGAATTATTATTAGATATTGATGAATTATTATAAACATAATTATATATAACATTTTCTATATTTGATATTAATATAATATTATAATATTTACAAAATGATGATAATTTAGTTAAATCATATAATAAATTATTATTAATATTTGAAACAAATGCAAGTAAAGTATTAGATTGTTTTTTTAATTTAAAATCATTAATAATATCAAATTCCTTTAAAATTGTAATACTATCTAGTATATTAGATTTAACTAATTTTTTACATAAATTAATTATAAAATTTGATTCATTATAAGATAATATAATATGCGGTTTTGTTTTTGTAGATTGTGTATAATTTTTACATATCTCCAATAATATAATAGTTAATATTTTTTGATAGTTTGCAGTAACAACTAACTCATAATCCTTTTCTATATTATAAATATTTGATAACAATTTTTGAATATCTAAAAATTTTGAAGTTAGTTTATTAATATCTATTTTTTTATCATTTGATAATTTTAATAATTGTTTTTCATATTTAATATTTGCAGATATTATCTCCCGGCTATTATCTAAATAAATTAAATTTTTCATTTTTTGCAATTAGATATATAATATTAATACTATATAAATTTAATATAATTCTAGATTTTTTATTAAAAAAAAAATTATTAACTTAAATAATTTTTTTTAATAATTTTTATTGATAATTTTATTAAAAATTTTTATTTGATAGTTTTTATTGATCTAAATTTAGTAATTACGATTAATTATACATTATAAATATAAAGGTGATTAGATTTTTTAAAAAAGTTTAATAAGAAAAATTGATTAGTATATAATAGAAAAATATATTAAAATAAAAAATAATTAATTATTTCGTATCTATGATTGAGTATGTATATATAATTCAAACTCAATATTTTATATGTTTATTAATTTATTTATTAGAAAAATTAATATTTAAATATTTTAATTGTAAAGATATTTTTCAAAAATTATTTCATGTTAAAAAGTATGATGGAATTCATTCGATATCAATATTATATCTTATATTTAATATAAAAATTTATACACTTTCATACTTATCAACTAGAATTGTAAAAATATATTTTAATCAGAATAAAATATCTGATACATGTATAAAAAATGAAAAAAATATAAATGGATCTAACAAAGTTATTTTATCTATTGTTTATTTAGATCAATATCATTTTGTTAATACATTAGAAGTATATAATTGTGGGATTGTATATCATTATACTAAATTATTTACTCATATTTATAATTATATTGGAAAACGGAGAATTGAATATAATATATTACCAATGATTAGTAAGCCATAAATACTACCCACCAAGGCACATGAATACTTACTAAAACGATTAATGGAATTACAATATATCCACCAAATGCATATTTAGCAATTTCTAGATTTCTTTGTTGGCCTTCATATAAATTAATTAATTGTTTATCATCTTCAGTTAATTTTGTTTCTAGATATTCTTTTTTAAAATTCTGTTTTTGAACATTTAATTCCCGATTACAAGATTTTCTATTATATTTACTATAAATATTATTACAATTAATTGTAACTTTACTATTAATATATTGTGTCATTTCATTTTGAATTTGTTGATATTTTTTTTCTGCACTTGCTTCATCAATATAATTTAATGTTTTTAACTCATTAATATATTCATCTTTATTTAAATAACTACGATTACTTGCATAATATAAAATTAGACACAGAGTAACAACGACACACCACCAAAAATAAATACACCAGCCTGGATAATAATCACAAAAATTTGCCATATTTTCTTATATTATATAAAATAAAAAAATAAAATTATTTTTTATATAAATTTTTATATGTTTTAAGTTACGTAAATAAGAATAATATATTTAAGTAGCATAACGGAGAGTAGCGGAACCATCCGAAATAAGTAAAAAGTTAATAGCTACGGCATTTACAACAAGTTCAGCAGGAGTGCCGGCAGATACGTAAGACGAATCGTATTGTAAGTAGAATTCACGAGCACGCGAAACGTTAATGTGGCCAGATGGTTGGTAAGTACCAGGGTATAAACAGAAGTTAACCATGAAGCAACCAGGATCTTTAGGAGTACGAATATTCCAGCCACCGTATAAGTAAGGAACGTAGCAGTTGAAGAAGGTAGAAGGAAGATTGTTGTAAAGAGGAACACCATGAGCCGAAACAGTTAAACGGTTAACATGGTTGGTTTCATTGAGCCAGCGAGCTGCCGATGCAACACCAATAACTCCGTTAGCAGCAACACTCGAGTAAGTGCATTGACCAAAACGATGCCATAAGTTGGTGTGATTAGCATAGAGTTCAGTATCAGCACCAACTGCCGAGTTAACAACTGGGCGGATACCAACATACATAGTTTCAATTGGCCATTTAAGTTGTTGAAGGAGAACATTATCAGACGATTTGTTAACGTTAGTAACTTGGCGACGGTGAACACGTACAAGGGTGAAACCAATACGAGCAATGAAAATATCATGAATATCAGGGTTAACGAAGATGTTATTGATGTATAAATCAAAAGTGGTAACGGCAGGAGTAGTTACAGTTACAGCAGCAGCACCGGAATTATGTTTGCGAACATCGACCATTTGTTCTTTGGTGGCTAAATCAATATTAATGAAACGTTGACCGTATGGGATAGCAACTGAAGGAATAGCAAGACGAGGATCAGTGTTGAACCAGAAAAGGAGAGGAACAAATAATTCAACATCTCCATGTTGACCATTGGCCTTGTAAGTTTGGAAACCATTACGAAGAGTTGTCGAAGCACGGGCATTTTCAGGAGCGGTGGTGTTAACAGTATTGTTGTAGTTGAAAACTAATTCACGGGGTTCTTCTTGACCCATGCAACGATTCCATCCAGATTCTTTAGAGGAAGATACACAGAATTGACGGTGGAAGTTATAGGTATCAGGGTAGTATTCATCTAAAGGATTACCATTGACATCGAAAGATACTTTTTGGAAAAGACGTTCACCAGGGAAATCGCACCAACGGTATACAGCTACTTCACCAGCATTAGCAGCCGTAGCGGGCGAAACAGTAGGAGCAGCCATTTTAACATGGACAACCATATCACTGAAGAAATCACCGAATTGAGGAATGGAAAATTGTACTTTAGAACCAAGAGTGGGATTATTAGCAGTTACTTTATTGTATTCATAAGCAATAGCAGCAAATGGTTTAAAGTGGGCATTCATAAAAAGAATATGGGTTCGTTCAATATCGGCAAGGGTAGGATTTACATTTTCTTCACCGTTTTTTTGACGAGCTACGCGAATTTCAGCAAGACGTTGACTTAAAAGCTCCGAAGCCATAAGCATACGATCTTGTTTACCATCATTGGTAATCAAATTAAAGATACCACCAGTACTCATCTTTTATATATATTTTTATTTGACTAGAAACTCTAATTTATTTTAGATAGAATATATTAATATGAAAGATTTATTTTTAAAAAAAAATTAATTAATTTTAGTATTAATCAAATTTTGTTTATATTGCGATTTTCCATACTTTTAACTCATTTTTATTATTTAAATATAATAATTCTGGATAACTATAATTAGAACTCCATTTATTAACTTTATATATCAAACTTAATGATTTTGGATTCATGTATTTATCTAAAATTAAATCACTATATTGAAGAAGTGACTTACTATTAATCATTTTATATTTATTGACAAATTTAAATTTACTTTTAAAATGTTTTATTAAAAAATTAATAGCAATATATTCTTGACAAACATTATGAAAATAAATTGTATTATTAAGTTCTAATTTTATTAAGGATTTATATGCAAATCTAAGTCTATTAATATTTGTATATTTAATATTTAAAATTTTTAAATTAGATAAAGAAGGTAATGTTTTAATACTTGTAAAATTACAATTTAAAAACTTTAAATTAGTAAATACTTCTGGTATGATTTTAATATTAGAACATTGACAATTTATTCTTTCTATATTAGTATAAGATTCTGGAATAACTAGAATTCTAGTATATGATATATCTAATTTTTTTATTTTTTTTAATGTAATTGGTAAATATTGAATTTTAGTTTTACTAATATATAATTCAGTTAAATTTATTAATTGATCTGGAATATATGAAATGTTAGTATTAGAACAATCTAAAATAATTAAATTAGATAAAGTATCGGGAATTTTTGTAATTAAACTATATCCAGATCTTAATTCAATTAAATTAGTCAAACTTCCAGGAATATAATCTAATAATGAATAATTACCATATAGATATTTTAATTTTGTATATTTACTACTTATTCTATTTATATTTGTAGATGTTAATGAAATACCTTCTAAATTAGGATAAATATAATAAAAAAATGTAATATTAAAACATATTGATGAATTTATATATAAAACATTTTTAATATCTTTATATTTCTTATTATTTAAATTATATAAATGTTTGCAAGTTAAACACATTGACTTACATACATAATGAATATATATTTTTATAACAAAAAAATATACTTATTATTTATATTCTTATTTTATAATTACACGATAATAAATTGATATTCCTGTAATATCATCATGACGAGTGATTTTTACAACATCATTAATTTTACCAGGACTCCATATAATTTGTGGATCATTTAATCTAATTTTTGGTAAATTATGTCTTTTACATAATAAAACATTATTTAATAAATTATTAGTTTCTTCTTCTGATAAAATTTCATGTTTATTACTTAAAATATGATTTGGAATAATAATTGTAAATAGTTTATACGGGTAATTCATAATCATCATTTTTGATTTAATACTATCAATAAATGTATTAACATGTGTAGATATAGGTGCCTTAGTAATTAAATATATATTATAATTAAATGGTGTATTTTTTAATTTAATTAAAATTTTTTTTAATTCTTGAGTTTTAGTATATATTTCAGAATTATAATGAAATATAATAAAGTATGAAATCGATAAATTAGTGGTATTTTGAAATTTAGTATTATTAATATTATCCTTAACGATTTTAATCTGTTCTTCTGAATATGTATTCGATATAGTTTTAATTATAAAATATTCATTATTAAAAATATTTTTAATAAATTCAGAATCTTCAATTTGATCATCTAATGAAATTAATTCTTTATAATTAAAATAAATAAACAAATTATTATAAATTTTAGATAAAGTATAATTTAGGTTACTCATTATATATTATCTAATAGTCTATTTATTTTAATTAATATTAACTTTAATTTATTATAATATATAATATAAAATAAAAATTCAATTTTAAATCTATTATTGACTATTTAAATTTTCATAAATGTCTAACCCCACCAGTAATACTGCGGAATTACCGAGTTCCTATGTATCTTCATTAGATATTGATAGTTCTATAACAGCACCTTTTAATACACCCGTTAATACAGCTTCCACAAAAGGATCACCTATAATAGTACAGAAAAAACCAAAATCTAGAAAAAGATTTTATATAGTAGGAGGTATAATTGTTTTATGTATAATAAGTATAATTTTATATTTTACATTATCACAATCATCTTTTTCAATTTCTAAATATGAAAATAAATCTAATTTTAGTAATAAAGATCAATATGAAGACCCGAATACAAATAATTATGATATACATTATTTAGTAGAACAAATGATATATAAAGAATTTAATCCCACAGATAAAAAAAAATATTTAAATCTACCACAAACATTAAAAGAGCAATTAATGTATGATTATCTAATAGATAAAATATGATTATCTAATAGATAAAATATAATTATCTAATAGATAAAATATAATTATTTATTAGTACTAATATATTCATTAATAATTTTTTTTTTTGTATCAATATTATCTTCTTTATTACATTTTTTAATAACATTAATGATTTTATCAATTCTATCAAGTACTTCTTCAGTTATAGGATTTGATTTAAAAATAGGATTAATATTAATATCCATCATTTTAAAACTCATAATACCTAAATATTCTAAATTATTATCATTCATAATATGTTCTTTATTTTTAATTATTTGATATTTAAATTTATTTTTATTATTGTACTTATTAAAATAATAAATATCTGAGTTATCAATATTTGAATTTACACATAAATCATGATAAATAATTTTTAAATCTTTATAATCAATAATATTTTCCATAATTTTATTAATAATATTTTTATCTTTAATTGCTGATAAATCATAATGATGAATACTTTCATTATTATTTTTATACTGTACTAAACTAGTAATAATATCAGATAAATGTTTACTTTGATTTTGTTTATCATAATATAATGAAAATGACCCATAGCATAATGGATCTTTAATATATGGATTTTTATCATAATGATAATATCTATTATACCTATTTGTAATATTACTATCATTCTTATGTGATATAATATCTCCATAAGAACAGAATCTAAAAACAGATTCAATAAAAATAGATGCTTCACATATATCAATTACTTCCATCCCCAATTTTGGTTGATTAATATAATATATTGGAATTTCATTAGGTTTAATTACACGCATAAATGGATTTTTAAATTCAAATAAAATTAATACTTCTTTTTTATCAATTTCATCATTTTTAAATTTAGATTTATTAAAAATTTTATTAGTAAAATCATCTTCTGTAAAAATATTAGTCAATTTATCTTTTTTAATTATTGATATACCATCTGGACTATATTTAATTAATTTAGATTTTTTATATGGAATAGAACCAGTTTCATAAATTTTAGTATCAAATAATATTTCAGTATATTGTTGCAAAATATATTCAAAAATATTCCCAAACCATAATGGTGCAGTCTTTTTAAAAGAAGTAATATTAGCCTTTTGTTCAATTAATTGTTTAATTGTTTGATATTTATTAATTTTTAAAATAGTAGAAATTTCAGAACCTCCAATTGTTTCAGATCTTGAATTTAACCATTCTGCTGATCCTTGAATTGGTAAATATTTATTTTGTTCTAAAAACTCATTTAATGCTCTTTTTTTTACAGACTGCATATTTCTTAATAATTTATGCATAATATATTTAAAATAGAATTTAAATTTATATTAGTATTTACTTCATAATTAGAATATATTCAATTTTAAAATAAATATGTATAACTTATCTAATATATCAAGTGGTAAATATAAATTAATCGAAGAAAAATTAACAGAAGGTGCATATTCTAAAGTATATGATGTTATTAAACAAGATCAAAAGAAAAATAACAATGAAAAATATATTGTAAAAATTCAAAAAATTTCAGACAGATTTGAAGCAGTAAATGAAATTAAAGTATTAACTAAAATTAAAAAAAATAAACATATTTATTATCAAAAGATTCAAGAATTGTTAAATAAAGAAAATAATACAACTATTTCTACTTATTTAAATAATAGTAAAATTATTGATATTGAAGATTTTTATAGTGATCAAGATTATGTATATATTATATTTAAAAAATATGAATATACTTTAGAAGATTTTAATATTTTATATCATAAAACATTTAAAGAAAGTCTTCCAAGTAATTTGATTATTAAATTAGTTAATTCATTATTTTTAGGTCTATATGAACTTTCATTATCAAAAATTATACATTGTGATATTAAACCTAATAATATTATGATAAATAGCCCAGGTAAAAAAATTAAAGATTTATTTAATTTAGTTAAAAAAAATAAAATAAAAAAGGAAGAGTTATTAAATTATATTGATATTCTTTATATTGATTTTAATTTATCGCAAAAATATACTGATTTTTGTAAATCTACTAAAATACAAACATTATATTATATGGCACCAGAAATTATATTAGGAAATACTAATTTTACAGAGTCTGTTGACTTATGGTCCATTGGTTGTATTATATATGAACTATTTACTGGTAAATATTTATTTGATATTTATAATTATAATAATACATATGGTGAACATTATTCCGAATACAACAATGAAAAAAGTACTGAATCTAGTGAATCGTCGTATTCTACATATGATTATGATAATCATGAAGAATATATTTTACTTCATTTGTATAGAGAATGTTTTGGAGATAATACACATATTATAGGTAATAATGTTGATAAATATTATAATTCTATTAATGATAATAAACTATTATTGGGAACACTTTATACAAAAGAATTAAATCAAGATCCATTTACACAATATATTAAAAATAATATAAATATATATAACATATCTATTCAAAATAATATATTAGAAATATTTAAAAATATATTTATATACGATTATTCTAAACGTTTAACTGTGAATGAATATTTGTCTAAATATTTTATAATTTAATGATTAATTTAAATGATGTAAATATACAATTAAATAATATTTTTGTGATTTTTTTTAATATTTTACTCGGCTTTTTAACTAATGATAATAATCTAGAATATGAATCATCTATTGAAATAATTCAAATATTATTATTATTTTGTATTAATAATATTTATTTATTAAATAAACTTTTGATAAATATTAAAGAAGTAATAAATGTAACAAAAAATAAGCAAGAATATTTATTCAATAAAATAACTAATATTGAACAAATTTTAAATACTAAAAATATTGAGATATTATCATTATATAATACATTTAGTAAAAAAGAAGATAAAAATATAAAAACCATATCTCTATTAAAAAAAATAAATTATAATGTAACAAAAAAATTACAATCTAATTTAGATATATATTCAATTGATAATTTAGATTTTTTAGATAATAATGATACATGTATAGATCCTTTAATAAATTATAATAAGGATAATAATTATATTGGATTTAAAAAAATATCAATTGGTTTTAATAATCATTATAATTTACATACATATCAATATCTTAAACCAAATTTACCATTAAATTTATTATTATATGTAAAAGAATTAGATCAAGTAATTATTAAAATTGGAAATAATTATCAATATAAATATGTTAATTCAAAATTATACAAAGTATATAATACATATGATTCAAATAGTATAAACTATTTTAATGAAAATAAATATAATTCTATATTATGTAATAATAATATTAAAGAATTAAATAAAAAATGTTATTCGGAAAATTGTAAATACTATCATGATTATATATTAGGTTACAATGATAATTATCATAGAACTAGATATTTTTCATCAAATCCAATAGTATATAACTGTCCATCATTTAAAGATGGAAGTAAAGTCAAAGAAAATATAAAAAAAATACCATGGTATAATGCAATTAATTTATATCAATCTTCATTATCTAATTTACTTATTGGATGTATACATAGTCAATATACAAATGAAGAATAATATTATTCTAAATATTGATCTAAGATTTGATATAATAATAAATCATGCATTAGTTGATTATTTCTTAATTTTTTTTCATATTCATTAGTTAATGCTAAATCTTCTACTAGTGAGTCTAATGACCCTAAAAATCGAGTATTTTCTAAATCATAACTTTTAGTTATTAAATTATTATTATAATTTTGACCCTTACCTAATTTATTTTTTAGTATTGGAGTCCAACTATAGCTTGGAAAATTTCTAATATCCCTTCCTTCATGATAAAATTTACATTCTTGCTGCGAATAATATTTTTTATTACAATATATACGATTACATTTTTTTATTTTTTTTTGATTTTTATTGTTTACAATATTCCCAATATTTCCTTTAATTAATTTATTATTAATCTTAATGCAATATTCATTAGTTTCTTTAATTAAATAAATTGGCGTATTAATTATATCGGGAATCGCATCTTCTGTTATAATAATAACAGGACATTTACAATATTTTTTAGTTTTATATTTATCATTATTTGTAATATTAACTAAATCAATACTATAATCATAATTAGAATCATCTTCTGGTAATTTTTTAATTGACATATTTTTAATATTTGTTATTTTATTACTATATAATAATTTAAGATGATCTTTAATATTATTAATTGAATTAATCATATTATAAATATTTTTTAATTGATTATCATATTTATCTAATGAATTAATTACATTTTCTAAATTTTCTAATGATACATTTTTCTTATTAATTTGATTATTTAATTGTTGAAAATTATTATAAATTTCATTTAAGCTCTCTTGTAAGATATTCATGATTATATTATTTATTAAAATTGTATTTAAATTAGTATTTAATATATTTTAATTTATAAAATATGGTTTTGCTATTTTATAAATTTTTTTAATACAATCTATTAATTTATGGTTCACATTAATTAAATGCAATTCACTAATTGTAAAAAATTTTAATTCTGTAATTTCCATTATATTACTATTTGTTTTAAAATCCAAACATAATTGATATTTATTATCTAATAAAACTGCAATATAATAAACATATTTATAAGTAATATTATCATCTGTAAATATATATGTGATTGGAGTTACATCATATAATATTTTATATTTATTTTTTTTTATATTTGTTTCTTCAGTAAATTCTCGAATGGCAGCATTTATATTACTTTCATTTTTATTAGTAGCACCCTTTGGAATTTCCCAAATTTTTTTAGATGATTTTGATTTTTTAATAATATTTAATAACTTTTTTCCATTATCACTTAAAAAATTTTTTTCAAATTTAGATTTACATTTTTCATATTTGCTAATCTCTTTTGAAATAAATTTATTTTGATATGGAATTGATAAAGTTGACTTATACCACATAATATTAAAATTTAAAGACATAATACAAAACTTTTCATCAACTGTCATATTATTAAACATTCTTAATAATTCATTCTCATTATTTTTATTATATACACCTTTAACAAATGCAATAAATGCATATGTTAATCTTTTTTTAATCATTAAAATTTCATATTGATTGTGATTATTTAACAATTTATTTTTTTTTACTAAAGCAATTCCATAAGATGTTATCATCATAGATTTTAATATTTAAGATTTAATATATTTATAATTATTCATTTAATTAATAAAAAAATAAGTAATCTTAATATATTTATTAATTATTTAAATTTTTTATATAAGTATCTTGTAACTCCATATATCTTTGAATTTCATCCTCCAAATTCCAATCTTTATCATTATCAAATTCAGTAATATCATCACATGTCGCATCTGATAACTTTTTTTTTAATGCAGCTCCAGAACACGGAAATGAAATTGGAATATTAATTGGAACATCATATTTATAAATATACATAATTACAACTATGATACATAATCCTAATAATATTAACCATTTTTTATTATAAATAAATGTAGTAGTTTTTTCATAATATGATTTATCCTTTTGTTCTTTTGAAGCTTGCTCCGTAGATGGTGCTAATGTATCGTTATTAAATACTAATTTTAAATTATCCATTTTATTATAATTATTAGATAATTTAATTTTAAATTAAAAACTTTTCAATCTTAATTTATATATTTTAGTAATATTTTTATTTAAATACTTATTTAGTAAGACTGTATAATTTTATTTTACTAAGTAAAGATTTTTCATCTTCACCGCCTTTTAATATATAATATTTACTTTTTAATGAATCAATATGATCTGATTTAGATACATATTTTTTATTATTATTAAATGATTCATTACAATCTTGATGATATATAAATAAATATATAATAAAAAATATAAATGCACAAATATTTAAAGTTAATAAAATATTAAATAACATAGCTAGAAATAGGTAATGTATATTACCATAATTAAATTTTTTTTATTTATAAGTTTATTTTTTTAATCTCCTCTTAATGCCGAAAATAACTGAGTATTTTCTTTTTCATTTGCAAATATTGGCATAGGTTCATTAGTACGTTCTGCTAAAGATGAATTATCATTATTACGTTCAGAACGTTTAGTTAGATATCTAATTTCATTACCATAATTTGAAAAATTTTCTTTTACATGATTTGAAAAATTAGATTGTTCTTCTACTAATTCATCTAACTTAGAATAAATATCTTTAAATTTACATTTTAAATTATAATGAAGAGTTACCAAATAAACCATTAATAGAATATATAATAATGATAATGCCATTACTACATATAAAATACTATAACTTAATTTATTTGGTTTCCATTCTAATTTAGATGCTATTTCTTGTATATCTTCTTTAGAAAACTTATCAGGCATATTAAAAAATTATTATAATAAATTACTTATAAAATAGTTTATAATTAGTATATTATTATTTAGAAAAAAATAAATTTATTTTACTAAATAAGTTTTTTTATATTTTTAATTTAATTGCGCCCAGCTAAAGCACGTTCTAATTCATCTTCACCACGTCCACCCTCAAAGCCTTCACGGGCATTGGTAACAGCAGCTCTAGCGGAACGTCGGCTAGCTTCGACATCATAATCTTGGAAAAATACAGGAACATCACGAGTACCAGTTAATTGAGAAGTAGTTACTGGTTTAGTCCATTGATCAACTTTTTGACGTAAAGAAGTTTCTTCATAAGAAGGGATAGCAGCAATTACATCACCGCGTTGTCCAATACCATAATCTGGCATATTTTCAAAATTACCTTTACCCCAACCCATTACAAGTACTAATAATAATAATACAGTTAAAATAGAACATATGGCAATAACAGTGCATAACATCACTGACCATACTGGATAACTTTTTTCACCATCACCACCAAAAATATCAGCCATTTTTTTATAATCTTAAATTCAAGTATATAACTTTTCTATAATTTTATTGATATATAATATAAAATATTTTTTTTAAAAAAAAAGAAATTAATTAATTCTTTTTTAATTTATATTAAGATATTTAAAAACCTTTATTAGCCTTTTCTAATTCATCTAAACTAATAGCACTATTTTCAAAATTTTCCCGTTCAATCATAACTGAACCATTTTTTAAACTAGCATCGATTCCATAATATTCCGAAAAATTTGGGGGTTCAGGGGTGCTAGTTAATTGCGATACTAGTGGTTTAGATCCAAATTGACGTTCTTCTAAAGAAGTAGGAAATGATCCGGTATCATCACGACGTTGTAAAAATCGAATACCTGTTCCAAATGGATCATATGGTTTATTTTCAAAACCTGATGTTAAACCCCATATTAATGCCATTACGAATATAACTACTAAAGCCCAAAATAATAATTTAGGAATTATTGGTTTCCATTCCCCTACCAATAAAAATTTAAAAACAGTAGTTAATAGGGATTGACTACCTGGTTGTGATGGTTTGTTGCCAGTATCAGGTGAAACGGGACTAGATGGGGCAGGCGGTTCAGGTGCGGGTGCCACTGAACTCATTTTATTTTAAATTTAATTATAGACTTTCTATTATTAAGAAATGGTATATTATATAAAAAGAAATAAAAAAAAATTAATAAATTAATTAATTGTATTTTTTTATAAATTTTTGCAATTAATTAAGATTATTATTTAACTTTTTCTAAAATTTTATTAATTTCTTGTGTTAATTCTGTAGAATTAATATTTGGATTTTTACATTTATCAGGGTGAATAATTATTAATAATTTAAAAATATCTTTTTTAATAATTGATTTATTCTTTTCAGTAATAATAATTTTTTTAATTCTTTTTACTTCTTTCATTATTTCTTTTTTTTCATTTGTTATAGTTTTAGTATAATGTAATGTACAAAATTCTAATTTATTATATAACTTATTAGCTTTTTTTTTACAATTATTAACAGAACAATAATTGATAGAATTAGATTCTTCTTTAGATTTTGTTTTAGATTGTTTTTTAGTTTTTGTTTTAGATTCTTCTTCATATTCTTTCTCAGACTCTTTCTCAGATTCTTCTTTAGACTCTTTTTTAAATTCTGTCTTGGACTCTTCTTCATATTCTTTCTCAGATTCTTCTTTAGACTCTTTTTTAAATTCTGTCTCGGACTCTTTTTTAAATTCTGTCTCGGACTCTTTTTTAAATTCTGTCTCGGACTCTTCTTTAGTCATTTTTTTATTTAAGATATTAAAATGATGTTTACAATAATAAGAATTATTTAATAAATATTCATCTTTTGCATTAGTAGAACATTGTTTATTTGTTCTAGATGTATAATTACATTTTTTTTTAGATTCCTTTTTAATTAAACTATCATAATGTTTCTTACAATAATATTTATCATTTAATTTATAACAATCTTTATACTTAATTTTGCATTGAATATCATTTTTATTAATGTATTCACAAAGACTCATTATAGCAATTTATAATAATATTTAAAATTAATTCAATTTTAAATTTTTAATTAATTAATTAATACAATAAGAATTAATTATTAATTATTTATTATGAGCGAAAATCATGTTAAGCGCTCTGTTGGACGACCAAGATTACTACAAAAGATTGATCCTCTTCCAAAATTAGGTATTGTTGAAGAACCCCAAAGTAATGATAATTTAATTGAATTATCATATGATAATGTAAATATTTTTAAAAAATTATTCAGTTTACTTAAATTAATGAATGTAAAAGAAATTAATATTCAATTTCATACAAATTATACAAAAATTTATGGAATTGATCATTTAGAAAAAAATTTAATTAATATTAAAATTGAAGCAACAAAGTTAAATCATTATTATTGTGAACATCCAATTAATATTACATTAGATCCTAAAAATTTAGATAAAATTACACAAAAAATTGATAAAAATTATGATCTATTTTCTATTATATTAAAAAAAAATTCATATCGTAATAATTTAATTATTATTTTAAACAATAAGATGTTATCAATTGACGAATCTCATATTATTAATTTGATTGAAAATGATACAGATCTTAATCAATTATATAATAGATCTGTCGATTATAATTTATATCCTCTAAAATTTGAATTACCTGGTAAATACTTTAAAAAATTAATTAATGATATTTCTATTTTTAGTGATTTATTTACAATTGAAAAAGTTAATAATAACCCTTTAAGATTCATTTATAAAAATATTAATAATACTATTAAAGGATATAATATTTGTAAAGATCATGCTAAATTAAAATTAGAATCAACATTAACCTCAGATGATATTTTTTCAGTTTCAATTAGAATTGATTATATTAAGGCATTAAGTAATTCATTATTAAGTGATACTGTAAAAATTTATGCTGATAAAGAAAATGATATTATTTTTAATCTATTAATTGATAATGGTGTATTTGAAATTATTATTTATACTGCAATTAATAAATATATTTAAAATTGAATTCTATTAATAAATATAAATAATAAATATGCAACCGCCATTTATTCTGATTGAAAATTATGTTAATATTTATAATATCTTAAATCACATTGAAAATAATTATAAAATAAAGTTGCATACAGAAAAAAATTTAAAAAATTATATGATTATAGATTATGATCATAATATGAATGATTATTTTATAAAAATTTCAAAAAAATATAATGGTAATATCATACAAAATTATCCTGATAATGGTAAATGCAAATATTCAATAATATTATATGATATTTACATTTTGCAATTTTTAAATTCTTTTTATTCTAATATCAATTATCATATTAATAATAAATTGTATCGAGATTTTCTTAATCTATATACTAATCAAACAATCTATTTAGATAAAGAAATTTATTTGATATAATAAAAAAATTGCAGTACTATTACTCAAATGAAATTCGTACATTAGTATTACTATTTTCTTTAGCAATATTTGCTAATTTATCAGCAATGATATTTCCCTTTTGATAAATAGTAAATTTATCATCTTTATTTTTTTTAGTATCTGCATGACCTCTTACAAATTTAAAATGAATAATAATATTATTATTTAATAAATCATTTAATAGAATATTAATATAATAAATGATATCAATATTTTTTTTTTCTAAAATTTTATTTTGTTTGATCCAGCCATTACTCCATTTTGTAATAACATTAATCCAAAACTCACTATCTGTAATAATTTGATAAAATGTATAATTGGTAGTATTATCTGGGATTTTATATTCTACAAATTCTAATTTATGATTATTAAATTGAAAAGTATTGAAATGATTTACTAAATTTTCTTTATTAATATTATCAACAATAATAAATTTTAAATACATTAATGCATAAACAATAGCTAATCCTTCTGCACGAATATTTGTTGGATCATAATTAATAAATGTCATAGTTTGAATCATAGAATCCTGTTTATGATTCTTACAATATTCACCCATATGATTTTTATCATTTGTATAAATTGCAAAATAATTACAATTATCAAATTTACATTTTTCATTAATTGTATTTTTAAATAAAGAATGATAATTAAGATTATTATTATTAATGTTATAAACAATATGATCTTTATCTATTTTTTTAATAATTTTAGTTTCATTTAATGAATATAGAGTACTTAATTTATTTTTACATTGAATATAAATACCAAATGATGAACGTTTTTTAACTCTTTCATGAGCACCATCAGTAAAGATTAATAATTCATACTGAATATTATTATTAACTTGTTTGTCTTCTTTATTAAAAGATTCATTTAATAAATCATCAATAGCATCTAGTGATAAACTCATTATGATTGTTTAATTAATAATCTAAATAATATTTAATTCAATTTTAAATTTGAGAATTAATTATATTTGGTATATATCCATTTGATAATATGCATTCATTATTTCTATAATTTCTATATTCTTGAATTTTATCTAATATATTAATTTCTACTTTACGTTCTTGTTTTTTTTGATTTTTATTAAATTTAATATATAGATTACTTAACATTTTCTCAATTTCTGGTTTTAATAAGTCTTGATTATGCGTATCTTCAATTAAATTTATTTTTAAAAAATTAATAAATCTATCAAATATTATATTTTTTTCACTTTTTATATTTTTATGTTTTTCGATATGTTTATTATTAATATTAGTTAATAAATTTAATATTTCTTCTATTAATTGTTTGTAATTAATAGAATTCCATACTAATTCATTAGTATCTTTATTAATTTCTAAAATTAAATATTCATATATTAAATTATCTATTTTAGGAAACATTAATAATATTTTTAAATTATGATTTTCATATTTTGAAATATTAAAATGTAATGTATCTAAAATAAATATAACTGCTTCTTGAAATAATTGTAATGTTCTATTATAATCTCTAATATTTTTATTATTAATTATATCATCAAAAATTCCATATACAAGTTCAATAGATTGATTAGCAACAACTTCAACATTTGAATTTGAAAATGTATTTGTATTTAATGTTAAATTTATAATATTTTGTATATTTATATTATCGCCTATATGAATTGATTCTGCATTAAACGTATTATTTTCAATATTAAATTTATGTTTTTTAGTTTTTTCATGTCTTGTTTGGTCATATGAACATTTAAATTTAATATTACAGCATTTACATTCTAATATTTGTTTAGGTATATTACATGGTGTTTTTCTATTATTATGAATATTTAATTTAGATGGTGTTGGAAATGATTTATTGCATTTGTTACATATATACATATTTTAAATTTTACGTAAATAAAAGTTATGTTCTCGTAAAAAAGGGATTATTAATTATATAATATTTCTTTAATTTATAATATATATTTTCACTGGCCGACTAAAACACCGAAATTTCGGAAGGGGAGTTAGTCGCCACAGCCAACAATTTTATTTTTACAAAAAAAAATAAATGTAATTAATACTAATTACTTATTCTTCATCACAAGAATTATTATATTCATTAAATCTTTCATTACATACTTCTGATAATTTATCAAGTAAGTTATCTAATGTATAATCAAATTGTAATTCTAAATCATTACCAGTAAATTTAATTTTTTCAACTTCTTTCTTAAGTTGATTTTTATTTTTTAATTTTTTATTAGCAGTGATTTTAGCTTTTTCTAATTTATAATGCTCTTTCATTGATTCTTTAAATTGTTTAAATAACTGAATAGGATTAGCATTAAAATCTCTTTTAATAATATTGTATTCAGAATATTTACTAGCAATTTTAGATTCATTATATTTTTGAATTCCGCGAATAAATTTGAATCTATTAGTTAATTCCTTATGTTGTAATAGAATAAACTCATGACGATCATGCTCTTCATTTGGTTTAGGTACTGATCGATCAGCAGTATCTTTAAATGCATCTTTAATATCTTCCATCGTATCCTTAAGATCATCATTTTGATTTTTAATGTCTTCCATCGTATCCTTAAGATCATCATTTTGTTCTTTAAGATCTTCATTTTGATTTTTAATATCTTCATTTTGTTCTTTAAGATCTTCATTTTGTTCATGAATTTCATTTAATTTTTCAGTTGTTTGTTTACCATAATTTAATAATTCATCAATTTTTTTATGTAATGATTTATTTTCATCAGTAATACCATTAATAATATTATTTTGATACATAATTTGATATTCTTGATAATTTTTAAATACTTGTTCTAATAATAAATAATATTTTGCATATTCTTTAGAATTTTGAGAACGAATTAAACATAATTTAAAAGCATATGGTGTAAGCTTATACTCTTTAGCATTATTCCCACCATGTTTCTTTTTTGAATCTTGCTGCTCCACTTGGAGCAGCAAGTAGTCTTCATTTTCAATAAGAAATAATCTTTCTAATGATTTTTTAATATTATTAGATTTAGTAACATTAGTTAATACCCCATATTCTTGTAATTTAATATGTTCAACAATAAATTCATTTTCATGATCACATAATTCTAAGAAATAATCCATAAATGAAATATCTAATTCAGGATAAAATTGAGATTGAATTAAAGTAAAATATTCATTTAATTTAACATTTCTTAATTTAGCACTTAAATAGATGTTAAATTCTTGAATAGTAGCAAATTGACTCATTATTAACTTTATTATGTTATATAATTATTCTTAAAATACTTATTCAATTTTATTTTTAAGATTTATTCAGTATATTACTAAAGAAGCATTGAAACAAGACTCAAATATGAATATTAATCTAATTGTGTGTGCAGATAAGAATTTTGGCATTGGTAAAAATAATACATTACCATGGTCATATTCTAAAGATTTACAATTATTTAAGAGTTATACTATTTCAGATAATCCTAAAAAAATCAATATCGTAATTATGGGGAATAATACATATAAATCAATTCCAGAAAATCGCCGACCATTAAAGCATAGATTAAATATTGTATTAACTAAGAATAAAGACTTATATAATTATAATAAGGACTTAAATATTTTAGATACTAAATTAGTATATTTTAATGATATTATTTCTATTTTATATTATTTAGATAATAATAAAAAATATATTAATGAAGTATGGGTATGTGGTGGTTCACATATTTATACTCAATTTTTAGATTTACATATTGTAACTAATATTTATTTAACTTCTATTATTCATTATGATTTTACATGTGATACATTTTTTCCAAGTAAATATTTAAAATATTTTAAAGCAATTGATAAAAAGATTGATTATGATTATAATAGTTATTCATTTTCTATTAATAAAGATGAATTACATTATACTTTATATTCTTACAATAATAAAGATGAATTTAAATATTTAACTACTATTTGTAAAATTTTAAATAAAGGAATTACTAAAATAGATAGAACAAAAGTTGGAACTTTATCTACATTTGGAAAAAGTTTTACATATAATATTAGAAATTATAGATTACCATTATTTACACATCGTAAAATGTTTTATCGTGGAATTATTGAAGAATTATTATTCTTTATTTCTGGAAAAACTGATACTAAACTTTTAGAATCTAAAAATGTTAATATTTGGAAAGGAAATACATCTAGAGAATTTTTAGATTCTAGAAATTTAAATCATCTTAATGAAGGAGATATGGGTGCCGGATATTCATTTCAATTAAGACATTTTGGTGCGGATTATATTAATGCAGATACAGATTATAGTAATCAAGGGTTTGATCAACTTAAATATGTAATTGATTTAATTAAAAGAGACCCAAACTCTAGACGCATTTTATTTAGTTATTGGAATCCAACTGATTTAGATAAAGTTGCATTACCAAGTTGTTTTTTAAAGGATTCATTAGTATTAACTAAAAATGGATATATTTCAATTCAAAAATTAAATATAGATAATGATAAAGTATATACTCATGAAGGGAAATGGCAAAAAATTAAAAGTGTTTATTCATATAAATATAGTGGATTAATTTATTATATTTCTTGTCAATATAATACTAAATATATTAAAACAACTCCAGAACATCCATTTTATGTAATTGAAAAACAAAATATTGGTTTATTACCATATTGGTGTAAAGCAGAAGATTTACATGAAGATCATTTATTTTGTTTACCAATTAATAAAAAAGAAAAAATCATTAAATTAAATTATGATGATGAATGTCGTTATTATATATTATCTAATCATAATAAAGAAATTACTTATGAAGATTGTTACTTCTTTGGATATTTTTTGAAAACAGGAACTTATGATAGTAATGGTAATTATTATATTTCAATTTCTAATTCTGATTTAATTAATCTACAAGATCATTTTGATTATTTTGAAACAATTAGTGAACATAAGAATTTAAATAATAATACATATACAAAATTTAAAATTACTGATTATAAATATTATAATTATTTACATGCATTTGGAAATAAAAAATTTAACAAAATTATTCCAGAATGGGTTGTAAATCTTCCACATAAATATTTAACATACTTTTTAAAAGGATTTAATTATAAAAATGAAAATAGATTTATTGTTTATTCTAAGCAATTGGCATATACTCTACAAAGAATTTTTGCTAAAATGCATTTATACTTATCGATTACATATCTACCAAAAAAAAGAAATTCATTTAGTTTAAAAATTATTAAAAATTCTAAATTTATTGATGATTATTTTCAATATTTCCCGATTAAATCAATAATCAGTAAAACAAAACAAACGGATGTATATAATCTAGAAGTCGAAAATGATAATTCATATATTGTTCAAAATGTAGCTGTACATAATTGTCATATTTTATATCAATTTTATATTAATAAAGATACAAATGAATTATCATGCAGTTTTTATCAAAGAAGTTCAGATTTTGTATTAGCTGCTAATTTTAATATTGTTAGCGCGGCTGTTTTAACATTTATGCTATGTCATATTACCGGATATAAGCCAGGTAAAATTATTCATACAATTGGAGATATTCATATCTACCAAAATCATATCGAAGAAACAAAAAAAATGTTAAATAATATTCCATATAATTTTCCAATTTTTCATATTAATGATCCAGATAATAAAATTAAAAATATTGAAGATTTTAAATATGATGATTTTAAAATTTTATTATATAAGAGCTATGATAAATATAATTTTAAAATGGCTGTATAAAAATAACATAACAATAAAATGATGAAAAAAAAGTGTATTTAATGAGATCTTATGATATGAATATTTATTTACCATATATTTATATTTTCTTTTAGGTATTATTTTTTTTTTTATTTGTAAATTATGAAGATATATATTATCATTATAATTATTCAATAGTTGATTTCGTGTAATTAATAATAAATTATTAATTTGAGTAGAATTATTTGATTGGTAAATAATTTTATGATAAGTAAACATAGATATTTTAATTAATAATATAACTGTTGATTTTGATATACTATTAGCTAAATTATTTTTTTTATAAAAAATAATAAATTATCAACATTTAATAGGATTAGTTAATAAATCCTCTCGACAATTTGGACAATTCATTTTTTTATCAAACCATTCAAATAAACATGTTTTATGAAAATGATGATTACATTTTTTGATAATACTAATATTTGCATATTTTTTATTTGATAAATCTTCTAGACATATACTACATACACCTAATTTTGTATTAATATGATTTTTAACTTCATTAGATATTTTATTATTATGAATATATTTAATATAAGTATTAATATGAAATTTTTTATAATATACAGGTAATATAATTCCTAATTTTGTTAATGTAAATGGCATAATGTGTAATTTTGTATTAAAGCATTTTAATATTGATAATTTTACATATGTATCTGGAATATCTGTAATTAAAGTCGAACTAATATTTAAATAATTTAACTTATAAAAAAACTCAGATATCTTTTTAATTTTATTTTGAGAGATATCTAAATGTATTAAATTATGTAATCTATAAGATATATATCTTATATTATTATGTTTACATTTTAATACAACTAAAGATGAATATTTATTAGGTATCATATAAATATTATTATTATTACAATTTAAATATTTTAATTTTACAAAATTTGGACATAATATTGTAATATTACAATTTGAACAATTTAATTTTTTTAATTTAATTAAAGTATTTGGTAATTTAAATATTCGAGTATTACTACAATTCAAGTCTTGTAAATTTTGATAACATCTGGGAATTAAATATATTTGGTTATTTGAACAATCTAATTGTTTAATATTTTTTAACATAGGTAAAAGAGTAATTTTGGTTTTAAAACATATTAAATAAACTAATTTTTTAAATGATATTGGAATTTCTTCTATTGATGTATTAGAACAATTTAGATAAATAAGATTAATAAGATTATTAGGCAAACGTTTAATATATGTATCAGCACAGTTTAAATATTTTAAATTTTTTAAATTATTAGGAATTTTAGTAATTTTTTTACATGAATTACAATTTAATGTAGTTATATCAATAGTATATTCTTTAGTACAAATAATACACATGATTTATTATTCTATTTAAATAAATTAATTTTTAAAACATATTAGTTTTTAGTTCTCCATAATACACCTCTAAATTTTTCCATTAATTCATCTGTTATTTTATTATTAGTAAACATAGAATACTTTTTACCATTTAATCTAGACCATATATAAAATAAACTATAACTACCACAATTAGCAGTATCATGTCTTTGGTGTTCTAATTCTGTGACTTGAATAAACTTGGCAGGAAATCCATTTTTTGTTAATTCATCTGCCATATTTTTAAAAAATTCATAAAATGCTTCTCTTTCTTTTATATGAGTACCTCGAGTTAATGGATAGCCAGATGAATTAAAATATTCAATTTGAATTGGAGTGGTTGTAAAATCAATAAAAATACTAAACCAATGTAATCCACCATTTGTTGATAAATCAGTATTGCAGACCATGCCAAAGTATTTTAATTCTCCATTATGAGTTAATTTAGGATTTTTGCCACTACCTCTTTTTTGAGATGATATTTCAGTTAGAAAATCAATATCTTTTATATTATATAATTTATCATTATGCAATATTATATCAGAATTACTAGGAGTAAAATTTTCTAAATCTATCATATGTATTGTTGAATAATAATATCCAGGAAACTTAGTTTGAAATTGAAATTGAACATTATCTATTTCTGTATTATTTAACCAATAATTTTTATCTAAACTTTTAGTTGGAATTTTAAAATTTTTTAAAACTTGTTTATCAATGGCCTGTTTTAAATTTTCATCATCAGTTTTTTCTTTTATTTTATGTAAAATACATAATTCCTGTTCAGGTATAGATAGATTAGAATTACAGTTTAATGCTTTTGAAATTTTAGAAATTATAATATTTTTTGGGTCATCTAATACAACTTCTGATAATGATTGAATAACTGGATTTGGTAAACAATTATTTTTACCTTCATTTAAAGCGCAAATTGATTTATTATTATTCATTTTATATTAATATTATTATTTATATTATATTAATATAAGTATAATTTTATTATTTTACACTCTAATAATAAAAATTAATATACAAAATGACTACTAGCATTAATTTAGATAAAAATATTACTAATTTTCCATCTGAGTTAAATAAATTATTAGATAATTTATATAAAGACAATAATGAAATGATTAAAAAAACCTTATTTGATTATCAAAGATATATTTTTAATTATTTAGTTTTTACTAATGCTCGTGGTATTTTATTATATCATTCTGTAGGAAGTGGTAAAACCTTAACATCCATATCTATAGCTGAAGAATTCCGTAAATTAGGACAGGATATAATTATCTTATCTTCTAAATCTTTACAAAATAATTATAAAAAAGAAATTAAAACTTATTTAGATTTATCTAATGCAGATAAATCTAATAATGATGAAGAAACTGAAAAAATTATTAATCAATATAAATTTGTAACTAGTAATGCAAAAAATATGATTCAATCTCTAGATGATAAATTAACCTCCTTTTTATCTAAATATAAAAATAAAGATGAAGATTCAGTAATAAATTTAGAAAATAAAGTTATTATTGTTGATGAGGCACATAATTTATTTAATTCAATAGTAAATGGTTCTAAAATAGCTAATGAATTTTATGATATTATTATGAATACTAAAAAAATTAAATTAATATTTTTAACTGGTACGCCTATCATTAATAATCCATTTGAAATTGCGGTTGCGTTTAATATGCTTTATGGTAAAATATTATCAAATGATAAATTACCAAATAATAAAAAAAATTATTATACTATTTTACCTGAATATTATTCAGATTTTCAAAAATATTTTATTGATTTGAGTTCTAATAGTTTAAAAAATGAAGATAAATTTAAAAATAGAATTTTTGGTTTAGTTTCATATTATGGAGATATGTATACAAATTTAGTAAAATCCATTAAAGAAGATATTAAAGAATTAAAAACCAAAGATAATTATCCTAATAGATTACCAATAAAAATAGAAACTATTGAAATGTCTTTAATTCAAAACATAGAATATATGAAAGCTCGAGATATTGAAAAGAAAGAAACATCAAAATTTTATGGTCAAAATGAGATTATTGGTTTAAGTATAGTAAAAGAAAAAAATGCAGTTTCTACTAGTTATCGAATTAAATCTCGACAATTGTCAAATATATATTTTCCAGATGTACAAGAATTAACGATATATAATTTTAATAAATATAGTCCCAAAATTGTATCTATATATAATAATATTAAAAATAATCACCAAAAACAAATTTCATTAGTTTATAGTACATTTTTAGATTCTGGTTTACTGGCATTTGTAAAATATTTAGAATTAAATAATTATGTTTCTTATTCTGAAAAAACTGATTCCGACAAATTACATTATGCTATTTTCTCAGGACAACAAACATCAGAAGAAAAAGAAAATATAATTAAAATATGTAATTCTGAAGAAAATAAACATGGAGAATTAATATCTATTTTATTAATTTCTAAATCAGGTGCAGAAGGTCTTGATCTTAAAAATGTTCGATCAGTACATATTATGGAACCATATTGGAATTATAGTTTAATAGAACAAATTATAGCAAGAGCTGTTAGATATAAATCTCATGATCTTTTACCTAAAGAAGAACAAAATGTTCAAACATATATTTATTTATCTGATTATAATTCTGAATTTTTAAAAAAAGAAAAAGCAAAGATTAAAGAAAATATTCAAACTACTAAAAAAATGAGTAAGATTGAATTAACAACAGATATAAATATATTTAAAAATGCAATTAAAAATCAAGAATTAATTCAACAGTTTTTAAAAACAATAGCATCGACTTCTATTGAGTGTCAATTTTTAAATACTAAATCATCAAATGGTAATGGAATTAACTATGAATGTTTTAATTGCTTAGCAAATAATAAACAATTATATTATCCAGATATACATAAAGATATAGAATTATCTAATTCATGTTTAAAAACTAATAAGATTAAAGCAGAAGAAATAGTAATTAATGGCGAAAAATATTATTATACGATCGATTCTCAATCCAATGATATTAAAATATTTAAATTTAATAATATATTAAATGCTTATCAATTAATTAATGATATAAATATAAATCAAAAAATTAAAAATTATCTTGATTCAAAAAAATAATGTATGAATTATTTCATAATAAAGTGAATAGTAATTATTTTATAGTTAATATAAAACTTAAATTCCCTGAGTCTAATGATAATCAAATGATTCATATTAATTTAAATAATAAAAAAAATAAAGAGAATATATTATTAAATTATAGTAAGATAGTTAATAAATCATTAACTAAGTATAAAAATAAATATATTAATATAATTAGAAAATGGATACAAAATATATTAGATAAATATGCTTTATTATATAATTCAGTATTATTTATTACTAATTTAAATTATGATACAGTTCGTATTTTTCTACATTTCAATCCATTAAGTTATTCAAATATGGATCAAAAACATGTAATATATTTAACTGATATGATTAATTATGATTCTTTATGTAAATTAAATATTAATGATTTTATAAAATTATTTGAAATCGATAAATTAAATTTATTAATTGATTTAGAATTAGATATTATTAAACCAAATTTAGATAGTGATAGTAGTTCAGAGGAGTTAGACTCTTATCATCATACATTTGATATTATTGATTATGAAGATGTTGATAAACATCATATTACTGATTTACAATCAAATAAAAAACAAGAAAATGTATTTTTACATCATAGATATAATATTATTAAAATAGTAGGCGTATCTGGAGTTAATAAATTAACTTTTATTAATGAAATTAATAAACTTGCAACTTTAGAAAAAGGAAATATATATCAAAACCAATTCCATACTAATTATGATACTGAGTTATATGTAAAAATTAAAGAAAATAATAAACACATATGGGTTGCATATGAAAAAAATACTAATATTCAAAATATTATTCAATTAGTTAATAATTCCCAATAGAAATAAAAATATTTAATAGTACTCATTTTTTTTCTTTCTTCTAATTCTCTATTAATTAATTCATTCTTTATTAAATTACATAATGTAGTTTTTCTAAGTTTAATTTTATCTAAATTAATATTTAATTTTTTACATAATTGAATTAAATCATTCTTATCTTTATTAAGACAATTTAAACCGGTTTCAATATTTCTTAAATCTGTTTTCTTATTATTTTCATTAGAGACAGGTTTTCTTAATTTAAAAGTAATATCAAATCCTAATTTTGTTTTTTCTAAATATCCAATTATCATTTTATTTTCTGTAAAATTAATATTTAATTTATTATAATCTAATTTATTAAACCAATATTTCATTGGGTGATAAAATTTTATTTTTTCATCATATGAATGTCCAATTGGTAACAAGTAATCAAATATTTTTAAATTATCTTTCTGCGAAGTTTTTTGTCTTTTTGTTAAATAGTCACTTACTTCAGTTACTGCTTGATTATAAAAATTAAAATAAAATTGATTATCATTGTAACTGGATGATTGTGATTCTGATGATAATTGTACTAATAGATTATTATAATTATAATTATCAGAATAATCATTAGATATTGTAAAATTCATTAATTTTGTTGATAATATATATTTACCATAAATCTCTTGTAAATCTTTATCTATTTTATTTGCAAATATAATTATGTTAAATTTATTATAAAAATATAAAAGTTTTAAATAAAAATCATGATTAATATGTATTTTATAATCATTATTAGTATATAAATTAAAAAAGTATTCTATAATTTCTTCTATCAATTGTAAATGAAATTTATAATCATAGTCATAAATTATATTAACTAATTTATTTATATTTTTATCTTGATATTTCTTAATGAATTGTTCTTTTATAAAATCATAATTATTTAAATTAATATCTTCTTCAATTAGTTGATTAATATTAATCTTTTGTTCTGGAATATATTCAAATGTATTATATAAAATATCATATTCAATATTATCATAAATACTAGTATCATTGGTTACCTTATTGTTTAATGGTATTAAAATATAAAATTCATTGATATATACAATAATATTAATATTATTATTCAGATCAATAATATATTTTTCATTTGAATTAAATAGATTATCTATTAATAATTTACTATTATAAGTTAAATTATCTTGATTTGATGTTTTATTAAGATTTTGTATATAACTATTAGTTTTATTATAAACTAAAAAATCTAATGCAATTATTAATGAATATTCTGAAATATATTTTGTATTTTTTTTACTTTGTATTTGAGAATTTTGAATAGCATTTAATAAATCAGAATATTTCCAAACTTTTGATGTTTCAATAAATAATCGTTTAATTATAAATTTACAATAATTAATTTCATCTTGATAATAATAATTTTGAAATGTTGATAAATTAATTTTATCATAATCTATTTTAATTAATTGATTCTTAGTTAATGGTTTAATATAATATAAATCATTTTCATTCATAATTTCATATTCTGGAAAATTAATATTATAATTTATATTTCTATCAATTGCTTGTTCTATAAATAAATTAGTTATTTTTTGAATAACTTTATATATTTCTAATTTATATTTATATTTCATTTCTTCATAAGAATATATATAAGTCTTTGATTTTTTTTGAATAAAGTCAGGTATCGTTGATACTAATATATAAATATTTACTTTTCTATTTTCAGGAGGTAAATTAATATGTGAATTTTTTCTAATTGCTCTGCCAAAAATTTGTATTAATGTAGAAATATTATCAGGTTGATGCATTACAATTAAATTCTGAATTGCTTTTAAATTATAAGATTCTTTAATTGCTTTAGATCCTAAAATTAATCTAATTTCTTCTCCATTTTTATTATTAGTTAAATTAAAACTATCTAATTGTTTATCAATAATATTTTTATGTATTAAACTACTAACCATAATAAATCTTATTGGTTTAAATTCATGATTAATATGATTATCATCTCGTAATTTATAACATATATTACATTTAGAATATTTATTTGATTGTTCATCAAGTCGTAAAAATCCATTAATTTTTAAAAATTCAGATATTAAATTAATACCAGATACTTGAATAAAATTATGATAAATAAATATTTTACCCTTATCTCCATGAATAATATCTTTAACAATTTGTAATAATGTAAATAATTTATTTGAATATTTTTTAATATTATTTTCAAGTAGAATATCTCCAGTAATAGTATTTTTTAATAATTTATTATTAGTAATTAATGATAATCCATATTTATTTTTCCATTCAGATGAAGCATTTTGTATTTCTTTAATAATCTCAGTTTTTAAATACATTCCACTATTACTATTTGGTTTAGGTAATACAAAATCAGTTAAAAATCTTTTATCTAATTCTAAATTAATTGGATATTTGGTTAAAGTTTTATTAATTATTTGTATTTCTTCAATTATTTCTTGAATATTTTCTTCTTCTTCATCTTTAGTATAATTAATATTTTTTTGAATTGAATATTCTTTAGATACTAATTCATAAGTTTTAAAATGCAAATCACTCATTGGACATTTAATAAATTTTAGATAAGGAATATTTTTAATAAATTCGCCATGAAGTTCTTTAATAGGATATGATGTAATATCCATATCTTTTAAAAATGAAACTTTTCCTATAATATTTTTTTTAATAATTTCATATCCACCAGCTTTAATATTATTAGAAGAATCAAATATATCTTTTTTAGTTAATGATAGATCATCATTTAATAGTTTTAATAAACTAATAATTTCAATTGGGTTATTATTTATAGGAGTAGCACTTAAAAATAATACTCTTATCGATTTTCTTATTTTATAATAATTAAATATAATATTTAAGGACATTCCCCAATTATTAGTATTTAATGAATTATAAACATTATGAATTTCATCACATATAATTAATGATTTATCAAATTGTTCTAAAAATTCTATATTTAATTTTATTATATCTTGGTCTATTAAATAGTTTAACTCGGCCTCAGATGTAATATTATTTAATTGTAACTTTACATCTAATTGATTCTTAATTATTAATTTATTCACTAATTCTTTATAACCTATAAACTCAAAAAATCCATTTCCTTTTCTTGATTTTAATCTAGAACTATATTTCATTTTTAATTCTTTTAATTTAATTATATCTGAATTATTATTAAATTGTAGTATTTGTTTTTTTAAATTAGTCATCTCTTTAATTTCATCATCATTTACAATTCCAAATTCTGAACGATTAAATAATTCTTTTTTAAATACATTTTTAGTAAATCCTATTATATAGATCATTCCACTTTTAGACGATTGATCTATTAATTTTTCTTGTTTATATATATCAATAAAATTTAAAGCCGTTGATAATGCTGTAATAGTTTTTCCAACCCCTGTCGAATGAATTAATAATAATTTATCAAATTTAGTATTTGGATTAATAAAATGCGTAACAAATAATTGATAATTTGTTAATTCTAATTTATTGGTTTGTTTAATTAATTGATCTAAATCATTTGAATCTGGATTATTTGAAGTATAATATTCATTTTCTAAAAATTCTTTTCTACTATTTAAATCTTCTTCAAATTTTAAATCATCAATATTTAAATATGCCATTTGTATAACTTATTATATTTATATGATTCTTGAGGACTTATTATAATATTAATTATATTATTATCTTAAATCAAAAAAAAATATATAAAATTCAAATTAGAAATAATATTTTTTAATTTGGAAAATTAGTTTGCCAGATTGGGTAATAATAATTCTTAATTTTAAATTTTTAATTTTTATTGTTTGACTTAATTTAATTCCTCGCGGAGATTTAAAATAATTATAAATTTTACACATAGACTTAATAATCATTTTATAATAATCACATTTAGTTAAGAAAATAATGGGAATAAACTTTTGATTGGCTAAATAAATTATTTTACTTTTTTGGACATAAATCCGAAATGGAATTAGTTTACTTAATTTAGCAATAATCATTTTTAATTGAATTTCTTTAATGCTTGTTGATAGATTTCTTTCCATTATTGGTGTTTTAAAACAAATATAAAAAATTCAATTTTTTAATTACCATCCTAAAAATGCTAGATCAGATAATTGTAATTGATTAATTAATTGTTTAAATCCTTTATTGTAATCTTTATTAATTATACATTGTTCTGCTAAATTAATAATATTTATATATTGATTATTGGATAAATCTCTAGATCGAAATCTAATAACTTGTTCAAATAAATCTTGTCTATATTCTTTTGGATAAAATAGTATATAATAATTTCTAATTGCTTGTAAATTTTCATCATCAAAATATTCAAATAACATTTCTAAACGTAATTTATTTTTTAAATAAAATCTTTCAATAATATTTATTTTAGATTTTAAGCTAATTTTTGATTTATTATAATGAAATTTATTGATAAATATTTTTTCATGAATATTTAAATAAGAAATAATATTATTACTAATATAAGTGTCTTGAATCATTTTGTATTAATATATTAATAATTATTCAATTTTTAAAATGGATATATTAACTAAAGTCGATTTATTAACATCAATTGAAAATATTAATAGTTATCCATTTAATTTAAATAATAAACTAATGGATAATATTATAGAAACAAAAAATGAAATAGAATTAGAATATATTCATAATTATTTAATACCTGTTTTTGTAAATACGAAAGAAAAAAATATAAAAGGATCTTATGAAAATTCAATATATATATATTAATCTCATATAAGATTATTCAAATTTAAGATTATTCAAATTTAAGATTATTCAAATTTAAGATTATTCAAATTTAAGATTATTCAAATTTAAGATTATTCAAATTTAAGATTATTTAGTTTATTATCTAAATTTTCATGTTCATCCTCAGATTCTTCTTCATATTCAACTTCATCATTTGAAGTTGCTGGAGCAGCAGCTGGTGCTGGTTTTCCCATCATTAATTCAAATTCTGAATCATCAAACATATGATTGTTGTTTAACATACTATTTTTATTTGATTTAACATATAAATTACGAGAAAGTTTAGTATTTAGATTAAAAGATTGTTTTGACATAACAACTTGCATATAAATTGTACCAGAAAGTAAACTATTAACTGTGATAAATTTATGAACATTTGAATTATTCATAATATTTTTGCTTTCATCAGTAGCTAGTTGTGGTTTCTTATTAATTACATTTTCAAGATCATAGATATTTAAATCAAAATCTTTAATATAAAATGGTTTATTATCTCTTTTGTATGTAAGTCCATCTAGAATTTCTAATTGCTTTTCTTCTTCAGCATTGTATCTTTTAAAGTTAAGACCAAGCCAAAGCATTGGATTATCTAAATTTACATTTACATTATCCTTATTTTTTGCTTTCTTTTGAAGAGGTGTTTGTGGTTTACAATTAGGAACAATAATAACATTTGAATTATTATTATCATCATCTTCATCATCATTAATAATTCCATTAGTCTTCATATCTTTTACCTTTTTAGTAAAAGTATTACAAATTAATTCCATTGCTTCACCAAATTTTGATTCAGCATTGGTAGAATCTTCTTTACGAAGAGCAACTTTTAATTGCTCAAATTCACGATCTACTGGTGCTTTAATTTTTCCTGCTACAGTTAAATTGATAAGTTTAATAATTGGAACAACTTCTTGTCCATTTTCTTTTTTAATTTTTAATTGACAATATTTAACAGTTTTAGCTTGATTCTCTTTAATAGTGGTAAAATCAATAATGATAAAATCATCTCCATAAATGTTATAAGATTTGATAACATCTTCTGGATAAAGAATAGATTGATTCATGTTAGTTATTATTCCGTTGATAACTGAAAGTTAATTTATTATATTACTGTATATAAAGTTATCTTAAAATATAAATTCAATTTTTTTTTAACAATAAGAATTTAAAATTGAATTAAATATTATTTAGATAATATATAATAAGTTTATTACAACACTATCATTCTTAATAAATATGTATCCATTTATTAAATGTCCAACTTGTAATAATTCTTTAGGGGAATATTTTGATTTATATGAACTTTTAAAAAATAATATTTATGAAGAAGAATTAAAAAAAATATATAAAGATAATTATAATCCAAATCAAATTGAAATAGATAGTCTAGTTAATGTTAAATTAACTGAAATCTTCGAATTATTACATATTCAACGTTATTGTTGTCGTAGAATTTTAATTACTAATGTTAATTATGATTCTTTATTATATTCATCAATTAATAATTAAACATTTATATTTTTTGTTATATAAGATCAATATGGATATGCTAAATAATTTATCAAATGCTGCAACTAATTTAAATAACATTGGAACAAATATACATTATTATAATGCATTTACTTCTGCAGACCCAAATCAAAAAAAATTGCTAATGATAGAATATTTTGCACTAATAAATTTATTTGGCATAAAATAAAATCTATATTTTATATAATTATATTACCATTTCTTCTTATTTTTGTAATTGCTTTCTTAAGTAATATTATATCAATTAATCCTGAAATTTATATTATTTTATTTCTTTGGATAATATTTGGATTTATATATGCTGCATATTTACAATCTATACGATAGAATTATATACAATATAAAATAAAGACATATGATAATATTAATCAAAATAATTGTGGATTTTAATAATTATATATTTTTTTTAATTATAAATATGTTTTTAATTCTTCAATTTGTTCAGCATTTAATCCACCTACAAAAGATTCTAAACTGAAATCTAAACCACCACAAGGCATTTTTTGTACACCATCACGAATTGATCCGCCACAAATATATAAAGAACTATTAGAAGCACTTCCAGCTCCACTAATTGTATTTTTAATTTTTTTCATAATATCATCATTGTATGGAGTATATAAAAATGCATTTGATTTTATAAATTGAGTAATTAATTTATAAATTTCACTTTGTAATAAGTTAGATTTAGGAATATTATTAAATAATACTAAACTCTTTTTTGGGCTATCCCAATCTACTAAATTTAATGTCATAATATCTTCACCGTCAAAATCAGTTAAATCCGAAAAACGGAAACGTAATTCATCTTCAAGTAATTTATGATGATTATCTTTGTAAGCTTTTACTACATCACTAATAGTATCTTTTAAACCAATTGCTTTAATTTCTTTACGTTTTTCAATAATTTGTTTTAATTCTTTGTTATCATAATTATTAGAAGACATTAGTTCACGGATTAATTCAACACTTTTAATAGGCGATTTGTAAGCTTTATTAGCCCATTTATTAAAAACTGAATCAGGTATGTGTTTAGCACTCATACGGGCACTTGGTTGAACTAATATATACCAACTAACTACCATATTAGGATCTAATAATTTATGAACAGATTCATATACTTTAGCATCTTTACTTTTAACAAAAGATAATAATGAATTTACAGCATATGCATAAATTTTATGATCTTTCTCTAACATATAATTATTTATTAATTCATTAGTAACTTCGACACGTCTAGCAGATTCTTTAGAACCTTTTACAGCTTTCTTTTTTGTTTTTTTACTTTCAGTTGCCTCACCTTCTTCTGGGAATGAATCGGTATCAAATACCATAATATCAGAATTCCATTTGTTAAATTTTTTGGATGGTGTTACTTTTAACCCTTTGACTGTTTTGCCATTAAAAGAAACATATGAATTACTTGTTACCACTGAATCATGATATCCTTCTAAAAATAAACTTTTTAATTTAGTTAAGGCTTCATCAGAATCTCCCTTATCTACCATTCCTTGTAATTCAGTAACCATTTTTGAGGTTGGATTCAAAAAGGTCTTTTCACCACGACCTTTAAATAGCCCATCAGCACATAAATCCTCAATGACATTTACTAAGGCCGAATTATGATCTTTTACAAAACTAAATAAATTACAAAATTTTTTACTCATTTTTGTACACTTTGCAAATATTAATCTTATTTATTATTTATATGTATATTAATTAAATTATAATTTTTAATATTTTTTTATTATAATAATTAATTTATTATAATTAATAATATTTTTTTTTTATAAAAAAAAATAATTTATATACATACTTTTATAAAAATATAATTTTCAATAATCTTTAATATTTTATATAAATTTTTTTATTAAATTATGTATTTATTTTATTGCTATATACTTGCGATAAAAAATATAAAAAATAATAATTAATTAAATTATTTTTAATTTTTTGATTACAAAAATAAAATTAATTTAATTAAAATTAATATATTTATTATTTATATATTGTCGTTAATTCCAAAAAAAGAATTCTATAAACTTTTATATTTTTTATTCTAAAAATGTTTGGTAGTATTGAATCTTCCGCACAAAATGATTCGGTAGGTGCTTTTGAATCGCAAAATTCAAAGATAGCCGGCATTGTAAATGAATTATCAACTATTTTTAATGGAAGTGGACTTAATCCAGGCACTCAAATTACTGGATCATCGGAAAGTGGATTTTCTATTCAAGGGGGTACATTTGTAGCCGATCCTAAAGTTCATGCTGGATTAGCTAGTAAATTAGATGCTATTTATGAAGCACCTAGTTCATTTGGATCATCTGAAGTTAGTGGAGGTAAACAGATGTCTCGTGAAGTTAAGGTTCTTAAAAAAATTAAAAATACAGTAAATAAAACCAAAGATGAATATAATAATCTTTCTACTATGGTCCAAACTAAAATTCAAAATTTAGATTCATTAAAGGATATGTTAGAAAAAACTTTTAATCGATTATATGAACTTGCTAAAGAAGATTCTAAAAACCATATTCATGCAGAACATATCCGTTCAGTTAAAACTAAACTTATGTTAGAATTTGATCGCCAATTAGGTATTTTACAAAATATTTTAAAAGTAAATATTAAACCAACTCAACAAAATTTAATTGAATTACTTAAGAAAAATGAAGATTTTACTACCCTTGCTGAAACTTTAGGTGTTGCATATGGAGATGAAACGGCCAGTGACCGTTTAGCATTAGTATTTACTAACGTTACTGATGTTTCTATTATGGCACAAAAAGTTAAAGAAGCTCTTAAAGAATTAGAGTTATCTTTTTCGGAATATAAAAATATTAAAAATTCTAAAGAATTATCTGATACTTTATATAGTGTATTTAAAAAATTTAATAAAAAAAAGTTAGATACTACTCAAGACCTTACTAATATTTTAGAAGCAATGAATATTCTTAAATCTGTTCAAGGAGAACATAATGACATTATAAATGCTTTGCAAAAATCTGGCCGTGAAGAAAAACATCACAGCTCGGATAGCGAATCAAATTCTGAAAGTAGTTCAAGTTCTGAAAGTGAATCCGAAAATAAACCTCACAAACATGCTAAAGGTGAAATTGACGGAGGTGCTTATGAAAAAGAAATTGGACGTCAAGTAAAAACCCGTCTTAAATCTAATCTTTCAAAACGTATCCAAGTATATGAAAAAACAATGAAAGAATTATATAAAACTTTTATGAATCAAATTAATAATAAGTTTAAATCATTAGTCGCAATTATTGATTTATTAACTACTAAAGTAGGTTCTGAAATTTCTTATGATGATGATCTTAAAGATTTTATTAAAATGTTTTTAGGATTTAATGAAAATATTAGTAATGAAAAAATCTTTTATTCTCTTATTAATTTAGATTATAGTATTGCTGGAAAAGAAATCCGTAGTCGATTTATTGATACATTAGATAAAATTATTGCCGCATCTACTAAATTAAATAATTATTCAGTATTTAAAGATATTACTTCAGAATTAAAAGGATTAAAGGATGTTATTGATACAATGTCTGATACTGTCTTAAATCTTAAGAAAGCTGAAGAAGAAAAACGCGGGTCTAGTGATTTTATGTGGACTGATAAATTAGTAGAACAATCATTCTCAATGAATAATATCAAATTAATTAAAGAAAGTATTAAACGTTTAGCATTCTATAGTAAAGTAGCAACTATTAAAGAAAACTTACACCGTATGAATAAAGAACAAAAATTCTATCAAGAAGATTATGATCAATTACTTGGTAAATCTATTGGTTTAAAATTAACTGAATTACACAAAGAATATGTTGAAAATGTTGATCGATTAAATGATAAAACACGTGGACGTGGACGTCTATTAGAAGAATGGAATTCGAGTGAAGGTAAAGATAATCCTTCAAAATTCCTTCCTCGTGGATTAGTTGAAACTATTTACAAATTGCAATATGAAGCAAAAGATGGTTTATATCGTTCATTAGAAGCCATTGATTTATATTTAATGCATTTTACTGAACAATTATCTGCTCATCCTGAGGCAGTAATGGATTTAAATAAAATGCTTGAACAAACTGATATTATTGCTAAATGGTTTACTAAAAAATCAGTTAGTAATATGATTGATTTATTAGATAATCATATTGATCCAAAAGTAAATGATGATGATAAATTCTCATCTACCCCATATACATTTACACTCCCCCCACTTTTACAGAATTCTGCGATGACACAAGACAAAATTAAAGTTGCTTTTGAACGTACTAAAAAATGTATTGATTCTATTGCTGTATTAAAAAATATTATTTCTATGTTTATTCATCTAGGTGAAAAATATGGCAATGTTAATTTAACTGAAAAATTACATATTTCGCCTAATATGATTTATAAACATTTAGTTAAATATATATGGGTAAGTGCATTTACTATGGGATATGAAACTGGAGGTGGTGATCGCGGTGCTGCTAATAAAGATACTGTAAATAAAGGAGCATACGAACCTGAAACTGGTGATTTTGGTTCTTTCTTTAATGTATTATTTACTACTCTTGTAATGCCATTAGATACTTATAAGGAAGTAGAATCACGAGTTTTACCTGTTTTAAAAGCAGAAAGTGCTAAAACAGATGGTAAAGATAAAGCACTTACTGAATTAATGGCACGTTTAAGAAAAGATATATTTATTATTGATGATCGTTATTTTATTCTTGGACTTAAAGCTATGATTGGTAAAATCTTTACCGTTGTTGATACTCATACTTTATTAAAAACTCCTGACACATTAGCACACATTATGCGTAATCCTGTTCGTATGATTATTGGTGCTGGTAATGTTGATATAATTCCTGATGCGATTGAATTATACATCCGTTTACCATTACTTGTCGAATTCTATAAAGCTATTTTTGATGATGGTAATTTACAATATAAAAATAATGCTAATAAAGATAGTGAAGTTGAAGTAATTGCATACATTCCTGAAATTGGTACAGTATGGAGCGGTCTTATTCAATGTATTTTTGATGAATCCAAATATATTAAAGATGGTATTTACAGTATTTCTAATATGAAAGATATTGTTAATGAAGTAAATAAAATTTATCATTCTTATAAATCAACACCTAAAGATAAATTAGTACGAACTGTTGTTTTAGACTTAGTATCTGAAATTAATCGCCGTTATGGTATTCTTAAACAAAAAGATATTGCTCAATTTTACCAAATTAAAAAGAAATATGTTAAAAATGTTGTTGACTCGACATTAGAAGATAATGTAAATTTTGATATTTTAGATGAAAATAACGAATATGAACGAACTGGTCCTAGTAGTAAATATGTAGAATCTTCATTTAATAAATATACTAATGATGCATTAGTTTTTACCGATATTAAATTAGTTCGTGATTTCCGTAATAATATTTACAATCAATTATTTGGCAATGAAGAATTAATCGGTGATCTTTCAACTAAATCATTTAACGAAAAAATCAAACATTTTAAACAACAAATTATTTCTACTGATTCTGCTGATAATAAATTTGAATTAATTGCTCAAGCTATTGATCAATCAAGCAATATTAATGCTTATAATGTTGATGTTTATCTTTTATATCATGAATTAGTGCAAGCTCCCCTTACTCTCCTTAAAAATGTTGCATTAATTACTAAACGTAAAATGAGCAACTTTTATACCTTTACTACTTTCAATACAATTAGTAAATTGCAACTTATTTCGAATTTATATCAACAATTTAATGATGGTTCATTATTTAAAGTAAAACAAATTGCTAATAATCGTTTTATTATTGATTTTAGTAACGCACAAACTCAAGTTGAATTATATGTTGAAAATATTAAATATATGATTTCTAAATTTAGAAATTTAATTTGTACTGAATTAATTAATGATGATGAAAAAGAATTATATAAAGTTGAAAATTCATTTTTAAATATTACAATTAAAAATGATTCATCTGCTGAAAATTATAATGAAATTTTAACTTTAGATTATTTTAATACTTTCAATAATTTATTTTTACAATCCCCTCTTCCAGTTGGTGGTGATGAATTATATGCTCATATTATGTTTGGGCCCAGTAATTCTGAAGCTAATACTATTAAAAAAATTAACAATGAAAGTCATCAATTATTACAAGATATTGATAAATCTTATGATGCTTCGACTAGATCGTGGAGTGCTAAAGGTAGTCAATTTTCTAATTATATATTTGATCATAAAAAATCAGTTGATGTTTATAATAATTTTATAAATAAATCTATTTTACAAAAGTTTAATATGTTAGTATTCTCTTATCTTGAACAATTTTATAATACATCAACCAAAAAAATTTATACTAAACTTATTGATGAATTTGCTAACAAAGCAATGAGTGCTGCTATTTTTGAACAAGGTGGTATTCCTGATATGTTTGGTTCTACCACAACTGTAACTGGCGTAAATACAAATGCAGGAGTTCCCGAAACTCCCTCGGTATTAAGTATGACAACAGTTATGACTTTACGTACTTTATTAACACGTACATTAAATATTCAATTACCAGTCAAATACCATTTAATTGATACAATTTCTGAAGTTTCTACTATTCAAGTTGAAAAATATAAAGCATATTTACCTTCTTTTATTACATATTTTGAACGTTTGATTGAAGAATGTATTATTTACAAAAAATTATTAGATAATCCTTCATTTAAATTTTTAGATTTACCTGGTGTTGTAAACCCCACTGATTTATCAGATAATACCATTTATAAATTAACTGATGATTTTAATGCAGAAATATTATTTACAACTAAATTTGTTGCAAATGCAAGCAAATTTACAGTTGCTAAAAATAAATATGATGAGGTATTAAATAATATTATTAATGGATCACGTGCCTTAATTAATGATGCTACTAATGTATTAAATGAATTAAATGAAATACCACAATTTGGTAATATTAGAGATAATTTTATTAAAAACTTTTACAACAATAACCGCCAATTACCTTATTTACCTCTTTCATTACTTGCACCTATAACTGATCAAACATCTGAACAAAAACTCAATTTATTACCTGTTCATACTATTAATTCTAATTCTAATAAATATATTTATGGTACTAATGTAGTATTAAATTATAATAATAAAGAAGACATTAATAATTACTTATGGTTAAAAGAACAACTCAAAATTTATAATAATGGAGTTTTATCTACTAATAATATCGAAACTAAAAAAGTTAATCAATGTATTGATATAACAAAAGAATTTACTAAAGCCCAATACAATAGTACTCATGTTAATTATAATGTATATTGGAGAGGTAATGGTTTTGTATTTAATAACTTAAAAGATATTTTAGTTGCATTATCAAAAGAAGAGAAATCGTCTGAAGAACTTTCTAAAATTGCTGAGGAACTCAAAATGTTAGAAGAATACGAAAGCGCTAAAACTGAATCTGATGCACTCGCTAAAAGTGAAAGTGAATCTACTGAAAGTAAATTAGGTAAGTTAAAGAAAATAATTACATCTAAAACAGCATTAGCAACGGGTGTTGCTGCTGCAACTGGGTATGCTGGATATCTTGCATATCTTACCAGTTTAGCACCTCTTGTAGCTACTGAAATGTCTAAAGCAGTCGTACCATTCGCTGCACCAGTAGTTGCAAGTGCACTTGGTATGGGAGAAGTCATAGGCGGTGCTAATTCTTTTATTTCTTATTATGATTTAGAAAAAATTATCAATGTTGTTGAAAATCAATTAAATGAAAATAAGAAACACACTATTGTTACTGAAATTTTAGGTAAAACATGTACTAAAGACCCATCATTACGTGAATATAACTTAGATCGTTCTAAGGCTCGTATCTTAAATATTATTGATCTTAATATTAATCCAATTAATGTTCATGCTTTAATGAGAGAAGTTCCATTAGTTAATATTTATAATTATGCTTTTACTTTTGATAATGTTATTAAATCATTTGTATATAATGTAGATCCTGATAATTTAACAACTGTACCTTCTGATGAATCAGCTTCACTATTTAAATTAAGTTGTTTATTACAAGATCCATACTTTATTGATACTGGCGCTAATCCCCGTGCAGTATTAAAAAATGCATTAGATATGTCATATAAAGCAACTACTCCAAGTGCCTCATATGATCCTAATAGTTCTTTATATCTTGCTAAACCAAAATATACTCATAATATATTTGAACAATTAAATACTAAATATTCAGCAACTACAAATAATGAAATTGGTACTTTATATCATAATAATAAATTTTTACGTAATATTTTATTCTTAGTAAATGCTCAACGAGTAATTCGATTAAAGATTAAGAAAGCTGTATACCGCATTAATACTAATGTTGTATCAGATAGCAATATTCTTAATATGCGTATTACTGATTACCCAGAAGCATCTGATATGCAACCTAAAGATGATGAATTTGAAATTACTGACTTATTTTAAAAAAATTTATTAAAAAAATTTATATTTAATATTATTTTTTTCTAATAGTATAAAGTATGTTTTTTAAAATTAAATGCTATATTAATTATATTAAGGATAATACTATTAATATATCAATAAATGATCCTAATGAATTATTTAGGTTTCAACAAAATTTAATTAGATTATATAAAAATTCTGAATATTTTGATAATCAAAAAAAAAGTTTTAATATTAAAATTTTAAATACAACAAAATTTGAATTAAATTCTTATTATAAATCATATACAGATATACATGGAATTTCAGTAATTATAAGCGGCTCATCAAAATATTATTGTTTTTCTATAGATTCTGAAGAATTAGATGAACAAACTAATTTATTAAAACCAATAAAAAAAATAATAAGAGGATATACATTATATGCTAATAAAATTGTTAATCAAAGATATTAGGCTCATTATCAAATATAGTAGAATCAAAAATAAGAAAATTAAAGTAATCTAAATATATTTTTTTAAATTTATTTAATTTTTTATAATAGACAGAGGAATAATATTTTAAATTTTTATCTTTATTAACTGTTACTATTCTATTTTTATTTATAATATGTGATTTATCTTTTGATATATAATAATTTGTATTATCTATATTATAATATAATGATTTATCATTTAAATCATTTAAAGATATTTTTTTAATATGTAATTTCCAATAGTAATTATTACTAACATAATAATCATATGTTAATAAATTTAATATAAACTCTTTAGACAGATTTATATTCTTTTCTAAATTTGTAATTCTATCTATTAATTCAAATTTATAATTATATTTTTCTATAATCATCATATATAAGAAAAAATTATTACATAAGTATAAATTTTGATTTAATACATTATTTTCAATGTATATTAAATTATCAAAACTATTATTATAAATATTATCATCAATATGATATATATTATTTATATTTATATCTGGTATATATTCAAAATAATAACATATTAAATAAGACATATCAAACATACCATTATTTAATCTAATTTGATTCTTTTTTGATTTTGAATAAATAAGAGTACGTGTCTCTAAATTAATAATTATTCCAAGTTTATGTAAAATATAAGTGTTATCTAATATTTTAAAATTCATAGTATTTATTTTTATTATTATTATATTTTATTTCAATTTTTTATTCATAATAATCAATTGTTTTAATTTTTTATTCATAATAATCAATTGTTTTAATTTTTTATTCATAATAATCAATTGTTTCAATTTTTTATTCATAATAATCAATTGTTTTAATTTTTATTCATAATAATCAATTGTTTTAATTTTTATTCATAATAATCAATTGTTTTAATTTTTATTCATAATAATCAATTGTTTTAATTTTTATTCATAATAATCAATTGTTTCAACGTAATGGTAAAATAATAAATAACTATTAGGGTTAGATTTAAAATTATCTTTTTGATATGATGTATCATTTAATAAATAAATATCTAATTCTTTTTCATTATAGTTTTTATATTCATGATTTTTTCTAATTGCTTTTGTCATATAATGTCCAAAATTTTGAGTTCCTGAGTGATTAATAGTTGAAATTAATTTATATTTATAACAATTATTTTGTGATTTATTTATAAAAAATAATTCTATAGGATATTGAAAATCATATTTTTCTTTATATTTATTTAAATTAATCATTATAATTGTGGGTGTTAGTGTTAATCTATTAATTTTAATACATGAAGTAGTATTTTTACATTGTATACATTCAAATTGATCTAATTCAGAATAATTATTTCTAATATATTTGTTAAGATTTGAATAATTTTTATCTATATCATATTTTAAAAAATTATTATTAATTTCATGAATATCAACTTCAAAAAATATAGAAGTATCATTTTTTATATTTATTATTTTTTTACATTGTTTACAATAAATATCACATTTATATTTATGCAAAAATAAATTATTTATATAAGAATCATTAATCATATCTAATAATATTATTAATAATTCTCCAGAATCTTCTTGGTCATATCCAAATTTATTATTTTTAAGTTTTATATTTTGTAATAATTCATTAAATAATAATAGATTATTATTATCTACTAAAAAATTAGAATGATTTTCTGTTTCTATATATTTTTTTAAAATATTTATATATATTTTTATAAAATTATTATTTTTAAATTTTTCTTCACTATATAATAAATATTCAGTTAGACTAGTACAACTAAATAATGTTTGAATTAAAGAATTAAAATAGCATATTATACTATTATTATATAATCCAAATGGGTATAATAAAAAATTTGATTTAAATTCTATTAAAGAACTCATATAGTATTGAATTTTAATTTAAATATTATACAATTATACTAATATAATTATAACTTCAATTTTACATCTATTTAATTAAATCAACTAAGTTTTTAAATTTAAAATTATTATGCCTGATAGTTTAAGTATTGAAATTTCAACACCCACTGGTAATTATGTTCAGCGCAGTTCTACTGTTGCTAATGGTTTTACATGCCCAAATTCTTTAGTTAAAGAATCTTTGTTTGAGTTTTTTGGAATGTATTTATTTATTACATTATCTCTTGGTAATGTTGCTATTTATTCGCTTTATCCAGAAGCAAATTTAAATTGGACTGGTATGTCATTAGCATGGGGTTTAAATTTAATGTTTGGAATTTATCTAGCCAGTTTTCACTCTCCTTCTCATTTAAACCCTGCTGTAAGTTTATGTATGTTTTTATTTAAAAAATCTATTTCCTTTAAACAATTATTTTGGTATACAGTTGCACAATTTTTAGGAGCATTTGCAGCAGCTGCTACTATTTATGGTATTTATTTTAATAAATTAGGAGAAGAAGATAAATATAGCAATGTATTTACAACATCTGCTAATAATGCTATTAGTGATTATGCAGCATGGTTTACTGAATTTTTAGGCACCGCTCTACTTGTTGGTGGAATTTTTATGCTAGTTGATCATAAATCAACTAAAGATAATTTACCAATTTATATTGGACTATGGTTAAGTACTTTAGTATTTGCATTTGGGTTTCCTACAGCGTTTGCTTGGAATCCAGCTCGTGATTTAGGACCTCGAGTATTTGCAGCATGTGCTGGATATGCATCATTTTCTTATACTGATTATTATTTCTGGGTTCCATTAACTGCTGATTATATAGGTGCTATCTTTGGAGTTTCTGTTTATGAATATCTAATTAAACCACAAAGTAATTAATAAATATACAAATGAATAATAATAATAATAATTTTAATCCTAGTATTATTTTAATATTAGCACTACTTCTATTTTTATTATATTTATTTTATGAATTACTTAAATGTTTATATAAAAAAATAAAAAATTCTTATTCTTAAATTTTTAAAAAATTATTAATTAATAATATTTTTTTTGACTGATAAAATAAATTCTTTACTTATTTTAAAAGACCAATCATTAAAACAATTTTCATAAAATCCTAAATGACTGCCATTATTAGTATGAACTAATATTTTATAATTTGATTGATCTGCTAAATCTTGATAATTAGATATTAATGTTTTATCAAATACCATATCATCCATAGCATTAATATATAAAATTGGGATTTGTATATTTTTTAATACATGAATTGGATTATATATGTTATTATATTCATCTATATTTTTTGTTGTTTTTGCAAAATACCATTGATATTTATGCCATTCTCTTAAATTAGATGCATTTAATAATAAATTATAATATTTTAAATCTTTTTTATTTTTAGTAAATAAATCTTTATTTGGTTTTAGCCAAAAATTTTTACATTTATTTACTAATATTTTACTAATTTTCGTATTAATAGATGTTAAACTTTTATTAAAATCAAACCCAGGTGAAATTAAAATAGCTAATGAAATTCTACTTTTATATTTTGTATTTCCTAAATATCTAGATAATAAACTTGTACCAGCACTCCTTGCTAAACCATAAATTGGTTTATTTGGATATTTATCTTCAATATAATCTAAAATTAATTCTAAATCCTCAATATGACCAACTGTATTAAATTTATTATTATTTAATTTAGTTCCATGTCCTCTTCTAGAATAACTAATAGGCAGTAAATTTAATTCTTTGCACATTTTTTTAATTGAATTAATCCCATCACAATAATCTCCAAATATTGTATGAAATATTAATAATATACCATTATATTTATAATCAATATCTCCAATTCCTATTAATAAATTTTCATTATCTGATGTTATTAATGTTTCTGTTTTATAAAATCTTTTACCTACAAAAATATCTATTTTACTTTCAATACAATATATTAAATATTGAATTAAATTATTATGACATCCAATTGTCCAATATATATTTTTTTTTAAACTTTGCATATCCTTATATACATGCTTCATTTTTTTTGAATAATACACAGTTGGTTGTTCTACGATAACATGATAATAATATATTAGATAAAGAATTAATATAACTATAAAAATAATATACCCTTTATATACCATAGTTATTTTATAAATTTAATTTTTATTTATTATATAATTTAAATTAAATTTATTTTTTTTTAACTAATTTTATATTTATAAATATATAACTTAAAAAATACTTTTTAATAATTACATTTCATTGTATTATATAATTAAAAAACAATGACATATTTAGATATTTACACAGTTGGAAGTGCCCCAGATGAGGAATCGCAAAATAAAGCCACAAAACTTGTTCAAGCCAAAAAGGCTTTTAATAGATTACATCCAGTTGTTAAAATTATAATTGGTCTAATTGGTCTAATCGCTATTGTTCTCTTCTTAGTAGTTATTTTAGATTTAGCAGGTGTTCCTATTTTCACCAAAAAATCAGATACTCCTGCTCCTGCGCCTTCTTCTTCTGATACTGCATCTGGTTCTGCCACTGGTTCTGCCGCTGGTTCTGCCGCTGGTTCTGCCGCCGGTTCTGCCGCTGGTTCTGCCGCTGGTTCTGCCGCTGGTTCTGCCGCTGGTTCTGCCGCTGGTTCTGCCGCTGGTTCTGCACCCGCTTCCTCATTTACAAATATGGAACCATTTACAAATGATTTACCTTATCAATTAAATAATGAAACTTTAACTATAACTCCTGATTTAGATTATAATGATTTCTTACAAAAAATGTCTTTAGATAAAGATGTAGTTGAACAACATAACCAATATGTAAATGACCGTAATAAAGTTACATCAACCGCTTCATTTGCACCTTCGAGAAGTGATAACCAAGATATTGTTACCACTTGGGGTTTAACTAAACCAACTTATGTTCCTGTAGATCCATCAGCACGTAATGTACCAAGTCAAGACCCCGAACAAGGATCTAAACCAGTTAGATTACAATGGAAATAAACTAAAAAAATATAAAACAATAAATTTATTTTTTTAATTCTAGTAACGAGATTTAGGCATCTTATTAATATTTTTATGTTTATTATAGATATATAAGAAAAAATGTTGTAATTTTATACATTTTTGTATATTTATTAATGTAGAATCTATCATATCAGCCGAATCTTTATCCCCTATTTTCCAATATGCATAATTATTAATAACTAATATATTAGTTTTGATATCTAAAATAAATTCTGTATATAAATCAGAATATTTTTTATAATCTCTTCTACCAAATTTATTCATATTAATAAATTTAAATATTATTTTATTTTCATTAATATTATTGAATATTTCTATAATTCTTAATTCCAAAAACGCAATGTCGCCATTAATTAATTTTAAATCAATATTATAAACTGGAATATTCGTATTATGATAAAATGAATCAATATCTTTCATATATATCTCATTAACCAGGCAATTAATTGCAGTATACATATTTAACTTTATAAATAATATAAAAAATTCAATTTTTTTTATTCAGTAATTAAAATTTGAATTTCTCAAAATTTTTGGGTTTTGGAATATATCCAGAATTTGTAAATTTTTTATCATAAATTTTATTATAAATCAGTTCATGAATTAATTTATTTTTTTTAGTTGCAATTAATTTAATATAATTATCATAAATTTCATTAAGAATCTTTGGATCTACTTGTAAATATAAATCTTTATTTTCTAAATTTAGATTAATCTCAGTTTCATCAACTAAATCATTTAAATTTAATTCTTCTGAACAATTTTCTGATTCACAAATATTATCTAAATTTTTTTTATTTTTAATATAAGAAATAATATTAATTACATTTGTATCATCAATATTAAATAACTTATCTTGTAAATCATGTTGATTAATAATATTTAACAAATTATCTAATTGCTTATTAAATGTATTTTGTAAATATTCTTGCTGTTTAACATAATAAGATTTATGTTGTTTATTATAAATTAAATTTAATCTATCAGAATCGCTATATTTAGCTTTTATAATTAAATTTGCATAATGATCTAAATCATCATAATTTTTTAAATAATATTTAATATTATCATTTATCATTTTATAAATATTAGATTCGTCACTTTTACATGAAGTTTCTAATAAGATATTAAATTTTTTATTATATACTTCATTCTTTTTTAATTTATATTGTTTATTTACTTCTTTATATAAATTTTTAAAAATATCTTTACGATCGGTATATGTATTAGTATATTGATCGACTAATTGTAAAATATATTTTTTACATTGATTAATTGTTTTATCATCATCAATCACATATTGATTAGTATCAATATCAAATATTTCTACTTCAAATTCAGGATCATAAGAAATTAATCTTGCAAATTGTCCATTAATTTGATTATCAAAATAATATTTTAAATCAATATCATAATTATATTTTTTAACAATATCTAAATATTCCATTTTATCTGCTTTAGTTAATGCAATTTGCCTTCCTTTATAATCATATTTGTATGGATATCTTTTAATAATGACATAACTAAATCTTTCTCCAGGTGTGGGGATTAATTTATTTTCTTGTGTCATTCTATCTACAAAATTATTTAATGTAATATTCTTCTTTTCAGGTTTCCATACACCTGTTTGAATAAAATCTTCTAATTTCCATTTTTTAGTAAAAATTTCTTTAATTTTATCATGTACTAATTCTCTTAATGTTTTTGTATTATTTAAATCCATTGCTTTCCACATTAAATCCATACAAATAATTTTTAATAACTCAGATACTCCTCTTTTTTTTACTTCTAGTCCTCTGATAAATAAATCTTTTGGTTTAAAATTTGGTAATGTTTCATGAGGAATTCCAAAATATTTTTTCTTAGATAAGAATGCTAAAGGATACAATACCTCTTCATAACTCATTTTTAAATATTTAGTTCCATTATTATTATATAAATAATCATTAACTTTGATTTTAATATCTTCAATTGCTTGAAAAGTTTTCATTACCATTTTTATATTATACTCTTCTTTATTTATTTGATTTGTATAATATTCTTTATTTAAATCTAGATAATATGTTTCTGGGCAAGATATATATAAAGAATCTGTATTATGAACAACTAAATTACCAATACCCGCGGCAAAATGATGACTTTCTGTTTCTAAATCATATACATAATCATTTGAATAACCAATAAATTTAATATTTGAAATTATATTAGCATCAAATATTCTTTCTTTAATTACCTTTAATCGATATATACAACTATATTTTAGATCTGAAAATGTATCAATTATAATATTAAATCCTATTTTTTTAAAATATAAATAAAAATTTTGTGCTTTTAATTGTGTATAACAATAAATATAATCTCTTGATAAATAGTATTCTATTGAATAATCTAAATTAAACTTAAAATCTGTTAAATCGATATTATCCCAAGTTAATAACTTAGTATCTGTTGTACATTCTTCTGGTTTAATTTTTTCTTTTTTATCATTTAATAAACTATGATCTTCAGTAACTGTTACAATACTATTAAATGTATAAATTCTATATAATTTCTTATTTGTTTTATGTCTTATAGTCTTTTTAATTTTAGACCAACCATTTTCTGTATATACTTCTATATTAGTTTTAAAAAACATATTGGGTCTAATAAATTCTTTATCATGTGATTTATAAATATAATATTTAGAATATGATTCTCCTAAATTACTTGTAGCATTTATCCAACATAAATCTTGAATTTTAATTAAATCAATAAATTTTTTATTATATCTAACTAATACTGGAGTTTCACCAATTACAGAATCACCATAATATACTTTATGATTTAAACTTTCTACATATTTTTTAACTAATAGCAAATTATATTGACCAGCTGATGTAACACCACCTGCTAATGGCAATTGAAATAATGGAGAATTTTTATTTCCCATCTCGCCATAGAAAGTATTCATAAAGACTTTTAATGCTTTTTGTTTAGTATCGCAATATTTAAGTTTAAATAAACATTCTTTATAATCTAAATTATCTACATAATCCTTTTCATATTTTTCAATATGTTCTTTTTTATCTTTATATATTGCTAATTCTTTTTTCATTTCTGCTCGCTGTTTAAATAAATCTCGTAAAATTGTAGGATATAAACCAAACATTGTATTTTCTTTATTTGATTCATCATGTCTAACTGTCCATCCTATAATATCTTTACTATGTTTTTCACCTAAATAATTTTCATAATTATATTCAAACTTTATATTATGAATATTATAACCTTTTTCTTGAATCTCTTCTTTATATTCTTCATCTAGAATTAAATATTCTGGTGATAAATTATATGCCATAATCAAGGACGGATATAAACTCGAGTAGTCTAGACCAGACACACAGTACTGAATTGGGTTTTCTTGCAAATATTTTATATACTTGGCAATAATGTTTTTAATATCACTTTCATTATAATCGGACATAATTATTTAGACTTTATATGTTATTATATCGTTATAGATTCAATTTTAAATTGAATTATTCAAAAAAAATAATAATAATTAATTAACTTTATTTAAATTATTTTGATGTTTTGGTTTTTAATATGTTGATTAAAATGTTTTTTTGTAATATAATAATTACAAATTTTACATATTTTTTTTGCATAATTAGAAAAATATTATTAAAAGAATTATTTAAATACATTTTGTTTAAATTGTCCCAATATATTTCCAGGAGGGTTATAATTCATACATACAACTACAGTTCCTTCTTTAACTGAAATACCTATTCCATATTCAGTTGAATTATTCCAGACCAGTTGAGTAAAATGTCCAGTTTGGCTATTAAATTGTCCTAATTCAAAATTATAAAATTTTATTTCATTATACCATGAATCAATTGCCTTTTTAACATTATTTAATAATTCAGAATTTACCACAGTTCTTGATGAAAATGATTTAAATAAATTTTCTCCATATAATCTATTCTTTGAGTGTTGAAATAAATTATTTTTTAATAATTCATCCGAATAAGTTTGTGAAAAATTAGAAATAATTTGATTATGAGAAATTAATTTAGCTTTATGTTTTTGTCGATAAATATTAATATAATTTGTAATTTGATTTATATCAGTTTGTGATAAAGACATTTTTAATAATAATAATAAAATAAGAATAGTTTATATTAATATAATAAAAAAAAATATTAATTTAATATTATTAAATACAATGCCATTAACTAATAAGTTAAAATTTATTAATAAATATAACTTACGTATTGTAATAGCACTTTTAATTGTTACTTTACTAATTTTAAGTTTAATTATAGAAATACCAGAATGGGTTGTAATATTATCAATTATAATAAGTTCTTTATCCATAATTGAATTTTTAATAAATGATATATTAAACTTAACTAATAAAACAGGAAAAGCGGATGAAATGTATTATAATGTTTCTTCATCTGAATTATTAACCCCCGAAGTTAAACTTAAATTAACTAATGAAAATATTGAGTTAAAAAATCAAATTAGAAAGTATAGTTCTACAAAACAAGATGGGTATAAAAAAAAAATAAATGAGAATAAAATAAAAATATGTGAAAATAATAAATTGTTAGGAATAAAACCTTATAAATCAGCATTATGGAATAAAATTAAATCAACATTATTATTTAAACCTAATACAATTAATTGTAATGATCCAGAAATATATGGTCAATTTTCTGATGAGCATTTATATGATCATTTTTAAATATGAGAATTTATTATTTCCGGGCTAAATCCATTATGTAATCTAGTTTCTTGATTTCTATATTCTTTGAATTCTTTTATTTTTTCTTCTATTGTTATTTTTACTGGCCTTGGTTCTTTTTTTTGTTTGCTATTGAAATTAATATATAAATCATTTAATTTATTTTCAATAAATGGTTTCATCTCAATACTAATTTCTTCATCGTAAATTAAATATTTTTTAAGATAATATATATACTTTTCAAAATTTTCATTTTTAATTGTTTCATTCATTCTAGTTAAATGATTTAATAATTCTTTAATAAATTCTTCATAAGTTAATGTATTCCATGTTATTTTATTAGTACCTTGTTCGATTTCTAATATTAAATATTCATAAATTGGTTTTTTAAAACCCGGAAACATTAATAAAATTTTTAAATTATGATTATCTTCATTATTTAAATTAAAATGTAAAGTTTCTAATATCTCACTTGTCCCGCGGAATAATAATTTAATTTTTTCTTGAGAACATAAAAAATCTTTTTTCATTGTCTTAATATATAAATCGTTCCCCACATCATCAATAATCCATTTTCTTAAATATGTAAAATCGGTATCATTAAATGGTTTAGTTTGTAAAGTTAAATTTATTATATTTTGAAAATTATCTCCAATATGTGTATTAATATTATTTTGATTACCATTAATATGAATTTGTATATTATTAATATGTTTTTTTGTATTTTCATGAATTTTTTTATGGGATGGTCTTACAAAATTTATATTACAAATATCACACTTTAAATCTTCTTTTAATTTGTTACATGGTATCTTTCTTTTTTTATGTTCAATTAATTTTGATTCGTATTTAAATTCTTTTTTACAATCTAAACAGGTAAATCCCATTATGTAAAATTTCTGAAATTAGTAAAATATTATTTTACTATATAAGAAGTATATAATACTCTTAATATAAATTTTAATATAATATTTAATAGTCTTTCTAAAAATGTAAAATATTACTTACTTACGCAGTAAGAATTTTTATAGATTTAAAAAAAATAAATTTAATTTTTTGACATTTATTACATTTATAATCTTTAATAAAAAAATATATTGCCTTACCCGTAATGTAAAATTTTACATTACAGGTAAGGTACTCCTACAAAAAATAAAATACAAGTTTTAGTTATTTTATATAATTTGATGTTCAGAAAGAGTGTCTTGTAATTTAATTTTAACTAAATCAATAAACAGTCTGACTTTTTGACGACAATCATTCTCTAAATCATTATATTCCTTTTCTAAATTATTATATTTCTTTTCTAAATTATTATATTTCTTTTCTAATTCTTTATATTCTTTAGTATTAGTTATATCTTTTTTAGTATTATCATTCATTATTGTACTTAAAAAAAGAATGAATAGCTGTTACTATTAAGTATCTGCTATTTCTTTAAATGAATTTAAGATTGTGAATATAATTTTTGAATATATTCATATGCTTTTTTTTCTGATAGTCCGTTTTTATAATCAATTGTATCTTTATTAATTTCAGAGCTTTTAGTTTTCCAACTTTTATCATCAAAGAAAGCATCATTAAATTTTTCAGTGGTTCTATTTGGATAATAAGCATCTAAATATTTATTAGCAGCCTCAAAATTTTTAAAAGCAATTACTAAATAATCGGAATCTAAAAATTTTGTTTTTTTTTCATTTAATACTAAAATTGTCATACAATTATTAGCACATGGAACTTTACAATTAGAACAACCAATTGTTAAAATTTCTCTTTGTGTTTTAAGTCTATAAACAAAACTATCTGTATCTGTTTGTAATACTGGATTACCTTCTACTTTTTTATAGTATGATTTTGAAAATCCCTCTTGTAAGGGAGTTTTTATACTATCCCAACAATCTTTTTTGCAAAAATCATAACTTTTAGTTTTTTTATTAGCAGGTTTACTAAATATGAAACCCATTATTAATTATACTAATGTATATTATATCAAAAAAAATAATTCTAAAATTATTTAAAATTCAACCTCATTTATATTTTTTTTAATATAAACTGCTTCATAATTTTTATTAATTATTTCTTGAAGTTTATTAATAATATCATTATCAGTAATATCTAATTTATCATTACAAAATTCTTTAATAGTTAACACATTATTTACTAATCCTTTTTTAGGTTCTAATACTAATGCACCCGGATATTTACCATCCATTTTATCTTCTTCTTTTTCTTCTTTTTTAATAGTATTCACAAATAAATTTTGTTTAATTGCTTTCGCAATAATTAAATTACGTACCTTACTTCCATTAGCTCGATAAAATGCATCAAATAAACTAGTATACGCTAATGTTGATACTTCACGTTTATCTTGAATAATATTATTTTTATATACTAATTGATGTAATCTAAATGCATCGATATAACAGTAATGAACAACATCAGTCATGCCCTTAATATCATTTCTTTCATAAATTTTAAATAACTCAGGAATTGGCATATCATCTTTATTTGGTAAATTATTCATTTCTAAATAAAATTTTAAAGATGATTTTTGTTCAGTTGGATTTAATTGCATTAAAATAACACGCAGATCAAAAGGAATATATCCTTCTAAATTTAAATTTCGAACATTTTTTTGTGGTACATCTGCCGAAATTTTAACATGATCTTGTTGATATAAATATTTGAATATATTTTCTTCTTTCAAATCATAATTACTTAATTTTTTAATAGAAAGATCTTCACAAACTGATTGAATAATTTTATAATAACAACATTTATCATAAATATTAATCCAATCAAATTCAGATCCATTAAATTCCATAATATAATCTGGCTGTAGTAATGTATTTAAATAACCAAATGCTCTTAATATTGTTTTTTCATTATCACAAATAATTGTAATATAATCTTCATGAGAATTAGATTCTTTAGTAACTAAACCAATATTCAGAAATGAATTAGGATCATTTATAAATTGATAAGTAATACCAATATTAAAAATTTCATCTTCTTTAACTTTACCACTTGGTAATATAACAATATCAGGTCTTTCTGGATTAAATTTTGATGAGTATTGTTCAATATCATAACTCATCGATATCATTCTATCTTTACGAATTGTTTCAATATTTAATTTTAATTCTTCTATATTATTATATTCCCCATAGTTAGCTTCAGTAAATGCTGAGACATTCTCAATATCAATATTTAAAACATATTTTGATTTATAATTAGAATTTCTATTAATTATATAATCTTGTAATAAATTCCAATTACATAAATTAATTTCATTTGTTCTAGAAACAACTCTATGATAATTATTTAAATCATTATTATAACTTGGAATATCTAATTTATCTAATAATCGAATAAAGCAAGTTCTATGATATAATTTATTAAAATAAATTCTAATAAATTTACTATTATTTTCTTTAAAATATAAAAATTCTTTTCCTTCAATAATTGTAATTGATTTAAAATCAACATTTTTACCTTTTAACATTTTAATTAATCTTTCATTTTTAAAGAATCCTTTTAATTTATTAATATTTTCTTTATCTGTTTTTGTTTCATCATATTTAATATCAACATAAGGAAATATATTATTAATTATAATAGTTGTTTTAGAACCACATTGTAATATTCCATGCATAATCAGTTTATAATTTTCAAAAATTAAACTTTCTTTGATATCATTGGGTAAAAATAGTAAATCTAATTTTTTAATTACTCTATTATGAACTTTATTAACATCTTGTTTATCTAAATAAAATTCTCTAGTTTTTATTACTTCAGTTAACTTTTTTTCATAATTACTTGAAGTAATATAAATTTTTTTACCATGTAGTTCTGACGACATTATTAATTATTAATAAGTAATCTTCTTTAATTATTATTTTAATTAATTAATATTCAATTTTATAATCGTACAAATAGTATAACTATTTTTCACAAATTTTTAAACTATGTCAGAAAATACATTATCCGAATCGGAACTCTTATTATTAACCCAAGAATTAAATCAAGTAGATCAAAAACTAGTAAAAAAGTTTACATTTAAAGATTATAAAACAGTTATTAAAATTATTAAAGTCATAGATGGTGATACAGTAACTGCAATTTTTAAATTTAAAGATTCTTTTTATAAATATAATTTTCGTATTAGTGGTATAGATACAGCTGAAATACATTCTAAAAATGAAAATGAAAAAAAATTAGGATTAAATGCTAAAGATTATTTAAATAATTTAATAATTAATAAAAATTTATTTGCTCATTTTTTAGATTTTGATAAATATGGTCGCATTTTAGTCAATCTATATTTAAATAATAATGAATTAATTTCAAATATCTTAATACAAGGTGGATATGCTCATGAATATGATGGAAAAACTAAAGCTGTATGGATTTAAGATTTTGAAGGATTTAATACTAATGTTATTTTGCTAGCATTATTTTTTTGTAGTAAATCATATTTACCTTTTAAATAACAATAATTATTATATTTAGAAAATCCATAACACTTATTATTGCTTTCACATTCTGTATAACACTGTTTCATATCTTTAGAATATATTATAATTTTATCATTAAATTCATCAAGCAAATCAAATTTATTATAAAAATCAGTATCATAATATATATCATATTTTGAAACAATAAGGGTTTGATTTGTTAAATCGGTAGAATTTAATTGCAAACATTCATTTTTAGTATTATTTTCTTGCTTAATTAAATCTAGTTTATTAGAAGTATTATCTGATTTAAGTGATAGATCACATTGATTTTGTAAATTATTATATTTTATAATATAAGTTATAAAGGTAATTGTTGATGCGATGCCATATAATGATAAAACGATAAGAATAATTTTGATTGATTGCATGGTAATAATTAAATAGAAATATCAATATATAATGATAATTATATAATTATAAATATTAAAAAAAATAAATTAAATATTAAATATCTATGTCATACAAATATTATGTTTTTTAAAACCAGCAGCTGTTTTAAACTGTTTTAGTTTTAAATCTTGTTTTGATAATTCTTCTAAATTTTTTTGTCGAGTTGAATAATAAATTTTGGATAATTTAATATTATTAAAATTATTATATAAGAAATTTGCACAATGCACACATGGTTTAGAATTTCCAATAAATCCAATTTTAGATAATTTAATTACAAATAAATTTTTTTTTATTTTCATTAAATTTTTAGTTAAATTCTTTTTATAATATTTATTAACTACATTAACTTCACTATGTAGACTAAATGGAAATTTAGTACTATTTAAATAATAATTAAATCCATAAGATAAAATATTTCCATTTTTAGCATCAACCAAAAAACTAACATGTTTATGAAGATATTTATTATTATTTAAATTAAATGAAATGTCATATAAAATATTTTGAGGAATCTGAATATTATAAGGCTCCAACAAATTAATCAATTGATTAATATTTTTATAATCGGTCATTGTTGAAGTATCAATCGTTTTCATACTATTTATCTTATAATAATAATATATTCAATTTTAATTTAAATACTACACTAAGTAAGTAGTCTACTATAAAACACTATTAATATCTATAATGCATTATCATGAAGATTTTATCAATTAATATCTATATTTTATGCTTAAATATTATCAATTTAATACTTTTTTTAAAAAAAGTATTTTATTTTAAGATTTAATATTTTTTTATTTTTTATTATATACTTATAAATTATATAATAACTAATATAGATAATTTTATTAGATAAACATGGCATCATCGGCTAGTTATTTGTCACCTAGTGATATTACTATTAGTCCTACTAATACAGAATCTACTATTATACCTAAATTATCTGGTCTCGAAAAACAGGGAAAAGTTTTACAGATTGTTTATTCTTTAAGTTCTACAACCGTTCCTTCTTCATTAACAGCTACTAGTTTTAATATACCTTCTTATATTAAATATACTAATACTATTGAATATAATACATTTTCTCATCCAGTTACATTAACTAATGCATATGCATTAAAAATATTAGCATATATAACGATATCGACCGACAGAATATATACAATTAGTACTAATGCAACTTCAGATAAGATTAAATTATATCTCAATAATTTTTTAACGTTAGATAATATTTCTTCATCAATGAGTTCTGTCGACATATATTTAAATGTTGGTATTTATTTATTATATATTGAAAAAATTGCAGCCCCTACTGACCAAAGTCTAACTTTAAAACTAACACCTAAGGGCACGCCTGAAGTTAGTATAGATACTTATATTAATACAAATTTTACACTTATCGCTAATGCAACATCTTCACGAGATACTGCTATTACAACTTACTGTTCAAAATCTGCTAATTTATTTTCAACAGATACTACCAATATTTGTAATACAAATTTAAATTCAGCACCTTTATTAAGTAATGTATTATTAAATTCATGTTTTCCAGCTTCTACTGGTATTTTAAAAAATACTACTGGTACTAATATTAATAAATTAGATGATAACTGTAAAGCAACATATAATCGTTCAACATTAAATTCTACTATTAAAAATGATTTTAATACTAAATACCAATCTTGGGCTAATAAAGTTGTTACTGATAATGTAATTACCTCTAATAAAGATGCTTTAGAAGAATATTTAGATACTCGTAATCCAACTGAAACTGATTTTCCATTTGGTACCAATATTTCAGTATATTGTGAAAATGATCCTGAAGTAAGAAAAAATTATAATGTAATTACTCAAACAGGTAATAAATTTTGTAAAACAGTATATGGAAAAACATATACCGGAACTAATAAAACAACAGTTGATAATTCTATACAGCAAATTAAAAATAATTTTTGTGATCCTACTCAAACGACAGCTAATATTACTACTAATGATTGTTCTTATGAATACAAAAATAAAAATAATTTAAAAACTGCAATTTCTAGTTATTGTTTCCCCACCACAGCAACTGGTCGAACATTAAATAAAAATTCAAATAATGCAAAATTCCATTCTAATTGTCAAACAATTTATCAATTACCTAATCTAAATTCAGATATTAAAACTGAATTGGATACACAATATCAAAATTGGGCTACTGGAGTAACTACAAATACAAATACCAAATTTCCTGACCATGATGCTGCATTAACTGAATATATTGTAACTAAAAATCCAACACAACAACAAATATTTGGTACAACTCCTACTGTTACAGATACATTAATTAACTATTGTGAAACTCAAATTAGTCCAAATAATAATAAATATGTTGCTGATAATAATAATAATAATTTATGTAATACATTATATAATAATGCAACTCTTAATACCCATGTCAAAATAAAAGCATCTATTGATAAAATGAAAACTAATTATTGCACTACTAATGGAACAGATGGTAAACTAAGATATGAAACAGATGCAAACTGTAAAAATGATTTTACTGGATTATTATCTAATACTCTTACAAATCGTTGTGTACCTAATAATACATTCAATTATAATGATAATTGGTGTGTAACTACAAGTAATAATAATATTAATGAAACAATGGTTCCATTTTCAACAATGAGAACGGCTCGTAATACAGCTTTAAAAAATCAAGTATCATCTATTGAAGTTAAAGATTATCTAAATAAGAAAATTTTAAATAATGATAATTATACATATGCAACAACTACTTATAATACTATATCAGACCCTGCAAATAAAAAACTATCTGATGAATTATTAACAAAACAATTATTTCAATATTGTGAAAATAAAGAACCTAATTATCCCACTGATCCAAATTCACAATGTAAAGGTATATATGATGTATATAAAACTAATGTCGCTGTAAAAACATCACGTGATATAATGCGTGATACATTATGTAAAAATGATGCTAATATAACAACTGATATCGATGATACCAATACTAATAATACATACAAATGTAAAACTACTGTTTTTGATACAACTAATAATTTAGATAAATTTGCACCAACTGTTAATGCTTATTGTACTAAGAATGATAACATAGCAACATCTACTGAATGTAAAAATTATTATACAAACATTGAGAATAAGATCCTTACTGCATTAAATTTAAAAATTAATTCAGCCCCTATTAGTTCATTCTCTAATAAATATTATCAAACAAAATCTGATATGGTAGAAGATTATGACAAAAAAATAGAATTATCTACTTTTCAAAATGATCAACCAGCAGATGCAACTCCTAAACCTGAAGATAACAGCCAAGAAACTCCAGCAGATAATGCACCTTATATCTTTTATATAAATACTCCACAATCCTGCCCACAAATAGAAGATGAAATGGAAACTCATGATGATTCATCATGGTTATCTTTATTATTATTCTTTATATTTATTCTGTTAATTGTTAGTTTATTTTCTTCATGTATGTATTATAAAAAAACTTCATCAAATTCTAATGTTGTAAACAATCCTAGTAATAAGAAATAAATTATTTTACTTACTAATAATATTTTTTTTATAAAATTTATGTATTATTCATGGGTTGAACAACAGTAGGAATTTGCTCAACTGCTTGATCCTGTTGTGGAAGGGTAACTACTTGATATTGCATTGGGGTAGCAGCTACTTGGTATTGCTCTGGACTAGTTGACGGCACTGTTGTATTTAATAACATTCCTGGTTGAGTATAAACAGTATTAGGCTGTGTTTGTTGAGTTTGAGTATTTATGACCTTTCGACCCTTGAATTTAAAATATCCAATAACTCCACCTATAATAATTAAAGCAATAAATACTAAAATAAAATAGATTTGATTATTTTCCCAAAAACATATATCTTTAAAATCCTCATTATATTCTTTACATAATTGTTTACAATTATTAGTTTTATTATCTTTACATTGTTGTTTAATTTCTGATAATTTATATTCTTTATTAAAATCTAAACATTCTTTTTGTAATAAATTAGTATCTTTAGCACAATATTCAGTAATGACTGGAAATTGTTCTCTTTTATTAAGTTCAATACATTCTTTATGAAATATATTACTGTCTTGTTTACATACTTCTAATCGTTTAGATTTTAATTGAGAACCATATTTTACTGAATTTAGTTCTAATTGTTTACACATATCTTTGTCTTTATCTAACATATTGGTGCCAATTATACATGTTTGATAATTTATTTCTTCACCATAATTAGCTGCCAATTGTTTATATAATAAACTTTCTTTATCTAATTCTTGAATTTGTTTTTGTATAATTTTGGGTTTTTTACTATTAATTGTCACACATCTAGGATCTAAATAATTAAGTTTGTCAGTACATGCATTTTCTTGTATATTAAGAATCTTAATTTTATTTTCTTCATTAATTTTAATTATATCAGTTGGATTTTCAATAGAAACTATTTCTTTTGTAATATATGAAGAACATACTGGATTTAGCGGATTTTTATTACAATAAGTATCCATAGTTGTTAAATATTGTTTATAAGTATCATATTCTGATCCAGAACAAGCAGGATCTTTTAAAATATTAGTTAAATTACATATTGGATTAATAAAATTTTCTACTATTTTCCCCTGAGTATTATATGGGAGAGCATTATTTATTTTAGATAAGAAATTTGATTTTTTATAAGGTATAATTTTTTTATTAGTAAAAAATGATTTTTTATTTACAAAATTTATAAAATCATCTACCGTTCTATAATAAACTCTCCAATAAGTATCATATCTACTAGCCCCTCTATTATTTCTTAACCAATTAATATGATCATTTTTTGACCCACTCATACTTTTAAATCCATCATCTGCTAAAGATTTTTTTTCAGTTACATATCTATTATCAGCATATAAATTATGAAATCTAGTGCAATCATTGTGTTTAGTATCATTATCATGCCATCCACCATAATCTCTATTAAATCGAAAAGATGGACGGAATCCAGGATTTACGATATCACTAGATGTTTCTAATTTTGAAAAATAATCGTTAATTGTATATGCATTTACTGCTTCATATTCATCACCAGTACATCCTAAATCTGAAGTATCATCATTTAATTTCTTTGCCTTATTAACTATCTCTTTAAAAAGAGATGGTTGTATATAAATTCGTTCGGCTAAATAATTAATAAGAACTATATGTATAATATTAGAAATACCATTAATTGTTTCATTTGATACAACTGCTGTTTTATCTGCAGATGATGTATCATTATTAGTAGCCGCCCATGGCAATGATTCAGTAAGTTGGCCATTATTTGACATTCTCGTAGCCCTACTATTTATCCATCCAATTTCTTCACCTGAGTTATTTAGATAAATCCAATTATTTTTGCAATCAGATGTCAATCTTTCCCAAGTATCTACATATTTCCAATTTTGACTCCCGCTAATATAATAATTATTAGGTTGTAAAAATTTTATTGAACCACTTTCAGATGTTTTAATTGATAAAAAACTACCCTTACTATATCGGATAATACTTACAAATGGGTATTCTGTTTGAGATAATTCTGGTGATACTGTGTTTAAAACTTCATTATTTGATGTTTTAAACACAACTACAGATCCTTTTGATGTTATTTTAACATAAGTATTATTTGTATTTTCAGGAGTCTTAGTATTAGATGCCCATGTCACTGAATCATTAGCATATAGTACAAAATTACCATCTGTTTGGATTGCTAAACGTGTTGAAGTTGTAAACCATTCAAATCCATTAGTATATCTAATATATGGGAATATAATATGTTTTTTATTTAAAGCAATACACATATTTTCACTACCAGAAACAATTAAATCTTCACCTTTACCATTATAATATAATTTTGCTGTCCCTTCACTATCTATTTGATTCATGCATGAAAATATAAAAGAAGAGTCACTACATTTTTTTATTAATAAAAATCCATTATCTGTAAGTTCTATAAAACATACAGCATCATTTGGTATTTCTTTACGAGCAGTTTTTCCAGTAGATGACATTAATCTTATAGTGCCTAAACTATTTATAATTATATAATCTCCATTATCATAAACATTATTCCATGCCCATACTGCAGAATTATTATTTTTACCATATAATACAAAATTACCATCTGATTGAATAGATAATTTAAATTTAGTATTTTCCCAAGTATATCCATTAGAATATCTAATGTATGGAAAAATATAATTTTGTTTATTAATACATTTTTCATCACCACCAATTAATGTTATATCACTACCTTTTATATCAAAATACCTTTTTATTGTTGCATCTGTATCATATGGATTTAAACATTTAATAATAGAAGCATTTGATTTAGACCGTATAAGTATTAAACCATTATCAGTTAATTCACAATAAGCACCATTATTACCATTTGTATCTGATTTCCATAATGTATTTGTTGCATTTGATGGTACTATAACTAAATTACCATCTGGTTGTAATACAATTCTAGCAGATGCACTATTACCAGTTAATGAATCCCATAATACATTATTTGTATTAGTCGATGGATATAAATAAAAAGCACCATTTGGTTTTATTTGTAATTGAAATTTATTATTTGGACTTGATATTGTATATCCATTTGAATAAAATAAATTACTACAAAGTCTATTAGAAATATTTCCATACACAACTGTAGTTGAATTTTTCATTGCAATAATTGTATTAATATTTGATAATTCATACCACATACCATCTGTTATTGAAAATATAGTATTATTACTATCATATGACCATAATTCAGTACCATCAGATGTATATATTACCAATTTACCAGTTCTTAATACACAAAGGCGTGCATTTGTATTACCACCAGTATTGGTTGACCATAAAACAGTTCCATCAGATTTTGATAATACTAAATTACCATCTGTTTGCATTGTTAAAACATTAGTTGTATCTGAACGAGTCCATTTATAATTATTCATATAACATACATTAGGATACATAACTTGTTTAGATGATACATTAGTTTCATCACCACCGACCAATGTAAAACTAGAAACTGATTTACCATTCCAATCAGTATAACAAGTATTTAATTTTGAATTATCTGCTGATAGCCCACTTATTAAAGTTGCTTTATTATATTTATCTAATTCTGTTTTTAATGTTGTAATATCTGAATTAAATTGTGCTTCTCGTATTGCAGAAGGTATTGTATTATTACAACTTCTATTTGCCCATTCAGTATTTACATCTGTATCAGTATGACAATTAACATCTTTTTGTTGAGTATCACTTGTATCTGGCGATTGTTTATTTTCATTTCCACCATATCTTGGTGGATAATATGTTCTTGATCGTGTTCTAGTGGCTTGTTTTCCACATGATCCATATTCTGTGGATAAATTTTTCATATCTTTTGACCAATCAGTATCTGAAATACTCCAATTACCATATTCCCCATTTATTGGGTCTGGATATATTGATTTATTAGAAAGTAAGTTTTTTTCATTTAATGATTTTGTAATATATTTTGGTACATTAGTATAATAATCTGTACATGCTGTAGAAATAATATTATTATCTTTTTTACAGTATTCATTTGCAGAATTTAAAAATAAATCAACTAATGTCCAAGCATTTGTATTTGTTAGTAAGGTATCACAATTTGTAATTAATAAATTATTTAATGTTGTCCAACTTGTAGTTAATGCACGATCAGGGTGGGTTGTACCAATATTTTGATTCATATATTCAAATGATACTGGAATGACTCTCGTTGGATTAGCCGCATCTGTTTGTGGTACATCAATACATATTAAATAAGTACCCTTTTTAATAACTTCAAATCTTGTTTCATTATTTTGAATATATGAATCTAAAATAACAGTTTGAAAACTATTTAAATATATACGGCAGGGTCTATTGTAAATGTCATTTTCGGCATATGCTGAATTTGTTGTAGTAACTCTAAATTTATAATATTGAGTAGTTGGTATAAAAATATAAGCAAATATTAAATTATTTTCATTATTAGCATTTAACATATTTAGGGTATTTGTATAAGTATAAGTACCTAACGCAGGTTTTCCATTTCTAATATACATAGTACCCGTTCCTGAATCTAATTTATTTTTAACTGTATGTTTTACCCACCCGTCATCATTGAAACCTCGACAATTAGGTAGACTATTACAAGAAGCCATTAATGCGGGTATGGATCTCTCAGTTTCTTGTCTAATATCACCTAATCTACTATCTCTTTTTGGATACATTATATATGAATTATCAGTAGTAAAATTTATTACATAAGGTATACTTACAACATTTTTAGTATTGTTTATTGTTTTTACAAGACAATTATTATTTAATGTTAGAGTGCTTAAATCAGCACTAAATATATTATTATTCATATTTAATTATATTTATTTTTTGACTATAATTATCTAATATTATTAAAGTATATATTATATAATAAATATTATTTTATATTATTTTATATTGTTTATAAATACAAAAAAATTAATCTAATACTAATTCACGTAACATATATTCTTCATTATGAATAAATTCAATTAAATCACTTACTTTAAAAAATTCAAGATTATTATCAATCATATATAAATAATCTTGAAAATATATTTTCCAATATTTCATTGTAAATTGCAATTCTAATATTTTATTATAATTTTCAAATGATAAAATATTAGTTTCTAAATTTTTTTGAATTAAAGAATAATTTGTAAGTTTATTTAATTTTTCTATTTGAATAAAATTATAATATTTTTCTTTATAAGTATTATAAGAAGTTGGAATTAATGAAAATAATGTCATTTTCATCCAATTTTTATAAATATATGAATCAGTAAAATATAACGTATGTCCTATATTTCTCCAAAATAAATTCATATTATTTATATCAGTAATTATTGTTACAAATAAATCAAATGAATCTAATAATTGTAATTTATTAGTAATTTGGGAATTAATATAAATAAGATATGTATCAATCTGAGAATTTGTAAAATCCTTATCAGTAATGATTTTTAATTTGTTATCAGTAGTATAATAATGATCAATAATTAATATAGAAGGTTCTATTAGATATTTACTAATATTTAATATAATTTCCTTATTATCAAATATTTCAATCATTTTTGTTTATATAAATTTATTAAATTAATATTCAATTTTTTTCCTATTAAAAATAATTTTATAATTTTATATAATCCAAAATTATGTTAAATTTAACTAATTATATTTATTATTATATTTGGGTTAAAAAAATTCGCAATAAAAAAGTAAATAGTAAAGATTTAGCTACAAAAAAAAATGTATAATACACATAATTTATATATCATATCTAAAAATATTTCTAGATATAAATCTAATATTTATAATAAAAATAAGATTAAATATATGATAAAAAAAAAAAAAAATCTTATCCAACAATATAATATTAATTCTAATCATATTTTAAAATATAAACTATATTTATTAAATAATAAAAATACCAATCAAAATATCATCAATAGAATTAATCAATTAACAAATTTATTATCTATAATAACTTATAAATTAGATAAAATAGAAGAAGAAGAAAAATTAATTATGAGAGTTTTTAAAATATCTAATTATTCGATTATAAATTGTTTAAATAATTATTTTCAAATATATTAAAATATTTGATTTAATATATTTTTTTGAAAATGGTTGAATTTCAATTTGGTAAATTCAATAAAACACTAGTTTCCATTTTTATAGAAGCAAGTATTGTTGGTATTTTTCTATTTTTATTATCATTTATATTATTTATTATAACTCAAAAAAAAATTAATCAGTATGTAATTATAGGTATTGCTGGTGCATTATTTCATATAATATGTGAATATACTGGAGTAAATGTATGGTATAGTAAAAATTATTGTACCAAAATTTAATTATAGATACTATCTATATAATCTTCCCAATCATCAAAATCTCCATATAACTTTTCGAATTCATCATAATTATAATTATGATATGGATCAAAATGTAATATGTCATCAATATTATCTTTGGTATAATATTCAGTAACAAACACTGGAGGTATTTGTAATGGTTCAGTATTAAAACTTTCTTCAATATTATTATTATAATTAGTTACAAATTCTGGATAAGATTCTTGTGAACTTTCTTCAGTATCATTAAAATCTCCAGCAGTTACAAATTCTGGATAATGTTTTGGAGAACTTTCATTTAGAATATAATCACAATAACTACTTGTTATAAATTCTGGCTCTGATATTTGATTATTAATATTAGTAAATAAATTATTTAATTCATTTAAAATCTTATTATATTTTAAACTATGCTTATAAAAGTAATAATCCATTGTATTCTTATTTTATAATATAGTAATTAAATATTCAATTTTTATTATTAATAATATAATTATTATTGTCCATAAATCATAATCAAAAAAATAAAAGTCTTTCTATTATTAAATTACAATACATGTTCATTTTTAATTAAAATATTTCTTGATGCATTTAAATCACGACAAAATTCATTATTACAAAATTTACATGTATATTTACGACGTTCAGAATCATCACTATCGTAAATTCTTGTAAATTTATTTTTTTCTCCACATACACCGCATTGAACGGATGTATAAGATTCTTCAACTATTTTTATTTTTTTATTATATATTTCTGCATAATATTTTAGAATATCTAAAAATTCTTTATGTGAAACTATTTTTAATAAATTATCTTCAATAGATCTCATTAATTTAGAATTAATATTTCCTTTATTACTTACTAACCCGACATATATAATATCATATTGTTGACAAATAAAATTTGCTGATAAATTATGTAATTCATTTATTAATGCTGTAATTCTATTATCTTTTTCTATGTATGATAATTTTTTATTTTGTAAAATTCTATCAATTATTAAATAATCACTTTTAATTTTATAACAATAACCATCTAATCCATATAATGTTATAAAATTTTTACAGCCAATATCAATAGAGCATATTTTTGATTTATAATAATTATTAATTTTATAATTATAAGATAATATATTAAACCAATTAATATTTAACTGTAACTTATTCCAGTCTTTTTCATTTGTAAAATATGGAATATAATATTTAGAATTTTTAATTAATTGTTTATCTATTGGTGTATTTTTTTGTTTCTTAATTGACTTATTAAATAATTTTTTGGATAGGTTATTCATCTGCATATTCTTTATAGTTTAAAAAAAACAATTTCAATTTTAAAAAAATGAGTAATTTTATACTTTTTCTAACTCTTTAATTATATTTTCATTATAAGTTTTAATATCATTTTGTATAATTTGAATGGTAGATATTAATTCTAGCATATCTGTTGTATTTACAGATACTTGTAATGGTATAAACTTAGATAATTTTTGGATATTATTGTGAAGATTTTTTATATGTGATTCCATTAGATTTCTTTTAATTTTTTGTTTTTTACGACACCGACGAGAAGCATTATTAATTGTTAATTGTCTTTGTCTTTTTTTTGTAATATTCGTATCAGATTTCGTATAAGATTTGGTATCTAACATAGTAGCTGATGTAGTATCTAACATAGTAGCTAATGTGGTATCTGATATAGTATCAGATGTAGTATCAGACGTAGTATCTGATGTAGTATCTAACATAGTATCAGATGTAGTATCAGATGTAGTATTAGATATAGTATCTATATTAAATATATTATAATTATTAATTATTGTACAAGAATAGTCAGTTACTTTCTCTAAATATTCTAAATCATATATATTATCTGATAAATCAATATAATTATCAAAATAATCTAAATCAAAAGACATTCTTATTATTATAGTTGATAATTAATTCAATTTTAAATTTAAAACTTACTATATTGTATAAATTATCTTTATACAATATAATTTATGATGAGTGAACAATCATTAACAAATAATCAATATAAAACAAAATTATGTAAATTTTATTTAAAAGGCAATTGTAAAAAAGATAATTGCACATTTATTCATGATAAACCATCAAAACAACAAAATCGTCATAAATTATTAAAAAATAATAAAAATACAGTCTGTTTTGAACCAATGACTAGACCTGTTGATTTACGTATTGTATATGATTTACACCCTGAACAATTACAAACGCAATTAACAGATCGAGATTTACTATTAGTTCCTAATGTATTTAATGATTTTAATAAATTAGAATTATATAATAATTTAGTTGAAGAAATTAAAGAATGTGAAAAATCACGACCTGAATTATTAAAAATGTGGCATGGCAATGATAAAATTGATGGAACTCATTTTATTGCAGATGATAAACTAGGCTGGAAAAGTTATGCTCCGACATTTAATTTTATTTTAGAACGACTGCAATATTATTTTAATGTTGAGATTAAAGCCACCAGATTTAATTGGTATCAAGATACTAATCAATGGAAACCATTTCATTTTGATGCTGCAGCATTTGATCCTCAAAAACGTAAAAATCAAAATATTACAATTGCATTAAGTTTTGGTTGTACCCGCTCAACTGCTTTAGAATTTGCAGAAAAAAATAAAAATAATACACAAACAACTATTTCTATTCCTATCTCTGATGGCGAAATTTATGCATTTACAAATACTACAAATGATATTTGGCGTCATGGAATTTTACAAGAAAAAGAATTTAAAGATGAAGGAAGAATTTCTATTATTATTTGGGGATGGACTGATTATGTAAATGAATTGTAATTTAATTATTTTTTTTTTGCAAAAAGTTCCAATGAGATAAACACATATCATATAAATTATATTTTGGTGTCCATAGTAATTCTTTTTTTATTAAATCTGAATTTGCATATATTTCATCAATATCGCCTTGTCTTTTATGTGTAAATAGAAAGTCTATTTTTTTCTTTGATACTAATTCCATCATTTTTATTATGTCTAATACTGAATAACCTTTACCTATTCCAATATTATAGGATTGTATAAAACTATTATTATTTTCTAAAATATATTGTAAAGAATTTATATGGGCAACTGCCAGATCTTCAATATGTATATAATCTCTTATACATGTACCATCTGGAGTATTATATGAATTCCCATAAATATATAAACATTTTGTTTTATTTAATAATACATCCGATATATAAGGCATTAAATTTGTAAATAAGCTTTTTGGAGAATCACCAAGTAACCCACTTGAGTGTGAACCAATTGGATTATAATATCTTAATGAAATAATTTGCCAAATAGAATTACTTAATTGTAAATCAGTTAATATTTCTTCAATAAAATATTTACTTCTGGAATATGGATTTGTTATTCCATGTCCAAGTTGTGTAGTTTCATCAGACCCTTTATTATGTATTCCATATACTGATGCTGATGATGAAAATATTAATTTATAACATTGGTATTTATTCATAGTTTGTAATAAATTAATTGTACTGATTAAATTATTATTATAATATTTTAAAGGATCTTTTATTGATTCTGTTATTGATTTAAATCCTGCTAAATGGATTACAGCATCATATTTATTTTTGAAAAATAATAATTCAATATTATTTATATTTATTAAATTAAATGTATATAAATTTATTACTCCATGGTAATTATTATTAACTAGAATATCTTTAATAATATTAAAAGTATTTATATCCGAATTTACACAATTATCAATAATATCTATATTATAGTTTAATACACCTAATTCAACTATAATATGCGATCCTATATATCCTAAACCACCAGTAATTAATATATTTGGCATGATTATTTACTACTTTATATTATAATTAAATAAATTTATATTATTTTTCAAAATAATATACTAATAATACTTATATTTAAGCATAGATGATTTAGCTCCATATTTTAATTGATAATAAATATTATATTATAATTAATATATTATTTATTTTTAATCATGAATAAATATTATATTTGTATTATATTTATTATTATACTCTATCTTTATATTAGTCATTTATTATATTTTGAATTAATATTTTATTATGAACATGCTTTGCCAAATTCTACAATTGATTTAAATCAATTATATAATTATGGTTTACAACAAAATAAAATTAATTTATATTATATTAATATGGAAAAATCCATTGAACGCAAACAAAGATTTTTAGATAGAATGAATAAATTTAATAACTATAATATTATTCGAGTTAATGCCATTACACCTGATACATTATATAATTATACTATACATCCATCATTAATATGTTCATATACAATGAAATCAACAGAATATGGTTGTACTCTATCTCATCTAAATGCTATTAAAATGTCTTATTCTAATAATGATTTATATTCTTTAATATCAGAAGATGATTTAATAATTAAAAAAAATATTAATTGGGATTATTTAATATCTCAATTACCTAATGATTGGGATATTATTCAATTATATACCATTCCATTACCTGCTATTAATTATTTTTCAAAAAAATCAATTATTAAAAATAATTGGTTAGTTAAAACTAAAAATTCATTACCATCAACTGTATTATATTTAATTAATAAAAAAGGAATGCATAAAGTATTAACTAAATATAAATCTAATAATAATATTATATTATCAAAACATAATAAACATTGCGGTGCTGATATTGTCATATATCATAACCTTAATAAATATATTTTTACTCTTCCTATATTTGAACCTGAAGATTTAGATAGTACTATTAGCCCATTTGATTTACAATTAAGAAAATTATTTAAATAACTTATTTTTATATTAAAAATAATATATTAAAAATGACTTATTTAATTAGTTCTATTATTCTTGTATTAATTTTATATTTTAATATTTTTGATTTACAATTTAAATGTAAACAATATTTTGTTAAACTATATTTTAATTATAATCATTATATTTTATTTAATAAACCAACTTATTTAATTCCTTCTAATAATGATTTATTAAATTTAATTAATAATCAAATAGAACTTCCAAAATTAGATAATTATGATACTATTCCAAATAATTTATTTCAAATTTATATGTTTTATAAAACACCAATTCCGCAATATATATTGGATAGCATTAATACATTTGCATCTAGTTATAAGCATGTTATATTTAATGAACATGATGCTACACAATTTTTAACACAATATTTTGATAAATGTATTATTCAGCGTTTTAATAATTTAAAAGTGGTAGCACATAAAGCAGATTTATTAAGATATTGTTATCTTTATATTTATGGAGGAATTTATATTGATATTAATAAAATTTTAAATAAACCCTTAGATGACATTTTATTAAATAAAACATATTTTTATACATCATTTTCAGTTATTTCAAATACATTAGGAAATGGATTTTTAGCTAGTAAACCACGGAATATATTATTTTTAAAATTAATTTGGTATATTGTTAATATCCCCTTATATAAGGTTAATATGCCATTTAGATTATTTTATTTTGCATTTTGTCAAGATATATATTTAACGATTCAAAATGATTTAATAAATAATTCTAAATTACAACCGGGATTAAATTTAGGTAAAAGTCAAAATTATTATTTATTTTATGAACAAATATCATTTGATTATAATTCTGATTGTATACAATTTACAAAAGGTGGTTTCTGTTCTAATTATTATGATAAAAATAAAAAAATTTTATATAGAGATTCTAATTTATAATATCTTTTTATTAAAATATTTTTTTTATATAATATATTTAAATATGAATTATTTAATTAGTTCTATTATAATTTTATTAATTTTAATTGTATATTTTTATGCATTTGATTCACGGCTTAAATGTAAACAAGAATTTGCTAAAATAGTTTTAAAATATGATTTACATCTTTTATTTCAGAATAATGATAAATTAAATCCTTCTAATAATGATTTATTAAATTTACTTAATAATCAAGTAGAACTTCCAAAATTAGATAATTATAAAATTATTCCAAATAATTTATTTCAAATTTATATGTTTTATAAAGTACCTATCCCGCAATACATATTTGATAGCATTAAAACTTATGCACCTAATTATAATCATATTATATTTAATGAATCAGATGCTATACAATTTTTAATACAATATTTTGATAAACGTATTATTAAAAGATTTAATAATTTAAAATTAGGAGCACATAAAGCAGATTTATTAAGATATTGTTATCTTTATATTTATGGTGGTGTATATATTGATATTAAAACCATTTTAATTAAACCATTAGATGAAATTTTTACTAATAAAACTACTTTTTATACATGTTTAGAATCATTATCAGGTGTAATGTATAATGGTATATTGGCGAGTAAACCACGTAATGATTTATTTTTAAAATTAATTTGGTATATTCTTGATATTCCATTATATCTAATTAATGCACCATTTAGATTATATTATATAACATTTTGTCAAGATTTATATTTTAAAATTCAAAAAGACTTATTAAATAATTCTAAATTACAACCAGGATTAAATTTAGGAAAATCTCAAAACTATTATTTATTTCAAGATATTTCATTATTTAATAAATCTAAAGAATGTACTAAATTTGATAGATATGGTGTATGTAATAATATTTATGATAATAATAATAAAATATTTATTGGAAGAGATCCTAATTTTCCATGGTCATAAAAATAATTGAATATTTTAATTAATATTGTAACTATATCAATTAAGATAGTGAACAACAATGATTTTCTATCTTATAAAGTTTGTCTATGAAAAGTTTTTTAAAACACAAAAAACTATTTTAGAAGAGATCGAAGAAGAACGTAAATACAAAACATATTTAATGGAATCTATTTTATTAAGTATTAAAAAAACATCATTTCAAAAAAAAATGAAATTAGAAAAAATGCAAAAAAATAAAAAACTTGATATGCTAATTCTAGCACACTTTCGTGTCTTAGAATTAAATCCTATGATAAGAGATAAAGGAACTAAACGAATGGAAGCTAGACAACGTCGATTTATTTGTCTTCAATATTATAAAACACAAAAATGTCGTTATGAAGAATGTAGCTTTGCTCATATTACAGAAGAAAAATTTGCAAAAGAATATTACTGCAGATTAGGTCAACGATGCTATAGCTATAATTGTATATTTCAGCATGCTGACGAACCAACAGAAGATAAAGATAGTGAAACCATGTGTGGAATATGTCATGAAGATATTATTGATACTAATAAACGATTTGGGTTGTTGCAAAATTGTGATCATGTATATTGTCTTAATTGTATTAAGATATATAGATCTGGTAAAATGAACACAAGTATCTCATTAACTAATCGACTTAAATGTCCAATATGTAGAGTTCATTCACGGTTTGTATTACCTTCTAAATATAATTTAAAAGATGAACAGAAAAAAAAAGACTTTGTACGATTTTATGAGAAAAGAAAAGAAAAAAATTGTCGCAATGGTCGCAATTGTTCTAGAATTAATACATGTCCATTTAAACATTGATTTCTTTTTTTTATAAAAAAAAGAAATCAATGACCTTTCTAAATAATTTATATTATAAAGTATTTATGTTATAAGTATGAATATAATACTTGTAACTAATAATTACTTGTATCTAAAATTATACCTGTGTCATATTTATGCTTGTAGGGTACTTATTAGCCTGTGGGGTACTTATTCCATAAATACATTATAATATAATATAATTATTTATTAAGACATTTATTATATTAATAAAATAAAAAAATTCAATTTTTTTATCCATCAACCGCAATTATGTTTAATCGATAATATAAATTCCATAATAAAAGAGCTGATAATAAAGTTGTCATTACTTTAGAAGCTATATCAATAGAGTTTAATATATCTGTATTTTCTAAAACTTGGAGTTTATTTTTTACTTCATTTATATCTGATATATCAATTTTTTCTTGCGTATTTTTAGAATCAATATATTTTATAACATCTTCTACTTTTTTTTGATTACCTACATCAAATGAAAATGATAAAATAGTAGAAATCATACCTAAAATAGCAATAGCTAAGGATAATTGTTTAAGAAATCTTGTTCCTTTAAGCTGAGCAATAATCGCCTGTTCTTTACCAAGCTGATCTTTTAGAACTTCTTCCATATTTTAATAAATAAAATTTAGAACTTCTTCCATATTTTAATAAATAAAATTTAGAACTTCTTCCATATTTTAATAAATAAAATTTAGAACTTTAATTATATATTAATATCATTAAAATTTTAGAAAAAATATTATTAATTTAATATTACCATGATTAAATTATGATAACAATAATGTAAGACAATCTTTTTTATATTGTTCTTCATCAAATTTATCATTATATTCATTCATAATATTATATTGCATTGGTTCTAAATTAGGACATTTTGAATCATGTTTATATTTATTAATATATATCGGGTCAAATAGTTTTTTTAGTTCAAAACTAAATGCATTATTAGGTCTAATGTCTGATTTTATATTTTTGATATAATTATATGCCTGGTCATAATTATAATTATATTTCATGCATAAATAATATATAATAACACTAACACTTCTAGATTGCCCTTCATTACAATGAATTAAAATTTTTTTATTAGGATTCTCAAGAATGATTTTATAAATAAGTTTACTATACTCAATAATTTTTTTTTTATATAAAAAGTTATCCTCTATTTCAAAATTATAAAAAATAACAGAATCATCATATATACTATTATTATGGTTTTTAGATAATCTAATAATAATATTTATATTTTTGGATCGTATTAAATTAATATTATTAGCATTAAATAAATTAGACAAGAAAATATTATCAATAATATAAAAAAGATCCAACATATTATTATAATAATATATCAATCACTTATTTAAATATTTATTATATTTTAAATTAATGATATTATTTAAAGTCCAATATATGAATCTACTAAATTGTTAAAAAAAATAACATCAGATAAATCATAATTTTGTTGTAAATATGTAGCCAAACCTAATAGATAACTATAACTTCCACCACAGCCTCCAAAATGTATATAAATTTTTTTTTGCATTATT